GTCATACTTTAAAAAAATGTTTCTGTATTTAAAAATGCATAGCAGTTATTAATTATATTACGTGGCGGGGTATCTTGAGTAGACATGGGGAGATAATAGCCGGCCGCATCAATTTCTGCAGATAGTTTCTCTGTCTCTTCTTCTAAAAAGATCCCTGCTGTTATATAGCTGTAATGAAATTTATCCATTAAGGACTGCTCATTTATGTAGTGCCATATGTCTGTTCGATGGGGTTTCCACAGTCTGTTCAAACAGAGAAAATGTTTAGTTTTATTTTCATTATTATTGATGTACGGCTCGCTGCTGAGATTTTCACTCAGCCATCTAACATCAAAGCATGTATGAAAGTTTACTTGCGAATTTGGTAATAGCGTTTTATAAAAGTCTACAACGTCAAAATTCGCAAGATCCATTATAATGTTTTGCTGTGATATATGTACTATTTGTTTCAAGAACCACTGTGATCTTTGTTGCTCTCTGTGCCCGTATATATCCCAACTGTTTGAGAATCTCCATTTTAAACGTTCGAAACCAGGAGTATCTTTTAGTTGTTCGGTGAGGTTAAGCAAGTCATCACTACCGCAGTCAAATTCGGGAAATGTACGAAATCCTAAATCCATTATGTAATTAATATAAAAAGGTGTGTTTTCAACAGTCGTATTATTAATCATTATTTTTTTTAACGAGTCAATATCGTTTACTGATATAATATTAAAGGAAAATTTATACCCAGAGTGTCCTATATTTCTTACGTAAAGGTGATCATCGTTGCGCAACAAAAGACTAGAATTACTTTCACGTGAATGCACAGAGAAGTTATTGGAGTCATCATGTAATATTATTAGGCGAGTTTGTTCCATATAGATATCTCTATTTTAGTTGAACGGGTCGTTTTCAATCAAGCCATAAAATAGTTGTTTATTGTGTTTAAGTTTTTCTTGTATAGCATCGCTATAATACATGTCGTGTAATTCACTGTGGCTCATAGACATAATCTTTTCTATATTACGTTCGTATATGCCATCCCTGACTTCTATAGTATTCGGACTATCGTAACGTTCATCAAATAATTCAGGAAAGGTCTCGAACCCCAAGGATTTTAATCCTTTTAGAGTGTCAGGCACTCCTACAACCATAAACGGTAATTCATAATATATTGCTTTAAATGTTTTTTCAGTCCACCAGCCACTGAAGTCGGCTACTGTCAACAATTCTTCCCAATGCTGTCCTGCTGCTTCTCCTATTTGCCATGCTAATCCTGATATTTGCTCTTTGTCATTATATGTTTCTGTAGCAATATATGTATATGTATCGACCATATACCTTAATGGCGGACAATCCTGTTGGAGAGCTAAGAAATTATGACTGTGAACCCCTCCTGGCTGTGCACCTAGAATCCTTTCTGGTTTCAGATATAGTTGTTTCTCCCGCATTGTTACGTAATGATCGTTTGTGTTGTAATCATTTAATATGTTTACAATTTTCTCTCTGTGGCTCTTATTTGAATTATTCAAACACATAGTTTTTCTTGTTCTGCGTTTGTTAATATTTCTATTACTCTGATTAAAGAACTTAGGGTGGGTTTCCGCTACTTGCAGAATGTTTATTCTACTAGGATATATAGAATAGTATTCACAGTGGCTCCTTGGTATTGCTTTTTGAAATTGCTGTAATGATTCTGTATTGCACAAATAAAAGTAACAATCGTCCGGAGACAATTCAGCCAATGTGTCTTTGTAAGCATTTGCAAAGTTGACATCATTGTTATACATATCCCAACCCTGTACAAAGCCTATCTGTAATATGCTTTTATGTCTAGAAGTTATCATGTTATTAACAATTAATTTCAACGTTGAATGATTGTTATCCCCACTGGACACAACAGGCAATCCAAATACTATTCTAATCTTAGTTGTGTTCTCCCAGAGAGGATTATCAAGTAGATTATCAAGGGCTTCTTCCATGTCTTCAAAGTTGTTGTAAGAGAGAACCAGGGGAGTTTCCGAGAATGTGTTTAACATAGCTCTCAATAATCCTGTGTGGGGCACTAAAACAAATTGATCTACATTTGTTTCTGTACGTAGTTCTACAGCAACATGCCCGGTCTGTGATGCCTTATACAGAAATTGGTCTGGGAGGCTGTGTACCGGATAGTGTGAGTGGGAACCGTCAGGAGCTGTTACATTCACGAATGTTCCTCCCTGGTATACCATTCGTATAACTCCTTATCAGCAGAGTATATTTCTTCTACAGTTATTGCTTCGCCTTGCTCGCCGTCATTTCTGATACCTGCTATAGTGCGTTGCCACTGTCTGCCATTAAAGAATTGCTGTTCTGCTATATCTGGGAAAGACTCTTGAAACGTTTCCATCTGTAGCATACTTTCTAGTTCTCGTATCACAGTCTGTTGTTTTTCTGTTACAATAGGACGCAAGTCATCTAGTAACTTGTTAACTATCCTATGTAATATATGTTTTGGCCAGGACATCATGCTGAACACAATATCCGGATGGAATGCAAACATTTTTTTAGTTTCTATCTTAACGTCAAGCTCTAGTGCGTAATTAACGTAGTCTCGAAGTCCAAATAATCCGGGACCGGTTAGTGTTAAGTCTAATAGCATCTTGTTGTTGCCACCGGGTAGTGCTACCCCTTCTCTAAAGTTTTTATCCCATTGCTCCCAGTCTAGTCCTGTGCGTATATGTTCTCCTATCTTGCCGATAGCGTCTATACTTGCACACATAGTCCAGTCTTTTGCTTGTGGCAACCAATCGTACAGATAATGTTTACCAAATCTTACTCTGCTTAAATTACTGTTATAACGTAAATGTACAAGTTTTAATGTGTCATCTTCAGCGAGCCTAGCCATGCTTTTCCAATGTATATCGTACATCAATGGCTCGCCGCCGACCCAGTATATTTCTTCTACAGTGCCCGACTTAATCGCTTCCCAAAATTCTTCCTCTACTACATCCTTTTGAAACTTCTGTATTATTTCTTTATTCTCTGGAACCATGAAAGGCTGGCTCTCAGGAGTCCAATGATCATTTTGTCTCTTCTCTGTTTCCCACGCTGAACTAAGTTGTTCGCCGCACATACGACACTTAAAGTTACACAGATTGCTAACCCTATAATCAAAACTGATAGGGTCCATAGTTGTATATCCGTCATCATTTGTTTCGTCGAAACACTGATCTATTTTATTTTGAAATAGAAATCCAGTAAACCATTGTCTATATGTGCTTTGACTCAGTACGCTATTGTTGCAAACATCACACTGGGGTATAGCTTCGCCGGCCATTAGTTTCTTTCGTATATCCATCATGTAAGGACTATTCCAGTGTTCTTTTAAACTAACTGGTTTATAATCGTCAATTGTGCCTGACTCTTTGAATTTACCTGTTCGCTCGTCATTACTAGCATCAATATATTGCTTTTGGAATTGGTGTTCTTCCCTACTAGCGCAGCACATGCGCCTTTCGCTTTGTGGACTTATATAAGTATGTGTCCAAGGCGCTGTACAAAAAACTTTATTCGGTGAGTCTACACTGACTGCACCATGCTCCCATATAGGTTTTATTTTGTTAGACATTGTTTCTCCGTAATGCGCTTTATAAATTATTTATGTTTCAGTCAGTTCGACATTAGTTATATAAGGGTACCTATGCAGCTTGCTTCTAAAACTATCATAAGTTTCGTTTACAAGACTGCCCAACTGACATCGTCCTAAATTATATTTAGGTTCTTTATAGTTATACCCGTAAGACTCTACATTATTTTTAGTACACCAGTCTTCAAAGAGAAGTTGTTGTTGATTTTCTATTTCAGGGTTGTATGTACCAAGGCTATCTTCGTTGAGTACGCTTATTTGCACACTTGCGGTGATATACTCTTGCTGTTTAATTTCTTTATTTTTGACTAGATCTAAATCGTTGGACATAAATGCATGCCCCAAATCTTTGCCCACTGTGAAAAAATCTAGGAACAAGTCTCCTGTTTCATTTTGAAATTTAAATCTATTATAATCGTCGTCAGTTAATTTTTTATACATTGTCGACGATTGATCACATGTGTGTCGACACACAATAAAATGCTCATCGTCAGATGTATTGTCGAAATAGTTACTTATATTATGCTCTATTTCGTGCACTAACTTGTTTAATCTTTCTAAAATTTCTTTTTGGAGAGCGGTGGGGTCGGATTCTACTAATAGTTTTTCAAATGCATAATGAATTTTATTTGTTTTATCGTACAGGTCTTCTTTGCTAGACAATAAATTAATTTTAAAATCTTCATGCAACGGATAAGAATCTATATCAATATTGAGCTGATCTACTAATGTAGGTAAAGTCTGACTGCCGCCTGTATGATAATGATTCCAATCTAATACTCTAGATGTAGAATTAGACACTAATTTTGTTATGTTAGCAAAATCTTTTGCAGTATCGTTTTCTAAGAGCTTCCATGTCAGTTTTACATTGCTTGTCTTAGTATCATTCCCTAGTATAGTATTAGTTCCGTTATGATCAACGGAACCAGTTTGTCGATCACTCAAATATATATGATAGTACATTATTCGTCAACAGCTACTCCACCGAGACCGTCAGTCTCAGGATCCCAGCCGATGCTACTACCTGCACGTTTTTTAATATTAGGATTAACTCCTTGTATCTCATCAGCATACTTGTCATCGTCGTAGTCATCTTGGCTCTCGCCAGTTTGTCTTCCACGCACTTTCATTTCTACAACTTTGACTTCGCCGTCTTCTGTTACAATACGTTTAGCGTACATTGTATTGGTTACGCCTACGCTATCAGGAGCCTGTATGTCATGGTCATCGCTTATGTCTAACACAGTGACACCGTCGTACCAGTTTGCTAATCTAGGGAATGTTTTTCTAAAATCAAATCCACGTCGAGAGTCGTACTGTTCATAAAACACCTTGAAGTCATGATGCAGTAAGTGTTGCTCTGCTGTATTTCTGTGAGGAGTTTTTACAACGTCTAAGTATTCTATTAATCTGCTAATTTGATCTTGTTCCCATGCCTGGAGCAATTCTACACCATGCATGTCTCTTTCACCTTTACTGCGTACTTCGTCTAGCCATTCACTAAGTTCGTCATGATACATTTTACGCAAGTCGTCTGGCAGTGTAAGTGGGCTTTGGAAGCTGGGAAAACGTAAAATATTTACACTAATACCGGGCACATGATGTCCGTATTTACGCTTCATACTTAATGTCCAATCTAAAAATTGTGTTATAGTATCTAAGCATAATGCATTGATAGTCATCATCATGTGTACACCTTCGTATCTTGCTTCTGTAGCAAAACGCTCGAATTGGCTAGTCCATATTTCCCAATCTAATCCATCCCTAATATACTCAGCTTGAGCTCCGAACGCCTCGCAACTTGTGTATACATGGAAATGATTTATGTGTTGAGTCGCATCGATAAACTTATCCAACAACCCCGGCTTAGCCATTAAGTTACTATTAATAGCTAATCGCATGTTCTCTGCATTTGGCTCATCTGTTTCCTTGAACCAGTCGAACAGTTTGTATATGCTAGGAGTCATCAATGGCTCGCCACCAGTAACTCTGATCTCTTCTAGCTCTTTGCTTAGTTCGGGCCACCAACGCCAAAATGCATCCACATAAGGATTGTCCTCTCCTTGATCAAAAGGCTCTGCATATGGTGCATCGTCTATGAAGTGTCCTCTAGCATCACTCTTAATGCCTTGGTAGCCGCCATTAGTTCTGATATCCTTAACCCATGTGCTGCTAAATGCTGGATTACAGTAACTACATGCTAACTGGCATGTTCGGTCAAATGCTACTTCGCATGTCTTTAGATTAACATCAGCATTAGGATCTAATACTGCAATATGCTCTAAATCCCTATCCTCATATATAACTGTTTTATATACTCTATCAGACACAGGCTCGTTGCCATCTGCGTCTTGGCCCATGTCTTCTATCTTCCAACAGTACTCACATTCTTTAGGCCTAGTACCTTCCTGCATCATTTGACGCATTTTCTTTTTGTGTCTACTGTTATGAATAGCACTAGGATTTTCTTTGATGTCTTCTAAATCAATTTGATGCGCCGGTGGGTGATGGCAACTTGTAGTTCCGCCGTGTCCTAACCATATAGTAGCATTGTACCATTTAGCGCCACAGAACGATTCCGACACAGGGTCGATCATTCTTGCTTTAAATTCTCTATGACTTTCGTCTACTTTTCTAACCATTAAAAATTTCCCACATCAAAACTTAAATTTCTTACTTGTACATGTTTAGGAAGATCAATCAACCATTCAAGCTGTTCAGCTACGCTGTCAGCTGTCATCATGTAATCCTCAGCAAAGTCTTTGAACACTGCTGTGCTATCAGTGTCAACAAACCCAGGCTTTATTAGACTGACTCTACACTTTCCCTGTTTGAACATATTCGCTAGTTGCAAACTGGCCCAATCTAATCTTGCCTTATCACTTACGTATGGTGTCCAATTTTCATTGTAACCCATTTGACTAAAGTTTGTTATACTATCGCTGCTCGTTGCACCACAGTTAACTACAAGTCTAGGCTTGTGTTCCCACTGTTCATAAAGCAAATACAGCAACCGAACTTGGTTATCTGGTACATATGCATTATTTATAAAAACATCTGCATTCCAGTCAACAACATCTTGTACAACTTTTTTGCATGTGCTTACACGCTGTAAGTTATATCCATTCGATTTACTGTAGCCTCTAAGTTCCAAGCCACGCTCTTCTAGTCGATCCCACAAGGCTTTTCCTATACCTCTTGTGTGACCCGTTATTGCTACACGTTTTATATGCATACCAGTATTTACTCTGTTTTGTTACGGCTTAGTACAAATCTTCGCTTTCCCACGGTAAAGATTTTTTACCGAAGTGCCCGTAGTTTGTTGTACGGCTAAGATCTATAGAGAACAAATTAAACTTGTTAATTATACCTAACGGTGTTAAATCAACATGTTGTTTTAGCTCTTCTGCTAAATCTGCTCTAACTTTTCCATCAGCATAAACGTATACACTAGTTGGTTCTTTGACGCCAATAGCGTAACTGAGTTGTACTGTACAGTTGTCTGCTTTTCCTGATGCTACAATGTTCTTTGCCAAGTAGCGAGCCATATATGCGGCTGATCTGTCGACTTTAGTACAGTCCTTACCGCTAAATGCACCGCCGCCATGTGGAGCATACCCGCCATAAGTATCGACAATAATTTTACGTCCAGTAAGCCCAGTATCTCCATCCGGTCCTCCAATTACAAATTTGCCTGTAGGGTTAATTAAATATTCTGTATCATCGTCAATTGGTGCATTGCACTCAATCAATGCTTTAACCACTAATTGCTTTATTGCATCCCTAGTATGATCTAACGGAAACTCGTCTGTGTGTTGACTGCTGCAGACAACTCGGCTTACTCTCAACGGTTTACCTACACTGCTGTATTCTAAGGTAACTTGACTTTTACTATCGGGGCCAAGCCAGTCGCTTCCTATACGTCTAGAATCAGCTAGATATTTTAGTATCTCGTGACTGTAATATATTGCACTAGGCATATACGTAGGGGTTTCATTGCATGCATATCCAAACATAATGCCCTGATCGCCTGCTCCGAAGTCATCTGTGCCTAGAGCTATATCAGGAGATTGTCCGTGTAACTCATTGTATACTTTTAGTGTCGCCCAGTGGAACCCGTCTTGTTCGTATCCAATCTCTTTCACTGTATCACGCACAATACGTTCAATCGCCATCTTATTGAACTTATCGCTTTTGTATTCGCCGGCTATTGTTACCATGTTAGTTGTGACCAGAGTCTCAATTGCTGCTCTGTGAGATAAGTTGCCATCTAGCAGATATGTAGCGACTCTGTCTGATATTAAATCTGCTATTTTATCTGGATGGCCTTCACTTACACTTTCACTAGTGAATTCATATATCATATTTTTTCCTGTGTTTGTTGTCTAAGATCTGTTTATTTTACAAAGAGTCCTTTGATTTCTCTGCCCTTTTTTAAATCACCATTGATTGTCATCTTTCCACCCATAACTAATCCCATAGGGTTTACACCTTGCGTGAACATTTCAAGCATAGTTTCATTGTCTGTAAAACCAACTATGATGTCAGATTTTTCCAAGTGACCTTGTTTTATTTCGCATGCACCCGTGTGCACACTAACAGAAAATTTTCCATCTGATGCGCCTAGTACAGTAACATTGATATCAATGTTTATGTCGGCTGCTATCTCAGGATTAAAATTTTCTTGCAGTGTTGTTGCTACGTTTTCAAAATTCATTTAAACCTCTTCTGGGTAACCTTCGTACCACTTCTCTACTGTGTTTACACGGAAACTTCTCCATGCCTTTTTATCCAAGCACCACACCGCAAAATGGTCTGAGCCTGAGTCGAACTTGCTTATTTTCGCATTGCCATCACTTACTTCTTCATTAAGTGTGCATGGCATCACACGTAATTCATTTGTGCCTAGTTTTCTAAACTCTACTGTTACTACACCTGCTAATATTGCTGATGAGAATTTTTCTCTATCTTTCATTGTAATGCATCCGCCTCCTCGCATAAAAACCAAAAATCTGCCATTTCAGGAAATGTACCTAAAAAGTTTGTGTCTCGTCGTATATCGTGTTCTGTGAAAAATTTATAAAAATCTGTACGGTTACGCTGTAGATTATCTATAGAAATGTCCTGCTTCATTAATTCTAAATTACGTTTTGCTTTTGCTATCTCAAAATCCTTGAAACCTTTATAGTCAACATATTCTTCGTTTGCTCGATTTGCTTCCATAAACTCGATTGCGTCTGTCATGTATTCTTGATAAGTTCCTGGCAATACTTGTATATTTTGCCAAGCTGGATTTCTCAGTACAGGTATATCAAACCATATACGTTGTTCTGGGACTTCCCATCCCATTGCATATTGATTCTCCTTACTCCATTTTTCCCTAAGCTCTAATATTCCTTGTAGAAAATCTTTAAATGTAGTTACACTCAAACAGTTAAATGTGTTAATAAAATTTATACTAGTGAATCTAGTTTCGTCTAGGAATCTATGGCAGTTATTCCACAACTGCTCAAAATCCATACCACTACGCATATATTCTGCCTGTTCTCCCCAACCGTCTAGACTTACAAACACACTGAAATTATGGTATGCTTTATCTCTATATTCATATAGATATGTAAAGCTATTGTTGTCGTGCTCTTCGCATTGGCCTATTTCTAAAAATGTTTGAGGTATGTCATGTCGTTCTATAACTGGCAACTCACTGTCGTGATAGCGTTTTGCATCTTCCCCTATTATATAATGTTGCCATGTTTGCCAGTCAGTGCCGTCGAGTGGATCTTTAACATATACTTCTGCACCATGTGGTACATCATCTAATTTTTTTACACTTGTTAAAAATTTTACAAACAATGCATCGTTGACAGGGCACATGTTAGATGTTATGCTTAACTCTAGATCTTTATTAGGATTCTCGTGCACGTAGTCTAGCACCTGGAATGTATTTTTATCCATCAGCGGCTCACCGCCTGTCATTCTAAATACTCTTAAAGTTTTATACATTTCAGGCCACCATTTCCAAAATGCTGTAACATATGGATTATCTTCTTGGCTGACTTTTAAGGGCATTAGTCCTTTATTACGTAAACTATCTATATTGTTGTGCGGTGATGTTGTCGGATACTCACCGAACTCTTCAATCTCTTCTTGCCATGCTGTGCTTAGATGCGGTGAGCAATAACTGCATTTAAAATTGCATGCCTGGTTAAAATTTACTTCTACATATCGTGGATTGATGTTGCCACTTGCGCCGGCGTCCATGATATCTTCTTTACTTTCTTGTGCCCAATACTCGCCGCTACGATACACTCGATCACTTCTAGCACCTGTATCCTCAATGCTCCAACAATAACTGCAGCCTTCAGGCCGCTCGCCTTTTAACATTTGCCTACGCTGTTCTTTCTTTTCTTCTGTGTTATGTAGTGCTGTTATGTTGTTATCTAACTCTTTTAATGGAATTTTGTGTGTAGGTGGATGATAACAACTATGCGTTGTACCATTTGTTAGGTGCATAGATACTTGGCTCCACTTTGCATAACACATTGATGGGCTGATTGTATCTAGCTGTTTTTTAGCCTTATCGGCGGCTTGGTCGTATATGCTCACTACTGTATGAGGCCTTTCTCAAGTAAGTCCTGTATTTGTTTTTCACGAATCATTACACCCCATCGTCTTGGATTAACATATGTTTGTTTGAAGAACTTGCACATTTCCGGTGCTGGATCAAACAGCATCATCTCATTAATATCTGTGTTTAACTTTCTTCCCAAACTACAAATTTCTTTTTGCAGCATATTACTGTCCCATTCCAATTTGGTATATCGGCATTGCTGATCGTTCATGCCGGAGAAGTTTGGTGCTACTTGGCTATTGAAAAATTCTTTGAACCATTCGTAATCCGAAATTAAGTTAGTGTCCCAATCAGTAAGCACAGTCATTTCGCAGCCTAACCGGGCGCCGTAGATAGCCCATAATCCATTCTCTACATCACTGCCTATGTTACACCATGTTTGAAGTCGATTATAATTTTGCCACCAAACTTTTTCTACAAACTCATCTGGGGAAATTCTTGCACCCTGGTCCAAACTCATTTTAACACCTTCTCTAAACCCTGCTCTAAAGGCTTGGAAAGGACTTGCTGTTTGGTGCACTTCACTGAACGTATCGTTGAGTTGTATATAGTTTAACTTCCAGCAAAACTCCATGCCCTCGCCGTCTGTTGCGGCTTCATGTGTGTTAATGCTTTTAGTATATTCGGTAGGCCAACACTTTAGTCCACCATTGCCGTACACTAACCCGTTTAGAATGTTCTTTGCATTCCAACTAAAAATACTTTCGGATATGTTGTTACCGTCATGATCCTGATCAGGAACATCTAATACTTGCTCAAAGAAATCTGGCATAACAATATTATCGCCATCAACAGTGATAAACCTGTCTGTTTCGCTTTGATTAGCGCATGCTTTGTGCGCTGCATCGAACCCTTTTACTCCATGTACACGTTTAGCCCACGGAACTTTATTTAATAAGTCTGACCAATGTTCTTCGCAGTTAGGTTCGTCATAGGAGATATAGAATATATCGAGTTCAGTTACATCGATTCTAGCCATGTGTTTGTCCTGTGTTTAGTGTATAGTGTTAGTATTTATCTTCCACAGAAAACAACTGTTTTATTTTCTAGCGTATGTGATGCTATCAGACTTATGTGTGTATATACTAAAGGCTTCCTCGTCACTACTAAGTTTCCTAGCAGTAGTAACTTGGCCGTCAACAGCATCCGCTATATTAAACATAACTCTTTCTAGTAACATATGCGGGTCCTTGTGTGGTGTTACATACACCACTAGATTTTGCTTAGACTTTGTGCCCTCTGTAATAGTTAGGTACCAGTTTTTGTCAGTGTAGGATATTAAATAATCTGCATCTTCTCCGGTTTCAATCTCTTGTAGGAAATCTCTGTCACTTTTAATTTTTGATGTTTCTGTTGTCCGCAGTTTAATGTGACACACATCGTGCTCGTCTTCTTCTATATAGAACTGCGCTACACTTTTTCCGTTCTCGTCGATAATTTTTGTATCAGGCGTATTGAATTTATAGCACTTACAAGCGTCAAAATCGCTCATGTCCGGCTGTTCGATACTTTTATACAGTATAGTACCACCAGTATCATAGACCATATACGTATAAGCCTGTGATTCTTTTAGAGCATTTTTCAACCCGCCGTGCTTATCCTTGAGTAGAGCTAATCGTTCACCTGCTGTTAATTCTGTCATACTGTTGTCCTTTTTCCAAAATAATTTACTTCTAGTTGTTGTATTTTATCTCTAGTCATCCAATCCTTGTCAACATAATGGAAAGGAAAGTTTATCTTAAAGTTTCCAAGTTTAAAATCAGTATAATCCTTATAGTAACAAGGTATACTATCGCTCCAGTTTTCTTCTACTAAACTAGAAGGGATGTTTTGTATGTAGCTCTTCATGTGAATAAATGTAGGCATATCTGTTATATGATCCATCGTGCATTCGTCTTCTATGCCTAACAATTGTATAGCCAATGCAAATGCCACATCTGCACTTAACCATTCTGGTTTTCCTTTTGGCATATACTTAAAATAAAATCGTTCCCAATTATTGAATATAATTTCTATCATCTTAAAAAGTTCTGTTGCAGTATCACTCTTTTTAAAATAGAAAAATGCTGTATAAACATTAGGCAGGTTATTCTTTTTAAAAAAAGATCTGTAGTAATAATCTTCAACAAGTTCATTTCTGTATGTTTTTACATTTGTGCAAGCCCATACATCTTTCATACTTAAATGATCCCACCAAAAACTTACATCGACAGGGAAGATCATGTCTGTATCTAATATCACAGTCTCATCAAATGGACTCATATAATAATACTTCCATTTGTTGTTTATTTTCCAGTCTTTGCCGTCTGCGGCATCGTCCCATGGGATATCTATTATGTGATCAAAAACTGCTTTGTGTTTTTCTGTTATAAGTTTTTTTGTAGAAGTGTCTACGCACACAGCAATATTATTGACAGTGCTCTGTGTTAATTTAAGGTTGAGTGCTAATGCATACGCTTGGGCAAGATAATCAACCTTACCAGAATTCTGTGCGATTACAATATAGCCTTTGCTCATTTACTTTTCCTATATAGCGTAGGAGTTATAAGTGTATATACGTGTTTCTTAGTAGTTAGAGACACACCGTCGAAATTAACAACTTTTTCTTCTTTTGTTTTTTCAAAGTAATCTCTGAGTTGGCTAAGGCTATTCCAATTTCTTTCCATTATACTAGCCATTACTCGGATCCTGCTGCTGTTTTATCCATTCTGCTATTCTCTTTTCTTGCTCTTTAATTGCTTCTGCTTGATCTTTAATAGATTTCTTTTGAAACTTTAATTTATCACTTTGATGTTTTTGCGACTGTGTCATATGTTGTTACCTCTTTATTATTCTATATAATTCATTAGTTCAGAACTAATCCTGTTTATAGCCCATTTATTCATTACGTGAACATCTAAATTTTTCCATCTTGTTAACACGAAGTCGCCTAGAGCTTTGGGTTTTTCTAAATAAAAAATTATTTCGTTTTTACACGGAATAGAATGTATGTCGTCAGTATCAAATGTTTTGTATAATGCAGGCAGTGGCAATTGGGGTATTCCCCTTTCTTGAAAGCCACCTAGCATATGAGCTGCGACACTAAAGCTGTAGTCGTTTCTATATAGGTTGCCTGGCCATTTATATACATCTTGATAATACTGTCGGTTGTCCCGCACATGCTTCACTGTCTTAAAAAATTGTTCTGAGAAATTGCACTTTTTAAAGTATACTACTGTTGCCCAATACATAGTTATGCCGCTAGGGTGCAGTCTACGTAACGTAGGATCATCTCGCTCAACCATTATATCTTGATATGACCAATTCATCATAAATTCGTTATCATGATTCCAGCAACTGTTTAACACATCACTAAGTATTAGATAGTCAGCATCTATTAAAATTGTTTCATCGTACGGACTTAAATCGTATGCATCGCATCTGTCTAAATTGTAAAATGGTAAAGATTTTGCAGTATGACTAGTATCTTTATATGTCCTAACATTACTTCTCTTGAAGGTTTTGTCTTTTTCTACAAATACTATATTAGAAAAACTGTCGGTTACAAACTCTTCTCCCATAGTGGCGCAGGTATAATCGTAACTATGATGATTTGTAACTACTGTAACATCAGAGATGCTGCAATTTTGTTTTATTAATCTTGCGTTAACAGCGGCTAGTTTTAAATAATCAATTTCCTCATTGTTATGAGCAAAGATTAAGAATCCTTTAGTCATCGTCTATGTCTATTAGTTTGTGGACCTTTCTGCTTTTTTTAAGTTTAGAATAGTCTGCAAAGTATTCGTTTGTTGCTTCGAAATATCTGCTTATTAATTCTTCTAAAAAAGTGTCCAGGTTTTCGATTTGGATAGGGTTGTTGTAAACGTCAAGTAACACTGCATCAGGCATTTCCCTATCTACTAGTAATTTTACAAATGATATTAGCTCGTGCGATATGATAAATGTTCCGCCGTTAGTGCTATAACTGAGCAGAGTCTGCACTCTGGCCTTCATATTATTATGCTGTATATTTAACGACGATCTGTAGTTTGCAAATTCTAGTGCTTTTGTTAGTTTATTACTCATAGCTATATTTACCAGTCAAAAAAAAGCCAGCTTCTGTGAACTGGCTTTTTTATTAGTTTTAGTAACTTTTACAAGTTGCTTACTGCTGCATAAGTCGGAGCTGAAACTGTAATACCGTTGTTAGCACGACTAGTCTGAATTGTACTTGTTGTAGTACCGTCTACGGCATCTACATATCCAACAGTGTCGTCACCATTTCCGTCAACGCCGTCAGCACCAATGCCATTACCTAGTGCGTGGTCATCTCTCATTGTTACAGTGAATGTTAACTGTGTTGGGTTACTTGTACTATTTACTTTACCTGTGATCTGGTAGTAGTTACTTGCGTATGCACCAGAACCGTACTTGATATAAAGTTGTACTTGGTTTGTTGTTAGTTCGTAAAAACCCTTACCATTACTAGAACCTGTTGATCCTGAACTAGTTAAGTTGTTTAAGTCAAACGTTAATGTACCCATGGAACTTAATAGTGATGTCCAGTTTGAGTTCTGCGAACCAATTGTGCCTGCGGATGATCCTGATGTGCCGCCGCTTCTTGCGCCTGTGAATAATATTTTACCACCTGCGTTAAAGAATCCTCTACAATGTGCTTCACTTGAAAATGATACAGTAAATGTATGTGCAATTGCAGGCTCGGATGCGCTGCCCCAACTAGTTGATCTGCTACTAGCACCATGTGCCGCTGTCGTTAAACTGCCGCTTGGTACTGAAAAGCGATTATCAAAACATGTTTTTGCATCGTTCATTAACTGGTTCCAGTGCGCTGCTGTAATTGTATTACCTGCTGCACGGTCTGTTGGACCTGTTAGTGATAGGCCAAGGAATGATCCTATAGCTTGCACTTCATCCTGTAGATTTTTAAAACCGTTATCTGTGCTATTTGCACGGATAAGTTCACCTGCTGCAGCATCTAAACTGCCTACAGACTGGTTGTAGCCGTAAATACTACTGGCTGTATATGTACCTGTTGTGTGGTCTGCTGGTGTACTCAACTGACGATAAACATTATTCTTCATGTTATCGTAATCTGCGTCATCAATTACATCCCCGCTTACAACCTGGGTCATAGTGAAGCCACCTGATACGCTTAGTGCTGATCCGCTTGCCATTGATTATCTCCTACAATTAATAATATTACTATTTACCTATTTTACGCCAATAACTGCTTCTACTGTGCCAATATCGCCGTCATTTTTATCTTCTAGGCTCCTACCAATTACTGCTCTTGGATCGTATTCTTCGTCACTCATTGCCCATGCAACACCTGGTACTGAAGAGCTAATTAATCTCTCACCCTTCTTAACTTTTCCTACTACTCGAACAGGAACTCTTCCGGTCATAGCAATAGCTATTCCATCTGCTTCGCTGTTCATTAAGTATGCAGGAGTTGTCGATACAACACCAAAAACGTCTAAATCGTTATGGTCTGTAGTCTGTGTCATTTCTGCATCACCGCCGATTTTAACAACAGTGCCTGCTTCGTAATTCTCATCAGCAGTATATTTCTCAGCTAAGTCAGCGTATTTTGCACTTGATGCAACGCCATCGAATAGTGTTGCTGTTACTGTTCCGCCAACATCTAAATCGCCGCTAATATCACCCACTGTAGCATCTAATGTACCAACAAACAATGTACCGAATCTACTTGAGGAAGAACCGATATCGTGGTTGCCTGCTGATAGAATGTCACCGCTGTAAGTGTTATTTCCAGAAAATGTGTTGTCGCCGCCTAATGTAGATGCCGCACCTGCTGAAGGATCAACTAGTGGGTTTCCGTTTATATCGTAAATTGTTAAACCGTAAACGCCGTTGTCGGTAATCTTTTTGTCACCAGACGCATCTAAGTATACTTCACTTGACCAAATTTCATCAATCAATGCAGTATTACTGCCATATGTATCAATGTTCAATCCAGTAATGCCGCCACCGTCTTTGATAAAAATGTTATCCACATATAAATTATCAACTGGAGCTGACTGCTCACCAATATCTAGTAACACTGTAGCACTAGATTTCTTAATGTACCTAGCTGACGAGGATGAAGGATTACCAATTTCAATATCGTTAATAAACAATTCACTATATCGATTTGCTGTATTACCCATCGGAACAACGTCAGTGTTGTCTGGTATTAGTGCTGTACTAGATGCTGTAAATACTTTACTGCCTACTACGTTACCTGACGCAGTAGATATTGCATTTGAAACATCTGCATAGATACTACTGTTTGCTAATGATACTGCTGTGCCGGCATACTTGTTTCTCAAGTTCATACCAGGTCTAATAGTTGATCCGATACCGTCACTGTCATTAAACTGATTATATAAGTTTACATCACCTAAACCTTCTACTTTAGCTGGCGCAGTTGTACTAATGTCGAATTGCGCATGGTCACTGAATACAGCCATAATGCTTTCGCCGTCAGTATAGCCTGCGTCTGAACCGTCACTCACATACATTAAACCTAATACAGCTCTATGTACACCAGTATCATCTACTAGAAAAATTGTTCTAAGACGTGTTCCGTATTTACTCGGGCTTCCCAAGTTTACATCATTGCTAAATTCGTTTGTAACTTTACCTGCATAACTAGCATCAATAAACTGAGTGCCGTCATGAACTTTTAATTTGTCATCTACTGTATCGTAGTATGATGTACCCGACTCTACTCCATCTGTTGGCGCTGTCGCACTAACAGTGATACTAGCTCTTCGCCAAGAAGCGCCATCATAGACACGGATTACTTCCTCTCCCTTGTCGTACCAAAGTTGTCCTTGTAGCAATTGATCGTCGCTTGGTGCTGACGTACTGGCAAAGTTCTCTAAATGTCTTATGGCGTTTTGTACAAAGTATTGTCCGTAGCCAGAAACATTACGACCAACCAGTGCAATGCTAAAGGCGGAATTGACTTGACTTGCGGCTACATTAATGGTTTTAGAACCATCTGTATTTTGTACTGAATATGTCATTTTATGTCCTCTAAATATCCTTTAATTTAACTGCACTCTCACAGTGTATATAATTTCGATGCTTCTATTTGCACTTTTTTGAACAGGGTGAAAGATCACATGCGTTAACATTTTACTATCTGCGGGGTCTGTCGCATAACTTAGTAAACCTAATTCGTCGAAAACGTATAAACCATCCTGCGTTGTACTTGAATCGAATGTATCCTGTCCAGCGGGTTCATTATAACCCAACGTACAAGTCATTTTTAAATCTGTATAACTTGCCCCTGTGATAATTTCAATCTTATCAGTAGATGTGTTGTTACTTATAACTTTTTCGTATGTACGACTATAAAGAGTCGCACTGTTTTCAAATGACTCACTGACACGTGGGTTTTTATATAACACCTTGCCAGCACCGTCAACACTAGTAGCACCGTTACCAAAAGCCATAAAATGAATATAGGACCCTGCTTCATTAGTTAGTGCACGGGCAATTATATTTGCCATGTTACCATAATGTATAGCATTTCTTTTGTTAACAATTTCTTCTTTTGTCTCTGCATCTCTGATTAAAATATGCCCAGACATCTTGATGCCGGCATTTTCGTCGGCCGATTTATTCTTTTCCATATTTTTATTCTGCTCATTCTGCAAATTGCTACTATTGCTCATAGTGTTATTTATCACTTATTGTTAAAAACTGTTTTAATTACTGTCAAAGTTGTGTAAGAAGTCAACTATACTGTCATTTGACTTCAATACATCTCCTCGGTCTGTTAAACTTGTTGCTTTCTTAAAGTCTTCTGTTGCTGCATCCCATCCGTTTTCTTCATCAATATCGTATGTCAATGTATGTCCACTACCAGTAAACTCAATAACATTGTCTCCGGTACCGTCCCAAGCACTGTCTAAACCAACCGATACGTTGCCCGAATCATATGTTAGTCCTGCTGCACTTAGTGAGCCCGAGCCGTCCCACGAATTATCAAGCGGTACTGATATCGAGAACACCTCTACTGGTTTCAACCAATTGAAGTCTTCTGGGTCTCTCAGTGCCTCTCCTTTTCCGTTTCTAAGAGCTATGTTTTCTGTTTCTTCTCCGTTATACAGTTCAGCACCCACTTGCACTAATAAATTAATAGTAGTTCCGCGGACACCTCTTGTAATCCCAGAAATACTTTTATCTAGGACATTTATTGTTGTGTAACTTATTAACTCGCCTGATAGCCACACACTTGCTGGTCGTGTTGCAGATGCAAATGGAAGATTAGTAATATCATTTAAGTGTATTTTGTCTTCCCAATTATTTACTTGCTGTGCAACAGTTGTCAATGGATTCATCGATCGTCTATAATAATCAGTTCTACCAAATAGATCCATAACTAGTAGGAATCTAACATCACTACTTGTTGCGCTAATTTCAGTATTACCCAATGTTGTAATATCCATTACAAGTGTTTCTAGAGGTTCTACAACTATTAACTCTTCTGGACGATCTGGGCCCGTTCTGTGTTTGAGGAATGTAGTGCCATCGAATCCGTATACAGTTTCGTTGTCAATTCTGTAATTAACATTGCCTTGTGTGCCTTCATCGAATATACCAACAAAGTTGTTTACATCAACATCCTTATCCCATATATCAGTATCCCATCCATACACATCAAACCCTAGTGCGTCATTGTACACATAGGATGGGTGTTGCCCAGGAACTATATCTAAGAACGTTGCGCCGTCAACTAGTTCTGCATTCAATGATCCGCCAACTGCATTTCTTACCATACTAAGAACAGTGTCTAATTTTCCTGAGTCTATCATGCTAGTAACAATGCTGACATTTTGTATAATGTTTGCATCTACTGCTGCACCCGATCCATATTCTGTCTCGTATGCTTTTGTTATTTCCTGTCGAATCTCAGGATTGAATTTATAAACACGCTCCGGTGCTGTCCAAACTTGCTCAACATTTGAAATATTTGCAATACTGTTAGACTCTACATTTACAAGGTTTTTCGCTATGCTAACGTTAATAGTTTCCATTGTAGGATCATATCCTTCGAAATATGTTAATTCGATCAATGCCCCGTTTTGAGGTATACCTATTCTGTTGTTAACATTCGCGTCATTAGTAAAGGAAAGGAAACTATCTGCAGTGTTAATCGTGTAGTTGATTGTTGGGTCTATGCTAGTAATTTGGCCGAATGTTCCACTTACATTTCTGTAATCTATATTACGTGTCACATTTACTGTTGTTGTCTTTTCAGCGTCTGCATAAACCTTTGTGTCATTGTATTCGTTATATCTTATTGATGTAATGACTGCTTCGGTTTCTTCACCTAAAGGCGTTGTATAAATTACCTTGCCACTTGTTATAGTAGACAAGTCAACTGAGTCTAATACAGTTGAAGTAGTAGGAACAGCCTGGGAGTTTACAAAACTTTTTATATCATCGAAATCCACAACAATTTGTTCGCTAGTGGTTTTGTTAATAGTAATATTTGTATTACCTATGTTGACACCGTTAGAAATAACATTAACTAATTTAACGCCCTGTACTCCAATTGGCATACTATGCCCTGGTGCAATAATAGTAGCTGTATCGCTTTCATTTATATCCACAAAATACGTTTGCCCGTACAGCGACACTATAGGGCCGTCTGTGAACTCTATAGTACTGTTGCTATTAATAGCAGATGTTCTATCAGTAATAATTGACACATTAGACAATTCTGTTGTTGTGAATTCAATGTCTGGTGCAATGGACTGTCCAATTTCTTCATCCCACACACCTGGCGCAGTGTTACTAGGATTATTTGGATCAGTGTCCCATGGATTCAAATCCCAAGATGTATTTGCAACAATGATATTACTCATCTGCTCATCTCTAAGTACAAACTTGTCGCCTACGTTTTGATTGTGTGCGGTTGTCGTCATGTTAAAGCTAGATATCGCACCGTTTGCATCAATGTCGATGTCAACAATTATAGATGTACCAAAGTCTGATCTTGCTACGAGATTTGTAAACGATCCTTCGTTTCTAAATACGTTTGCTTCAGCGTCAGTTACGACAGTTTCGACTGTGCCAACCACATTGCTAATAAGCTCATTATCAAATGCTGTCGGTGGTACTAAATCACCATCAACTTTCACTTGCAATCTAGTAACATCTTCTACTAGTGTGTTAAAGCTAAATCCGCTTGAGATGCCATCTGCTCGGAATGTTTCAATTTTTCCACCTGTTGCATTCTCGTACAATGCACCTTTAACACGGTCAAATACAATTTGTGTGCTTGTTTTACGCACTTGTGCATTACTGCTCACAAAGCCTGCATACTCACTAGCTGTATTGAGTATGTCGACATCAAATTCGTTTGCAGTATCTAGTATCCTAACTTCTTTCGATTCCTCATCATAATAAGGAGGTCTATCGAAGTCTGTTGTACTACCAGCTAATATTTCCACTGGAGCTTTTTTAATATCTAAGTAGTTTCTAATCTTACTACTGTAGGGTTTAACATCATTAAAATATTGTAATGCTTTATCAAAATTATCTACTTTAAAGCCTTTAGTAGGCACTAGATCAGTTTCTTCCTTGATAATGTTCAAGTAAGTTGTTTTGAACGCCCAGTCAAGTTCTCCTTGCTCTGAGTATGCATATTTCATCATCTCATAAAAGAACTTGTTCCAATAAATTTCAAATGTGTTTATAAACACACTGCTGTAAAGTATACTCAATACTTCACGTATCTCTTTACCCATTTTAGTTGAATTAGCATCAGTATATATGCTTGCTTTCCACTCTACAGTTTCATTTTCAATAGCAATTAGTTTGAAACTATTTGTTTTCTTAGCATACTCATACAAACTATATGGTGAGTTACTGTCTTTTTGTACTTGTATGATACTGAGATCTACTAAATTTTTGATCAAAGCAAACTTAGTATTGTCTGTCACTTTACGTAGAGGTCTATATGTATCATCATAAAATACGTCTGAGTTGTCGATTTTATTAACTCTTAATTTTTCATACCAGTCGACTTGTTGTAAATATGTAAGATCCGATGGTAGTTGTGTTTGCCAATCTACAAACGTTGTATTCATTTTCAATTCTTTAAATATTGAGTTTAGTACATCGTACATTTGCTTTCTAGCTTTACTTAGATCTTTAAACATCGTTTGTCTTGGTCTAAACTTGCTACCGTACCGTTCGAATGCACTCAGTCCTTCTCCAGGAACAGTCTGGCCCAGCGCATCCATGCTGGCTAAACTGTCTATTAACTTAACAGACAGTACATCAGGAACCTTAGAGTTAGGATCACCTTCAGCTGACAATGTCCACGATGTATGCTTTTCAGTGTCACCTTCCATTCTTCTCAAGAACTGTGTGCTAAAAATACTTCCATCAGTTTTGATCAGTGGAGCGAGTTGGTTAACGACTATACTATCTGGTGAAATGTAGCCTGCGTAGCTAACTCTTTCTCCGTTAATATCTGAAAGCAACCGCTCTATTTCAACTGTAGATCTTTCTTTTTGTAAATTATATCTAGCAGTATTACCCACTGTTTCCTTACCGTATACCCAGAAATAGTAATAAACGGTTGCTTTGCCGCTAGTTTTATTGTAAAATTGCTGCTGTATAAACTCGCCTGTTTCAATAGGGAAGCCGCCACCGGTGTATGCTTCAGGTGGGGTTATACTTTCTACCCACTCGTAAATTCTAATAACACTACCCGGGAAATGTTCACCCCATGATGCAGCACGTTCAGTGTTGTTGTAGCCCGTAGGACCATATGTTCCTTCACCCTGTTCATACCAAGTGTATCGTACTAAATTCGTATTCCACCATCTTCTTCCTATCTGTTTCTTGCCCCATGCACTTCTCGCCATGTCGTACACAACAGGATCAGACTTGGTAGTATAGTCAATTTCTTTTTCTATATATCCGGGTATTATTCCCTTGAACGGATCGAATAAGTTAACATCAAATTCTTTTTCTGCACTTATTTCATCAAATGTAAATACATCCCGTATTAATTTTGTATCGACTAACGGTTCTTGTTTTCTTATGACATTGCCGTTCTGCAAATATGCCCAACCCTTACCATCGTAATTATCGATCCATGCATGAGAAATATTTGCAAGGTCTAAATTACTTTCTGTAGCATGCCGCATACTCTCCAGCGCATGTACATCTACACGCTGTCTGTCTTTGGTATTAGTAGGAATAATACTTGACTGTCCGTCTAAATTAGTGAGCTTGTATTCGTATATGTCGCCTTCGACTTCTGTTGATGCCCATAACGGGGTCGACATACTTTCTAGTCTTGTTCGTTGACCGACTGGAATTTGCGACAATGCTGCTTCACCTGCCTGAGGGTATGAGAATCTAATACCTTTGTTTAGGGTATCTAGGTTAGTTCTCGGATCAGCTCCCAGAGTTGATGTTCCGTCTTGATTAGGTAAATTAACAAGGAAATCTCGCTCGCTTGGGTCGCCGCCACCGGGGCCGCCGCCTCCGTCAGGATCTTCGACAAATACTTCCCTAAATTTCTCTTTTACTGGCTCGATTTCAGGAATGACCGCGTTTGTTGTTGCTCCCGTTGGTAAGTTTAGTGCTCTTATCAGTCCAGGATTATATGTATCATCAAATTGAATGCCGTCAATGTCATCGCCTTCGACAACAACTTCTGGCAGACCACCTGGTCCAAAATTCAGTGCAGCAGTATATAACGGAAAACCATTGGGATCAGTTGGTGCATAATCGTTTAACGTGTTAATGAAATGCTCGATTGGATCCGGTGCTTCATATACACCTGGGTCTACTCCAAATTTGCTTAGTGTGTCGGACTTCACTGTGCAATCAGGTAGCGCATGCGCTGTTAAGAATACTCTTCCGCCAGTGCCGCTTCCACCAATTAGAGGTAGACCACTATCCAAATCGCTCGGGAACTGTTTGTATACCCCTCGTTTTTTCAAACTTAATCTTTGCACTCCGCCCAATGGATCTACACTGGTCACAATAAATTCTGCTGGCTGTATTTTCTGTAGTGAATTTTGCTGGGATTGATCGAATGCTGGAGAAGATGTAAAATGTTCTACCATTAATTCGGCTCCTTCCCCATCACCGATAATGCTAACACTAGTAGCGCCACGCTCAATACTATATCCTGAATTATCTGGGCTAATATTACTGCCTGAGCCTTTAGTACGCATCAGTATTCTACTGCCGCCAGCTAAGCCAACTATTGCTCCTGTAGCATCAACATCGAGTGTTGCATAGTTTACTCTTGCCTTCTTTCTACAATCGCCGTTAACAATAATTTTGAGGCCAGCTTTGTTATACCCAGTGCCGCCAGCGACCACTTTTAATGCTACTACCGAAGACAATGCTTCAAACGGTCTGTTCGAAGGATTTTGGTCTGACATCAATCCTGCAGCAAGTGCTTCTTGTAGAGTTGCTGGCACGCCGCCTACAACTGTTACTACATCGTCGACTCGATAACCTGCACCATTCGTTTTTGTTATAGTGGAAGGTGTATGTGACGCTGCTTTTTGTTGTGCAGTAATAGTATTATATATGTAATTAGTTCCGGACGCTGTTGTATTCGTACTACCAAAATCGCCTGGATTGGCAACAACTTCTGGAGGATCATCTGACGTCTTCGCAGTCATCGGTGGCATATTAATAGTAACACTAGAAGTGCGTGTGCTTGTTCCTGCTAGTGACGAACTTTCTGAATATGCATGATTTACGTCTCCACGCACAGTATAGTGTAATACTTCTTTTAAATTACCAGATATTCCACAGCCGTTATCAAGCGAGATCGGCGGTGCATCGCAATATGTTGATAACGGTGAAAGCATTACACACGTAGCACCATTAGTTGTATAGCGATGCGCCTTGAATCGATTAGTTGACTGACTCGCTCCAGCAAGGTTAATAGCATCTATCAGACCCTCTATGTCATGTACACCGGTCATCGAAATTGCAACACCGTTAACTTTAAAGTTATCTCCTGTGCTAACACCATAAAGTCTGTCATTAGTTACGCTATCCGCAAAGTAGAATCCGTCGTCTGATAAACTTCTAGGATCGTCGGAAGCAGAGAACGTGTCCGGGCATAGCGGAATTCTACTCTTAGGTTCGCATATTGGCATGTCTGATGTGCCAACTTTTTGCATTACTCCATTTGCATCTTTTTTCAACGCAGTCACAGTCAGTATCGGTGTAGTAGATGCAGCTTGATTAGACTTTAAGGAACTATACGGATTACTTGCAACAACACTGTTGTTTGCTTTGGCTTTTCCAGCAATAGTTTTTTGATAATCAATTTGTTGAATGCCTGACACTGTCGGAACTGATGCCGTAATAGGCATTGGTCCTACAATTGTATTTGTTACGTTCATCTTATTACCGTAGATACCAGTTCCAGGATCAATAGTCCCAGGATCAACAAATACGATTCCATTTGAATCAGCTGAATTTGTTGGTGTACGGCTGGCATATCCTGTTAGTGAACTAGCAGACGGTGTAGCAAATGGGTTGCCAGACAAACGTCTAGAATTTGTTGTTATAGCTTGACTTATTCCAGCCGGAGCAACATTAGGGATGCCAATAAATCCGGTCCAGATTGGTGAAGGAATAATAGCTGCCGTCGATGATCCAGCTGAGGCATTGCCGCCCATGATTTGTTTTCTAGGCACAGTGTTTGTGCCGTCTGTAGGCAGAGTGTTTTCATTTACAATTAACACAGCAAAACACTCGTGTGCATGCGAAGACGTTTGGCTTTCCGTTGTAAACGTAATAAATCTTCCTTGTGTTGCGTCATATGTGAAAGTAAACTTGCCGGCCCATTTGACGAAACCAGTTGTACCAGTTTTAACAAAGGGTCTAAAGGTACTCGAGTTGTTGAAAGAATCAGATAGATCTGTATCTCTACTGCCCTGGAACGCAGACTCTTCAGCCTTAGTCAAGTTAGTGAGTGAAGAATATGTTCCGCTCGCCTTAACGCCACCAACTTCAACACGTTGACCTCCTAGAGAACTGTGTTGATACACTCGTGTTCGGTCATCAGCACCCGCATGATTAAACATCACAGTTATTGTGTATGTTTGCGAGTCATCTTCCGTGAGTTGATATGTAACGGAAGTTGTTGTTGCCTTATCTTTATTCGGGTTATCCCAATATACTCCTACATTTTCTGTGCGTATTGGCGGAGGTGGAATAACTATATCTTCACATTGGCCAGTGGTTGTATTGTATAATTGGTCTGGGCCACATGTGGGAATATCGTCGACACAAACACCATTTTCTAAGTGCTGTCCAGGCGGACATGTAGGGGGTGGTGGGTCTGTGCATATCGGATCTACATAACCAATTTCAGCATTTGCTAGTAGTCCAGTACTGGGTGTACAACTGCCTGAAGCTTGCTGTGCCAGTGCACTGATGTTTAATCCATTGGTTGCGCCACCTGTACTTGTACTAATTAAAGCATTTTTATTAATAAGACCTATTGCTTGAGCGCCTGTAGGATTGCCGCCTGTTACATGTCCGAAAGTTAAGCCGTCTACTACACCTGCGCCGCTAAACGATGTTGATGACGGTGATGAGGATGCCATTTTGCCACTGTTTAGACTAGATTTTCCAGGTCCACGGATTGCTTGTGTGTTGCCTAATAAACCGTTGAACATATCAATAGGTGAGCCGGTTGTGTTCTGTGTTGAAGGATCATAGCCTACCGCTGCATAAAAAGATGTTGTCCATCCAGCAGCCATTTGCTGTGATGCTTCGTTAGCTGTGTATGGCTTAAAGCCATTACTAGTAAAATTGTTTAGTAACAGATCTGATAGTGTACCAGGTCCTTGATTTGCACCAGGTCCCCATGACGTTTCTTTATTCGCTGGGTTGTACGAAGCGCCGCCGAGACTATATCCGCCGTCTAATGATTTGCCTTGTGCAGCTAAAGCGTACCCTGCGTTTGGCATCGTTTGTAAAACTTGATTAGGTAACAGTGTAGCGTTTTGCATACCGCTTTGGAAGCCAGCATATGCTGTGATCATAGCCAGCTGGTCCGAAGGAGTCATTGTCCCTGATCCTAATTGATCATACATCATCTGTATTGGATCTTGTGCACCTGTTTTTGGTGGGGATACAATAGTTGATCCACCACCCGGAACATTTGTATTTGGATCACCGGTTTGGGGTGGTAGCACTGATGCAGGTGGCGCAGTACTGCCACCGCCGTTGCCAACTGGGGCGATGCTACCTGGAGGAGTGTACCCGGGCGGCATAATTGGCCCGAATTGCACACCGGGTGTTGCCGGGATTGTAACAGGTGTACCTGTTCCCGGTGAAGGAACTGTGGGGTTTGGGGTAAAGCCACCGCCTCTGCCAGGAGCTCCATAGCCGCCTCTGCCTCCACGGCCACCGCGAGTGCCGACTGGTCCGCCAATATTAGGGTTGACAGGTATGTGCCCTGTTCCTATTCCGCTAGAAATTAGATTCTTTGTAGCGTTGTCTAATCCACTAAAGTTGCCGAATCCATCCAAGGCGGGCATGACCATTCCGAACGATCCGCGTTTGTAAACACTGCCTTCTTTTGCTTCTTTGATCCGTTTTAATTCTCTAATATATTCATCGACACCAAAGGACGGATAAACACCCTTAAATATTTCTGCGCCGTTAATAACAATATCGGCTTCATCGTTAAACCACAAGAACGGCAGTAATTCACGGTCATCTTTGCCGTCTATTTTAAATGCTTCAGTGGTTCTCTTGTCGTAAAACTCTTTGCTAACGTATGTTTCACTGTTTACAGTGTACGGATGATTGAATCCGTAACCCGTTACTTTAATAGTTGTAGTCGTCGGTACTTCTTGTACTGTCCAACTCCAGTTATAATGTGCCGGTGCAAAATCAGCGACAGTTATCTCTTTTCCTAGAATCTGACTGTCGTCTAAATCATAATCATGTTCACCGTCAGTAGTTATAATAATATTACTGTTAACTAACGTGGAGTAGCGCCATCTAGCGTCACTAAATGTTAAAATATCTCCTGCGGAAACACTAACTTCGTTCGATAATTCTATGTTACCAGTTAAGTCAAATCCCAATATATAAGTTTCTGCTGGGATTGTAGCAGTATCAGATAAAAGCTGATAACCCGTCTTTAATCCATCTAACTCATCTGCACCTGCATTAATTATGTCGCTGTCGGTAACTGTTGTTGCTGATGTTTTTTCTATTAGAATAGGCTGAACATAAGGTAAGTCGAACAACAATTTATTATTAACAGGATCAACACCTTTAACAGATTGGAAGCCGCTGTATGAGCCTGCTGAAATTAACTTAACAAGATCGCCGTTATATATGCCGGTTGTCGGGCCTTCTAGCACAACATTTGTGCTGTTCACTATTCTGAATGTTAAATTATCAGAGTCAACACTTGCTGTTAGATTAGGAGCATCAATTGAGAATACCGTGCTTATTGCTCGGCTCCCTGGGTTGCTTTCATTATAGCCGCCTTCAACAAATATTATATTGTCGCCGATGTTAAAGCCATCTAGCTCCTCTTCGAAGACCACAGTGTCTATACGTAGCGGGTATGCATGTTTAAAGAATACATCCGTGTCGTGCTTAACTAATACTGGACTGCTTAGTGTAATAGTAGTGCCGTTAATGCCTACAACAGTTAATCCGTCGTCGAATGATGCAATTCCTGGAATTTCAACAGGATCACCTATAACAATGTCTGTTGGTAAAAGTTCATTGAGTACAAACGTAGCTGAATCTATTCCTATCGACAGCTCTTGAAACTCTTGTGCTAGTACAGCATATTGTTGTTGTGTAACACCGGAGTAATCGTCACTTGCAAAATCAACAAATGCTTGGACAAACATTCTTCTACTTGCTGTTACGTCAGATTTGTAATTTACTTCTTCTACACGAGTAGGAGCAATATCTGTTTCGACATACATCCCGGGCTGTACTTGCTCTGCAACTCCATTAGTCAGTGTTATTGTCTTACCGTTAATACTATTTACGGTATCGCTATAAACATCAGCGTGTGTTACAATAAAGTCACCTAATTCATTTTGTCCATCTGGATTTCCTATCTGAACAGTCTTATCTACATCTAAAATTTGGTATGTATTACCGTCAATCGATGTTCCCGATGCATCAGTAAATGTCACAAACCCACCAGGTACTAAATATTTTTGTACTGATGTATCTGTCGAAGGATCCATTGTGGCGGATATTATTACTTCCTTATCTGTATTGTTTACAGTGCCGCTGTTTGTTAATAAATCCTTTTGGCTGTCACCTAGATATATTCCAGACTCAACTCTGAATGTATTCGGAGTAGCATTCTTTATTTTAAACTCATCACCGGCTTCGCCTGCAATGTTATTAACATTGAATAACACAGTATCGCCTGTGCTATAACCATGGTCTTTGGAATATACCTGTACACTGTACCCATCAGCATTTGCATTCCCTTCGAAATTATATTGTCCATAATTGACAAATTGCACATTTGCTCTAGGTATACTATCTGCAACACCTGATAGTGTAGCTAAGTTTGCATATAGTCTAACATTGTTAGAATCTATAGATGCAACACGGTACATATTGGAAGAAATATTTGCTGCTGTAGGGTGATCTGACTCTATCCATATGCAATCGTTAATCTGTAATCCGTCCAGTTGTCCTTTCCCTAGTGAGAAAGTCATCGATCCATTAAATGGCGCTGACGTTGTTTTTATTTCTGCTCGTCTTAAAATACTATATGTGTTAAATTCTTGCTCTATGTCTGCAGATGCTGGGATTTCTAGGCTTCCCACAACGCCAGTATAAGCAGGTTCTACGTAAGATATACTTGCACTAACTTCAGGTACTATACTAGATATTAATGTTGTTGTGGGAGCAGCGAACTGAATGTTAGACATAACGACTGCTTGCTCGTTGATTAGTTTCTCTTCGCTGAATCTAGTAACAGGTGTATTAATAGAAAGTATTCTAGGAGAATATATTAATTCGCCATTTTCGTAAACTAGTGATCCTTGGTAATCGTCTATAGCTGTAAGACCTTTTAACACAAGAACTCGATCAAAATATTCTGTGTGGTCTGCGGGACTGTCAGTATTATTGCCGTCTAATATCCCAGCATCAGAAATAAGACTAAAATCTGTATACAAGTATGTTGTTCCTGCGTTAGGTTGCCATTTAATATATGAATTACCTTCCAGGAGAGATATATTATACACATCAAAATCGCCATGCTCACTGTTTGCAAAATGCACAGTACTATCTGTGTCTGGAATTTGAGATGCTAGTTTTCCTGTTGTTTCAAACAGGGTCTCGAAGTCGTATATATTCCATGCTTGGTGGTCCACTGTATACTTTGAGATATAACCGGAGTTTGGTAATTTTTTATATGCTTTGTCTGTAATACCCGAATAGTCTACTGCTGTAGTTGTGGGCCATAAGCCGTTTGTTGATAAATCTGTAGGCCTTGTTACTAGCCTGTCTGCGTCATCAACGTCTATCATAATAGTTGCATCGGCCTTGTTATCAGGATATATCTCGTAAGTTCGGATACTTCTTAGCCTTGCTGCCAGTGCATCGTTTGCAAATACTTTTATATTCAATGTTCTGCCAGGGAGGTCTCCTTGATATGCATCTACAAAGTCTATGGTTGCATATTCAACAACTTCTATCTTTGCATCTGCTTTTAATTCTCCGCCTGGTAAAGACGCAATGTCCAGTAAAGTTATTGTGTTTGTTGTTGAGTCGCCTGTGATAGAAAACAGTGTTTGCTCATTTCCAGGAAGTTTACTTCCATTAATGAATACGTCAACGTGTGGGTATTCACCGTTGATGATCTGCAAGTTATCTGCGGCTATAGTATCTGTTAATTCTCCATTTGGACTAACTGGTGCGAATGTATATGACACACTGCCGGAGGTCTTTCTTCCGCCAATATGATTAATTGTTGTTCTACTGCCGGCATCGAATTCCCATAAATGGTCTCCAGTTGACCCGACAATATTCCCCGATAACCCAACACTATCAACAGAAAGAGAAACATCTGTATATACTGTGCTGTTAGCAGTTTCAAAACTATAACGCTGTCTTGGCTGGTATCGCTTTGATTCTAGTTTGAGAATGTCTACTAGATCGTTATTAACATTATCGCTTAGAGAAAAGTCATTACCTCTCAGTGTAATTAAAAATTCCTCTCCGGCATCTGTAGCAATTCTGGAAGATGATACAGTAAGTGTAGATGTCCCTGAAAATCCTAAACTGTCGTCTAATATTATCTGCGAGATTGTATCTTTAAATGCTGCTTCTACATCGGCAACAGTTGTTGCCGTAGATAAGTCTACTACGCTGTCTGCATAGGCAGAATTAGCAAAATGATCTGTTATTGTAACATTAGAAATTCCTGTTACATCACCATTATTTGCAACATAACTAGTTGACATAGCCCACGGTAAAGTAAATGCTGTAGTAATATTTGCTGTTAATAGTTCTGCTGCTACTACTGTTACTGCTGGATTAATCGTGTAGCCGTAACCTGGATCAGTAACATCGACACTTGTGATAGTGCCATCGGCTCCTAAGTTAACTATAGCTGTTGCTGTTGTGCCGCCGCCGTATACAAAGCTGCCAGGTATGTCTGCGGGTGGTGGTTCAATTTCCAGTGTAGGCCTACTAAAAAACTTTGTTGTAGGCGCTAGTACTTCTACGTTAGTAACTTCACTAACAGTGTCTTCTGGATACGAAATCGAAACTAGCTGTTTTTCGTTTCGTATTTCATCTTTGTCTATTTTTAAATCAACAGTTTGATAGTTGTCTACATCACCGAAGTCGCCAGATTTTAATGCCCACTCATCGTAAATACTTACGTTGCCTGGGATAAACACTTTTTCACTGTTCAGCAATATTTCTAAACTGTTTTTAGTTCCTTTATTTCTGATCATACCTGCATAAAAATCGTACTGGTCATCGAAAGTCATTTCAAATTCACGCAAATACTTTCTTTCATCGTACCCGTACTGTCTACGTGTCAGGTCATATAGAGTTTTGTCAACAGGAACATGACCGATTTCGTTGTATTTGGCCATGTCTGATGCTAGGGTATCAAAGTTTGCTAACAAGCTATCATTGTTAATAATATAACCGGATGAGGACAATGTGCCGTTCCAGTCACTTGTTCGTTTGCCTCTAATTTTTAATCTGTCTTGGCGTTGGTTGTACACATCCGAATAAATTGTATCACCAAATGTAGTTTTGTTAGATATCAACAACACATGTTCTATTTCGTCGGTGTACAATATAATACCAAAAATCTGTCTATCGTCTAGAGCTGCAATTTCGATTGTGTCACCGTCTCTAATAATCTCGCACTGTTCTGCACGTATAGACTTACCTTCTTGGTCAACTATGCTGTATTGACCTTGGTCTACATCAAAGATTTTACTAACTCTGCCTGTCTGTGCTTTAAAGAATATACGTGTCGCAGATGGGCTCAAACTTAATGTATTACCTGTTGCCCACTTACCTGCACTCCAAAACAAAAACTGTTTTGCAGAATATGCCCAATCGTTCAAATCGTTTATTTCAACGTTGAATTCGCCAAAACTAAATCCTAGTGCTTTTTGTCTTCGGCCTAGGCTAATTAAAAAGTCATACAGTTCTGCTTCTGTTGTAAACTCTGTATCGTATTCTACTTGTAGTATTTTTCCTGTGCCTTGCAAATACAGTGTTGCTTCTGCACCACCAACTGTTGGTAATGCTGGTAATCTTTGCCAAATTGTTGTGTCTGTGATACTGCTGCCTTTTGGCGCAGCTGTCTTTGACCTATAAAAATTGTAACCAGATTTTACTATAACATTAGCAGAATAAAAGTTAGCAGATTCGTAGTTAGTAGATTCAGCCGGAGCTCCAGCGACACTAACGTCTTGCCTAGGACCTGACGTGTTACTTTCTTCTATCTCAAAAAATCGCTTAATGTTATTATAACCGGATACCTTATATGTTTTCCGATCTGTTAACGTAATATACACACCAGTATAATCGTTTGTACTAGAGTATGGACTTTGATGTATGTCAATTTCCACATCTTCTTGAGGTAGTATTAAACTAGAACTATTGCCAGTTGTACTATAGCTATCACTATATACGGTCATAGTATCTTTATCGACAAATCCTGCAAACTTGTGTCCGAGCTTACTGTTAATTGTTCTGAATGCTGGGACAAATTCTTTTGCTGTGGATAAGCCACGAAACTTTAGATAGCAATCGATAAATTGTGTAAAACCGGTTGCTGTTATTAATTTGCCGTTGTCGTCTCTATTACCATGTATAGAGGTTGACTGTATCTTGAAACGTCTATTTGTATCTTTGTCTATTACCTGCTTGGTATTTGCTTGCGCAATTGTAATATTTTGCGGCTTGCTGAACGCAGACACAAATTTACCAGGCTTAGAAAGAAGCAATGCTTGTGCTACTGCAAACGGATAAGCAGAAGTCATTTTCCATGCTTGTTCGACAGGAGCACCGTCTCCGAACCTCCAACCACTTGATAAATCAGTTTCATTTAATATTTTAAATGTTGCTGTCTTCTCACTAGTTACTCTATATACCGGAGTATTAACTGTATCTGAAGTAGCAATTCCCAATCTATTCATACCTAGCTCGAGCGGCTGTTGTGCGAATTTAGGACCTATAGTATACGGATATTGCGGCTGACCGGCATCATCGACTGTTGCAACATAGTAATAAGTGCCGTTAGGAAACTCTGGAGTTTTGCCCCATCTTCCGTTGAATTGGTCTAGGTCGCCTTCACTATCCACATATTCGTAATCTTCTAGGAACTCGCCGCTGTATATGCCGCCAACAACACTGTCTCTGGTACCTTGCTTTAGCATGTAACTAGTTGTTAATCGCCTAATATCACTGTTATTGTTCAGACGGTCATGATATCCGTAAGGTCCGTAAATTGGCAGTCCATCAAACGCCCAGCCCACTATTGGCGAGTGCTCGTCTGCAGACTGCGGACCTGTTACAGCAGAGTCAGGTTGAATATATCCGTAAGTGCCGTTACTATCAGGGCACCCATTTGCACTATCTCTGCCCTGTCTATTTGAATATCCTGAATTATAATGAAGCGATGTATCCAATTCATGCGGTAAATTGTAATCTGGTGACGTTATTACTGCACCATTTACTGCAACACCTATTGCGCCGGTGCCGATGGATGTAGCACTAGTAAAATGCGATGCTCGCTGTGCTGCATTACCTAATTGCGTTGTTGTTCCAGTATATACTGGTATTGTATAGAATCTAGGTCTAATTTCTATCTGGTTATTATTGTGACTATTAGGAAATTCACCAACTGCATGATTAATTATACCCTGCGATGATATGTTTAGTGCTGTATCTACGCCAGTATATTCTGCAACACCCAAACCAGCTGCATCGGAACTAAATGAATCTCCTATGCCTAGTGAGGCTGTGCCTGTTGTAGTATTGACCCATTCTAATACTTTATTTGTATTTTTAGTTGAAAGTATTTTAAATGGTGATAATAATTCTCCGGTCTCGGATATAGGATAAACATTAGATAGTCCTATTCTTCTATAACTATTATCGGTTTTTAAGTATTTGTTGTTTGTTATATTTTCTCTATCACCTTGACGAATGATCCCGTTCTCTAAGTCTTCCCATAGCAAAATATTAGTTAAATTATAATCAACTCCGTACTCGGATTCCCACCAACTTGGCTTGGACGTGAAACCTAGCATCTCCCACGGTGTTGTATGTGGGGTTTCCGTATCGTACAAATATGCAAACAACCCTCTCCAATGTCCTGGATTCTCATTTCCTTGATCATAGTTCCATGTCAACTCGTTGTCTGAATCATAGAAATCGTTTGCAAAATAATCTAAATTGTTAGTGTTTACAAATTTATTAAAACTAGGTCTTAGCAAATTATAGATTCGCTCACGTGGGCGTCCTATCTTTCTAAAATATCCATCTGTTATTTCTGTAAAGTTTAATTCTAAATCACTTATACGATCTCTGTAAGTTTGCATTATGTTGTTATAAACACGAATCTCAAACTCCATCAATATTTGATCGTATACATCATTCGTTGCTAGGGTTTTGCTCCCATCATGGCCAACTATAAAAGTCATCGGTGTTTGGAACGTGTTGTCTGTTATAACAGCAGGTTCGTAAACTGGATATATCCCTAGTGTACTAGGCGTTGGAGGTATATTAACTGTATCTCTAACATTGTCGTAAATATCAAACGTAAGAGTGTTGCCTAATGTTAAAACATAATCGTCTGTAAATGTTACAGTTATTATGCCGCCAGCTGAAGTTATTTTGTAATCTTTGTCAGCGATCAATAGCGTGTCTTTACTAGTACTAGATGCATCGTACACGTATACTGTATTTTCTATTTTAGTAATATCAACAAAGCCGTTTAATACATATTCTTTTCTTAACACGTTATTAACAGTAATTTGTTCTCTAATTTTCTTATCACCGTGTGCCAACATATATGTATCGGCAAAAACATTCTTTCCTTGACTGTACAGGCTTGTACCGTCTAAAACAAATTCTAAGCATTCACCGATCGATAAGTCCGACACATCGTTATCATTAATAAATTTTTCTATTTCTGTTGTTAATCGGTTTTTAAACTTAACATATTCGTCTCCGGAATATTCCATCGCATCTTTTAAGTTAAATGAGTCGTTACTGAACAAGAACGCAGCCGTTGCTAAATCCTCGTCTGTTTGTACAATCTTCTGTGCCCAATATGTGTCAACATTTAATTCGTTAATGTTGCTTGAACCAAACGCATCTCCGGAAAAGTCTTCCTGATCTTTAATTAAATTATAAAAATGCTCTGTAAACTGTGGGCTCGAAATAGTTACGATATCATTATTAAGAAAATTACTGTGCCAACTTAATGGAATATCGTACATGCCGTTTAGTGTTTCTTCTTGCAATATGCCGCTAGATGTATGTGTGTACACATCTATAATGTCGTTTAATTTAAACTCGTAGTTTACAAAAACAACAGAATTTGTATCAGCTTCGTAAGAAAAGTTTGTAGTTCGGCTTCCATTGACATAAACACGCATGCTTTGTTCTGCATTTTTAGGCTTTGCAGATATCTTTACAAAAACCCTATTAGAAGATACATCAGTCTCATTAACGATATGTCTATCTTCGACACGCAAGGCATGTTTTTTATCCTGCTGTCTCCACATGGTATCAAAAAGTATATTGCCATCACTATCTATTTTTTTGTAATATTTGTAACCACTAACGTATGCGGTCTCGTTTGATCCAAACGGAATATAGCTTATAGTACTATTATCTAAAAAGTTGGTATATGATATTTCGCTAAAATTGTTAAAGTTCTCATATTGCATCGTGAACCCTAATACTGGGTCAACAACTAAATTACTACCAGCTGTAGTGTATCCAAATATGTTATTACCGTTACAACTTGTGCCGGGGTATATTAATTGGTCACTTAAACTGTTTTTGTTTTGATCATAAACATTAAAGTTTATAGGTGTGTTAACCTTGTTTTTGCCTTGTCCTTGTACCCAAGACATGGAATCATTTTGCCAGTAATATTCAGCACCTTGCTTTTTAGATCCAAATTTAACACTGATAATATCAAAGTTTTGTGGGGTGTATGGTGCAAAGTCGGGAGCACCTTCCAGTAATACTACTGTACTTCTAGGATCGGAAATTCTTTTTAGTATAACTCTGTCTGAGAATATTAATTCTGTGCCTAGGCTTACAGTAACATTGTTATCTAGTGTGATAGTAGTACCGTCTATGCTTTCCACAGTTGTTGATGAAATTGGAGAGTTAGGGTCTACTGAAGTTACTTTTGCGCCTATATATACATCAGGATTTTCTTCAGATAGTTCAATTATATTTGTATTCGTTACTGATTGTGCTATTGTAGATTGTGTACTTTCTACTACTTCGTAGATATACGGAGATATGTCTTCATCTGCATTAGGGAATATCATCCTAGCGCCTACTGACATAGACACACTATCAACAGATGCGCCAATTGGTCTGCCTAATACTTCCTGTAAAGTAGTATCAAATGCAGCAATCTCTACCGATGTTATACCCGATTTACCAAAATTATATAATTCTATGTTTCTGTCGAATTCGATAATAGGACGTATAGCTCTATTCTCTTTTTCTGGTAGCAAGTCGCCAGCGTCGATAAAGTTTTGTCTATGGTGCCAAAAGTTAATTCTGGACCAGACATTGTTGTCTATCGCACCACGTTGCATCATTATATAGTCGGGTACAGTTTGCGTATTACCACTATCGTAAGGATCTACGTCAAATGCTCCTTCGCCGCCAACAGTGTATATTAATGGTGAGCCGGCTGGCGCAACAAAATCGGACCACATGAATCCGCCAGTATCTGCATCAGTTTGATCCAAACTACTAAACAAAAATTCTTGTCCGTTTGAAGCATAATAACGGTAGTTGTTTACACCTATCAACCCGCCACTTAAAAATCTTGTATCTGCAGGGTCTGTGGTTGTAGCTATGAGCTCATCTGTTGAGTCAATAATTGTTTGGTCGAACGGTATAAAATCTTCTGTACTAAATGATGTAGCATAGTTCTGATCTTTGTCATGTAAAATAATATTGGAGCCTACGCCCTCGATAACATATCTCGCATTAATGCGTGTTTGGGGTATTACAAAGTCTCCCACAAAAGAAACAACCATGCCGTTTCTAAATACAACGCCTGATGGTGAGGTATAAGTTTTTTTACCAATTATATCCTTATCAACATTGATAAAGTTTTCGCCAGTACCTTCGATTAGTATAGCTGTAGGACCTTGCGGACTCCAAAAATACTCCTGATAGTTGATAAACTTATCGATGTTTATAGGCGGCAGGAAAGAATAGAAAGTAGAATCAAAAATAGGATTTTGATTTGTTGTGTCCACTCCGTAGCTCTTTAAAATATTTACAAAGTCACTCCAGAACACCCTATTAGTGGTTGCGCCAGTTACAGGCTCCAGTGTATTTACAACTGGTTCTAAACTGAACTTATCTCTGGCTGCGTCTGGCTGGGTAATATATGTATCTTTAAATTCGTATAAAGATACATCCTTACGCCCAACATAACCTGATATTGAATCTATTTTCGATTTTGAAAATAATTGTTCAACTGTAGTTTCAAAGAAATTCTTGATTACAGGAGTTTGGTGTACTCCTGGTAATTTAGTATATTTTTTATCGGCCATTAATACGTTCCACCGCTTGAGTTATTTGTTGCACTATTTGGTATAGTGTTATTGGTAACATTTTGTTTAGTAGTTGTGCCTGAGCCTGCTACGCCAACTTCAACCACATAATTTCCGTGGAAGTTTTCTATGCCGTCTGGCATATAAAATGTTTTTCCAAAAAATTCATGTGTATGGTATGTTCCACTACCATAAAATTCAGCTGCCGTTGTAGTTGAATACAGCGGATAATATCCATTAATAGCATATGGACCAACATCAGCACCGGGATTTTCGTAAGTAGAGAATGTTCCTTGTGCTAGAGGACTTTTAAGATTTGACTTCGTTATCTTATCTACAATTTGAATATCATCAACAGCGGCAGTACTAATAAACAGTTCGTCTGGGTCTGCCTTAACTTGGAAAAGATCGCCGAACACACTACCCGCTTTCCTAGGCACAATAACAATACTGCCAATAGCGTTACCTACTTGCTGGTGTATAAAGCTACTTAACTCTGTAAAATAAAATGTGTCGCCGAATTCCCAATTGCTAATATCAAAATATGCATTGATAGAACTGATTACTTTGGATTTAATCTCGTTATCACTTAATGTAGATCCTGCTAATCTAACAACTTTAAATGTTGCTTGCAATTCAGACGCGGCATCGTCGCCGAACAACAGTTTAAATCTTCCGCTTCTAAATATTAACTGATCACTTGCCGCTTTAATATCTTCTAGATTTTGAAATTCTGTTGCAAGTTGTGTCGTTGTAGGTTCAGTTGGCCATGGAGTCCCAGGAACGTTTAGGTAAGTTAAAACTTCATTATAATAAGTTTCTGTTAATACAAACAGTTCTTGTACATTACTGATACTAGGATCTATTCTAACACTGTTGTCTACATTGTGCTGCCATTTGAAATACACATCCTCGAGGTTACTGCTAAGAGTATTTTGTGTAAAACTTTTTCCTATTTTTGCAGTATGCGAAGAACTACCATAATGCTTGACCACATTTAAATTTGTACTACTGTAAGACAATTGGAATACTTTTCCAGAAGCTGCCGAGTATACTTTTTTGTTATGCATTCGACCAACTTGATTATCAAACTGTGCGACAACTGTGTCGTCCTTTACAAGGAAATATTCGTAATTATCTACATCGTATACCGTGCCAAAATCTGTCGTTGCGTCACCAGTTGACGTACCTGCAATTTTTGTAAATAGTGAATTAAAGTTAATACTATTTTCTCTTCGTAAATCTAAAATATTATCTTTTACAGGACGAGTAATAGTATAACCATCGAACGTAGGCACGTCTTCAAATAAGACTAGATCATTTGGGCCAACAAACTCATTGAACTGTGTCGGGCGATCTGGGCTATCGTCACCAGTACTGTTATATGGTGTTACTTGTATTTTTCTTGGATCTGTATAACCATCGGCATACCTAAAGTTACCAACTGCACTCCAAATGATTGGAGCATCGAGCTTTTCTTTATTAGTTAAATATGTTATTATAACAGTATCCTTGCTTGCTACTCCGCTGCTGTCAAGGGCAAAATGTCTGTTAGTTCTAAAGTCATTGACATTGATCGTACCTGTTTGTGCGGACACGTTAACATCTGTTAGTGTTATATGTCCGTTAGCAGATCCATTAGCGGCAGCATAAAAAACGTTTCCTTCGTATTTGTATTCAATCTCGCCATTGTTATTCAATATATTGATACCAAACGTGGTATTAGTAAAATTAACATTTAAGTTTTTAGGAATACTGTGTACTACACCAGTATTATTTGCTATGATAACATTTGTATTACTGTTGATATCGCCTGTGTCGAAATCTGTACCTAGAGATATTGTAGCATTTTGCACAAACGTATTTGTACTGCTATCGCCGCCTTTAAAAAGCCCGAAGTTAGAATGCACATCTACTGTTACTTGGTCAAATGTTGTCGCTCTATTCTTCAATGGTAAGTTGTCAAATCCTTGTCCTACATCAATACTATACCATGAGTCGCCTGAACCGTTTTGAGTGGTGTCTCTCCACTCAAATGTTTCGTCGGAAGAATCGCGAGTATTAAGTGTGGATAGTTCTACCGTGTCGTATTTTGCTAAACCGGTAAAACTGTCTACCACTCTGTTTTGATTTATGTTATAAAATCTCACTTTCTCGTAACTTTCGAAAATATATCTAATTCCTCTAATTTCTACTTCGTAAAGATAACTTAATGCGTCTACAGGAACATAGGAGAATTTTAATAACCATGTTTTGTCTCGATTGTTGCCTGACTTGTCCTCTGCTGTACCAGAGTCAAACGGGTCATCTACATTTATGTCGTTATTTGTTATTACATAGAAATAATTACTGCTAGAATTATAGCCTACGCCAAACGTTTCCTTAGCCTTAATGCGATCGCTAATAGCTTGGGCTTCTGCTTCAAAGAATAGTTTTCTCAATGTTGCAATAACTTCTGTGCCTAGCCATCCTGTATCTACTGATTCACTAAGTGTAAAAGGACCAATAATATTCGAACTTTTACTAATGCGTCTACCGTTATCTCTGATGCTAATTATCTTAACCCATTTAAAGTTTGTTGCGTCAGTAGGATCAACGAATTTTATAAGGTTGCCTGCTTGTATAACTTTTAGTGTAGGATTAGTATTATTAACATCTGAAATAGTGCCGCCTTGTGTAATAGTTTCAGTCATGTACCCCGTCTCGCTGGAAGGAGTCTTAGGTAATGTTTGCCACGTTACGTTGAACAATGCTAGATTAAATCTGTTTGGTTCTTTAGCCATCCAGTCAGATCTGAAGGTCGAATAAACAAAATCGTTCAACTCTAGCGTTCTTAGGAAGTTAGGGAAAATCTTTTCTATTTGTTCCTGTGCTGTATTGTTTTTATCTATCACAAAATCTTTACTAATTGTGACGTCTTCCTTGTATAAAAGTCCGTCATCAGCCACTACAGATGTTGTCTGAAAAGTTGATGTAGGATCAGTGATATCTATAAATCGACTGTGTCCTGCATGTGTTTTGTTTGTTACTTTAATTTTAGCAATGTTTATATTCTTTGCTTGTGGTAATACTTGGTAGTCTTGAGCAGACACCATTCTGTCTTGTGCGTAGAATGCTTGTGGGGCACGTTCTTTTATTCCTGCTATTGTTTCCTTTGGCAGGCTGTTATTAACTGACTCAGCTAGTCGCATAGTTACAGATAAAACAAACTGTTCGCCACGCTCATTTATGTACGGTATATTTGTAATTACATTTCCTATATCATCAGGATTTATAATATATCGCTGACTATCACTAACCCTATAGTGAAACCTGTAATTTCCCACAGGTACACTTGCAAAGTTACCGTCTGCAAACTGTAATCTAATTCCGCCTGGACCTAAGTTCTGCACGGCATATAATAAAGAGCTGTCCTTTGCAAGTGTATTAAACTGCAATGTTTGCCCTACTGTATTTGGTATTCGTTCCCATTTGGCATTTGGTAATCCAGTTACCTCACTGAGTTGTTGTAGATATACATCAGTCTCATTTATATTATCAGTTGTTATATCTTGGAAACGATTTTCTACAGGAACATCAAACACAAAATCCTGTGTCTGTAATATCCCTTGTTTAAACATAAAAAAGAAGCCATTATTTTTACTAGATAATCCCAAGCCATCATTCCTGTGGATTATTCCAAATCTGTTTGTGGGATCTGGATGCTTTTCATAAATTTTATCGTTGTCTTCAAAATCTGCGTTGACTAGTTCGAAATCTTTTTGCACTCCGTTTATTTGCGATTTAAACTTATGTGCAATGGGCGAGGACACTGGAGTATTAATTTCATATAAGTCCGTAACAATACTGTTAATACTACCAGTCTTAACAGGCTTACTGAATCTGTTGACATTGCCGAATGCACTGTTCATTATAGTTACAAATTGCTCATATGCTTGAGGGTTGTTAGCATCGTTCCATGTAATTGTTTTGTTACCAAGCGGATTGTTTGCGCCGTCAACTAGCGGCTCTGTTGTACTAATACTTGTGACTTTCAGTAGACCGCTTGCAGCTATATTTCTTTTTGGATTGTACCCTAACTGCCTAGCTAATTTGTAAACACTGTCTTGTCTTTCTGCAGTTTCTAGGAAGTTTTCACGGGTGTTAATATCCATTCTAAATGCAATACTTTGACCTAGATATGCAAGCAATTCTATAATTGCAATAAATTCCGAACTTTCAATATAGTCATTGAAGTTTTCTGGGAAGTTTGTTTTGATATAGGTTACCATTGCTGATCGAATAGTATCAAAATCGTATGCTTGTAAACTTACTTGGCTGTATGCTTTATACGCTACATCCCAATCTTCTGCCGCAAATAAGTTATTCTGTCTGCTATTAACTGCCATCTTAAACCTCTAGCTCTTCTTGGAAATATTCTACGTATAGACTGTCTGGGTCCAAAAACGGTAAAATTGTGAGCTGTACATCTGCTCTGATCGTGTGTTCTAACACGGATAAAAAAACATCGCCTAGCTCTACTCTAGGGTCTTTGGACACAATACGTTTAATTTCGTCTTCTACTTCTGCAACAACAAAATCGTCTAACGGATTCATGATCATGTCGTGAATAGTAGTTCCGTAATTAGGTCTCATTACACGCTCCCCTTTACGGGTCAACAGCTCGTTAACAATGTCTGTTTTAATAAGCTCTGCATCGGTCAGTGTATAGGGTGCTCTGACTTTACCTTTAGTACTAAACCCAGTGTAAATTCTATTTTGTTCCATACTAGTATTTATCCACGAGTGTTAAAACATGTTTTAATATGCATGATAAAACAGCCAAAAAAAGACTTGACTTTGTGCCTGTTTCCATACATAATAGTACAGTGTAGACAAACTTAATTTCTTTCATTCACTAATAAAAGGTTACACGAAATGAAACATGTCTTGCAACGATTTGACAGCATTATTGCAAAAATGCATAGAGTAAATGCTCAAATTGCTGAAGGGAACACAACGAACACTGGCTTCGGCCCGCGGTTCATTAAATTGATGCATCAATCAGGGAGACGTATAGAGTCTATCGGCATCTACGATTATCATACCAAAAAATATGTTCTTTTTGATATGGTTAATATGGTAGGTTCCAAGAACTTGCCTAAAGAATTAAAGCAAATGGACTCCATGCTTAATGTAAATGGATAATGCCTGCAACCTAGTATTCATACACGGTAGCGGACAAAGTTCTATAAGCTGGAATTTTTATAATGTTTTTTTGCCGGAGTATAGATCATTGCACATCGAATATGATGTGCGTGATGATATTTTTCTAGTAAAAAACAGAATACAAGACCAAATACTAAAGTTTGAATCTAATCAACCTATAACTATCATTGCGCACAGTTACGGATGTCTTATCTCTGCGTTATTAGTAGATTCTTTGCCTAATCTTAAATGCTTTATTGCATTAAGTCCCCCATGGGGCGGCAGTCAAACTGCACGGTGGCTTAGCAAAGCATTTAGGTCAAATTCGTTATTCAAAAATACAACACCTAACAGTGCTGTTTTAGAACAAATCAACAAAATAGAAACACATATACCCGTACATAATATAATCACAACGGGCGGGGCTAATCCACTAGCGGGACTAGGCGAGGAATCTGCTAATGATGGCATGGTAACTGTTAAAAGTCAAGAAAAGTGCCCTGGCACATTTCATAATCAACAGCACAAACGATTCGGTTTAAGTCACAGCGAGATTTTATTATCATTTGATGCAGTAGAACATATAGCACACATCCTAGAAGGAAAAAATCATGACAACTAACGTTGTAGAGGGATCGCACACACATTTAGAGAGTATGCGCAAAGAACTTGCTGATTTACTTAAAGCTAATAATGCATTAAGGGATCGAATTATTGCACTTGAAACAGCAGTAAGAGAAGAACAAGAAGCAAAATATCGTGCGTATGTTAGAATTGCAGATTTGACGAAATTAACTAATCAGGTGTAAAAGGAATAATCCTGCAACTGTACTTCTTTTAAAGCCCAGCTACTAGCCTGCATGAGCCATAGATTGTCTGTACCATCAGGTAGAACAAACAACCTTGCTTCAGCTTTTCGACGATAGCTCCATATAGGATCTATTATGCCGAGATTCGACACACTCCATCTTTGAATTTCTGTTGGTACAGCTGACATATTGCCGGATTGTATAGCACCTAAGACACCGGATCTTAACCAGTTACTGTATCCTATTCCATGACCGAAGCTGACTATAGACATGAAATGTTGGTTTGAAAGGCCCGGTGAACGTTTTAAACTTTTAGAGATATACTGTCTTGCATTGTTCAAGTCTGCTTCCAGTAATAATGTTCCTTGTTGCTCAGTCATTGTTCTATCTAACTCGTACATAGTGACTTGACGGCCGAGGTCTTGAACATCGCTTAGTTGCCAGCCGTTGCCTTCGGTGTTACGTGTTGCTCCCATAGCAGTAAGTTCTGAGTATCGGCGGTCTTTCACTAACCTACTTGCCTGGTCAACTGTCACCACACTACCTGTCGCTGTTCTAAACGGTAGCTCTGCAGTTGGCTTTACTACTATTGGCCCTGCATGCGTTTCTCCTGCAACATAACTTCCTGGGTTACCTTGTATCACTACATTTCTGTCTAGCTCTACTGGAGATAAAAAATGGTTTTTTCCAACAACATGGCCGACTAGTTGATTTGCCGGAGTGACATCTTGTTCTTCGCTGTTATCGAACCCTCTGTTACCCCAGTCTCGCATCTTACTCATAGCCTGTACCGGTGAGCCAACTGATGTTTTTACAGGAGTATTTACTATTATGCCTGATTGCATTTGTGCCGTTTGTGCCATTTTGTCGGCCATAGCTTGATTTGCAGGATCGCCTAATTCTGCAGCTGACTTTAATACAGTGGGCTTAATATTAAAACCTTGTGGCGGTTGTACAGGACCAAACAGCGCAGTAGTTCCTGTGGGTAGTGTCTGCCCGGGTGGCTGTAGGTTTGCTCTGCTGCCGTTTGGTAATTGATATGCAACTGGTTGTATCAGCCCCACAGTGTCACCTGGTCTTCCAACTTCTGGTTGTACAGGCGGTTGTGTATCACTTCCTATTGATTGTGGCTCTAAATTAGCTATTGCGGAATCATTATTACTGTCCTGGTCTATAGCCAAAGCATTTCCTTGCTTTTTAGTTTCTATAATATGTCCGTACCAAGGCTCTCTAGTAGTCAATTCAGTACATATAGAGACAAGTTGCGTAAGATCGCCAGGGCGTTGGCCGTCTGTAGGGAATGGGTTGGTTGAGCCTGACACAGCATCTTCGTCATATTCAAATTCAGGTACAGCATTTGGCGGCTCTTGAAACGCAAATGTTTCTAGAAAATCTACAGCATCAGGCATTGTTGCTTGTTCAGCTGACCCACCGTCATTCAAGTGAACCGTGGATCCTAATACATTGTTTCTGCCACCTGCTTGTGAATTTACGGCTCCGCCAGCTTTAAAATTCATTGATGCTGCTGATGTTATAAACGTGCTTTCACTGGAAGTTAAATTCATACTAACTGCGGTAGCCATTCTCATAGGCCCAGTTGCGTATAAATCTATCGGGCCTTCGTCCTGTACATCAACATTATAGCCGCCACCACCAGTTTTGTTGTTAATTATGCCACTAGACTGAATATTAATTTGTCCGTTTGTATCACCAGCAAGTGCCAGGTTACCAGCGTTAACATTGACAGCAACCTGCGCATCAATGTTAACGTTACTGTCTGACTTCAAATTAATATCGCCCCGGGCTCTTACTGTATATGTTTTGTCGGAATACAGATTTATGTCACCGGCCGCATTAATTTCTGCCCATGCTGTCCCTCGGTGATTTATAACATACAATAATTCGTGCGTGTCATCCATTAAGATTTGAGCGCCGCCGCCTGTGCGTAATCTAATATGTCTTTGGTCCAAGTTATCATCCATCACAAAACTATGACCGCCCATTCTATTAGTGCCGTCTACTTTTGCTGTCCCTGGAGATAATTTATCCGGACCAGGAGTTAATATACCAAAAACTTCGCTGGGAGATTCTCTACGTGCGCTGGATGTTGTTAGTCCTCTAATAGGATCTAAAATTAGTCCTTGGTTAAGTACAGGTAACGTTGTATTAGGGTGCAAAGGTCGTGTAGTGGTATAGCCATGGTTGGGATTATTTACCCGACGATTTATTTCCGCCGCTGGAGCTGGTATAGTCGCTCCGGGAACAGACGTGGCCGCATTGCCCGGGACCATAAATTGTAATTGGTCAGGAAATAAACAAGACACGATAATAGGAAATTTCTTTTTACCGTCTGCAAAAGCTACTAAAACAAAATTGCCTGGATCTGGTGGAACCATCCACATGCCGTAGCTCTTTTGTGTGTGGGAGAACTGATCTGTATTTTCTCCAATCTTTGCACTAGGCGTACTTCCTGCAAATGGACTCGTCCAGTATGCGTAGTAATAACCCGACGGATCGTCCCTATCTTTGCCGAGCATAGGAATATACACAGGAATCCTGCCGCTGTGTGTCGAGTCTTTCGGGCGTACAATGACTTCACCAATATAGATACCGAAGTCTAGATCTGCAGAACCTCGAAGTTTGTCCCGGGTATTTGTTTTTGAAAGCCTAGAACTGTTAGGTGTATATGACATTTAAGGTGTTGTCCCAGTTGGTGGTGTATATTTTGATAAACTCAGCGATGTTAATTTGGGAGACTTGTCCATGTCAACACTGAACATGCCTCCGGAAAAAGATACTGTGTAAGATATTATGGAATATATGCCGCTTATAAAATAGCTTGTTCCGACTCTTGCCATATATCCTGTGTTAAAATCTTCGTCTTCTACGTCCGGGTCAATAACACGCGGAGTTTGCATAGTAAACAAATAATAGTTATCTGACTTCTCTCTCACAATATACTCAGACGTGGACTCGTCTTCCATGTCTGCGGCTGGCAAATCGTTATTGTCCTTTTCTCCTGCCTTATAAGGCTTACCCAAATACCAAGGATCTCCCCGAATACCTAAATTTAAATCTATGAGGATGTCTGCATGGTTTGCATTATTATACATGTATCCAAATAAAGTAGCTTTATACGAGCCGTCTTCAGTACTTGCTCCTTGGTTTACTACATGTGTACCGTATTCTATGCTAGGTCTAGGATTTGTATCTGCTGGGTCTGTTGTTGCAGCCGTGGCTAACGCCTTCCATGCTGCTCTATTGTTTCCTGCTTGTACTACTTCGCCAATAACTGTGTCGGAACCTCCTAGGGTGTCGAGCAAATCTGCAGCATATGTAAATCCGCTTGGTTCAGGTTTATATGGAATTGCTCCGGGTGCCGTAGTTGATGATGTAGTCGAATTATCTGCAGGTGCTGTGTTATAAAATCCTAACGGGTCTTGGCCTCTGTTGTTAAGGTATACTACTTGTGCTGCAACTTGCTGTCGTCTGCTTTCGTCTGCTGCAACACTAGCAATCCATGCATTGTCTTTGCCCAAACGTTGTGCTAGTGGTCTTAAAGACGCACCGCCATTTTGTTCAATGTCGTTGGCTATTGCGTTAACCTGTTTTTTGTCTAATGCTGAACTTATTTCTGCGTTTTGTGTTGTCCCTGACGAATCATGGTTACTTTTAATATCGGGTGTTATAGGGTTAGCGTTAGTACTGACACTACCCATACTTCCGCCGGACGGGGCCATTAATAATTGTGCATTTTTGTATTTAATGTCTACTTTTAATATCTGATCATTCAGTCCTGTAAACAAATAATGGTATGCTTTTTTAACACCAATTTCTTTAATACGAGTTTGCACGGCTGTTTCGTCTAAGTCAAACTCCTTTTGGCTAACGGCATTCTTTTCATCTGCTGTTTTGTATATAACAGGTTTCCATGTAACTGTTTTGGAATATTTGTTTCTTCGGGAATCGTATTCACCATATTCCACAGAGCTTTCCAAGCTGTACCACATAGTGAATGTCTCATTTAGATTCAGTCCAGACTCGTCGATTTGCGGATCTTCGAATACTTTCTTCCGAGATGCTTTATCTAAGAAACTATTACTCATTGCAAATATTGTTGTGAATATCTGCTGCATGGTTGTTTTTTCAGTAAAGTTAACAGTAGTAATTCCTGAAAACGATTTGTCAGCTGTGATGCCTCCGTCCAAACTCGTAGGATCGTCTTCTAATAATTTTTCAAATTCTTCTCTAGTAGTTACACCCGCCTGCTCTGCGTTAAGTAACCTATTAATTTGTTCAGCATTTTCTTTTGCTTGGTACGCTAACGACATGTCGCCTAACTTTGTTTCTACATCTGTCATGTCAAATTTAATTACATCATGATTTTCTTCTTCGTGTAGATTGTCATCTCTGTATTGCGCAAGTTTAGATTCTAGATCCGTTACATACTCTAATATTGTTTTCCCTCTTAAAGACATATCTTTAGGGATTTTAAAATATTCGTCTGTATGGGAATTTGTTGATCCAACACTACAACCGAAATCATAACGGCTGCCGACATCATCTATAGCTATTTCGACAGTGTTTACTTGCAATTGGTAAACAAACGGCCCAGCGGCTGTGACTGGTACGCCCTTAGTGTCCGGATCATCTATACTTGATTCGTAGCCTTGAAAAACAATTTCTAAAAATAAGGGGACATCTGCGTATAAATTATGTCCTGTTGTAACACGAGCAGACATTATCTGATCTAACAAATCTGCTGCGCTTGGTTGTATCAACGTAAAATCTGCTCTAACACTTGTGCCTAGACCTCGTTGATTCATAACAAAATTCATAGAAAGGTCATCTATCTGAACACCCGTAACACTAGTTTGGGCTATCACAACTGTCTCATTTGGCGGGGCTTTCTTTTCACCATTTTTCCAGTACTGGAAAGGTATCATATAAAGTTTAAGATTGTAGCTTACGTTGTCGAATTCATCTAATATATTAGGAGCAACGTTGCCACCAAGTATAGGATCGAAGTAGTTGCTGTCGTTTGCTGTTGTCATGTGTTACCTGATCACTGTGTTAATTGTTTGTTGTGTGGGTAAAAATATTGTTTTACCTGCTGTAAAATCCTCTAACGGGTCTATAAGTAAATCTGGGTTTCTCAAAGCAAATACCCACCACAGTTGTACACTGCCATAAAGTTTAGATGCTAGTAAATCCGGTCTGTTTTCATATCTTGCTTCTATTTCGTAAACAGTATCTCCCATACTCTTAGGTATCTTGGGCAGATTATTTACGTCTAGATACAACCCACGCAGTTTTGCATTCTTTAAAAAGCTCTGATCGGAGTGTATATTAGCCACTGTTAAATAAATCCTCTATTGTAGTCCTTTCCGCTTGTAAATGCGTCTAGGTCAAAGCGTTTCCTTAGCTTCTTATATGTATATTGAGGGGCCATGTCTATCATAATTTCTGTTTCAGTTGGCATGTATGTAGTAGTCTTTTTGGCGCCTGAGCCGACTTCGACTGGCACATAATCCACGCTGTCTGGTAAATTAAAACTATAGCTTCTTATAATTACAGGAACTTTATTAAATCCAAACTGTCCCAAATATTCAAATAACATTACTGGAGGTGGTGTGCCGTAGTTACCAGCTTCAACTGCACTGTCGCCATAGTATGACTTAGTTACACTACGCAGGAAGTGGAATACTGCTAACAAATATTGCGCTTCTTCTTGCGTATTAGCAGTCCATTTTCCCTGTACAGGAATAACAGCTGGTTTAGAATTTAAGTAAGTGTAAAACGGATAATTAGACCCGTGTTGAGCAGCTTCGTTATAGTCTACTGAACTCTGTAAGAACAAGTTAGGTGTATAAGGAAACACTATACCGCCCCTATCTTTTAACGGCTGTAGTATACTTCCGTTACCAGACGACATACCGTAAGCAAAGTCTTCGCCGCCTCTCTTCGGGCGTATCCGAGCTCGCCAGTCCACCTTGGGTGCTGGCACTGTATCTTGCAAATCTATAAATTTTCCGCCTGCTGTAGTCATAATTACTCTCCTAAAAGTATTTATCTGAATAAATAAAAACATACTTTAATTCTCAAGTATGCAAAAAATTTATTGACTATTCATGTAAATTTGTGTATACTAGTGTGCGATATAAACGAATCATAGTTTTGAGGAGAACAAATGAGCCAACCAAGAAGAGTAAATTATCTTAATAACAAAGATATTCTTAAAGAAATCCATAAAAGTAAACTTACATACTGCTATGTGCAGGATGAAATGTTTGCAAATCAAGACATCATTGTCAATAGTCTCGAAGAAATCGACGCTGACACTATTGCAACTGCTAAGAAAAATAAAGCAAGCAAATTAGCAACAGAACGCTATCAAGCAGCTATTGCCGCAGGTGGCTGGGAAAAAAATAAGAAGCCTAAGCAAAAAGATTTTGCTATAAATCCGGATGATTTCCCAACAAGTGAAATTGTTTTTCGGGTAATGACATTTGATCACATACCGGATGCACCGGGGCGTAAAAAAACAACTAAAACCGTTGCTGACACAAAAGCAAAAGTGAACTTTCCACCATGGAAACACTATGTTTTAAATGACTCAGGTATTAATCCTAATGAAGTTGCTCGATCTCACTGGAAAGGTAGTTTAAGCAACGGAATGTTTAGTGTTGACCATGGAAAAATTACTAACGAATTAGGAAGAATGTTCATGAAACTTGTTGAACGTTATAGTCAGCGTGGTAACTGGCGAGGCTATACGTATGTAGACGAGATGAGAGGGCAAGCATTAGTGCAATTATCTCAAATTGGTTTGCAGTTTAATGAAGCTAAATCCGACAACCCGTTTGCATATTACACTGCAACTGTGAACAACAGTTTCACAAGGGTACTAAACTTAGAAAAGCGTAATCAAACAATTCGAGATGACATCTTAATTGAACAAGGACACCTGCCCAGCTATAGCAGACAGTTAGCACACGAAGAGTCTGTTAAAAATTTACGGACGGTTGCTGAAGCTGCACTAGAATCTCCTACTGAGGAATAAACAAATGGCTAATCTTTTTGAGAAGGCTGCGTGTTTCACAGATATTCACTACGGCTTAAAACAAAATAGCAAACAGCATTTGATCGATTGTGAGAACTATATTACTTGGTTTCTAGCTGAGGCAAAAGCCCGTGATTGTGAAACATGCTTTTTTCTAGGAGACTGGCATCACCATAGAGCAAGCATCAATATTGCAACTATGAATGCAACTATCAAGGACTTAAAGCGTCTCAACGATGCGTTTAAGAAAGTATATTTCATAACAGGTAATCATGATCTTTATTATAGAGAAAAGCGTGATCTGAATAGTATCGAATTTGCAAGAGACTTGTCAAATTTTGTTATGGTGGATGAATGGTTTGTTAAAGACGGTGTAGCAATAATTCCATGGTTAGTGGGAGACGAGCATAAGAAATTAAACAAACTAGATTGCAAATACATGTTTGGTCACTTCGAATTACCTTACTTTAAGATGAATGCAATGGTGGAAATGCCAGATCATGGTGGAGTAAAGGCATCTGATCTAGGTAATCCCGACTATGTTTTTAGTGGACATTTTCATAAACGCCAATACAAAGGTAATATACATTACATAGGAAATGCATTCCCACACAATTATTCAGATGTAGCGGACACTGACCGAGGTGCTATGTTTTTGGAGTGGGGAGGTGAGCCACAATATGTAAATTGGGATCAGTGTCCTAAGTATATTATGCTAGGTCTTCGAGAATTATTAGAAGATCCTGAACGCTGGCTGGAAGAACAGACACATGCAAGAATAAAAATTGATGTGAATATTAGTTATGAAGAAGCTAACTTTATTAGGGAAACTTTCCATGAGAAATATAAAGTTAGGGACTTACAACTACTGCCTGTTAAGGAAGAAGAGGAAGCGTTCGAGGGGTCTGAAATAACATTCGAAAGTGTTGACCAGATTGTTATTAGTCAACTAGAAACTATAGAGAGTAACACAATTAACAATAAAAAATTAATAGAACTGTATAGGGAAATTGACGTTTAATATGTTAAAGATTAAAAATGTAAGTGCAAAAAACTTTATGAGTGTGGGGAATAATCTCCAAGCTGTGAACTTCGATGCTAATCAATTAACATTGGTACTAGGCAATAATTTAGACTTAGGCGGTGATGGCAGTAGAAACGGTACTGGCAAAACTACTATTATTAATGCCCTCAGTTACGCAATGTACGGAGAAGCCCTAACAAATATTCGACGTGACAACCTTATCAACAAGACTAATGGTAAAGGCATGATCACTACTGTAGATTTTGAGATTAATGGCACCGATTATCGCATTGAGCGGGGTCGTCGGCCAAACGTTTTAAAATTCTTTGTGGATGGTATTGAAAGCAAGGACGACGAGCAGCAAGGCGATAGCAGAGAGACACAGCGAGATATAGAAAAAGTCATCGGCTTTCCGCATAATATGTTTAAACACTTAATTGCTTTAAACACGTACACTGATCCATTTCTGTCCATGAAAACTAATGATCAAAAAGAAATGATTGAGCAGTTGTTAGGTATTACTGAGATTAGTCTCAAAGCTGAAGTTTTGAAAGAGCGACTAAAAGAAACTAAAGATCAGATGAAAGAAGAAGAAATGCGCATAAAGGCAGTATCAGATTCTAATAGTCGAATTGAAAAAAATGTAAAAGAGATAGAAACCAGAAGTGCTGCATGGGGAAAGAGCTTTACAGATAAACTCACACAAATGTCCACAGCATTGACAACATTGTCTGCATTAGATGTAGATGATGAAATTGAACGACACAAGTGCATGTCTGATGCAAAAGATTTGCAAATGCAATGGGATACTCTAAACAAAGAGTCTAAAACATTAACCAATAGTTGTAATCGTAGTGAAACAAGAATCTCAGATTTAAAAAGCAATATAGAAGATGCTGAAGCAGGTGTGTGCCCTGCGTGTGGACAAGACACCGCACATTTAAGTACGCATGCTGAGTATAAAACTGAATTACAAGAAAAGTTGGATTCTGAAATATCGCATCACACAGAACAATATAACAAATTAAAAGAAGTTGCTATTGCACTTAACACCATAACAGTGCCGGAGTGCGATAAGACATTTTATCCAACTATCGAAGAAGCATACGAGCACAAACATAACTTAGAATCTTTGACGACACAGCTCGAAGAAAAACGTCTAGAAAAAAATCCGTATGTAGAACAAATAGAAGTTCTGAGAGAAACTGGATTTGAAGAAGTTGACTACGAAACAATGAATTCGCTAGATTCGTTAAGAGAGCACCAAGAGTTTTTGCACAAGTTATTAACTAGCAAGGACAGTTTTATTCGTAAAAAGATCATTGATCAAAACTTGCAGTATCTCAACTATAGATTAAGTTACTACTTAGATAAGTTAGGCTTGCCCCACGAAGTTAAATTTAATAACGATCTGTCTGTTGATATAACAGAGTACGGTAGAGATTTAGACTTTGACAATTTGAGTAGGGGTGAGAGAAACCGTTTAATACTAGGCATGAGTTGGGCATTCAGAGATATTTACGAAAGTTTAAATCAGCCCATGAACTTGATGTGTATCGACGAGCTTGTAGATAGTGGTATGGACACGACTGGTGTAGAAAACGCACTTGCTGTTCTGAAGAAGATGGGTAGAGAGTCAAACAAAAACGTTTTCTTAATTAGCCACAAAGAAGAATTACAAGGTCGAGTTAACAATGTCCTGTATGTTATTAAAGAAGGCGGATTTACCAGCTACAGTAACGATATTGAAATAGTAGGAACATGATACTAGACTTACACCTTGGAGAAAATGCCGACTTAACGCTGACTTACAAATTATACGATAATTCAGTAAGTCGGCTTTTTTACGAACGTATGTCGACACAAGAAAATCGAGTAGTGAGTAGGACACAGTTTTATAATTTTGACGAGACTAAAGAATCTGTTGAAGAAGAATTATTACGTATCAGTCAGCAATTACAACAATTGGGACTTATTGCAGATACTGGTCAGGAAAATTTAAACATGTTGCACGAAAATTTTCCAAGGTTGCACGACGAGCATACCGGAGAAGTCCGGGAACTGTTAAGAATGTTTAACTACAATATTCATCACTTAGAAGATATTAGCCGCGGCTATAACGGTAAACGATTTTTATTTGCATGCGAGGATGAGGGTGTTGATCTACCGGAAGAAGCATACACTATGTTTACCCCTCAAAAAAAGTTCGGCACTTTATACATGAACTATCCGCATGTTGGCAAACACTTTTTAGAATTATTCGGTGACAGAGACATCGATATTCCAGCAGAACAAATACAACTAACAAACAAAATGTGCAACACTGTTTACTGTTGGCTTGGCGATGACAAGTTCACTAACCAGCATGATCTCGATAACTTGATGATCAGCATGTTTATGTTTTACAGAGATATACAACACAAGATACCGTTTGAATGGCGTGACCCTAGACTTGCAATAGGTTACTTGCCACTAGGCGAACTGCTCGACCACGATGTGGACATAAGTACCATTACAGAAAACAAATATATACACAGTTGGTCTTGTCGATGAGTGAGTGGACATATAACGGTAAAACAGTAGATACACTTCCGGAAGATTGTGAAGCATTCGTATACTTAATCACAAATAATGTCAACGATATGAAATATGTTGGCAAGAAACTAGCAAAGTTCAAAACAACCAAGCCTCCCTTAAAAGGAAAGAAGAACAAACGCCGTGGCACTAAAGAAAGTGACTGGCGTACTTACTGGGGCAGTTCAGATCATCTGCAGGAAGATGTACTAAAGTTGGGCGAAGAAAACTTTACTCGCGAAATTTTGTACTACTGCCCTAGTAGAGGAGTTGCTAGTTATCTAGAAGCAAAGGAACAATTTGACCGCAAAGTCCTCTTGACAGACGAGTATTATAACGGTATAATTAACGTCAGAGTAGGCGGTTCAAAAATACTAAAAGAATCATTAGACAACACATAATTATTAACACATGGCACACATGGCACACATGGCACTACACAGGTCCATACACCACCCCACCGAGGACAAAATCGGTTTCCTTGAGGCGCCTTAAATAGGCATCAGATCTGGAATGTATGGCGGTAAATGAGATACAGACACACGACAACAGTATTAGATGATACAGGCTCTGAGAAAAAGCAACCTGTGAAATTGTATAACTGAACTCTGCAAAGTTATATAGTTTTCCGTGAGTGCGAAAGCAGTGACGGTAGCGTAGGGGAGACAAGGCTCACCACTTCCCATTAATACGCCCGAGCTAGAGATGGCGAAGCTCATCATGATGACCAGCATGATAGAACCCTTCATATTTTTTCACCCGTGCAAGCGGGTGAATTATGGCTCCACTTTCATGATAACTTCTTTAGTTCTTATAAGAACTAAAAAAACATATCTTACAATTGAATGCATGAGTGCAACGATTGCATGAAAGCAGTAAGGTAAGACACGAAGTGTCTAGAACTTGTGTGTAATACTGTTCGAATTACAACTTAAATAGTACCATGACTGCTAGTTCTAGCCTAATTAATTTCGTAATCCTTTAGTTTTCAACAACTTACAATACCACAAAAACATTGACTTTTACCAGTTTTTCTGGTATAATGTGTGTATTGTTTAGTTAGGAGTACGCTTATGAAATGCCAGTATGCTAGGATCGACCACTACGGTCGATTGCTAGTTCCTATAAAGTTACTGGAAAAAATTGCTGCAGAGTGTTATGTGTGCGAAACCGAATACAAGGATGGTAATCATGTATTGTCAGACATTGAGCGCATAAGAAAAGTAGATTTGATGTCTGCAGAGGAAGTTGAAAACATGCTTATGTATAAAGAGTTGTCGGAGTAGACATGATAGAAATATTGCAGGAAGTGACTGATTGGGGTGATCAAAATATCGCTAACGGTATTTACCATGTGAATGGTGCAGGACAACTTGTTCAGCACAATGACACAGTGTTCAAGAACCCAATGAAGCAGTTCAGTAAATCACGCAGAAAGTTTAAGAAAATTGGTGAGCGTGAAGAAGAGTTAGCACCTGGCACTATCACAGTGCAAGGTTCAAACGGTAAAGTATACACTATCCAAGATGGTAAGTGTAGTTGCCCAGGATTTAAATTTAGAGGGAATTGTAAACATGTTGCATAGTAATAAACTAGCAGGCTCAGTAATTTTCACAACATTGACAGCGTGTGGCGGAGGAGGCTCAAGCAGTCCTACGGAACCAGTTGCGTTCTCACCTGCTCCAACAAGTACAAGTACGACAACTACAGTTGTTTCGACAAAAACAGATAATAGACATCACTTTGATACATTTTCTATTGATCGTACGCCAAAGACAGACGGGTATAGTGATATAATTACGCAGACATACTCTGTTACTGAACAAGTCACTGTTGGTCTGCCGACTGATACTGAAAACTACAGCATTGCAGATTATGGATTTTTCAACGTTGATGTGATTGGTATACAGCCTGGTTTTGATTACGCTGAAGAATCGCAGCCACCAGGCCCGTTTTGGCAAGGCAGCACAGTGCACCGTGCAGAAATTAATGGCGATGGCATTGAAGATTTTTTTGTGACCATAAACGTGGGACACGATAAAAATACTTTTAAACCCGGCGATTATGTGTTTGCATTTGTGAACGACGGAGCTGGTAACTTTATCCTGAGCAATGACATCTTTCCAGACGGTATTCCGTGCATGCGAGGTTCAGCTGAAGGATGTAACGACAGCGAGCACCTAAAAAGTGTAGTGGTTGCAGACTTCAACGGAGACGGGTTAGACGACTTTTACCAAGGCACTACTTTATTGCTCAGTGATAACGGTTATTTTTATGACAAGCGTGACACTAACTTACCTCTAGAGCATTTTGAGAAATTTTCTAGAGGAGAAAATAACGGAATGGGTTTTACCCATGATGCACATGCGTCAGACATCGACGGAGATGGCGACATTGATATTTTCATTCCGTTTGCAAGTCCTATGAAAGACGGCACACTACCAAATTGGACTGTGTTAGTTAATGACGGTACAGGTAATTTTTCTATAAACACAAATTTTCCTGAACAAGCAAGGAACTTGTTTGCCACAGCCGCTGTATCAGGAGATTTTGACAATGACGGCTATGGTGATATAGCCGTAGGCTGGTTTAATCCGGAAGAAGCAAAACAGTTTGGTTTTTCAGATCAGTCAGAAATAAGTGCAGGAACCATACTATGGAACGATGGCAACGGTAATTGGGGCACCAGGGACTGGACAGAGTTGCCTGATGGGTTTTACGGCAGTAATGGTAATGCTAACGATATACAAACTATTGATTTTAACAATGACGGCTTAATGGATATTGTGTTAGCTTCAACGAAACAACAACCGTACTACAACGGCAGAGCAGTACAGTTCTTTATGAACAACGGCGACGAAACATTTACTGACGTAACTGACACTGTGAGCCCAGGTAACGACAAGTATGTTAACGGACTTGATAATGGGTATTGGAATGGCGACGGTTTCCTAAACATTATAGATTTCGATGCCGATGGTGATATGGATATTGTTGACAGCTCACGTGGAACTTATGTGTTGCTAAACAACAATGGCGAGTTTGAATTGTATGATGATTTTCCTAGGTTCCATGAAAATAGTGCATTGTACCCTGTTAACATTAACAGTACAGGCACGTATGATTTTGTTGGATATGTAGAAAATATGGACAATACAACAGATACTTCTACACTAACTTATTTTCACGCAATTGACTTTTTCTAAGTTTTTACGCAATCCAGTCTGACGAATTGTCGCCACTTTTAGCTTTGTTGTATTTGTTAAGAGTGGCGACAAGGATCTCTCTTTCGATAGGTGACAGGTGCCATGCTTCTGAATAAGACACTGCACCTTCACTGTAAATAGCCAACTCTGCAACTTGTTTAGTGATCTGTTTTTGCTGTTCGTCGAGTTTACCTAAGTAGCTTGAAATCTCTTCAGGCTGAGCCGATCCTAGGAACCCGTGAAAAAATTTACAGGATCAAAGTTGATCGGAGCCTCGTACTGGTTTTCGCATTCTTCGTTACTACATGTTACAGCAACTTCTTGTTTGACACCTTTTTTGTTAATACTATTAACAAACTCTTCTATTTCTTTTCCTATATTTTTATCACAGTTTTCTAAAAACTCTTTAATTTCGTTTTTATCTGTTACAGATTGAACTTCACCTTCTGCATCTGAGTAGGTTACTGCTCTAACACTGTCGATAATCATTTCAAAATTTAAGTCTGCTAATTGGACAAAACTTTCGTTAAACGCTTTTAGTCTTTCTAAGTCGTCGTTCAACTCCGCAATACTCTGCATGCTCCTAGAACTTCTAAAACTAGCAATACCTGCTTTAATAGAGCTTTCATATGAAAACGGCAGTGCTTCGACACCCAATCCGTTTGCCATATCAAGTGTGTACGATTTGTTAAGTTCTTCCATAGTAAGCAATGCAGACTCTACACTTACTGTGATGTCTGTTACAGTTTCGCACTTAGGACATGTTGCAGCAACTGCAACCTCATCACCACCGCTTGCTCCTCTAATAGCAATAAGCAGTGCGTCTACATCAGCACTTAGCATGCGTTTAGGATGCTTGATTTCTGGCACACATGATTTAATTAAACTACTTACTGCTTCTCCGTTGAGTAATGCGTCAGGATTTTTAAGATGCAGTTCGTCTTTGGTAGTCATTGGGTAAATGGCTAACTCGCCAGATTCTGGCATAGTCATTATATCATCTGTATAAAACTTACCCCCACTAGGAATAGTTGTGTACATCTTTGGTGCTCTGAAATAAGCACTTAATGGATTATTATTTGCCATTTTATCTCCGATTTGTATTGACATAAGGTCAATTATAATAGTACTTATTTATCTGAGTAAAAACTAGTTTTAATAAAAAAAGGAACTGCTGAATAAAACTAGTTTTAAATCATATAGATAAATATTGATATGGCAGTTTCTTTTAATATAGACGGGCAAGCATATTCTTTTCCAGATTGGGCAACAGAAAGTACCCAAGATCAGATTAAAGATATACTTTCTGCTATGGCAAAACAAAGTGGTGTGAGCGATGCTACACTCAAAAAAATGCTTAAATCAACAGATGATTTAATTGATGCAAACAAAGATGAAAACAAGAAAGAAGAGAAACGTGCCGACGAACAGAAGAAGCGTGACGAAAAAGCGTTAAAGGCTTCTAACGAGCTTGGTCAAAACATGAAAGAGTTTTCTGAGGATCTAAATGATTTTGCAGATAACTTAGAAGCACCTACAGGATTTTTTGGAAGAGTCAGAGAAAATTTAGAATCTGACGGCGAGCAATTAGGCGCAGCAATGGGCCGAGCTGCAGAAATAACTTTAGGTGCAACAGCGTCGGTAGTTGGCTCTCTCGGCGTTGCAACAGGGTATGTATTCAGTCAGTTAAAAGGCGCAGGTGAGACAATAAACAGTCTTACACGAACAGGCGTAGGATTTAACGACACATTTGCAGATGTAGGTCTTACTACTACACAGGCTATTGGCAACCTGGGTGCATTAGGTGTTGGCTTTGCTGGAGCTGCAGAATTAATTAAAAATAGCAGTGCAGTAGTAGCAACACAAGGCTTCGGCCGATTTAATAACTCGATGAAATTTGCAGCAGATGTTTCCGAAGATTTAGGTATGAGCTTCGAAGACAGTATGGAAACTTTCGGAGACGCACTTGCTCGCAGACAAAAAATTGTTAATTTAGGTAACGTTGATCAAAATCGTGTGAACCAAACTATTCGCACAACAGTTAAATCTCAAATGGCATACGCCACAGCATTAGGTGCAAGTACAGAAGAACTACAAGCATTTGTTGACAGTTTAGTCAGAGACAATGGATTACTTACTGCATCATTATTGGGTATGAGCGACACTGTACGAAACGATGTGATTGCAGGTGTCGAGGTATTTGCTAGTGGTATGGCTGCTATGGGCGGCAAAGCAGGACAAGATATTGCATCAGCATTCTTAGAAGCTGGCTCAGCAGGAGCAATTGGATTAAGTGACGCCGCAACTGGCATAGTAACAGCATTGCCACAGATGCGTGGCCCAATGGAAGACTTTGCATCTGCGTTACAATCTGGTACATTAAGCCAAGACGATGCAAATGCTATGGTTCAAAATATGACCAAAGAACTTGGCAACTTGAGCGATGGCGAAAAACAACGAATACAATTATTAGCAAGAACAGGCGATGAGTCTGCTAAAATGATGGCTAATGCTATCGCACAGTTCGAACAAAGTGAAAGTAAACTAGATAAAATTAATGAAGCACTAGGCACCGGCTTTAACATGGATGCTGTGCAACAAGGCACAAATAATTTCAACAAGATAATGGCACAAGTAAGTGGAGGTGCACAAAACGCATTCTACTCTTTATTTGCAAACCCAGAGATACTCGGCGTTATTGAAGAAGCTATGGGCGAAATCATGGGAGCGTTTGGATTTGGTGTCGACAGTATGAGCGGATTAGCTCAAGAAGGCGGAAAAGAACTTGCCGACAAGTTTGTACCAATGTTAAAGAAAGCAGTGACATTTGTTACAGACATACTTAAACAATTTGCTGAGTATGTAGCACCGTTTTTCGCAGAAGACGGCGGCGGCTTAGGCGCACTATTTGCAGACATGTGGGACAGAGTAACAGATGCTGCAATGGGAATGTTAATCAAAGGAGTAGCAGGATTTGCTGTAGCATTATTTGGCTTCTCAGTAGCAAAAGAATTCGGTAAAAGTATATTAATGCCACAACTCACAAAATTTATGGGCGGCATATTTGATAAAGCATCTGGCGCTATGGGCGGCTTGGCATCTAAAGGCGCCAAAGGCGTAATGTCATCAGCCGCCACATTAGGCGAATCTCTAAAAGGCAAAGTCTCATCCGGGCCAGTTGGTGCTGTTACAGAAAAACTAAGCGGCACAAAAGTTGGTAAAATGGCGTCTGACAAATTAGGCGGCATTATGGATAAAGGCAAGGGCATGACTGATAAGTTGTCTGGGTCAATGACCGGCGGCGGCAAAAGCGGCGGCTTCTTATCTAAAATTGCAGACGCTGTTAAAGAGTTCGGTGATAATAAAGTAGTTAAAGGCGCTGCAAGTTTAGCACTACTAGGTGGAGCATTAGCTTTAACCGCAGTAGGATTAAAGACGTTTAATGATGTAGACTTTACGTCTATTGTGAAAGGCAGTGTAGTACTTTACGGACTTGTAGAATTAGCTAAACGAATCGGTAAAGCAAGTACTGACATGCTTAAAGGCGCAGCCGGCATTGCAATACTTGGAGCAAGTTTAATACCTGCTGCATACGGCTTAAAAATGTTCAACGAAGTAGATTTTGCAAGTTTAGCTAAAGGCGGAACAGCACTATTGGGACTTGTCGGTGTTGCTAAATTAATCGGAAACATGACAGGAACACTGTTAAAAGGTGCACTGGGCATTGCAGCACTAGGCGCTAGTATTATACCATTAGCATTTAGTCTTAACTTAATGAAAGATGTTGGTGCTGGTACAATCGGAGTCCTAGCTGCAAGTATGATAACGTTGGGATTAGCAGGCGCGGCAGTAGGTATGACACTGCCCTTAATGTTAGCAGGCTCAGTTGGCATCGCGGCACTAGGTGCTAGTATATTGCCATTAGCAGTCAGTCTTAATCTAATGAAAGGCATCGGTATGGAAACAATCGGTGTGTTAGCTGGTAGCATTATAACTTTAGGCGCTGCGGCAGCCGGATTAGGATTTGGGTTACCATTTATTCTTGCAGGAGCTGCGGCAATTGCTGCGTTAGGTGTAGCGTTAATGCCGTTTGCACTAGGCGCAACTCTAGCTGGTGCAGGCACAAAAGCCTTAGCCGCCGGCTTAAAAGATTTAGCAGATATTCCAGTCGGTGGTATTGCACTAAACTTATTAGGGTTAGGCACAGCGATGACATTAATGATACCGCTGATACCAGGCTTAGTATTAACTGGAGCCGCATTAGGCGCACTGGGTGTAGCACTAATACCATTCGGCGTTGGTGCAGCTCTAGCTGGAGTAGGCACACGATCATTAGCATCCGGTATGACTGAACTTAATACGGTGGATCTACCTAAGATAGCTGTCGGGTTGTTAGCACTAGGCGGAGCAATGACAGTTATGATACCGCTGATACCTGGTTTATTGTTAACAGGTACAGCGTTGGGTGTAGCAGGAGTCGCATTATTACCTTTTGCAATAGGTGCATCACTAGCTGCTGGTCCTACAACAGAGTTAGCATACGCACTATCGCTGCTTAATATGGTAGAGCCAGGACAACTTGTGTCATTGTCTGGCGGAATCTTAGCACTAAGCGGTGCGTTATCTGTAATGGGACTTGCACTACCGCTAGTAATGTTAGCTGGCATGGCGGCAGGACCAATCAAAGAACTTGCGGTTGCATTACTGCCACTGTCGATGGTAGACATGTATAATTTATTATTAGCAGGAGACGCATTAAAATCTCTTGGTTCAGGAATGAGCGCACTGAGCGGCGGCTCATTAATGAGCAGTGTTAAAGATGGTATCGGGTCACTGTTTGGCGCAGACAGTCCAATTGATAAACTTAAAGATTTTATAAAAAATCTATCAGACATTGATGTGCACCCTTTACTAGATGCAGCTTATGGGCTTGACAGTCTCGTTACATCAGGTGAACAATTACCTAGACTTGCTGTTACATTAGCTATTGTCGGCGACATGATAGAACCGTTCATTGACTCAATGGCTAAGTTGGCAAGAAGTCTAGGAAGAATTGGCGATAACCCATTTGCTCCTTTTGACACAATAGACACATATGCAACAAGTATGACAACATTTGCTACAAGTGCAGACCAGCTTACTAATGCACTGGACGCCATCGATGGTGAATATATGGGCGATCAGTTCCTCGCAATAGGTGACGGCATTCAATACATGGTCGAACAGATGGATCAGCTTAACATGGGTGATATGTTAAAACTCGGAGCCATGAAACTGTTCGGACCAAGCAAAGAAGAACAACAAGCAGATGCTGCCGCGGGGATTAAAACGAGAGCAAACAAAGACACAGCGCAAGAAAAATTATATGGCGGGCTCGGATTTGATGGCGACGGCGGATTAACAAGATTGTTAAAAGGGTTAAACCATATTGGTGGACAGGGTGTTAGAGAATCAGATATGTTTGTTGGCGCTCAAACTAATACTTATGCTCTAGCACAAGCTACTAATTTAGAGTCGTATGGTGTTAGCGTTGATAGAGAAGCAATTAAGGAAGGCGGCGAAGTAGGACAATCTGCTATAGCAGACATCACAAGACAGTTAGGGCTAATGATTGATGCTTATAAGATGCAAGAAAAAACAGGCATAGACCAGACTGCTGTGCCTCAAGTAGGCAGAGCTCCAGTACCAGAAACACCTGCTGAAGCGCCAGTGCAAACACCAGTCGCCCAAGCAACCGCTGTAGAAAATATGACACCTCCCGAGAAAGCCGGCGGCTTAACACAAGTAGAACTGTTACAAGAGTTAGTTAGACTACAAAGTGAAAATAACAGACTAGCTAAGAAGACCAAAGGTTCTATCGATAACATCGAAGTTTAACATATCAATAATTTTTAAATAATCCTGTAGTAGTGATAAATACACTGTATACGAAGGATAATTTATGGCAACTTGGCGGAAATATTTTAATAACACGAACGGCGCACTTCCAGCTGGAACTGTTTCCCAGCAGTATGACGGCTATAGTGCAGTACATGCTCGTTTTAGCAGTTGGCTACCTGAAGTATATGCTGGCTCTCCTAATCGTTTAATGCGCTATGTGCAATACGATCAGATGGACAACGACATGGAAGTAAATGCTGCATTAGATATTATTGCAGAGTTTTGCACACAAGATGACGATTACAGTGAATTGCCATTTGTACTAACGTTTAACGAAGACCCTTCCGAGAGTGAAGTTAAAATTTTAACAGCTAGTTTAGAAAATTGGTGTAAGTCTAACGACTTGCGTAGACGTGCATTTAAGTTTGTCAGAAGCACAGTCAAATATGGCGACCAATTTTTTATCAGAGATCCAGAAACGTTTAAATTATTCTGGGTCGATCCAGCGAATATCGAAAAAGTTGTTGTAAACGAAAGCAAAGGTAAAAAAATAGAGCAATACTATATTAAAAACCTAGAAGCAAACTTTGAACAATTAGCAGCAACAGAACCAGCACCCTTACATGCTAGACCATACGGCTCTCAAGGCGGGATGTTGTCTGGTGGTAATGTAGGCTCTTCTAGCAGTAATTTTAATTTGCAGAATGATCCTTCAGCAGGAGCTAGTACTGGAATACCAGTTAGTGCAGAGCATGTAGTACATATCAGTTTAACAGAAGGTATGGACCACAATTGGCCTTTTGGTATAAGTGTTTTAGAGCCAGTATTCAAAGTTTTTAAACAAAAAGAATTATTAGAAGACAGCATCATTATCTATCGTGTGCACAGAGCACCAGAAAGGCGTGTGTTTATGATTGACGTTGGTAATATGCCACCGCATAAAGCACAACAGTACTTGGAGCGTGTAAAATACGAAGTACAGCAAAAGCGTGTACCGAATAAAAACGGCGACGGCAAAAATGTTGCAGACGCATCATATAATCCAATGAGTATGTTAGAAGATTACTTCTTTGCACAAACAGCAGACGGTCGTGGTTCTAAAGTTGACACACTCCCAGGCGGCGACAACCTAGGTGAGATAGACGATTTACGATATTTTAATAATAAATTGTTACGAGGATTGAGAATACCTAGTAGTTACTTGCCTACTGGACCAGATGACGGCTCAGCTCAATATAATGACGGCAAAGTAGGTGTTGCATTTATACAAGAATTTAGATTTTCAAAGTATTGTGAACGATTACAGAAGCAAATTATTAGAAATCTAGACGAAGAATTTAAAAAGTTCTTAGAATGGAAGGGTGTTAGTATTGAACATAATACATTTAATGTAGAATTTACTAAACCCCAAAACTTTAGCAGTTATAGAGAACTGGACTTAGACACTCAGCGAGCACAATTGTTTGGAGCGTTGGAAGCAGTACCTTATTTAAGCCAACAGTTTAAGTTAAAGAAATATTTAGGTCTTACTGAAGAAGAAATGAAGGACAACGAATATTACTGGAAAATGGAAAACAAATATACTTCCGGAGATGCTACACCAGATAATTTAGGGCTAAGGAATGTAGGTATTTCACCTCAACCTACGCCTGATGTGGATTTAGATACACCAATACCGGACGAAGAGATACCGGATCCTATGCTAGGCGCAGACCCTTTAGCAGATCCAGCAGCCGGTACTGGGTTGCCACCCGAAGGAGGAGCTCTGTAATGAGACTAAATGAATTTTATGAACCAGAAGATGACCAATCAATATCTAAAGCGCCGGGAGATACTCGAAAGCCGATATTTACATTGGAAGCATTGAACAAATTGCGCAAATATCGCGAACTAAAGAAGTCAGAAAACATCGAACAGGCGAAATTTGCTGCTATTATGTATGCTAAATCAGCACAATCGGAAACCATATAAATGACCCAACAAAAACTGGCTGTTTGCGGATGTAGTTGGAGCACAAGAGACCCTGTTAGTCCTGGAATAGAGTTCGGTCAGTTAGTTGCAGATCATTATAATTTAGAATATAAGAATTTTGCCTTACCTGGCGTATCTAATTTTGTTATTGCGTTACAGATAGATCAAGCACTTCGAGAGTATAACCCAGACATATTTATAATTAATGCAACGACTGCAACTCGTGTTGAATTGCCTGTATTAAACGGCACACGATATAAGCATAAAGACTTATTAGCTAATTTAAACAAGTCTGTGCACAGTAATAGCATTGGCAGTATATTTGATGAGCAAATAGATTTAGATTTAGCAGACAATCCATTTTATAATGGAGCTGCTGAAGAATCGCTACATTTTTCGTTTAACGAACAGAACCACAGAGTGTTTAGAGACTATTTTTTGCATTTTTATGATGCAGATGTTGAAAAACATAAAGACTTTTATACACTACAGTGCGTCTTATATAAACTTAAAACGTTAAATAAGACAGTTATTTTTTCTCCCAATACATTTGAGTGGGCTGAAGCGTACGACACAAAACCTGATGTAACAAGCCAAGATTGCTTTGACCATAATAACAATCACCAATGGGATTTATCTCCAGAGGAGTTTGTAGTTGGTGGCATAGCAGAATATCTACAGGTTGACACAGACCGGTACGGCCCACAATTGACAGGTTCTCCCGGCAACGACATGAGTCATCATCTAAGCGGTGCAGCACATAGCGGATACGCTAAACAACTGATAGATCATATTGACAACTTTTCTATAATTTAGATAAATACTTTTATATACAATTATACACCTTCCACACATACTGAACAGCGTTGAAAAGCGGGGTTTTTTGCCTGTTTTTGGTATTTAATACACGATACATATAAGTAAAAGTACAGTATAACATCAGTACGTTTGATGCTATATAACAATTTTTTAAAAGGAGCTCAAAATGTCAGAACGCAGTAAACTAGAACAAGTTTTAGAATTCCTACTTGCAGAAGATAACGAGCGTGCCGAAGAGCTACTTCACGAATATGTCGTCGAAACCGCTCGTTCAGAGTACGAGCGTATCTTAGATGAAGATGAAGTAGTAGAATCTAAAGACGAAGACGAAGATGAAGATGAAGCAGTTGAAGAAGCTGTTGAATCAGACGAGGAAGAAGCAGTTGAGGAAAATTTCGCAGAAGTAAGTGAAATTATCGACGAAGCTGATCCAGAAGACGATATGATGGCAGACGTTGCAGACGACGAAGAAGGTGAAGAAGACGATCACCACGCAGACGTTGGCGGCGACGAAGCATTAGAAGATAAAGTCGACGAATTAGAAGACGAATTAGAAGACCTAAGAGCTGAATTTGAAAAGCTAATGGGCGACGGTGAGTCTGAAGACGGTGAAGAAGCAGAAATGGACATGGATATGGACATGGAAGCACCAGAAATGGAAGAAGAAAGCATCGAGTATGACTTAGACGAAGATGTTGTAGAAGAAGATGACGAAGATGACGTTGTAGAAGAAGCTACTAAGATGTCAGATTCAGTTGCAGAGCCAAAAGGCGGCGCAAGCGAAGGTGAATCACCATTCACTAAAGCACCAAAGCCAACTGCGGTACAAAACGGTAACTCAGGCCCAGTCAAAGCAAAAGACGGCGGTTTAGGTAACCAAGGCGCATCTGCAAAAGATCATACACCAACTGACAATATTAAAGTAGAGCCTAAAAAGGCTTAATTTTAAGTTATTAGGAGATTATAGTGCGTAAGTTATATGAATTCATGAGCCCTACTGCTAGTAAGATCGAATTACTAGAGTCTAAAGACGGTAAAGAATTATTTATGGCTGGATTATTCATTGAAGGGGATGTACAAAACCAAAACGGCAGAGTATACCCCAAGGATGAGATTCAACGTGCTGTTGAAAGCGTTAACAGTAGGCTTTCAGAAGGCGAAACTGTGATGGGAGAGTTAGATCACCCTGAAGAGTTGCAGATAAACTTAGATAGAGTCAGCCACATTATTACTGAAATGCATTGTGATGGCTCTAATGGGTTAGGTAAGTTGAAAATTATTGATACTCCAATGGGTAACATTGCGAGATCATTATTAAAAGGTGGCGCAAAATTAGGTGTAAGCAGCAGAGGAAGCGGTAATGTTAATGAATCAGGTCGTGTAAGCGATTTTGATATAATTACTGTGGATATTGTTGCTCAGCCAAGTGCCCCAAATGCATATCCAAAGACAATATACGAGTCTTTGTTTAACATGAAAGGTGGTAGCATGGTACATGCTATTGCTGAAGACTATACACACACCAAAAGTAGTGTAGCTGAAAAGCATTTAAGTAAACAGATCGTTAATTTTATTAACGAATTAAACAAGAGGTAGGAGACTACTATGGCAGTAAACTTTAAAGACCTTATCGAATCGAGCGAGCTTAATGAAGAAGCCCGTTCAAGTATTCTAGAGGCCTGGGAAAGTCGTCTTGCCGAAGCTCGTGAGGAACTTGCATCTGAACTACGTGAAGAATTTGCTCAACGTTATGAACATGACAAAGGACTTATTGTAGAAGCTGTAGATACATTTATCAAAGAAAGAGTTGAATCAGAGATGGTTGAACTTGCTGAAGATAAAAAAGCAGTTGCAGCAGAGAGAGTTACTTACAAAAAAGCTGTTAGTGAACACGCTAAAAAACTAGATAAGTTTGTAGCAGAACAACTTGCTAAAGAAGTCAAGGAATTACGTGACGAAAGAGCAGGTGTACAACAACATGTGTCAAAATTAGACGATTTTGTTGTTGAACAATTGTCAACAGAACTCAAAGAGTTCCATGAAGACAAGCAAGAACTTGTAGAGAAAAAAGTCAAAATGGTAGCAGAAGGCAAAAAACAACTTGCAGAAGCTAAAAAAGACTTTATTAAACGTGCAGCTGACAAAGTTGAAACTGTTGTTAACACTGTCGTTCGCGAGAATGTACAGCAGTTTAAAGACGACATCACAGCAGCAAGAGAAAACGATTTCGGTCGTAGAATTTTTGAAACATTTGCTAATGAATATCGCTCAAGTTATTTGAACGAAAGCTCAGAAGTGAAAGATTTAGAAAAATCTCTTTTTGCAATGAAAAAGGAACTTGCAGAAAGCAAGCAAGCAGTGGAAGACGCAATTTCCACTAGCAAGTTAGTAGAAAGCAAGCTAAGAGTATCAGAGGACAAGTATGACCGTAAGGAAACACTTGATACTTTGTTAAAGCCTTTAGCAAAAAGCAAAAGAGATATTATGGTAGATTTATTAGAAAGTGTAAAGACAAGCAACTTAGAGAAGCAATTCAATAAGTATCTCCCATCAGTACTTGATGGTGCAGCACCAATAGCAGATCGTAAGCCATTAAAAGAATCAGTGACATCAGAACACACTGGTAATAAAACAGTTCAGCCTTCCAGTGAAGATGTTGAACAGGAAGTGATTGAAATCAATCAACTCCGTAAATTAGCCGGACTTTCAAACAAATAATAGGAGTTTTAGAAATGTCAAATTTATTTGAAAGCAATTGGTCAGCTACAAAGGATGCCCTTCTTGAAGGTCTAAGTGGTTCTCGACAGAAAACCCTTGGCGTAGTCCTTGAAAATACTAAAAGACATCTTCAAGAATCTGCGACAGCAGGTGCATCACAGGCTGGCAACATTGCAACTTTAAACAAGGTAATGTTACCTTTAATCAGACGAGTAATGCCGTCTGTAATCGCTAACGAGCTAGTAGGCGTACAGCCTATGACTGGCCCAGTTGGTCAAATTCACACATTAAGAACACGTTATGCAGATACTGCAGCGGGTGTGAATGCAGGCGATGAGGCATTAAGCCCATTCGCTATTGCAAGTGCTTACTCAGGTCCATCTGCTACAGCATCATCGGAAGGTGTTGCTGGAAACAAGATGAGCATCCAAGTATTGAAGCAAACTGTTGAAGCTAAGACAAGACGTCTAAGCGCACGTTGGACTTTTGAAGCTGCACAAGATGCAGAAGCAATGCACGGTCTAGACGTTGAAGCAGAAATCATGCAAGCTCTTGCACAAGAGATTGTTGTTGAAATTGACCAAGAAATCATTGGTTCTTTACGTTCACTAGCAGGCGCTGGCGAAACGTTAGACTTCAACGGCATCAGCTCTGACTATACCCCAACATATGTTGGTGATCGTCACGCATTATTAGCAGTAGAAATCAACAGAGCAGCTAACAGAATCGCAGCAAGAACACGCCGCGGCGCTGGTAACTACATCGTTGTTTCTCCAGAAGCGTTAACTATCCTACAAAGTGCAAGCACATCTACATTTGCTCGTACTACAGAAGGTAGCTTCGAAGCTCCAACTAACACAAAACTTGCTGGTACATTAAACGGTACTATCAAAGTTTTCGTCGACAGCTATGCTGCAGACGGTACTAAGGTACTTGTTGGTTATAAGGGTTCAAGCGAAACTGACGCACCTGCATTCTATTGCCCATACATTCCATTAATGAGCACAGGCCCAGTAATGGATCCAAACACATTTGAGCCAGTAGTTAGCTTTATGACACGTTATGGTTATATCGAACTAACAAACACTGCTTCATCTTTGGGTAACGCAGCAGACTACGTTGATGCAATCACATTGCAAAACGTTGCATTCCAGTAAAATTTAATTTTACGGAAATAAGAGAGCACTGGTTTAGGCCAGTGCTTTTTTTTGGCTTTCGTATCAAAAAGATAAATACACATATTATATAAAGAAAGTACTTTATAATGCAGGCGGAATCATTTAATGAGCAATAAAACAAATTTAAATCCGGAAGGCAATTTAGTAGTCAAAGGCGGCATTACTGGAGAATCGTATTTAGATATCGTCAGTGATGTAGACATCGGCGGAAATGCAGACATTGGTGGAAATACGTCCATCGTTGGAAGCACAGATATTAGAGGCGATTTAGTTGTAGGCGGAACACTAGCAGTAGAAAGTACTGACTTAACTACTTTTGCAGGCGATGTAACCATAGACGGAAATTTAATTGCTAAAGGTGAGATTACATTTAGCAATACAACAATTAATGTTGTAGAAACTGTTAACAATTTTGACGGATATATACTTAACGCAGACAGCGACTCTTCCCTTGCATACTTCCAACTTAATTCAGACGTAAGTAATGTTCAATTAGAATACAATGAAAACACATTAACAGTTGGTTATGTTGGCACAACAGCAAATATTAATTTTAACGCACAGATCGTAAATGTTTCCAACAACATCACAGTAGGCGGAACTGCAGATATTACCGGTGCTACAGACATCGGCGGCACATTAGACGTTGGCGGCACATTAGACGTTATCGGAAACACTTCATTAACTAACACAGCAGTTGTTGGAGTAGTAGACATCACAGGTGATGTAGATGTTATCGGCACAGGCACGTTCTCCGGTGAACTAACTGTAAACAATAATGCTAGTATTGTAGGTGATTTAACTTTAAGTAATTCTACTATAGTACGTTTTGGCGGCGGCAATACATTAACTGAAGCAAACTATTTTGGAACAGCATCAACAGCAGATATCTGGAATACACCTAGAAACTTAACACTTAATTTAATCGGTGATGTTGCGGGTAGCGCAACATTTGTCGGAATAGACGGATCACAGAATCTCTCTGTAGATTTAAATACAACAGTCACGCCTGATAACGTTGCTCTTAGTGATGATACCACTGGCGATTATGTATCCACAATGTCGGATACTGCTAACGTACTTGTAACAAACAGTAATACATCAGCTGAAGGATCCGACATAAGTTTGGATTTAAGCGACTCAGGCGTTACAGCAAGAAGTTACGGAGTAGCAGATCAATTAGCACAGTTTAGTGTTGACGAAAAAGGTCGTATAACACAAGCCGCAAATGTTTCTATAGATATTATATCAGGACAAGTTAATGATTTTGTAACAGCAGTTAGATCAAATATTAGTAATTCTACAGGAATAGATTATGATTCTGCAACAGGTGTTGTAAGTATAAGCAATACTACTATTTCTGCAGGAACTTATAATTCTAATGTAAGCGAAGTTACAGAATTTGTAGTTAATGATCAAGGACAACTGACATCAGCAACTACAAATGCAATAGCAATAACTAGCAATCAAATCACAGATTTTAACGCAAACATAAGCAGTTATATCACTGACGGTGTATATGTTACAGAAGCTAATGGTGTTTTAGACATAACATCTAATGTAATTGCAAATGATAGAGACGCTACATTAGCAGGTGATTATACATTTACTGGCAATGTTAATTTAAGCGGGTCTACATTCCAAACACCTGCAAACGTTGCATTACTTGATACTGATCAAACGTTCAGTGCAGACAATATTTTTACAGCGAATGTAGATTTAAGTTCAGCTACAGTAATTGATCCTCGATTAGTAAGAACTGATACTCCTGCTACATTGACAAATGATTATGCATTTGTTGGCAACCTCGATCTAACAAGCACAATTGTAACAGCTACAACCCAAGCAAATGTAGACAACAGCGCAAAAGTCGCAACAACAGAATACGTCACAACTGCGATAGGCGATCTGATCGGCGGCGCCCCACAAGCATTAGATACATTAAGAGAAATATCTGACTCTCTGAACAATAATTCTACGTTATCCAACTCACTTGTTGCATCAATTGCAGCGGCAGAATCTAATGTTGTTACAGTAGGAAATGATAGAATTTCTAGTACTGGCAATATTTCCATGTCGGGCAACTTAGATTTAGGCACAAATTATATTAATAATTTGCAACCTCCTGTACAAAGCACAGATGCAGCAAACAAGGCTTATATAGATGCATCAAATGTCGACATGCAAACTTATGTTGATAATGCAAATGCAGAATTAAAAACGTATACCGACACTGAAAAGGTAGCTAAGTCGTTTAAGATTGGAGCATCGTATTCATTCCTATTAAGCACAAAGTTAGCAAATGGTTTAATTGTTGCTGCAACGGATACTACTAATTTAGCTAATCCTGCCACTGCAAATAATTCAGTAAGTTTCGATAATCTAGACGATGTCCAAAATCTATTTATTAATACAGAAAAATATATCGGACCATATGCTGTATTGCACCAGGGCGTACAAAATATAGGACAATCTAACCCAACAGCAGCAGATCAGTTGAGAGCAGGTAACCTCACTATGTCAGGTTCCTTATTGATGATACCTGGCAAGTCCATTGATCCTAATACACCACCGGAAAGAAGCGGCGTAGCTACACTAACTTCGTTGGGCAATATCATTCATGCAAAAAATAATAATATTACAGGACAGAATTTTCTTACAAACGTACCTACAGTATTCTATAAAGATGCTATTGGTCAAGTAGCAGGTCCAAATTCAGAATCAACGTTGACAATATTCGGATCAAACATATTTATTTCCGAAGGAGCAGTAGATACTAGGGAAATTTATACGGGTGCTGACACAAACGGCACAATGAATTCTGTAGTTGCATATAGTAATGTAGAACTTGGTGTACCTAGATCGCATGTTTTAGACCTGGGATCAAGTACGTTCTGGGTTGGCGACATAGAAAACATCGCCAACTATACTACAGTACTTGATCGAAGCACAGGTTCGACATATACTACAGGTCCACGACCTTTGGAAAGAATGACAGTAGACGGTGCAATTACTTTAGGCGATAGACATCTTCCTGGTGATTTAATAGTTAACGGTACTATTTTCTTTGATTCAGTAAATAATGTGTTTAAAGCAATCGAAGCAGACGGCATAACTGATCTAGTACAAAAAAGTTCAAACGCTACAATTGATTTAGGTAACGGAGCAGGAGATCATTCATCTGCAACAGTAGTAGGTAGCACATATTACTTGACACAAGTATCAGCTGGCACCGGTATGGAAATCACTAAAGATTCCGCAAATATACTAACATACACTGTTGATTCAGATCACGTCAAAGATACAGCACTGTCTAATATAAGTGTCATATCAGGCGCATTGGCATTTAACAGTACTACTGGTGTTATTACTGTGCCTACATCAACTAGTGATATTTCAGAAGGCACTAGCTTGTATTATACAGATGCTAGAGCACGTAATGCGATCAGTGCAAGCGGCGATTTAAGTTACGATAGTGCAACAGGCGTTATTAGTTATAGCAGAGGCCCAGGCGACATTACTGAAGTTACAGCAGGCGCTGGTTTAACAGGTGGTGGCACAAGCGGCGCAGTTTCTTTAGCTGTAAATACAGGCACAGGATTAGAAGTTGTTTCAGACCAAGTAAGAATTAGCTTAACAGGTGTTGCAGCGGCTAGTTACGGAACGAATGCAGCAACTATACCTAGATTTACAGTTAATGGACAAGGACAAATAACAAACGCAAACACTCAACCTATTGCAATAGTAGCAAGCCAGGTTACAGACATGTCTGAAGCTGTTGATGATAGGGTAAACAGTTTGTTAGTCGCTGGCGACAATGTGTCGATCACATACAACGACGGAGCAAATACATTAACTATTGATGCAGATTTATCAGGCGATATCACAGGAGTTAATGCTGGAGATGGTTTAACTGGCGGCGGAAGCACTGGCGATGTAACAGTAAGTATAGGCGCCGGCACAGGCATCCATGTAAACACAGATGATATTGCAGTTAACATGGGTGCATTTGACAGTGATGATTTAGCTGAAGGTTCGAGTAACCAGTACTATACTGATGCAAGAGCAGATGCTAGAATTGCAGCTGCTACTACTACAGATTTAACAGAAGGCACAAATTTATATTATACCGATGCTAGAGCAGATGCTAGAGCAGATTCTAGAATTTCAAATGTAATACTAGATTCAGATACATTTACTGGAGCAACCGCAACTAACATACCATCAGCAGAATCAACAAAAGCATACGTTGATAATGCGGTACTTGGCGTAGTTGGTGGATCGCTAGATTTAAGCAGTAAAGATACAGATGATTTAAGTGAAGGCACAAATTTATATTATACCGATGCTAGAGCAAGAGCAGCAATTAGTGCAAGTGGTGACTTAGCATATAACAGTACTACTGGCGTAATGAGCTTCACTGAAAGAACAGATGCAGAAGTTAGAGGACTAATTAGTGCAAGCGGCGACTTAAACTATAACAGTTCGACAGGTGTTATTAGTTATACTAGAGGCCCAGGTGATATTACTGGTGTCACAGCTGGCAACGGCTTAGTTGGCGGCGGCACAACTGGAACTGTGAAATTGGACATTGCTGGAGGCTACGGTATTGATGTACTCGGTAACAGCATCGAATTGTCTAACTCAGATGTCCGCGGACTGATTAGTGCAACAAGCACCGGAGATCATGGTTCTCTTACATACGATGCAACGTCTGGAGGCTTCACGTTTAACGGTGTAAACTCTAGTGATGTACGAAATTTATTCAGCGCAGCAGGTGACTTAACATATAACAGTGCTTCTGGTATATTTAGTGTTACAACATTCAAGACAGCAGATGCAAGATCTTCAATTAGCGTAAGTGACGCCGGCGGCCTAGGATCAATGAGCTATAGTAGCGGCACTGGTGTCATTAGCTATACAGGCCCTAGTGCAACAGATGTCAGAAGTGCTATTTCAGGCGGCGACGGCATCTCGTTTTCAGGAGGCAGTATATCAGTAGATCTAACTGACTCGGACACATTTGATACTACTAACACTGCTAGTAGGGCAGTAGTTAGAGATGCCTCAGGAAACTTCTCTGCAAATGTAATCACAGCAAACTCGTTTGACGGAGTTGCATCAAGTGCGAGATACGCTGACTTAGCGGAGAAATATGAAGCTGATGCAGACTACGAGCCTGGTACAGTAGTTATATTTGGCGGCGAAAAAGAAATAACAGTAACACAAGGTCCTGAATCCGCTAAAGTAGCAGGTGTTATATCAACAAATCCAGCATATATGATGAATGCAGATGCAGATGGTATATATGTTGCACTACGTGGACGAGTACCATGTAAGGTGATAGGCAAAGTCAAAAAAGGTGATGTGCTAGTAACAAGTAGTACACCTGGCTATGCGCAATCAAGTACACAGCCTCATTTTGTAGGCGCGGCATGTATAGTTGGAAAATCTCTTCAGAGCAAAGACACTGACGGTCCAGGCATTGTCGAAATAGTAGTATAACCTAGCATATTGGTAAGCAATACGATAAATACTCGTATTGCAGCTCTTTACGAGCCCGCAAAATGTATTTAGGGTAACCTAGATGACTATGTAACAGACGTGTGCATAGACTACATTATATAACGTAGACATAATAGGAATATAAAAATGGCCACAGCAATCCAATGGAGACGAGGTACCACCAACCAACACGCAAATTTTACGGGTTTGGTAGGTGAGATCACCGTCGATACAGATTTAGATACAGTCGTCGTTCACGACGGATCCACGCAAGGCGGACATAGACTTGCAAAATATAGCGAAGTAGTAGCAGCTGCAACAGGTGATATCACTGATGTTGTTGCAGGCTCCGGTCTTTCTGGCGGAAGCGTCAGCGGTTCAGCAACACTAGCTTTAGATTATGAAAATATGCAAGGTAACCTTATACCTTCAGCAGACAATGTTTTCAGCCTAGGTTCACCGACCAAGGTATGGAAAGACGTATATGTAGGTCCTGGATCTTTATACGTAAACGGACAAAAAGTACTTGAAGATAATTCAGGAACAATCCAATTTAGCGCAGACAATAACCAGAACATTAGTATTTTAACTACTGGTTCAGGTGATTTAGAATTGACGTCAGGCGGATCAATCCAATTGAAGTCAGACATAGCAGTAAGCGCAGGAAAGATTTTAAGTAGTGCAGGCGGTTTGAAGTTAGGTTCAAATGTCAACATGAACAGCAATCACATCAATAACCTCGATACTCCTGTTGACGACGGTGACGCAGCAAATAAATCATATGTTGATAGTTTAGTATCAGATGATTTTGAAGAAGGTTCAAGCAACTTGTATTACACTGATACTAGAGCACAAGCTGATGCAAACATTGCAATAGGTAACAACACAACAGATAACCTTGCAGAAGGCCCATCTAGCTTATATTATACTAATGCACGAGCTAACGCATCTATTGAAGATTATGTTAGTGGCGGCACAGGTATTGGGTTCTCATCAGGCGTAATTACTTCTACATTAGCACCGTTTGATACAGATAATCTTGCAGAAGGTTCGACTAATGAATACTTTACTGTTGCAAGAGCAGAATCCGCAATTGACGGTCACGTGACTGGCGGCGATGGTGTTAACTATGCAGGCGGCACAGTCAGTGTTGACGGCACAGTTGTTAGAACATCTGGCAATGAAGCAATTGGCGGCGAAAAGACGTTTAACGATGATGTAACAATCTCAGGTAACTTAACAGTTAGCGGCACAACAGTTACAGTTAACACTGAAACATTGTTCTTAGAAGATAACATCATTACTTTGAACTACGGTACTACTGGCTCACCAACACAAGATAGTGGTATCCAGGTAGACAGAGGCGATTCTGCAGATGTTTTCTTTAAGTATAGCGAAACATCAGACCAGTGGCAGTTTACTAACAACGGCGTAAATTACATTAGTCTTGCAGAAGATACTGATGGTCTAAGCGAAGGTTCAAGTAGCTTATACTTTACAGATGCAAGAGCAAGAGCAGCAATTAGCGCAGACGGTGATTTATCTTTCAACGCCTCATCAGGTGTTATGAGTTTCACAGAGCGCACAGATGCAGAAGTACGTGGCTTAATTAGTGCAGGCGGCGACTTGTCATACAACAGCACAACTGGTGTAATTAGTTTCACTAATGACGCAGGTGACATTGAAAGTGTTGTAGCAGGCGCTGGCTTAACTGGCGGCGGCATTACAGGCGATGTTACATTAAACGTTGTAGGCGGCACAGGTATTACTGTTTCAGCTGACGCAGTAGCAGTTGACATGAGTGACTTTGATGCAGATGATTTAGCTGAAGGTTCAACAAACTTGTATTACACAAATGCAAGAGCAGATGCTAGAATTGCAGCGGCTGATACAGATGATTTAAGCGAAGGTTCAACTAACCAATACTTTACTGTTGCAAGAGCAGATGCAAGAGCAGAAGCTGTACTTGCAGCGTCATCAACAGATGACCTTGCTGAAGGTACAAACTTGTACCACACAACTGCAAGAGCAAGATCAGCAATTAGCGCAACTGGCGATTTAGCATATAACAGCTCAACAGGCGCTCTAAGTTTCACAGAGCGTACAGATGCAGAAGTACGTGGCTTAATTAGTGCAAGTGGTGATATATCATACAACAGCACAACTGGTGTAATTAGTTTCACTAATGACGCAGGTGATATTGAGAGTGTTACGGCTAGTACTGGTTTGACTGGTGGCGGCACAAGCGGCGCAGTTTCATTAGCAGTTGATGCTACTTATATTAAAGGACTATTTAGTGCAAGTGGTGACTTATCATATGCTGACGGCGTGTTTAGTTTCACTAATGACGCAGGTGACATTGAAAGTGTTACAGCAGGTGCTGGTTTAACAGGTGGCGGCGCATCTGGCGCAGTTACAGTTAACGTAGGCGCAGGCAACGGTATTAGTGTTGCTGCAGATGCAGTAGCAGTTGATGACTCATATGTTAGAGGCTTAATTAGTGCAAGTGGTGATATATCATACAACAGCACAACTGGTGTAATTAGTTTCACTAATGACGCAGGTGATATTGAGAGTGTTAGTGTTACAGCAGGCGCTGGTTTAACTGGCGGTGGCAGCACTAGCAGTGGCGCAGCTGCGTTTACTCTTAACATTGGTGCTGGCACAGGTATTAATGTAGCGGCAGACAGCATCGCAGTTGACATGTCAGACTTTAACAGTGACAATTTAGGCGAAGGTTCAACAAACTTGTATTACACAAATGCAAGAGCAGATGCCAGAGTTACAGCAGGATTTGCTAGTAAGAGTACTAGTAACCTCGGCGAAGGTTCTAATTTGTACTACACTACTGCAAGAGTTAATGCTGCAATTGACGCTCGTGTAACGAATGGCTATGTAGACGCACTGAATGTAGATGCTGACACATTAGACGGTATTAATAGTAGCTCTTTCTTAAGAAGCGATGCTAACGATACCCACAGTGGCTCAATCACTCCAAATGCAAATAACTCACTTAACTTGGGAAGTTCTTCGTTGAAGTATGCAAACGTATACGCAACAACATTCCAAGGTCAAGCAACATCAGCAACATACGCTGACTTGGCAGAGAAATATGCAACTGATGAAGAACTAGAAGCAGGCACAGTAGTTTGCTTTGGTGGCGATGCTGAAGTTACAGCATGTGCACACGCTTCAGACCACAGAGTAGCAGGTGTTATATCAACAGATCCAGCTTATATGATGAATGCAGCAGGCGAAGGCCAATATGTTGCATTAACTGGACGAGTACCATGTAAGGTACTAGGTCCTGTACAGAAGGGCGATTTGATGGTAGCTTCAGGACACAAAGGCCATGCAATGGCTGATAACGAAGCAGGTCCAGGTAGAATAATTGGTAAAGCAATTGGTTCTAACGAAGACGGCGAAGGTGTTATTGAAGTTCTTGTTAACTTAATGTAAGAATTCCTACTACCTTAGGAACCGTGCAGTTACTTGCACACCAAAAGAGGGCTTCGGCCCTCTTTTTTTGGTTTCAGCACCGACGGAAAAAGTAGTGTTTCGTTGTTTTAAGATAAATATAAACGTAGGATAACACACTGAAAACATAATACACATACACTTACACCTATAAACAAAAAACACAAACAGGTGAGATGTACTATTGTGACAGAAATATTTGATTTAATCGCCCAAGTTGGCGCTCCCATAGCCGGCTCATTAGTAATGGGCTTCTTCATATTCCTTGTGATTCGACAAATTATGGAAGGTATTGTCGAACAAGTTAAAACGCTCACTATATTTTGCAAAGGCTTAGAAAACCGCGCCACGACTATGAGTAATGAAATGATGAAAATTGATTTATTAGTTAGTAGTGCACTAGAGTTAAAGCCTGATATCGAACGTATATCGCGAGCAGAAAATTTTGTGGAAGATGGCAAAATAGATGTGAGGAGAGACTAATGGCGAAAGCATGTAGATTTTTAGAGTACTCGATCATGCTGGATGAAGCAGGTTCAATTACTTTTGAGGAGTTGGAAGCAGATAAATTAGGTATTAAACCTGGAGAAGGATTTATGTCTTTTGTGGATCCAGTCACAAAAGAAGTAACACTTAGAAAAATTGATCTTACTAAGATCGAACACATTGAGATTTAAATGGAACAAGCAGGCATTGCACAATTAATAAGTGACTATGGATTTCCCATAGTAATGATGGTAGGGTTAGGATATTTTATATATTTTATCTGGAATTTTATTGGAGAACATATCGACCCAGCATTAGAAGAAATGCACATGGCATTAATTAAGGTCATAGACAAAACTCGTATGCTAGATCAAGATATGATACGCTTACAACAAAAAGTAAATGTTGTTTTAGAGTATAGGGCTAGGGATAAGCTCAAAGAGGAATTTCTAGAGAAATCTAGAAGAACGGAGAAAACAACTAATGACACACAATAATGAGATAGTGGAGTTAACACCGTATTCTTTTTCTAAAGATTTTATTTTAGTCTGTTCAATTGGGCTCAATATAGGATTTGGAATAGGTTTACTTCTACTATAATTGGGGATACAAATGACTAACAGAGATTGGGAAATGCTTAAAGCAGCTACCGGCCCGCACATATGGACTGGTAAGGATTTGTTTAAGGCATTTATTGTAGGACTAATAATCGGGTTGCTTGTGATGAGTCCGTTGGCTCTTGCAGATCAATTAACACACAGATTCAAATCACCGAGTTTTAATGGGATAGGCACCGGCGCACACTACCTGACGATTGAAAATCAGGAACGTTCTAGGCGAGAGCAAATCAAAGACGATATTGAATCTGCATTAAGAGACGCAGAACGTGAAGAAGAAAACTCGACATTAAATAAGTTTTTAAGAAACTTAGAAAGCAGAATTTACAGTCAAATATCACGACAGTTAGTAGATCAGATGTTCGGCAACGAGGAAGGCGCCGACTATGGCGTGTTTACTATTGAAGGAAATACAGTAACTTATGAAAGGATGCTAGGAGAAGATGGCATCGCTATCATACGTATGACTATTGTTGCCGAGGACGGGTCGACAACTACTATTGACATACCAGTTGGTGTAGGGAATTTAGGCGGATGACACGTTTAATAGTAGCAAGTTTTATACTTGTATTTTTGTCAGGATGTGCCAGCACGTCTTTCCCTGGAAAGTTGTCTGCGGAATGGTGTTGGGAAAAAAATCCTAAACAAGAATGTATAGAACCCCCTCAGCAAGTAGAATTACCTACATATAAAAAATTAAGGGAATTGCCTCCGGCCGAAACTCAACCGGTGGTCGCAATTTATACTTTCGCAGATTTAACTGGTCAACGGAAAGCGTCTGACAGCGGACAGAGTTTTAGTACAGCAGTTACACAAGGTGCCAAAGAGTTGTTAATTGATGCTCTTAAGGCAGCTGGAGCAGGCGACACCGGAAACGGCACCTGGTTCCGTGTAGTTGAACGTGGCATGAGTTTAGATAATTTGATAAGAGAGCGTCAAATTATACGGAGCACACGACAGGATTACGAAAAAGCCACAGGAGAAGAACAGCAAGCATTACAACCAATGTTATTCGCCGGCATGTTATTCGAAGGCGGCGTAGTTGGCTACGACACAAACATAGAAACAGGCGGAAACGGCGCCAGATACTTAGGCATAGGAACAACTAATCAGTATAGACGAGATTCTGTAACAGTGTCTCTGCGAGCAGTTAGTACACTAACTGGCGAAGTTATATTGAATGTACAGACATACAAAACTATTTTGTCTGTTGGACTAGCAGGAGATGTATTCCGATTCGTAGATATGGATACAAAACTGATCGAGCTAGAAACAGGCATGACACAAAACGAAAGTACGACTTGGGCAGTACGTAGTGCTATAGAAGCCGCGGTGTTAGCCCTTATAGAACAAGGCGATGAACGAGGATTCTGGAAAATCGAATATGATAACGAGCAACCAGTGGATACTACTATAGACGAGATCGCAGAGAAAAAATAACAAGGACATTATTATGAAAAAACAAATTAACAAAATAGCAACAGTGCTTGCTGTTTGTTTGTTAGGTGTAGCTAATTTTGCAATTGCTGCAGCAGGAACAACAGACAATGAAATACTAATCGAGCAAGTGGGTAATACATTGACGTTGACAATCATACAAGACGGTTACGGAAATAAAATCTCCGGTGACGAAAATGATAGCACAGACTTGGTTATAACTGGTACTGGTATTACTATGGATTTAGACCAGGTAGGTAACAGCAACAAGTTCTTTGGTGATATTACTAGTGATAATTCTACGTTGAATTGGACTTTTACTGGTAGCAGTAATATATGGAACAATTTGATCGGAGATGCAGCTAGTGCAGATGACGCTAATATCTTGGTTGATATTACAGGTGACAGCAACACGATGGACTTTGACTTAGCTAGTGTAGTTAGCGCAGAACGTTTAGATATGGACTGGACAGTAATAGGCGATTCAAACGTATTTGATGTCGACATAGAAGTCGACGATGCAACTTGGGACATTGACCTGACAGGCGACACAAACAATTTTTTAACAAGTTTAACTGATGGTGCAAATCAGTATTTAAAAGTAATCCATGACGGAGACGCAGGTGATTTTGATATACTTATGAGTTCTGGTACATGCCCAACTGGCGTATCAAGTTGTTACGGACACATAGATCTAGACATTGACAGTAATAATGCGACAGTCCAGATTACTATTACTGATTAGTACATTATTAGTTCAAAGCATTGCAATAGCACAAATAGGCGATGTGTTTGAACAAAGTGGAACTCCGGGCGAAATACTGAGACAAGGTGGTGAGGAACTTACTGCCGATTTGAACGCACCTATAGTTTCTATGGACACAGTTGAAACGGAAAACGGTAGGCTCAAAATACAGTTCGTTGATAACACTGAAGTGTCTATGACCGAGCATACTGTTGTAGAAATAAATGAGTATGTGTACGACCCTGATCCTAATAAGAGTAAAATGGCTCTTAATTTTGCGCAAGGGACAGCAAGATTTGCAACTGGAAAGTTAGGTCTAGTGCCCCGGGAAAACATAGCAATACAGACACCGACAGCAAGTATAGGGATTAGAGGCACTGATTTTACTATGAGTGTAGATGAATTAGGCCGCAGTTTGGTAATATTATTACCAGATGAAAATTGTACGGATGGAATTGACTTAGAAGAAGGATGCGCTCCTAGCGGGAGCATTAGTGTATCGAATCAAGGCGGCACACAAGTACTTGACGAGGCGTATCAAGCTGTTATGGTTAGCACATTTGAAACCATTCCGACTACGCCTGTAGTAATACGTAATCTTAATTTATCTATGATCGATAATATGTTTATTGTACAACCACCACAAGAAGTAGAACAAGCTGTCGATGATCAACGAGAACAATTGTCTATGGACCAGGATTTATTAGCGTTTGATGGATTGGATCAGGATTTTTTAGAAAATGATTTGCTGAATGAAAATATGGAAGATCTGTCCTTTACAGAATTAGACATTGACTATTTAGGTATTGACTACTTGCAGAACTTACTTGATGTGTTGGAGCCCGGCTTAGATTTAGATCCAGTATCAGATGATAAGTTAGCAGTAAGAGTTCAAGACAAAATTACTGGTACGCTAAATCCAGGATTCGATCCAGTTACAATGTATAATACAATTATAGAAGATAACGGTATATTGTTTATTCGTTTAGTAGACGGTCAAGGAAAGATAAGTATTAGAGTACCAGCTGGGTCCAACACAAAAATAGAAACAGAAGTAGAGCCCAAGAAAAGTATTATTTGTGTAAATAATTGTTCAGACATAAATATTTTTATAAGACAGACACAAGGATAACATGAATAAAATATTAATCAACATGCAGTATATTATATTGTCTATGATGTTGTTAACACAACAAGTAAATGCGCAAAGTGCTAACAGCAATATTATTCTCATTGATCAAGCTGGCGACAGTCTTAATTTAAATATTCTACAACAAGGTTACGGCAACACAGTAAAAAATTTACAACTAGCTGGAAAGGCTACTCTAAATAGTTCCAATTTGAATCTTGATATCGACACTTCCGGCGACCTTAACGATATAGGTCTTTGGTCAAGTGGTAGTAATCAAAATGTAAGTGGTCACATAACCGGTGACTCCAATGATTTGTTTATGGATGCTCACGGTAATTCAGTTTCATTACAAGCAGACATAATAGGTGATAATAACTATGCTTGGTTAGAAGCAGGCAATACCAATAGTAACGTGTCTAATGCTATTCAACTTTATCAAGCAGGTGACGGTCATTATGCTTATCTTGAATCATTTAGCGGCACTTACAATAATATAGATGCTTATCAAGGTAACGGACAGGATGACAATTATATATATGCCTATATAAACTCAAATTCAGACAGCAACAATCTCAAAATATGGCAAGGCAAACATTCAGACGGCACTACTGATGCAGATGAAGTAGGAGATCACGAAGCATACTGGACTGTGACTGGGGATAACAATACATTAGCAAGTTACCAAACTGATACAAACAGATCAAGTGGTGGAGCAGGACATCATTTAGTAAATATCATTACTGGCGATAGTAATAGTGTAGCACATACACAAATGGGAAAAGCAGGACACGATGGCTTTATAGAAATTGGCGGTAACAATAATACTGTTGATTTATATCAACGAGGCAACGGCGGTGTTAAATGGGCAGACATTGTGTTAGATGGCGATGGGCATAGTGTTGATGTTAACCAACGTGGTGGAAATGCGGCAACAGCAACCATAGATTTAACATACGGTTCGGGTGCTTATAATCTTAACCTAATACAAAACATGACGTCATCAGCAGGCACTTACAGTATCACAGGTGTGTGTTATACCTCGTCAGGATGTTCAATAACAGTAAACGGTAGCAACTAATGGACTACGGCGGCGACAACAACTGTGCAGAAGAATACGAAGTATGTCTTACACAAGATCAATACGTAGAACTCATCACTATGATGGAAGATGCAGGTGTTGAATTTGAGGGTGAATTAGAAATAGCAGAAAGACTAGGTGATGCAGAAGCAGTAGCAAACTTCACTTGGCAAGTGCTGTTCTTAACACCGTGGGAATTAGCATACATAGCATTACCAATGAGTGTGTTAGCATTTTACGGACTCAGTATATATGCCACATTTAAGTGGCTCCAAAAGAAGTTTTCTTGATATGGGTTATATAGAATCAGCGTTAATACTGGTACTAAGTACGTCTTCTGGAGACGTATTAGAGTCAAAAACTGTTAGGACATTTGTTAAAAATCACCATTGCACACAGTTTTATTATGATCCTAAATATAACGACTCTTTTCGGCAACATGCATTTGATTATTGGTTGGAAAATATGGAATATGCGAAGCCTGGATATTCGATTAGCTTTCAATGTAAACGTGTAGGTCCTTACTATACTGCCTAGATGCAACAAATTGTAACATTGGTTACATTTTTCTTAACTTCTCTGTATAATACATATAAATATTTTGTAACCACAGAGGAACTTTTTATGAACAGAATACTGTTGGCATTTTTAATGATGCTACCCGTTTTTGCGACTGCGCAAACGTACACAGCAGAAGTCGCAAAAATTATCAACAACAATTGTGTAGTATGTCACAGAGCAGGCGGCATTGGACCAATGAGCTTTGAAACATACGAGCAAGTAAGACCTTGGGCTCCACTAATACAGATGCGTGTAGCAAACAGAGAAATGCCTCCTTATGCATACGATCACGGTATTGGCATTCAAGACCTACAAGGCGATTGGCGTTTATCACAAGACGACATCGACACTGTTGTTGCATGGGTTAATGCAGGCTCACAGTACGGCGATCCTGATACTGTTGTACAAGCACCACCAATGAAAGACTTGGAAGCATGGAATTTTGAGGGTGACTTCGGTGCACCAGATGCAATCATACCTTCAGTTGCTATTGACATTCCAGCAAACGGTAATGACTTATGGCATAAGCATTTAGTCCCAACAGGACTAACTGAGGAGAGGTGCATTAAAGCAGTACAAGTAAAGCCACGTGGTAATGCTAAGTCAGTAGTACATCATGCTAACTCTTCCATCATCACCGCAGAAGGGCGTGAAGGCATGCTCACTGAGTACGCTATGGGAAAGTGGGGAGAGATCGTGCCAGAGGGAGTATGTCGCACGATCCCAGCAAACGCAGAAGTGTCGTGGGACATTCACATGTTCCCAGGTGGACTTGGCGCAATGGCACCAGGATCAGTTATCAAAGACAACGTGGTAGAGATTGGTCTTTGGTTATACACCGAAGAGGAAAGCGAACAACTGAAATACAAACAAGATTTAAGTTTGTATCGCCTAGGAGACCAGGACGATATTACTATCCCACCACATGGTTATTACATGACACAAGGCTTCCACAGTTTTGATCATCCAGTTAGACTAGATAGTTTTCAACCACATGGACACTTGCGTATGAACGCAGCAAGTTTGGAAATATTCTATCCTGAGACAGGACGCACAGAACAGATTAGCCAAGTGAGTAATTGGAGCGCAACATGGCATCACAGTCATTTATATGCTCCAGATGTTGCACCACTCCTACCAGCTGGAGCAGTTATTGTTCTAAAGCAATGGTATGACAACACAGAAAATAACCCAAACAATCCAGATCCTGATATGTGGGTAATGGGCGGTTCAAGAACAGGAGACGAAATGACTCATGCTTGGCTTGCTATTACACATCTGGACGATGAAGGATATACTAAACTAAAAGAGGAACGAGATGAAAAAATTAATGTTGCTAGTAGGTAGTCTGGTATCATCTATTGCGTATGCACACGATGATGTTGCTATAGACTATGCAGAAAACGTAGCACCAATCTTTGTAGAGCAATGTCAAAGCTGTCACAGAGAAGGGGGCATTGCTCCTTGGGCAATGACTGATTATAGGATGCTTCAAGCGTTTGCACCTGCCATTAAAGAAGCAGTTACAACATTGGAAATGCCGCCTGGACAGATTGATCGCAAGTATGCAAAGGATATTATCAACCACCGTACACTTAGTCATCTAGAAATGGAGACTATTGTTGAATGGATCAATGCAGGTGCACCTGTTGAAGGTGACAGAGACCCACTAACAGAAACGGTATACTCAACATCTGAGTGGGTACACGGCGAACCTGATATGATTGTATATGTACCAGCACAAGAAATACCTGCTGGTCCTAGTGCGATTCCTTATCGCTATGTAGGTGTTGACTTGGGATTAACAGAAGACAAGTGGCTTCGTGGTTCAGAGTTTTTGCCTTCAGAGCCTACAGTAATGCATCACATGCTAAACTCTGTGAGTGTACCAGGCGAGCGTAATGCTAACATTCTTGGCACACAAGGAGGCGGGCAAGAAGAAATGAACTATGCTTCTGTTAGTGCTTATGTTCCTGGCGGTGATCCAGACTTTTATGACGAGAATACTGGCGGCTTGTTACGAGCAGGTAGTACTGTAAACTTGCAGTTACACTACACTCCAGACGGCGTAGCAAGAACTGACGAAGCAAGGATTGGATTGTACTTCCACGATGAAGGTGTAGTACCACAAGAAAGAATGGCAGGAGACTGTGCTTGTATCTTCCCAAACAACTGGACAACTATACCTGCTTACGATCCTAACTTTGTACAGACAGCAGAAGTAGTACTAAAGCAAGATGTAATGCTGCACACATTTTTACCACACATGCACTTTCGTGGCAAGAGTATGAAAGCAACAGCGTACTACCCAGACGGCACTGTAGAAGAACTTATTGATGTGCCACGTTACGAATATGCTTGGCAACTGTCATACACATGGAGAGAGCCTAAATTCTTACCCGTGGGTACACGATTGTTTGTAGAAGGCGCATTTGACAACTCGGCTGAGAATAAAATGAACCCGGATCCTAGCAGAGATGTTCCGTGGGGACAAATGTCGGAGGATGAAATGTTCTTTGGCGCATTTACTTGGAAAAACTTATAAGGAGACTACTATGTGGACTAAACCAACTTATGAAAATATAAGACTTGGATTTGAAGTTACAATGTACTTTAGCCATAGATAAAAATTATGTATGGACACTGCCGGCAAGTTCGGCTTACTAACTAATAAAAGCACACCTAGGTGTGCTTTTTCTTTTGATAAATAAAATTATGAAATGGTGTATTGTTGTTGTTATAAGTTTACTTTCCTCGTCTAGTTATGCTATTAGTTTAACTAAGAGTCAAATACACTTCATTAATGCAGGCGATACTTGTTGTTACAGTCAAGCAGTATTAGATCAAGTTAATCAACCTACATATGAATATCCTCCACAGGTTGAACTAAACTTACCATCATTAAAAGAACCAGCATCTAAACTTACATGGTCATTATTCTATGCGTTACAAGTATTAGATGTGTACACAAGTGACAGAGCATTACAATATAGCTGTGTAGAAGAAGTCAATCCTATACTTGGCAAATCGCCAACTGCAACCGACATACTAGGACTGAAATTAGTGTTACTTGCTCCTACACTATGGCATACTAATAAGACCGACATTGTAACTGACGCAGACTTAGCAGGAATAAATTACATGATGACAGCCGTAGTTGCTAATAACTTTGATGTGTGGTTCGAAGCCAGTAATACCTGCCGTAAGATACGATAAATATTATTATGAAATGGTTACTAAGCGGGTGGGCCGTAGCAATATCTGTATTACTATTGACAACTCTACGAGTTGCTGATCCCGTCCCAGTTCAAAGTCTGCGTTCACAGACATTCGATTACTATCAACAATTAGATGAAGTTAAACAAAGCAACGAAGTTGTAGTAATAAACATTGGCGAAAAAAGCCTACAACAGTGGGGACAATGGCCCTGGCCAAGACAGAATTTTGCACAACTAATATCGGACTTGCGAAATCATAATGCAGGTATAATTGGTTTAAATTTCATGTTCCCAGAAGCAGATAGATTCGGCGGAGATGAAGTTTTAGCAAGTTGGATGACTGACAACGGCGTAGTTCTAAGCCAAGCACCATCTGCTAAAGGCGTTAGAACTTCAGCTCCTCATATCGGTACAGCAACTATAGGACCAGTGTCTGCTACTAACTACCTGCTGACTTGGCCGAATATTGTAAAAAATATTGAGATACTAGAAAATACTTCTGCTGGTATTGGAGTGATTGCTTCTGCGCCACAGCCAGATAACCAAACAAGGACCTACCCATTAGCAATTGGAGTAGAGGGAAAGATATACCCTAGTTTTGCTATTGAGATGTTAAGGACTTATACAGGTAAGCCGAGTTACATACTAAAAACTAGTGAGATAGGAATACAGGAATTTGCTGTGCCGCCTTTTGACCCAATAGTGACACAGCCAAACGGGACTGCATATATACGGTTCAACAATACATTTGAAGAATACGAATATGTAGATGCAAGTGAACTGCCTGACTTAGGTGGAAAGTTTGTCATAGTGGGTGTGAGTGCAGAAGGTGTTGCCAATCCGGTGCCCACTCCGGTAGGCAACACATTACCACAGCACATACAAGCGTCTATGCTACAAAACTTTATAGACGGTAGTAATATTACCAGGTCCGAGTTATCGTTGCTTACAGAGCTTCTGTGTGCGTTGTTGAGCATGATATTAGTTGCTCTAGCAATATATAAGTTGCCCGTATGGGCAGGATTGTTTACTACAGTAAGCATTATAGGGTCTATTGCTTATTATACTATACATTCTTATACAGCAAACTTAGTTTTATTTGATGCTACTTTTCCTGCAATAAGTGCATTCTTAATCTTTACACAGGCAAGTTTTAACAACTTCTGGATACAGTTTAAATTAAGACAAGAGATTGAAAAACAATTTGCTGGATATTGTTCGCCTACAGTGGTGCGTATGTTAAAAGAAAATCCTGCGTTGATCAAAGAAGGCATGAAGCGAGAGATATCAATATGCTTTTCAGACTTGCGTGGCTTCACACCATTAGGTGAAAGTTTTGGAGATGATGTACAAGGACTCACAAAACTAATGAATGGATATATGGATGCTATCACGCAACCTGTACTTGATGCAGACGGTATGATTATCAAGTACATAGGTGATGCAAGTATGCATATACACAATGCACCAAACGATGATGCAAAGCATGAACACTCAGCAGTGCAAACCGGTTTGGACATGTTAACAGCAGTGGAGAAATTTAATGATAAGATCACAGCAGAGGGAAGACCTCCAATTGGTATGGGGGCTGGCATTAACACTGGCGTTGGTTATCTCGGTGAGATGGGCTCTACAAGCAGACATAGTTATGATGTACTTGGAGATGCTGTATCAACTGCCGCACGAATTGAGTCTAAGTGCAAAGAATACGGGTGCTTATTACTAGTAGGCGGCAGCACATACGAAAAAACTAAGGATGACTTCTTTTATTTAAAGGTAGATGACTTAGCAGTTAAAGGAAAAACAGTTGGCATTTCTATATACACTGTATTGTGTAAAATGGATTGGATGATGACTAATACAGACTGGGCAATGCCACAACAAGTCCATGAAAAAATGCATGAAGCATACAAAGATCAAATGTTTGATACCGCTATAGTATACTGCAATGATCTTAAAAAGGAGTTTAACGGCAAAATGGCAGGTTACTACGACATGTGGATTGAGCGTTGCGAGTATATGAAAACACAAGAGTTGCCTGCAGACTGGGACGGAATATTTATAGCAACCACAAAATAAATTATTCTTCCGGTTCCCAGTTTTTTAATTCTATAATAGTGTTTGCATATTCTAATAAATCTGTTCGTAATCTTCGAAGATGTATCATTTGTAATGGCTCGGGCAAATCTGCTCCATTATACAACGGTAAGTATGCATTTAAAATCTTATCTACTCGCTTTCGGTCAGTTATAATCGCATCTAACAGCCTGTTATGAAATTCATTTTCTGTAAGTATAGCATGCATCCAAATGTGTCGCGGATTTTCACTAGAATACGATCTCACTATTTCTCTAGCATCGTATATTACTGCCCTAACCGGATTAATATTGTCTCTAAACCTAGACATAACTGCTGGAAATGCCCAACCATCATCTCTAGTCCGCTGATCTTGTATAAACGATTGGTAATCTTTAAAAAAGTTCTCCGATAGTTGCTCAGAACTCTCTGCAATATTTTCTTTGAAATGGTCTATGAACTTTATTGCAATGCGCTGATGTTTTTTTGATAATTTATCAAATACGCTTTCTACATCAGCAATGGTGTAAGTACCATCTATAAATACAGTTGGTATACGCTTGTTTTTTTGAAATTTGTTTAACTCTGCCTCTATACGAGCAGCAGTGAAATCAATTATTTCTTTCATGCTACTATTTATTGGTTATTAATAGACAGTATAGTGTGTAGTTTAGTAGTCCCAGAATTCCTTTCTAGTGTTGCTTTACATCCTTCGTGTAACGGTTTGGGCCATACACCTATGTTTACCCAAGCATACCCAGCACTCTCGTTGTTTAATGTTGGCATAAACTCTTTATCTACTATGTATGCAAAACTATAGTACATAAATCTCTTGTCTTTGCTTTGATATGTATCGAGTGGATTTAGTTTATGCAATTCTGGGACAAAACCCATCTCTTCAGTTAACTCACGCTGGAGACACTCGTATGGAGATTCACCCGAATCGATGATACCTCCAAAAAATCCCCAGGTATGTCTATGTTTCTTTTTACTATTGCGTAGTTGTAATAGGCAACGCCCGGTGTCGAGCGACAGAAACACTGCACCGCAGGCTTTTATACATTTAGGATCCAGTATCCCGGGTTGTAAATTCCCTCGTGCGAGCTCGTCCACTGTGCATCTTCCCATTTGTATTGTTTGTTTGTGTATGTGTTTTCTATATAGTGCGTATTATCTAATTGCATACGAGAGTCAAATACTACATCCCATGCAGCACCGTTATATTCGATAATGTCATTGGTATATGCAGTAATACCCCAGACATTTCCTTGTATTTCGTTAGTTAACAAGTATCTTTGTCCAGTTGCTACAGCAGCTAAGTTACCGTCACCTGGAAAACTAGCAACTGGGTCGACAATTCTTGTTAAATTAGTCAGTGTATTAGCAGGTAATGTGTCTTGGTCAAGTGTAAATATTAATTTTGTTGAGTCAATAGTGTTTCGGACCACAGATCCTGTTATTTGTTGATCTGTGTCGTATACATTATTAGATAAATTCAATTGAATGGTGCTGCCAGGCGTTAATGGTATGTCGTCCAGGTCAACATTTTGCGTATCTGCTGTTCCCGAACTTCCTTGCGGGCTTAAAACTTCTAATAAATCATTCCAATTTGCTAATATTGTTCCGTTATCTTTATATAATGTTGCTTCTGAGCCTACAACCTCTAGACGATAGTTGTTAGGGCTAATAGTATGTAATTGAAATTGCTTGTCTAAGGTTCTGAAAAAGTCATAAATGTCCTCATCATAGCCCAAGTCGTTGATACTGCTAGTGTCTGTTATATTCGTAACGATTGTGTTAATAATTTTTTGTCGTTTAACTTTCGCAGGCGGATTAAGCCAAATAGGTAGAGTGAATGTTAAAGTCGCAATGTCGATTGTCTCATCGACACCAGCTGGCATACTTCTATTACTCCACTGAATGTCTGTTAACTCGACTTCGAACAAACTAGTCCAGTCTAACGGGTTAGTACTTGATTGAAGTACTAGGCTTGGGTTAAACAGTATTAATATTTGCTCGAGTAATTGTAATTTTTGATCAGTGTTGCCACTCCATATGTCGATGTTCATGGTTAAATTATACGGAACAGGCATGTATCTATCTGTAGTATAAAGATTTCCTGGAAATTTAGTTTCGCCGTCTTGCCCCACATATTCCCCAGCATCATCGTCATACTGTCTTTCTGCAATTTGCACTTTGTCAACTAGTAACGGATCAGCCGCTCGATCCCGGGCGATAAGTAATGACGAAATACTACAAGATATAAACGGTGTACTGTTTACCATGTTCTCGCTGCCCTTCTTTAGTATGTGAGCAACCATTCGATTCATATCGGCATATCTAACAGGCACTTTATTATAGTACTCGACACCGTCTCGCTTGCCTTCCTTAACCTGAAAGCCTCCGAAGATTCGCATAAACTGCAAAAGATATCTTCTTAGTTGTTCGTCGTACCAATAATCCATGTGCTAGTCCGCCTTTGGCTTAACAGCCTTACTTAAATTTGTTTTCTCAGGCTTCTGTGTGCCGTCTGTATTTATTGTGATAGTATCATTGTTAATGAACGATGTGAGTACTCGGTTTGCAGCATTCCAGACTTTCTTGTTGTCGTCGCTAATACGTTTCCATGTATTACCAGACTTTTGAAAAAGTCGATGAGGTGAAAAGTCTGTTCTTAAAAAATAGTCTTCGTTATTAGCAGCAACCGGAAAAGTTTCACCGCTACCTACAATACTTACACCGTTTGGCGGCTCGCCATCACCCGGGAAATATACACCAGGTTTGTCGCGGCTGTCAGGATCTACATAAAGGTGACCACCTTCATAATAGCCGCCGTCATACGGCACTTCTTCTGCTGCTAATTCTAAGACTTTGTCTGATATAGCAATTTCTGTGCTATAAGTACTGAGAATGTTTCTTAAATCATCAGCCTCTGCGCCTGTTCCTAATATATCTCGATACTCTGGGCTATCTGTAATGTTTGCTAATTTAACCTTCCACAAATGAGGCCACCATCTAGCATCATATCCTTCAGCTGGTCTTCCAGCATCGCCTACTACAAAAAATCTGTTTACTGCTTCCCCACCATCCAACAATAAATCATCACGTAGATGAGGTAACTCAAGCACATCTCCTGGCATTAACCTTCGACCTAATACTTCTGCTATGGTATTCATATGAAAAGTCATACTTAGCCCTTGGTCTGCAACAAATAAACCGAATTGTGTAAGGTCAAACTCGGGATCAGCAATATTATAAGCACCACGTAACTCGTATATATTTTGATCGTACTTTCTATCTCGATTTTCTAAGAATAGTACATCTTGTATATACGTATCACCGGACCCAATACTACTACTAGTGTCGTCCTTGTAAGTGCCTATGTACTTGTGTACGAATACACCCGTTCCACCGGCATTAATACTCTCACCAACTAAATTATCTATAAAGTTGTGATCGTTTGTCTTGTGTTGATTCCATAGGCTAAGTCTTGGCATAATGTTATATTTATCACTTTAAATAGTTCTTGACACAAACATTGATAACTAGTATAATGTAATCTTACATACGAGAGGTGGGTGAGTGGCTGAAACCAGTTCCCTGCTAAGGAACCGTACGTGAAAACGTACCGAGGGTTCGAATCCCTCCCTCTCGGCCAAACATAATAGGAGTAACATCAATGTTTAAGAAACTTGGATTTGCAATTTACGATCTTTATAATTACTTTTTTAATCTAAAGTACAACCCATTACGTCATATTCCTAGTCCGTATACACAATTTATTCTGATGTTTTATTTGTCTGTAATGTGGTCAGCAGTATTTACTGCATGGGCAGGCTATACGATTTACTACGGAATCTACAGTGTGGGAGGACACCTGTTAGTTGTCGGGGCATTCTTTGTCACAGCTACAGTATTCCATGACGCCGAGAAGAACGGGCATCTGTGGGTTAAGCGAAATAAATAGTGACATGCGGGTGTAGCTCAGTTGGTAGAGCGCAACCTTGCCAAGGTTGAGGTCACGAGTTCGAGCCTCGTTACCCGCTCCAACTTTAAGGAACTGTTTTGAATCTTAAAGAAAAGATTAATGATAGAATGGATCAATTGCAAGCCTGGATGGAAAGCGATTACCATCTAGAAAACCCACTAGAAGTTTATGAACACACACTTACTGTCAGCAAGTTTTGGTCTGTGTTGACAGAGGAAGACAAAGACTATATACAGTGTGCTCAAGATGCCATCGAAGAGTCCACCCCGTGGGGAGATCCGAATAAATAATAAGGTATGGGGCTGTAGCTCAGTAGGGAGAGCGTCTGGTTTGCATCCAGAAGGTCGTGGGTTCGATCCCCTCCAGCTCCACCATCCTCATATGAGGATAACAATCACGGGATGTAATTACATATGTTGCATAAAGATGCATTTATAGATTTACCCAATATTTCGCTACCATTTACACATGCAGATTTGTTTACGGATCAAGACTACGAAATATTAGAAACCAGAACAGCCCCACCAGGCGGTACAATGACCGGCAAAGTTGGTTGGGGGATTGGTGCTAAAGAAACACAACAGAAATATCGCGATGTGTCTGTTTTAGGCTTTATTTTAGATAAAGACATAATGTATGCGATGAAGGAACATTTCGACAAAACCTATAATTCAGATATAATGGGCGATATTTATCCTATAGCTCATGGCAGGACAATGATGCCTGTTACGCTGATTACATTTTCGGGTAACACTCCATGGCATAGAGAAGGCTTCCCTCAAGCATGGTCTACTAAAGAGTTTGAAAAGTCTTACCATTCTTTTTGTCCAAGAACTCGGTATAACTATTCTGTAAATTATCCGTTGTATATAAAAGATGCAGAAAATACTAAAGTAGAATTTGCTAAAACATCAAAACGGTTACAGGATTTAGAAGAAAAATTAATGATGCAAATGATGGAAAATGATACAGACTCTGAAACAGAGCAAAGTATACGAGTATCTAGGTCACTAGATCAAGTTCTGGATGAGGACTTGTGGAAAGACGACCTTGAAATTGTTGGTACAAAATATGCGTATGACTGTCCGTACATTATTAATTTATCGTCCTATCATAAAGTTACAACGACGGATGCAACTAGAGTAAGTCTACGCTATATGGCATCCACTGAATATCAATGGTCAGATATAGAAAATTTATATAACACTGGGACATTATTTAAAAATGCTTAATGAAAAAGTTACATGGGTCCACCACTGGACTGATAAAACATTTAGTTTTAAAACTACTAGAAATAAAAGTTTTAGATTCCGAAACGGCGAGTTTGCCATGATTGGGTTGCCGGCAGAAGAAGAAGGCAGTCGCCCAGTGCTTAGGGCATACAGTATTGCAAGTGCAAACTATGAAGATGAATTGGAGTTCCTCAGTATTAAGGTACCAGACGGACCTCTTACAAGTCGTTTACAGCATTTAAAAGTCGGAGACGATGTATTAGTCATGCCTAAGTGTACGGGCACACTGACGATTGATAATTTAACCAAAGCAGATAATCTATACCTGTTGTCAACTGGAACCGGTCTTGCACCGTTCCTAAGTATAATCAGAGACCCTGAAACATATGAAAAGTTTAAAACGGTCACTGTAGTTCATACAACTCGAACGCACACCGAACACACATATACTGACTTAATGGCAGAACTAGCAGACACATTTCCACTTAAATATTACGACACTTGCACCCAAGAAGACTATATACGAAAAGGTAGGCTATGGGAACATGTAGATTCATTTACTAACGGTGGGTTTAACAAAGATACTGACAGAGTTATGGTATGCGGCGGCCCCGAAATGAATTATCAGTGTAGAGATTATTTCGAAGACATTGGATGGATCGAAGGTAACTTAGGCGAACCGAACGACTTTGTGTTAGAACGTGCATTTGTTGACTGACAGGCAAAAATAATGGATCTACCTCATCAAGACCCGATAAAATTTATAGACACACATAATATTCTCTCTACCGGTATGGTGACAGCAGTATACACTATTCCGCATGATCATCCTGTACTAAAAGGACACTTCCCCCACATTCCGGTATGGCCCGGAGTGCATCTTATTGAAGGAATGAATCAAACTGCTGGACTGCATGCTTTAAACTTAGCCAAAAATCTTCCTAGTGGCGACATCGATTTAACTAAAATAATAACATTCGTGACAAGTGTGGATAAAGTTAAATTTAGGGAACCTTGTTTTCCTGGAGACAAACTCAAATACACTGCGGAATTAGTTAAAGAAAAAGGAAGCCATTTATTTTACGAGTGTGCAGTTTATAAGGATAGCAAGCGCATATCGTCGGCAAAGATTGGTTTAACAGCAAAACGACTGTAAAAATACCAGTTGACATTACTTTTTTCTGAACTTATAATAACTACCTTATAATTAATGTCTTTATAAACGGAATGAGAAATGCCAAAACGTAAAAGCAAAGAAATATACTTGATGCCCGAGCCAAAGTGGAAAGAGATCCAGACTGCTCCGGAAGACAAGATAGAAACTATTCTACGAGGGTTCGAGTATTTTGTCCACTACGAAGTTAGCGACAAAAAACAAGCAGAAGCACTGAGAGAGTGGTTGGTTGCTGACAGTGGCTTAGACAAGGAAACTGTTAAGCAACTTAAAAAAGTTCCTGACGGCTGGTTCGGCTCTCTATCTAAACATTGTTATATTTGGAAAAAAAGCGGTTATATGAGAGATGCTGCTAGGCAGTACATATTATCAGCAATCCCAGAATTAAAAGCCAAAGCAGAACACCTTGTTGAAGAGAAAGAGAAAGAAGAGAAGGCCCCTACAAAGCCCAAAATAAGCATACAACAGCGAATGCGTGAACAAGTAGCAGAGCTATGTGGTGTTTGGGAAAGTCTTATAGACGAGCTTCTATGGGCCGAATACGATGTCGATAAATTCGACCCGTATAAAGATATGAGATCATATGATGGTGGAGTGATTAAACCAGCACATGCAAAAATTATAAAAGACATGTATGAAGGTCAGCACAAAGAAGCATTAGAAATAGTACAATGGCAAGATGAAGAGATTAAAGAAGCGTTTTCGTACATGGGTGCGAAACTTCGTAAACAGTATTTGTCGTTCTATGAAAAGATTAATACTGCTTGTGACACAATGATAAGCACCGGAAAAGCACAACGTAAGACTAGGAAGCCTAAAGCAGTTAGTAGAGATAAGTTAGTATCAAAGTTAAAGTTCCAAATTAACGACAGCGAGCTAGGCATAGCAAGTATTAATCCTACAGACGTTGTAGATGCCGCCGAAGTTTGGGTTTACAATACTAAAAATCGAAAGCTAGGAGTATATCGTGTAGCTGGCCTCGCAACAGGACTTACTGTAAAAGGCACTACAATTAAGGATTTTGATGAGACTAAGAGTATACAAAAAACGTTAAGGAAACCACAAGATCAAATTAAAGCCTTTAAAGGCAACGCCAGGACAAAGTTTCAAAAAGCGTTTGACGACATCAAAACAACAGACACTAAATTAAATGGCAGGTTAAACGATACTACTATAATTTTGAAAGCCTTTTAATCCCTTCAAGTACAGCAGAATAAGATAAATAGTGTTATGAACACTAGAATAGATAGTAGCGGTTACGGATCGCGGGACGACTTAATTAGAGAATTGAAACTCCGATTAGGAGACGGCATGGTTGACGTTGAATTAGACAGAGACCATTATGACATTGCTATTAACAAAGCAATGGCTAAGTATAGACAACTTAGTTCGGGGTCTGTAGAAGAAAGCATTGTCTGGATCCAGACGCAACCTGATGTAACTAAGTACACGTTACCTAGCGAAGTGATAGACGTTAAACGACTGTACCGACGTGGTGTAGGTACTAACAGCGGCGGCGGCACAAACTTTGATCCGTTTGATGTGGCATTTAATAACATGTATATGCTACAAGCCGGACAGTTAGGTGGACTAGCAACATTTGATGCTTTTGCACAGTATAAAGAAACATTAGGTAGAATATTCGGTAGCGAATATAATTTCACTTATAATCGAAATACCAAAGAGCTAACAATATTACGTAATGTTAGACACGGCGAGGATGTTGCTGTAGGCACATATAACTTCATTCCGGAATCAGTATTATTAACGGATGTGTATGCAAGTCCTTGGTTGTCCAATTTTGCTTTAGCCCAAGCTAAGTTTATGCTAGGAGAAGCTAGAAGTAAGTTTACTAGTGGCCTACCTGGCCCCGGCGGCGCAGTAACTTTAAACGGCGATGCATTAAAAACAGAAGCAATGTCTGAAATGGAAACGCTGATTGCAGAAATACACAACATGGAAGAAGGCAATTCTCCATTAGGATTTGTTATAGGATAAGAGGTACTTATGGGATACTCGGCAGAAAACCTCTTCTTGCAATCACCGGAATTAGCAATGCCTGTATCCTTAAGAAACAAAACAGAACCCCACGTAACAAAGCAACAACAGCAGGCAATAGATTTGATGTCTGGTGTTGGATTCGATAGCTCCCAAGGAACAAATTTTATTACAACATCTCGCGAGTCATCGTGGGAAACAAGTACGGTTCATCCCGATACAGCGAAAGAACTTACTGCATGGTGCCGCAACACATTTAATTTAAAGTTTTCAGGCGTATTTTATATTAGAACAAAGCCTGATAGCATAGGCCCGTGGCATAGTGAAGGCCCACTCCTTAAGGGCCGACAATGTGCATTGAATTTTATGATACAAGGGCAAGAAGGTGTGACATCAGCACAATGGGGGGAACACAAGCACATTGATGTACCACCAGACGAAATAGAAAAACATTTTTCGGGTATAGTGCCAGACACCGATGTTGACGTAATAGGACAATTGCACAATTCATTGTATACTCCGTTTTTTTACAACACTGCATGTCTGCATAGGTCGTACAATGTAAATTCTGATAAATCTAGAATTTTGTTATCTGTATGTGTAGCTGATAATATAACAGTAAAGCAGATACAAAAAATGCATAGCAACAATCGACTAATAAAAAGTACGGCGATATCATGATACAATCGCACCCAGGTTACTTTCAAGAATTAGACATAGAACTACCTTTCACTGTAGATGATCTTTTCACGGATCAGGACTATGATGTAATATCTCAAGTAGAACGCACTACCGGCGCTGTACGTACAGCTAATTTATACTGGATTTTTGCAGAGCGTGAAATAGGTAATGCGGCTTGGATACACAGTAAAGTTATACAGCGGCGATTACAAGAGTACATGCTCGATACGTTTGCTATACCATTTTTACCTAGAAGTGTTCCTATAGGTATGACAGGAAGATATGCATTTCCTGCTACGCTACTATGTTTCAGTGACGATAATTGGTTTCATAAGGAAGGCTTTACTGACGACATGCGTACAAATTCTGACAGAGTAAACGCACATTACGGTAGAATAAATTATTCATTAAATTTTAAAATGCTTGGCCCTACAGAAAACGCCGGAACCTTTTTCGGAGAGCCGTCTGATACTGTGTTACAATGGGATAAAATCGGAGGGGATAATGGCGAAGCGTATTATCGTACACACAAAACATATGACACAGATCCTTACTATGTACACATGGTTAACGATAAACCCGCATATCAGTATAGGCATAGACGATCGGGTTTTTGGCGCCATAGTGATCTAAATCAACACGATTATATTACAACAGTGGCGAAAAAAGAAGGCTTTGAAAAACCATACATTATTAATCTATCGAAATTCCATAGAGTAGATATGACGCCTATACCTCAGCCCAGGGTAGCAATGAGAATACATGGTAACTGGGAGAAATATTCGTTCGATCATATACAGCAACTACATAATGAAGGTAAGTTGTTAAAATAAACTTGACATACTATAGCAATACTATATAATATACATCTAATAATAATATACACCTAATACAGAGACTATACACAATGATAATTGGAATTACAGGATTAATTGGCTCGGGTAAAGACACAGTAGCAAAACTGTTTGTAAAGTCCCATGGTTGCGCCCAGGACAGTTTTGCGGCACCTTTGAAAGATATGTGTGCAAGCATTTTTGGTTGGGATAGAGCAATGCTTGAAGGCGATACTATTGACAGCAGAGACTTCCGAGAAACACCTGATTTATATTGGACTAAGAAGCTAGGCATTGATAGTTTTACACCCAGGCTTGCTTTGCAGTTGATAGGCACAGACATCATGCGCACACATTTCAATGAGAACATTTGGTTAAGCAGTTTGGAATATCGAATGAGAAAAGCATTGAACACATCGAAATGTGTTGTAGTTAGTGATGCAAGATTTGTAAATGAATTGTCTCTTATCAAGGATTTAGGAGGCATAGTGATTAATGTCAAGCGTAATGAGTTACCTGAATGGTACGAATATGCATATAAAGCTAATGTCGACGGCCACGTTCCTTCAAAACATATCATGAATACAAGGTTTAGTAACGTACACTCAAGTGAATGGAATTGGATAGGATTCGATTTTGATTATGAAATTGAAAATAATACTACAATTGAGCATCTTTCTGATGTAGTTTCTAAGATACAGTCAGAGATATTTCAAAAATCGCTCCGGGCAATTTAAAAAATCGTTTATTTATCAAAAACTTCTAAAAACCTTGTACCCCCTTTCTAAATAATACGGTTTTGCGCTACTTTAGATAAATATCTACATACTATACTATTGTTAACAAGGGTACAAAGTATTTAGATAGGAGATATAACATGGCAGAATTAGTATCACCTGGCGTAAGTATTAGTGTAACAGACGAGTCGTTTTACGCCTCTGCTGGTGCAGGTACAGTTCCTTTAATCATTATTGCAACGGCTCAGGACAAAGCAAGTCCTGACGGCGTAGGAACTGCTGCATTTACTACTAGTGCTGAAACAGGACAAGTAAAATTAATAACAAGCCAACGCGAGTTATTACAAAATTATGGTAATCCATTATTTTATTCAAGCGGAAGCACTCAACTTAACGGTTACGACCTTAACGAATACGGTCTATTAGCAGCTCATAGTTTCTTGGGTTTGTCTAACAGAGCGTGGATTTTAAGAGCAGACATCGATTTAGGTGAACTAGAAGCATCAGCTACATCACCAAGCGGCGCAACAGCAGATGGCGCACATTGGGTAGACATTGACGATTCTAGATATGGTGTTAGAGAGTATGCGTCTGGCGCATGGGTTAAGAAAACAGCAAAAGTTTGTGAAAAGAACGATATTCGAGTAACAGGCGAACCAAAGCAGTCCTTTGGTTTAAACGGCGACTACGCAATCGTTGCACAAACATCCGCTGGCGATGCATCAGAGCAAATTAAGTACTTCGAAAAGTTCAGTGATGACTGGTACGAAATTGGCTCTACAAGTTGGACAGCTGCAACAAGCGGCGACTTCCAGTTTGCAACTCACTTGAGAGTACCAACTCTTCAAAGCGATGGCGCAAGCTCACTAGTAGACGGTGATGTGTTTATTCAAACAACTACACCAAACAGTGGCATGGATTTACGTGTTAAAGCATTCAGCAGCAGTACTAAGGCATACGCTAACATAGCAAGCCCAGTATACGCAAGCGGTGATGCAGCATATGACGACATGGGTATTACAAATGTTGTTGCCGGCGATGTAATCGCTATACACGGTGAAGACACTGCAACAATTGAATTTAGAAAGCATGACGGTAGCACAAGTTTAGTTGCTACTGGTAGCGCACACGGTACAGTAGATGTTACAGCTAAGACGTTGTCTATTGTATACAAAGGCGTTACAACACCAGTTAACTTTACTGCTTCTGTAAGCGGCACAATTGCAGCATCTACAGTAGACGACAGTATCTTTGACATTAACAGTGCACTATCAGGCGCAGGCGTAACAGAAGTTGTTGCATCTGAAGGCGACAGTGATAACATTGTTATGACATCAAGTTCAGGTTATGATATTAAACTTTTAAGCACAGACCCTGCATTTGGACCAAGTAGTATTGGCTTAGGCAGCGGCGGCGCATCAGATGATGTGTTGTTCACTAACTGGGCAGATTTAACTTACAAAGCAAGCAAAACAAAGCCAGCTGGCACATTAGCATCCGGTACGTACTGGTATGATGCAAGTGTTGCTCTTGCTAATGTTGACTTGTTGGAAAACCATGTAACAAATGGTTGGCAGAGTGTTTCAGCTGATTTAAATGTTACTGCAACTAAGCCTAGTAAGCAAAGTGACGGTACTACACCACTTGCTGGTGGAGAGTTATGGCTTGACAGCGACGACTTGGACAACTTCCCTAAAATTTACAGATACTCTGCAAGCGCAAGCGCATGGGTAGGTGTAGACGGTACTGACCAGGTAACAGCAGACGGTATTATATACCAAGACTTCCGTGCAGTTAAAGGCGGCAGCTTGTCTGCAGATGCTCCTGCTAAAGAGAAGTATCCAGTAGGTATTTTAGGCTGGAACAAGCGAGCAAGCGGCGGCAACGTTAAAGAATGGCAAGTTGATTATGTTGCTAACGGTGTAGCTGTTGGTAACGTTTGGGTTGACGCAAGCGGCAACCAAGTAGATGGTAAGATGCATGGCATGAGAAAGGCTGTACACAACTTAGTTAAAACTAAGATGCAAGCAATCATAACTCAAAACGATGCAATCAGAAGTGAAATTAATGCGTTTAACTTGATCACAGCACCTGGTTATCCAGAATTGCTTGACGAGATGATTGCATTAAGTGGCGACAGACGTAATACTGCATTTGTTATTGCAGATACGCCAATGAGACTAGATGCTTCTGCAACTACTGTTCAAGCGTGGGCAACTAATGCTAACAATGCTAGTGAAAACGGCGAAGACGGCTTACTATCAAGTTCTCCATATGCGGCTGTTTACTACCCAAGTGCAATGACAACTAACTTAGACGGTACAAATGTTGTAGTACCACCTAGTCATGTTGCATTACGCACATTTGCATTCAACGATCAGGTTGCATTCCCTTGGTTTGCACCAGCTGGCTTCCAGCGTGGTATCGTACAAAATGCAACAAGTGTAGGATATGTTGACGCAGATAGCGGCGAATATGTTCCAGTTACACTCAACGAAGGGCAACGTGACACGCTTTACTTGAATAAAGTAAACCCAATCGCACAGTTCCCAGGAAGAGGCCTTGCAGTATTTGGTCAAAAGACTCTTAACCCAACAGCAAGTGCGTTGGACAGAGTTAACGTTGCACGTTTAATTGTATACCTCAGAGAAAGACTAGACGATGTTGTTAAGCCTTTCTTGTTTGAGCCAAACGATGCATTGACTAGAGCAAAAGCTAAGAACGTAGTAGACGGGTTGTTATCTAATCTTGTTATTCAACGTGGTTTGTTTGACTTTGTCACAGTATGTGATACGACAAACAACACTCCAGCAAGAATCGATAGAAACGAATTGTACATTGACATTGCTATTCAGCCAGTCAAGGCAGTTGAGTTTATCTACATTCCAATCAGAGTCCAGAACACATTGGGTTCATCAGGTTCTTAATTATATAAGAACTATAGAAAAGGGCGGAAACGCCCTTTTTTATTGGCAAATTAAAGTGCCTTTTAACAAATTTCTGCCAGTTTTGATAAATAAAAGTAACGACAGTCTTATAGACTTAAAAAGTAATTAGGAGATAACATAAATGGCTACTAAAGATAAATTTGGTGTTCCTGTAGTAGCAGGCGAAGCTGGCATTTTAATGCCTAAACTAAAGTTTAGATTCCGTGTAACAATGTTAAGCGGATTCGGCGGCGATGACGAAGCAGGGCAGCGAAGATTTACACAAAATGTTGTAAACGTATCACGACCTAAAGTTAGTTATGAAGAAGTAGAAATTCACAGCTACAACTCACGTGTATATGTACAAGGCAAGCATGCCTGGGAAGCGATTCAAATTGTTCTACGTGACGATGTTACCAACAGCGTTTCTAGAATTGTTGGTGCACAACAGCAGCGTCAGTTAAACCACTTAGAGCAAACAGCTCCATTAGCGGGCGAAGACTACAAGTTTGATATGCGAATTGAAATCCTAGACGGTTCAACTGCAAATGAATTAGAATTTTGGGAATTAGAAGGTTGCTTCTTGACTAACGTTGATTACAGTGACAGTGATTACGCAACTAACGAACCAGTTCAAATTACATTGAGCATACGTTACGACAATGCTATTCACAAGGCAGGCGCAGGCGCAATTGGCTCAGGTGGCGGATTAGATATGTCCGGTACTGGTGATAACGCATTCGAAGGTCCAAGCGCAGACGGCGTATAAAATACTTTATTTTATAGTATTTTTTAGGAACACCTATATAACTTATAACCGCCGCCAGGCGGTTATTCGTTTTTATAAAGGATAAATAATAGTATGCGCAAATTATTAAAACAAATATACGAATCGCAACTTGAAACGTTCAACGGAACATCGGTTGAGATAGAAGATGGTATTGGCGGCGATCAAGGTGCTTATTTAAGTACAGCAAACAACGCTAAACATTTAAATCCTGATCAAAATTTAGTAAGACAGCAGTTTCAAGGCCTTGTTAATTTTTATTTTAATGATGCAATACCGAGTGGTTCTGCAACGAAAGATTTTCTAAATGGATTAAGCAGTTTAGTTAAAACAGCAGAGTTCCCGTCGTTCGAAATGCAAACAGATACCCATAATCAGTATAATAAAAAACGTATTACAGTAAGCGGTATCGAATATAAGCCTATTAGTATCACAGTTTATGACACAATAGACAGTGCATGGGTTATCACACTAATGAGAATGTATCAACACATGTTTTTGAATCCTATGAATAAGTTTGAAACTCAGTCTGACGGAACATCGATACCTAAGATACGTCCATATGATGTTGTTCCTGAGAAATTAACTACAGGTAGTGCAACAGCTGATACAATGAGTGGCTTCACTCAAATTTGGAACGAAAATAATAACGGGTTAAATATTAGACCAGGCGCAGAACGTAATTTCTTAACTCATATAGACTTACTAGTTTATCATGCTCAACGCTATGTGCGGTATACAATGTTTAATCCTATAGTTACAAGTTTTAAAGTAGACAGTTTAGATTATTCTTCTTCTCAGCCTATAACAATACAGATGGAAATCAGTTACGAAAGTTTCAGCATTGATCCAAACATTAACAGCTTTATACCCGAAGATGATATGAAGCGATGGGGTAATTTTAGTCAGGGAATTTGGGAAAGACTGCGTACATCAGCTGGCACCGACGAAGATCTAGGTGAAGATATTCCAGGAGGATCAGTTGCAGGCAAGACGACCGCTGAAAATAAACACTTAATCAATTATTCTGCTGGTTTCCTCGCTCCAAGTGAAACAGGTAAAGAAACATCCTCGTTGAGAGCCGAGCAAAATCAAGATTTTTGGAATAATTTTAATCCGGGTTAATAATTTATGCAAAGTTTATACGAAACATTTGGAAATGAAGTAAGTTACACTGTTCGACGAGGAAAGCTGGTAAAGTTTTTACAAAACAGTACTGTAGCGTTTCCTATTCCTGAAGCTAGTGTAGACATATTAACATCTATGCTTGATCCAGACCAGGAAGGCATCGAAGCAACTCGTGTAGATGCTGTTAAAGCCCGGCTAACTAATATTGGTTTCGGTGAGTTGACTACAAACGCTCTAGCTATAGCATTAATAAAGATCGCAAAGATGCAAGGAGTACATCCTATGAGTTATTTTGACTTAAATGACGATGCTATCAGATTAGCAGCAGACACATATTCTGCGTTGAACACTGTTCGGCCTAAAGGCAATTTAGTAGGCTTATCATTGTTAAAAGATAATTCTAAAAGCAGAGTTGCTAAAATCATAAGGCCATAATACGAATGGCTTCTAAATATTCGCAAGGTATTTATACAATACAAAACCCAGAAAAGTACGCCGGCACAAAACCTCCCTTTGCACGGAGTAGCTGGGAAACAACCTTTATGCGTTTTTGCGATCAACATCCTAACATAAAGAAATGGGCAAGCGAGAATGTTAAAATACCTTATAGACATCCGTTTACAGGTAAAATAACTAATTACGTACCCGACTTTATGGTACAATACGAAGATAAAAATGGCAAAACTCGAGTAGAGCTAATTGAAATTAAGCCCAAAAGCCAAACAGTAATCGAAAATGCTAAAGGCCCCGGTGACAAAATGGCTACTCAAGTTAATGCAGTTAAGTGGACCGCTGCAATGGAGTGGGCTAAAAATAAAGGCATACACTTTAAGGTAATTACGGAAGACCAAATCTTTAGAAATAATCCTAAGAAACGAACCACTCCAAAACGCAAACGCAGAAAGTAATACAGCAGGTAAATTTACTGTTTAAAATGTTGTTCACCAACAGAACCACAATGCCACGACTCGAACTCTGCTGGCAACGAAAAAACCATTGAATATTTCTTATTATTCTTAATATTAGTTTTTTCTCTAGTTTCTAACCAACAAACTGTGCCTTTATACTTTCGATATATTTCGTATTGATTCTTAATGGTGCTTATAATTTGACCCCCAAAAGAAAGTAATAATGATTCAGTAAATGTGTTGTCTATATGAGATTGACATTCTTGAATAGTCTCAAATTCAGTATTGTTTGCATTGTTATACCTACTAACATGAATTGAATCAGTATCAAGATGTCTAATATGAATCTCAGGAACCTCAGATAATTCAAACGGGTGAAAGCGATGTGTTATACTAGCTAATGCCCAACTTTTTATCTGAGCAGTGAGATCATGTCTTACAGTGTAAAATAAGTTAGAACTATTGTCTAGCCAGTGTTTATAAAATAACTCTCTAGTCTCCCCACTAAGATTATTATCAGTTGGCATTATTTTATATATCTGATTTATAGACGTTGGGTAACTGAATAGGTTTGTATAAAAGTCTAGCTCACCAGTATGTTCACGTTCGTAAGTTAGATTCTGTGTTATACTTAACTCGTGAATGAGTGTAGTAGACCCCGTCCTGTAGCCTGCAATTATCCCTATCATGATAATACTTATCATAAATACTGTTATGACTAAGAAACTCGAAGAAGAATTTAATTTACCGCCAATGTCTCAAACATCTATAGAATCAGATGACGAATTGTTTGATATGCCCGACGAAGTCGAATCTACAGAAATTATCAGTGTCGAAGAAGTGCAACGTGCACTTACTAACGCTGAAAAAATAGATAAAGCTCTGTCTAGTGTAAAAGGGTTAGAAGACCACAGTGATGAGATGGATGATATTGCTCAACAAGCAGTCGACAGTTATCAGCAGCTAATGAATCTAGGTATGAATGTAGGTGACAGAGAAGCTGGAAGCATTTTTGATAGCGCAAGTAAGATGTTGACTACCGCACTGCAAGCAAGGGATAGTAAAATTACTGCAAAGTTGCGACAAATTGATCTTATGATTAAGAAAGAGCGGTTAGACAGGAATAATGTTGGTAAATCTAGTGATGCAGGGTCTGGTGGTTCGTTAGACAGGAACGAATTGCTAAAAATTATAAATTCCAAGGATTAAGTTTATATCTCTCTTCCGGCAAACCCAAAAATTTTGTAGTCCAAGCACTTTGCTCAAAGAAATTTAAGTTCTTCCATTCGTCTTTTCTAGCTAATTTTTTTAATGCAACATCATCCCAATCGGTGTTGAGCAAAATCTCTTCAATCTGTTCTTTTTTATCTTGTACAGACGATAACTCAAAGTCGTCCCATTCGTAGTGAAACAATTCAAATACATTACCCTGATTATCAACATAATCTATGCTGAGATCTATCCCCCATTTTCCTTTTAATTTGGAAAGTTTGTACAAAATAGGACAGCACGGAGCCCAATGATTTATTTGTTCTAATGCGTATCCACCGAATCCTTTTCTCTCGTATAAGTCTGCATGGTTTATGTGCGCACCTCGATCTAAAATGTCAAACTCTAACCAATCTTTGCGTATAGAGTTTTTGTATCTCATTTTAGTAACAATGTCTGTGTTTATTGCGGCATATTGTTGCTCTAGCTCACATAAGTCGTAACCAGTCTGATCAAATTTGTTTAACAATTTGATATTAGGGCAACACTGATTTTCTAGTGGAACAGTCCACGATCTCATACGGTTGAATTGGTCTGGTCTAATCTTAATGTACATACTTTTACTATTTATGATAAATAAGTGTAACGAGGAGTTTTACACTTATGAGAGAACTAAAAGATATTATAAACGAATCCTTTAGTAAAGAATACGGTTATCGGATCAAACTTGCTAAGGACTGCACAGCAGACGACATGTCCAAGCTAGAGTCGTGCTTACAAAAATATAATTTGGTAAGTACCACCCCATGGAAAAGATTACCTATTCAAGAAAATCCTATGGAATTTCAAAGACTGAAAGGCTCCACATTCACAAGCGAAGTATGTAGTACAGATGTTATCCTAAAATATCCTGTAAACCAGCGTATATTAGAAGTATGGTTATCTGTTAATTTAGACGTACCACATGATCGTGTATTATGTTATGGTGTAAATGATCCTAGGCGTATTGAGTCTGAAATGGCAGAAGATCGAGTTAGCAGAGACAAGGACCGTGTTGTTAATGCGGATGAAGCAGAACTCCTTAAGGACGATATGGCACATTATGTCGATGAACAGGATTCCGTTGATGACGACTTGAGTACATTCGGCGAAGGCTACAGCGACAAATTTGTTGCAGAGCTAAAAAGAATTAGAGATGAAAAGGGCGAGGATTACTTCAAATCATACCCTACAAAAGATCAATTAATGGGTGACGATTTGAGCGCAATGCACGATTCAATTACTGGACTTGCACATGGCGGAGCAGGCGGCCCAGACGATAAAATGGTCAGTTTACATGATCAAGGACTGAGGCACTAAGATGGCAAGCATGCGTGATTTATTAGATATTTTTGAACAAGAGTTCAATGAGGGCGAAAAATGCCCACAATGCGGATCTGCAGACTGCACATGTCCTCCAGGTGAATGTGATTGTGACCCAGTAGAAGAAGGATTACCGATGGTAATGCCAACAGATCAACAATCCGAAACAGAACCGAAAGAAACAGAAAGTGTTAATTATACCAAAACGAAGAGCAAAGGATCAGCTAGTGTTACAGTGAGTGCAAGAGCAGAAAGTATGCAAGAACTGCATGATGTACTTAAACTAGCAGGCATTACATTACCTAAGCAAGAAGAACCAGCGCAAGAAGTAGAACCAGAGCAAGAAGAAATGCCGTGTGAACCACCTACAGAAATGGACCCAGACGCACATAGTTCTATGCCTACAACTACAGATAAATCAGTAATCACAGGTGTCTTGAGAGACCGTCTTAGAGACTATTTACGAAACAGCCGCTAATGTTTTCCGAAATTGATCGGCTGTTTGTATTCGGCTGTAGTTTCACTCAATGGTGTTATCCTACTTGGGCCGATATACTCGCTACAGCTAACCCCAACATAGAATATTATAATTACGCCACAGGCGGCGCCGGCAATCAGTTTATTTTTACAAAATTACAACAAGCTGATATACACTATAAATTTACTAAACGTGACCTTGTAATTGTGCAGTGGACAAATATTCGTCGCGAAGATCGTTTCTTTGACAAAACAGACAAATGGATCACGCCCGGCAACGTATACACTCAGAGTTTATATAATGACAACTATGTAGAAAATTACGTTAACGATTGTAATTCTGCATTAAGAGATTATACAGTTGTGTATGCATCTTCGCAGTTATTGCAGTATAAAACTAATTTTAAATTTTTACAAATGGTCGACATGTTTGAATCTCTCGACCAATGGGAAACAGAAATAACTAAATCCTCTAGATTTGCCTCTATAGTAGACTTTTATAAACCGCACATAACTCCTTTTTTAACAGATAGCTTTTACCAAGTTCTTTGGTCTAATAATATAGACAACAAACGAGATTCAGTGATCACTGAGTTCCACCCAGACTATTCAGACTTCCACCCCTCTATTTTAGAGCATGCTAATTTTATTACCAGTGTGTTTGATATAAAATTGCCAGACGATGTATGGGAAAAAGTAATTAGTGCTGATAATTATTACAAAAAAATTGTCTATGATTATTTTGACAAAACCTCTTCGCAAAATTCTATGCACCAACTGTTTGTAGAGCATGAAGTCGATATTCAAAAGCATATGTATGATCTTTTCGAGGAGAGCTTAGTTTTCACGAGTTTGGAAGCAGTCAGTACATAAATAGCAATATGCCAAAAGGAACAGCAAACACAGAACTTGTCAAACCGCCCTATCTCAAAATTGATTACGATGGGGATATGCTCATAGAATTTAAGAAATGCGCAGATGACGATAGCGGCCCGTTGTATTTTATGGAAAATTTTGTTAAAATACAACACCCAACTAGGGGCGGCATAGATTTTGACCCTTACGAATATCAGCTCGATCTTATTAAAAACTATAATGAATATCGTTACAGTATTAATATGCTGGGCAGACAGATGGGTAAAACCACTGTAGCCGCAGGATACTTGCTGTGGTATGCTATGTTTAAGCCTGACAGTACAATACTTGTTGCAGCACACAAAGCAACTGGCGCCAGCGAAATTATGCAACGTATTAGATATGCATACGAGAGTTGCCCAGACCACATTAGAGCTGGAGTGACAGAATACAACAAAGGCAGCATTACTTTTGATAACAGTAGTAGAATAGTTGCAAGTACCACAACAGAAACAACTGGTCGTGGTATGTCTTTGACACTTGTGTACTTGGACGAGTTTGCGTTTGTTCCACCTAGAATTGCTGCGGAATTTTGGACGTCTCTGAGTCCTACACTTGCTACGGGCGGTAAGTGTATTGTTACTAGTACGCCTAACAGTGACGAAGATACTTTTGCTAATATATGGTACGGTGCGAATAGTACGTTTGACGAGTCTGGATTCGAAACTCCAGTTGGCGTTAACGGCTTTAGAGGTTATCTTGCAACTTGGGACCAGCACCCGGAACGGGATGATAATTGGGCTAGACAGGAAAGAGCCAGTTTAGGCGAAGAACGTTTTAGGAGAGAACACGAGTGTGAGTTTGTTATATATAACGAAACACTCATCGACCCGTTAAAGATTAATGCATTAGAAGGAGCAGACCCTTTGTACTCAGCTGAAAATATTCGGTGGTACAAACGCCCAACTCCCGGTAACATATATGCCGTTACATTAGATCCTTCGTCGGGCACAGGTAGAGATAATGCAGCTATACAAGTAGTTGAACTACCCAGTATGACGCAGGTTGCAGAATGGTGCCATAATAAAACTCCTGTAGAAAAACAATTAATTTTGTTCAGACGCATACTACAAGAGATACAACAGTACGATCCTGCAGATTTGTATTGGACTGTAGAAAATAACACCATCGGCGAAGCGGCCCTTTTAGTAATTAGGGAAACAGGCGAAGAAAGTTTTCCAGGCCAAATGTTGCATGATCCTGTTAAAGTACAAGGACATCGTGGAAGAAAAGGATTCCATACTAGTAGTAAAACTAAAATGGAAGGGTGTATACTTTTAAAAAGATTAATAGAGTCAGATAAATTAACGATAGCAAGCAAGCCTTTATTGTCTGAGCTAAAAAACTTTGTGTCAAATGGCACATCATTTGCAGCACAATCAGGTGCAAAAGATGACTTAGTCATGAGCATGTTAATAGCATGTCGAATGATATCATTTATCGGAACATTTGAAGACCAAGTGTACGATGTCATCCACAGCAATATCGGTGACGGAACAACATACAATTATAATGAATACGATGACGGATCCGATGAAGGGCCAATGCCAATCGGTGTCCTGTGATAACGACTATATTAATAGTCTGAAATGATAAATACTATTAGGAGATTTTTAGTTTATGGCTATTAGTGTAAAAACAGTCGCAGATAAAGTATACGGGCTTTTAAAAGGTTTTGGATTCTCTGTCGATATTTTCGATAGTGCAGGTGAAGTAACCGGCGATCCAGCAGAAGCACTTAGATTTTTTGTAGAAGACCCCAATTTGCTTGTAACACTAAATGTCGAAGATAATGAGATAAGACTCAGTGTGTCAGAAAACACAGAGCAAACAGATAAACTTCGAGAGCAACTAACAAATCTTGCAAAAACATACTTAATGACAACAGATTTTAGAGTATTTGGAAAAACACTTAAACCAAGTAGTGAATCCACAAATATTAAAAAAGAGAGTAAAATGGAAGAATCAGGCGTAATGGAAGGTTTCGGCACAATGACCGGAAGCGTAAAAACAAGCTACCAGCCACTGGATAATGTTAAGATAATTGTTCGACATGCAAAGCCAGTAAATGAAGAAGTGCGCGGAGCAAGAAGTAGGAATATTAGTAAAATTTTTATACAACGAGGAGAAGAGCGATTTGCCTTCCCAAGTAAAAATTTAGCTGGCGCAAGGGCAATGGCACGACATATTCATAATGGCGGAGCAATGCACGATAATATCGGTGAAAGCATTGTTGCTATGTGCGGCGATCTAAAAACATTACGAGAGTTTGTACGTTATGTCCAGACCAATAATTTAGTAACAGAAAGCAATCAAGAATATGTTACTCTTGCTTTTGAAAATATTGAAGAAATTAGAAAAACATTTAAAAAATTAAGCGGTGTTAAAACATATGCGTCAGCAGTTGAAAGTGTTACAGATCACAGTAGCGTTGAGCTCATACAAGAAGTTGACTTAGAACAGCATTTTACTCAAACTCACTTTGACGACAAGGTTGCTAATGCAGTAGACACTATTAAGCATTTGGTTAATAGAAGAAATGCATTTGAAAGTTATATTATGTCTGCTATATCTAATGAGTCGTTTGGCGACCTAAAAGATATGATTGCAGAAAGCGGTGTAGAGTTTGAAAACCCGCGATCTAGATTAGGCTATCAAGTAGGCCAGATGAGTTCAGTTGTAAAAGATCAGCAGTTGTCAAGGTACTTAGGTAGTATTGGTAGCAAACTATCTAATGGAGGCACACTAGATGCAATGGAGTATAGGGCTGTAAAAGCATCGTTACTCTCAGCACAAAACCCTGCATCTTCACCAATAGCAGAAGATTTAGCAGAAGGCAGAACAAAGGAATACGAAGCATTTTTGAACACTTTTGTTACAAGTGATTGATAATCCAAAAAAAACTGATAATTTTTTAACATAGAATAAATAGTATCATAACAAAGACAGCGGTTATTGTCGTAAGACAAAAAAAGGTTGACAACATGGCTAAAAGAATATATTATAACCCAAGTTACTGCATAAACCCAGACGCAGCGACACACATGGCACATATTAGGAGAAAACATTATGGCATCTTTAGCAGAAATTCGAGCAAAGCTACAATCTATGGAATCAAAAGGTTCCAACTCACCGTCACAGCAAAGTGACAACGCAATTTATCCACACTGGAACATCGACGAAGGAACAAGTGCAACACTACGTTTCTTGCCTGATGCTGACACTACCAATGACTTCTTTTGGGTAGAACGACAAATGATTCGTTTGACCTTCCCAGGAGTAAAAGGTGGCGACATGAAGCCAGTAACTGTACAAGTACCTTGTGCAGAAATGTACGGAGACACTTGTCCAGTACTAACTGAGGTTCGTCCTTGGTTTAAAGACCCAAGTTTAGAAGACATGGGCCGCAAGTATTGGAAGAAGCGTTCCTATATTTTCCAAGGTTTCGTTACAGATAATCCTTTAAACGAAACAGCACCTGACAACCCTGTTCGCAGATTTGTTATTTCACCTCAAATTTTTAACATTATCAAGGCTGCATTAATGGATCCTGATATGGAAAACTTGCCAGTTGACTATGTTAACGGTACAGACTTCCGTGTTACTAAAACTACTAAAGGACAGTATGCTGACTATAGTACATCAAAGTACTCTAGGAAAGAACGTGCATTAGACGCAGTTGAACTTGCGGCAATTGATGCAAACGGCTTGCATACACTGAAGGAGTTTTTACCTAAGCGACCAGATCAAGCACATCTCCAAGCAATTGCACAGATGTTTGAAGCAAGTGTAAACGGTGATTTGTATGATCCAGAACAGTGGGGCAACTTTTACAAGCCGTATGGCGTAGAAGTTCCAAGCACTGCTGTACAGGCATCTAGTGCTCCAGCACAAGCAGCGCCAGCACAAGCGGCAGCTCCTGCTCCTGCTCCAGTAGCAGCACCTGCTCCAGTAGCACCTGCTCCAGTAGTAGAAACAGTAGCAGATACTACACCGGTTGTTGAGCCAACGCCTACAGCTGAAGTAGCATCTGCAGAGCAAACTGGCGAAAAGCCTAGCGCGGATGATATTTTAAATATGATTCGCTCTCGTAGTTAAGGAGTTAAATTATGCAAAAACCATTCGACTTGACTAAGTTCAGGACGTCAGTCACTAAGTCTATTGCAGGCATTAGTGCTGGCTTCCATGATCCTAAAGACTGGATCAGCACAGGAAACAAAACACTTAATTACTTAATCAGTAGTGACTTTAATAAAGGAATTCCACTGGGTAAGGTTAGTGTTTTTGCAGGTGAATCCGGATCAGGTAAAAGTTTTATCTGCTCCGGCAATATCACTAAAGCAGCGCAAGATCAAGGATGCCAAGTGGTATTATTTGATAGCGAAAACGCACTTGATGAGGATTGGCTACAAGCGTTAGGAGTAGATACTACACCTGATAAATTACTCAAAATTGGTGTTAGCATGATTGACGATGTTGCTAAGACCTTGAGTGATTTTATGAAAGACTATAAAAGTAACTATGGCGATTTAGATTATGAAGATATGCCTAAATTGTTATTTGTTATTGATAGTCTAGGTATGTTACTTACACCAACTGATGTAGCACAATTTGAAAAAGGCGACATGAAAGGCGATATGGGTAGAAAGCCAAAGGCTCTGACTGCCCTAGTGCGTAACATGGTTAACCAAATTGCACCATTCCCAGTAGGTATTGTTGCAACTAACCACACATACGCATCGCAAGATATGTTTGACCCAGATGATAAAATCAGCGGCGGTCAAGGCTTTATCTATGCAAGTAGTATTGTTGTTGCTATGCGTAAACTGAAACTCAAGGAAGACGAGGACGGCAATAAAACTTCAACTGTACAAGGTATTCGTGCCGCATGTAAAGTAATGAAGAGTCGTTACAGCAAACCGTTTGAGGGTGTACAAATTAAGATTCCTTATGAATCAGGCATGAACCCGTATAGTGGGTTGTTAGAGATGTTTGAAGCAAAGGGCATTGTGCAAAAAACTGGTAATAAACTCGAGTACACTAGCCCTATCACAGGCGAAGTTATCAAAGAGTTTAGGAAGCAGTGGACAGGCGAAAAACTCCAATTGATTATTGATGAATGGGGACAGAACCCACAGAAAGATGATATTGATGTAGGTGATGTAGATGATAGCGCATTTGAAAATAATGACACTGGAGAACTGATCGATGAATCCTGACATACAAGTACTTATTAGTGTTTGGGACACTATCAAAACTTTTATTCCAAAGAAGGATAGAATCGAGGCCTCGGAGCAACTTATCCGTGTACTTGACGAAGAACTTGACTTCGTGGGCATTGAGGAAGAATTTAGTTCCTTTGATTCTGTTCTGAAAGCTGCAGCAAAATCTCATTTTGATGTAGAGGAAGAAAACGATGATGAAGGGTTTGACTGGGAGTAAAGTAAATGGGATGGTATCGAAGCGTAGTAGACGATCTCAGTACCCTAGTTGACTCAATTGACTTCTATGAGAACGAACTTGAGGAATCCAAATACGAATGCCACATTAAGGGCAGCCTAGAGAAATCTAGTGCTGCTCTGCCTGGCATTACTGAGCATCGTTTTAACCAGTTACAGGAAATTGAAGCAATACTGGAGCACCTGAATATAGAATTGCGTAAAGAACGCAGTAAGGTTTTTCGAAAGTATCTGGAAACATACAATAGGCAGTTAAGTAGCAGAGACGCCGAAAAGTTTGTTGACAGCGACGATAGCGTAATAAACTTAACACACCTGTGTAATCAGTATGCATTAATTAGGAATAAGTATTTAGGAATAATGAAAGGCCTGGATACTAAGCAATGGCAAATAGGGCATATCACTCGGTTACGAACTGCTGGTATGGAAGATATAGTTATTAGTTAAGATGAAACAAATTATTGATTTGTCTGAGGTTTACAACACTGGCACAGTCAGTAGAAGATACCTTATACCATGGCTATCTAGTAAATTGGGTATACATGACAATTATGTCATAGTTAACGATAATTTACTAAATTACGAATTACCTGAGCTCGCTTGGTTTAACACTATTGTATTGGACGTGAGTCACAACCCAATGGACGCACTCAGTCAACAGCAAGTTCGGTCATTTGTAGATACACACAAAAATAAGAAAGTAGTGGTTCTTAGTGACGATGCTACTGAGGATAACTATACATCTTACTTTCATTTACCGTACAGCCAAGCCGAATATCCAATAGAAGAAAAATCAATCGAACACAAATTCTCTTGTTTGAATTCTGTTCCTAAGATACACAGGCTTATCATGCTGAATAAGATTTACTCGCACAATTTACAAGAGTCTGTGTTGCACAGTTTTCTTTGGGATAAGCAACAGCATGCTAAGACTCATTTACAACAAGACTACTGGCAACAAGACATACTGGATTACTCGGACGAGTATGAATATTTTTTAAGCATGCTCAAGCATATTTGTCCGATCACAATCGATGATCTTTCAGATACTGATCCTTATGTTAACGATCATACAGTAAGTAGCCCAGCATATAATCAAACAGCACTGAATATTATAACAGAGAGTTCGTGCAAACGTATGTTCTTTACAGAAAAAACTTGGAAGCCTATATATGCAGGACAGTTGTTCTTATCAATAAATGCTCCTGGATCTATCAAAAAATTAGAGCAGTTTGGATTTGATACCTTTAAAGACCTAATAGACCATTCTTATGACGAAGAAACTAATTTGGTAAAACGTGTAGATTCTTGCGCCAAAGAGATAGATCGCTTAAACAATGATATATTGGACATATACCATTATACAGCAAACCGCCGCCAGAAAAACTCTTTGCATTTGCAGAGCAATGAATTTAAACAACTTGTTGAGATACGTGTATGATACATATTTTTTGGGCAGGACGATTTGCTAAAAAGAGCCTAGTAGTACAAGAGTGCGAACAGTATTTGTATGATCAGTGCAAGGACATAACACACGATGTAGATATAACAATTGATTTAATAACTGAGCTAGAAGATCAGTTGGGCGGCTTTTGTTATGGTGATAATGAACATATTGTGATAGGCTTGGGCAGGAAGAGCCATGGGGGCTACTTTACAAGAAATGAAGTACTTCGCAACCTTATGCATGAACTCATACATGCTAAACAGTTGATATTGCACGAAATCGACCACGGTTTGATGAAAAGGCGCTACGAAGACCAGCCCTGGGAGATTGAAGCATACCGCAACGAAGACGCTTTATGTGAAAAATATTTCAAAAAGTTCTTGACTTCCTGATGGAGTGGTGCTAATATATTGATTAATGTTAACGTTATGTAGGAGTAACCGGATGTTTGAATACGATAAAACAAAGTCATACAGTATAAATTTTAATGAGTGGCTGTGGTTAAACACAGAAGAACGCTCGTTGTATAAAGAAGAAGCACTTAGTGCTGATGAAGCGAAGAAGATATTCGATCAACTTTACGGAAATTTTAAGTAATGCCAACTCATGCAATGATAGATATTGAGACTCTAGCTACAAAAAGCGATGCAGTTGTGCTAAGTGTTGGCGGAGTAAAGTTTGACCCCACATCCGATGCAGTACCACATTCTCCGCTAATGATGCGATTAGATATTGACGAACAATCGGAGAAAGGCCGTATTGTTGATCCCAACACAGTTGAGTGGTGGTCTAAGCAAGATAAGGATATCCAAGAAGATGCGTTTAAGGTTGACGGTCGAGTATCAGTGGAGCATTTTTGCAACGAACTAAACAAGTGGTTTGTTGGTTGTGATAAGAAGTGGGCACAAGGCCCCAGATTTGACTATGGTATTCTAGAACATCTTTATGAGCAGTACGGTATACATAAAAACTGGTTTTATTGGGAAGAAGCAGATAGCAGGACCTTGTTTGAATTAGTCCCTGGTGATCCTAGAAAAGACGTTGCCGGAAACCAAATAGACCATCATTCGGCCCTGGCAGACGCATATAACCAGGCTATTGCAGTGCAAAAATCTTACAGAGTACTTGGCATTGGGGAAAAAATATCATAAATTCATGATGCATGGCAATGGAATACTTGGGTGTTTGGCAGTTTTTTCAGGTGTCTATTTCAGCGTTAACTACTTGATTTACTTAGGTTTATATAACTTCGTATGCACATACATAAGTTATCGAATATTAAAAAGCCTTATAAATCAATAACTTACCTTCCTTAAAAAAGTTGCCAGAAAAACTGGCAAAAAGGTTGACTTTCCCTTCAAAATCCGTATAATAGTACTTGTAAATTAAATAAACGGATGACATTTTATGAAACAGTTTGTAAAGATCAAGCAAGGCACTTACCGTTCTAAGGTTATTGAGAACTTAGTTTTCCCAGTTATTAAGCCTCTTAATATTGGTAAGAAAGGTGCATTTATCACTGTAGATGGTACTGATGCATTAGGCGATCAGTTTGCAAAAATTCGTGTACTTATTACTAACCCATCGGACGATGTAGAGTATGTAACACCAGGTGTGTTTGCAGAGCAACCAAAAGTTGCATCAGTAGAGGACACAACCGAAGAGGAGTCCGAAGATGATGCTATTGAGCGGATCAAAGAGCGTTTCGATATCCTTGATCGTATGACTCATGCTGTAGCAGAAGGCACAGTGCGTGGTATGATAGTAAGTGGTCCTCCAGGTGTTGGTAAGTCATTTGGTGTTGAAACTGTATTAGAAGATTATGACATGTTAACTCAAGTTGCTGGCAAGCCAGCCCGCACTGAAATTGTAAAAGGTTCTATGACCCCAATTGGTCTATACCAGACACTGTACATGAACAGTGACAAAGGCAATGTTCTTGTTTTTGATGACTGTGATAGTATCCTGTTTGATGAAGTTTGTTTGAACATGCTGAAGGCAGTACTTGACTCAGGCAAGAAGCGTACAATTAGTTGGAAGTCTGAGAGTTCAGCATTGCGTAGGGAAGGAATCCCAGATCGGTTTGACTTTGCAGGCGGCGTAGTATTCATTACTAACGTGAACTTTGAAAATGTCCGTTCTAAGAAGATTCAAGATCACCTTAGTGCGTTGATGAGTCGTTGTCACTACTTGGATTTGACTATGAACAGTGTCAAGGATAAATTCATCCGCATCAAGCAAATTGTGCGAGACGGCATGCTAGACGATTACAACTTCGGTGAAGAAGGTAAGAGTGAAGTAATTAACTTCATGGTCGATAATGCACAAAAACTTCGTGAGATTAGTTTGCGTATGGTGTTGAAGATTGCAGACCTCAAGCAAATGGACAACGACAATTGGGTCAGACTTGCCCAGACTACGTGCATGAAGGGTGGTATCTAATATAAGTATACATACTAACGATTCCCCCGGTGCTCAACCGTTAGTCATCCCCCCAAGAGCACCACGAAGCCCGGAACCCCTCCGGGCTTCACTTTTTACTTGACTTATTCTTGATTACATGTATAATTACTGGGTTAATTAACATAAGGATAATAATGAGTAATAAAATTAACTTTTTGACTTGTATCGCACTAGTTACTTCCGTATCTTCTGTGAATGCACAAGACATTGATATAGAAGAAACCGTTGTAGTCGGACAACGAATAACAACCACAGCAGTAGACCCAGTTCATACGTCACGATTAGCAAGTGCTGTTCTGCCTGCGTTTACTTATAATCCAGGCGGCTACGGCGGCGTTATTGGGTTCAACCAAACAGGCGCACAATCGGTGCACACAACAGTATTTGTTAACGGCATACCCGCTAACGAGCCCGGAACAGGGCTGTATGACTTTGGACATGATATAGCATCGGGGCAGACAGTTAGATACATATCTGGTCCTAATGGAGTACTATATGGTTCAGGAAGCATTGCTGGCACAGTATTAATCGAAGACACAATAGATTCTGGTGTAATAATTAGGCACGGGACAGACCATTCGTATGCATCGGTTGCATCGGACAGTGTACAGCTTTTAAAATTCAATTCGGAACATCCTAGTGTTAGGAATGATAATACAGAAAAAGATCGATACAGTAACGTGTCTGGAAAGTTTAACTACGATTTTGACAGATTTACTGTGACAGGCAAGTATACAGATTATGAATACGACTACGATAATTGCTATACTGCTAGTTTTTCTCAATCAAACGATTGTCGTCAAATAGGAGATCGGTATGTTTTAACTGCTTCTAATGATCATTTTGTATTGGGCCGTAGCGAGAACAAGGCAGAATTCTTCACTGAACAAGACTCTACATTTAGTAATACTAGTAGTAGAGACTATGTAAAATTAATGGATACTCGATCTACTACATACGGACCAAATTCGCTCGATGACTATGGTTGGCTGTTTGCTAATTTTACTTTTGACTACGGTGTAGATTACAGTAACGAGGAATATAACGAACACAGCCAACAAAATATTGCGGGTTTCTTCAGCACTAAGATAGATTTAGTGCATACAAAATACAGCATTGGTATTCGCAGAGGCAACGATGGACAAAACTCGCACAGATTTGGTTTCGAGCAAGGCAAATTATATGCCAGTATAGGCACAAGTTTTAGACGTCCTAATCTTTACGAACTACATGGAGACTCGTGGGTACAATCAAATCCAGAATTAGAACCTGAAGAAGGTCGTGGCGTTGAATTTGGTTATGGGCCGATCGGTTTTTTCAAATATAGATTTCATGAAACCATTGATTATAACTATTCTGATAATATTTATTATAACGCTGGCAAGTACAACTCAAAAGGTGTAACATACAGTCAGGCATTTGGCCCAGTGTCTGTGACAGCAAGATACACAGATACAACGCAACCTCGTACACCTAAGTACGCAGGCACAATAGAAGCGACTAAAGATTTATGGAATACTACCTTCACAGCAACGTATGCGTTTAATTTGGATAGAAAGCCCGGGCCATATGACGGTACTGTGCTAGAAGATCTACACAAAATTAATGTATTTGCTACAAAAGATTTTAATGATATTATACTGACCTTGCAAATAGAAAACTTGTTAAATGATGAGATTGAGGTAGTTCCGTTTTATAGTAATATTGGTAGACAATTTTCCTTGACATTGGCATATGATTGGTAGTATAATGTACGCTGTTCCTATAGAAGAGAATCTTATTAATGGCTAAATGCACACTTGAAATCAGAGATGAAGTAAACGTTAAGTTTGTAGGTGTGGAACCTAAGACTAGACGAAAGCTATCTGATGCTGTTAAGTACATGTTGCCGTATGCATACCACATGCCAGCTTATAAGTTAGGTAGATGGGATGGGTGTGTCAGGTTCTGTGATGTCGGCGGCAGAACATATTTAAATTTACTTGATAGACTTCTGCCTATTGTGCAAAAGGAAGGCTATGAAATAGAGCTAGATGATCAGCGCCAGCAATGGTCCTTTAACTTTGATAAGATTGAACTTGATAGGTTTAAGGATACATTATGGCCTAAGGGACATCCTGCTGAAGGAACCCCAGTCATACTCAGAGATTACCAAGTAGATGTCATTAATGAATTTTTAGCAAACCCGCAATCTATACAGGAAATTGCTACTGGCGCAGGCAAGACATTGATTACAGCCGCATTAAGTAACTTGTGCGAGCCTTACGGGCGCAGTGTAGTTATTGTGCCCAACAAGGATCTTGTAGTTCAAACAGAAAAAGATTACAAGAACTTGGGGCTCGATGTAGGCGTACTTTTCGGGGACAGAAAGGAATACGACAAAACGCATACTATTTGTACGTGGCAAAGTCTCAGTATCATGGATAAGAAAAGTAAGAAATTTGAAGCAGACTTTCCAATAGATCAATTTCTCACCGGCGTAGTATGTATTATGGTCGATGAGGTGCACAAAGCAAAAGCTGATGTATTGCGCAATTTATTAGGCGGCGCATTTGCTAATGTTCCTATTAGGTGGGGACTAACAGGCACTATACCTAAAGATGAGCATGAAGCAATAGGATGTGTGTGCTCTATAGGTCCTGTAGTTGGTAACTTGAGTAGTAAGGAACTCCAGGACAAAGGTGTATTAGCAGAGTTAGATATTGATATATTCCAGCTACAAGATGGTGTTATGGGCTTTGGTAACTATGCACAGGAGCTGAAGTGGTTGGTCACAGATCCTACACGAATAGATGTGCTCACCGGAATTATATCAAAGTTAGCTGACGCTGGTAATACACTTGTGCTGATTGATCGAATTGCAACGGGAGAAATGTTAGCGGAAAGGAATCCAGACTGGGCATTTATTAGCGGCAGGATGAAAACAACTGACCGGCAAGACGAGTATGCAGAAATTAGTGAAGCGGATAATAAGGTAATTGTTGCTACATATGGCGTAGCGGCAGTAGGTATTAACATACCCAGAATCTTTAATCTAGTTCTTTTAGAGCCAGGCAAAAGTTTTGTAAGGGTAATACAAAGCATAGGTAGGGGCATACGTAAAGCTGAAGACAAAGAATACTTGCGTGTGGTTGACATTACTAGCAATTTAAAGTATAGTAAAAGGCATTTAACAAAACGTAAAGTGTTTTATAGAGAACAGGGCTTTCCGTTTAAAATAACAAAACTGGAGTATTAATGAAGATATTAACTGTTGAAAACACAGTCTACGAACTAGACACAGTACCAGATCAGATAGACGACATACGATTTAGTGTGTTTGATACGTCCGACAAGGAATGGATGGACTACTACTTCCTACCATTGATATTTTTAGAAAGTTTCTATGCACCAGCTGTTTGCTTGCGTATCGGAGACCATGATATACAGATGCCTATGGATTGGAGTATAGCAATTACTGACGAGGATTTAACAGCTCTAGAAGTTATTCCTCTTACTAGTTTGAACAACAGAGGATTTTTAACTGCTACAATCAATCCGTTATCCAATCGTAGATTAGAGTGCAAGGATATTTCGATAACTAATATCTATCAAGATGTGAAATGGTTTTTTCCTAAATTAAAAAACGGACATATGCTAGTAGTTCCTTTAAGTGATGGACCTAACCCACCTTGTGCATTGTTCGTTAAAGAACTTAACAAGATACCTAACACATTAGACATTGCTAATTTATTAGATTAACTTTTAAAACTTGAGACAGAGGACAGACAAATGAGCACATTAGATGAAGACATTGATAAAATGACTGAAAAGTTGAGAGGTCGTAAAAGACGCTTTCGTATCGAAGCAGGAAGATATGGCGGCGAGTTAACCATAGGTCAAATTAATTCGGACTTTGTGGATTATTGGTTAGACCAAGAGGCTGACGAGGGCGATTTAATCGACCATATCAATAGCTACGAATGGGATACAGAAGATGGCAGAGATACTGCCGCTCCAGAGATAGATGAGGATTTTAATGCTTGGTTCGATACTGACGATGTTGAACACGTCAACGGCGCATACTCAGACGGTCAGTGGGTAGCGTATGAAGTTCCTGCAGACGGATCCGATGATTATGATTACGACAATGATCAAAATTTCGAAGCTAATCATCTTTTCAGCAGAGAAGCATACCACAATGTTGAAATTCCAGACACAGATGACGATGATTTAATTCCTGTCTTAGCGTTTCATAGTGGAGAGAAGGGGAACTTCGGTTGCTGGTTTGTAGAAACCGAAGGTGAAGATTTTGATGCAGATAAGGTGTGTTTTAGTTCTGTTGAAACAACTATTGCAGACATCGTAGAACGTGTATGGTATAACAAAGAGGAATTAGAAGCTGAGTTCGATTACGCAGACACAACTGGTAAAGGCTACTACGCATCTGTCGGCTATATGAATAAAAAATGGCACGACAAATATGATCTGTACTCTGAAGAATATTTAGAAGAGAATGGATATTTTGATGACCTATAACCATAATTATCTCGATCAATATATTCGAACAGTACCAGATTTCCCGATACCCGGTATACAATTTAAAGATATAACTAGTCTGTTAGAACACCCAACTGGATTTTCTTTAACATTACATGCGTTAGAAGAAGTTGCAAGACAGTTTTCTGCTAACTGTGTTGTGGGTATTGAAAGCAGAGGGTTTGTATTCGGTGCACCGTTAGCAAATAAACTGACTATTCCTTTTGTAATGGCACGAAAGCCGGGCAAGCTGCCAAATAATACCGTTAACAAATCGTACGAGTTGGAATACGGTTCTGCAGAGTTACACATACAGGAAATGTCTCCTATACACGGCAAAGTACTTGTTGTTGATGACTTAATTGCCACCGGCGGCACAGCTATAGCATGTGCAAGTTTAATACACGAAGAGTGGCGCATACCTAAGCAGGATATAATGATTTTGTCTGTTATTGATCTTCCTGTATTAGGCGGCTCTACTAAAATTGTAGATAGCGGATACAAGTGTGTTTCGCTACTGGAGTACGATGATGAATGATATAATTTTAATTGCATTAGAAGCAGAAGCGCCAGAGATGGCAACATGGCCCAGTGTATTTTTTACTGGAGTAGGCAAAGTTAATGCCGCTATCACCGCGGCAACACTAATTGAGCGGTATAAGCCGAAACGTGTTTGGAATTTTGGTACTTGCGGAGGTATTACTTTGGGTACTGGATTATATGAAATAAAAAACTTTGTAGAGCGTGACAGGGATCGATGTCCTGAAACACTAGATGCTGTAGTTGCCCCAGAGCCTAATCTGATCAGTTTGGGTGAAGGGTATACTTGTAGCACCGGAGATGATTTTGTAATGGATTCTAACTTAGAACTTCCAGCAGATGTAGTAGAAATGGAAGCATACGCAATTGCAAAAGCCTGTAAATCAGCAGGTGTCGAGTTCCGTTGTTATAAGTATGTTAGCGACTCTGCTAATGAGAACAGTGATGTTGATTGGGTAGAGTCTGTAAGCAACGGCGAATCACATTACATAGGCATTATTAATGGCTAAAGCACCCCAAATACCTTTATCAGAAGTCATGAAAGCAATTGACAAAAAAGACAGAGGATGGTATAATAAGTTAACTGATGAAAAGAAAAAAGCATTCAGCGCATGGATGATGATGAGGTATGCAAGTAGTGTACAAGGTGCATGTGCACCTGACTATTTGTGGATGGTTAACGAGCTTGTAAATCACAAGTTTAGTGATGTTAGCAAACATCCCGAATTACAGTGGCTATTATTTACAGCCGCCGGAATCGGTAAAGTGCAGAATCATCCTTATATTAAGCCTCCCAATAGCAAGCGTAAAAAGAACAAGCGTTCTCAATTTATAGCAGATCTGCTACCGCACCTCAAACAGGACGAAGTCGATTTGTTACTGTCGATTAATACAGACGAAGAACTAAAAGACCTTGCTATGTCTGCAGGTATGTCTAATAAAGAAATAAAGGAAGTGTTCAAGTAATGGAATGCAAGTGGTGTAAAAAGTCCTTTACTACCGAGCGTACTCTAAGTGCACATATGTGTGTTAAAAAAAGACGCTGGTCCGATAAAGATTTGAGCCATGTACGCTTGGGCCATAGGGCCTTTCAAATGTTTTATGAGATGAATACATCTGCAACTAAGCCTAAAAGTATGGAAGACTTTATACAAAGTCAGTACTATGAGGCGTTTGTCAAATTCGGAAGAGCTTGCAAATTAAATGAATGGATGAGTCCAGAACTTTACACAGAGTGGCTTATAAAGAACGGCATTAAATTAAAAGATTGGCCCAGCGACAAACAATATGAAACATATTTGAGGGAGTTCTTAAAAAAAGAACCCGGACTAAAAGCACTAGAACGCACAATTATATATCTTGCAGAATGGAGCAAGGAAAGCGACTACAGTTGGCAAGATTATTTTGCTACAGTTTCCTCGCCTAGAGCTGTATATGATATCCGAGCTGCAAAAATTAGCCCTTGGGTATTATACCTGTGTAACACAGGAGATCAACTTTTAACAAGACTGTCTTCGGAGCAAGTTGAAATGATTAAAGAACTGATCGATCCTCCTTTTTGGATGAAAGTCTTTAAAACCAACAAGGCGGAAGTCGAAACAATTAAACAAGCATGCAAGGATGCAAATATATGAAAGTAAAATTAATCAGTCATAGTCAAGCGCCGGATCACAGTGATTCAGCATTAGATTTAGTTGCATACTGTGCAAGAGTAAGTAATCCAGATAATCAAAACAATAAACTAACAAATGAAAAACTTGTAAAGTATTTGATGAAACACAAGCACTGGTCCCCACTTGAAATGGTGAGCGTTTGTTTGGAAGTAGAAACAACCAGAGACATAGCAAGACAATTGCTACGTCATAGAAGTTTTAGTTTCCAGGAGTTTAGTCAACGTTATGCTGACCCAACACAGGACTTAGACTTTATGACTCGTGAAGCACGATTACAAGATCCTAAGAATAGACAGAACAGCATTAAATCAGACAATGACGGCTTAGAAATCGAATGGCATAAACGCCAACGGGAAGTGATAAAAGCCGCCACAGACGCTTATACGTGGGCTGTAAGCAACGGTATTGCTAAAGAGCAGGCAAGAGCAGTACTACCGGAAGGAAACACGTTAAGCAGGCTGTACGTTAACGGTACGTTGCGTAGTTGGATTCATTACATTGAGTTACGTGGGGCCAATGGTACACAACAAGAGCATATGGATATTGCCCATGTTGTAGCAGATGTTATTGCAAAGATATTCCCACTTGCAGAAGAGTTTAAAAATAAGGAAATTTAATTTGCAGTACTGTGTAGGGGTTACGATACATGCGTTCACGTGAATGCATGTCGTGGTAATTAACACACAGGAGACAATATATGAAGTATTTACTACTATGTTTGACACTCGTTAGTTTGAGTGCTAGTGCACAAACCGTTATCGAATATGGTAATGGTGAAGTGTACACTGTTGGTGAGGATGAGAAGGTCTTTATCACCCAACAAGATAACTTGTACAGTTATCATCCTTACCAGAAGACCGTACAATTTAAAAAGTTGTGGCCTTCTACAAAGGTCGATGCACCACCATACACACCAAATCCAAATCCGAAGGGAACACAGGAATGGTGTGAAGCGCATGAGTTGCATGAAAATGGTTACACGTTCGATGATCAAATTTGGTACCGTGATTGTGATGTCACAGGCGATGGTCAATACAATCAATGTGATTGGTATGAACCTACTGGTGTAGCTTCCTTTGAGGAAACAGCATGGCAAGACTTATGTAATAACGGCGATCCTTGGGATGGCGAATCTTAATTGATTACTAGGGCATGGACGCCCTTTTATATGAGGAGTTATAATATGGAAAGACAAGTTGAATTATTAGTTAACACTATGGAAGAATGCGGCGAATTAATACAAGCCTGTAGTAAAGTTATCCGCAGTAACGGAAAAACAAAATACTTAAATAACTTGCAGGATGAGATCGGTGATGTTATACTAATGATAGAATTACTAAAACAGCACGGCTATGTCACCGACGACCATATAGAAGAACGTAAAATAGCGAAGCAAAAGAAATTAATAAAATGGAGTAATTTATATGCATGACCCCAATGACCCATATTACCCGTTAGATTTTAACGTTGTTACAGTAGACTCACCTTTAAGTATTTCTACACACGATTCAATGTATACTGATACTATTACATCCTTTGATTTGAATACATTGAATCTAGATGATATTATCCTAACCGGTCCCACTTCTAGTGACACTATAGAACTAGATAACTCTTTATACGTAGGAAGTGCAAAAATCGACGAGCAAAAAATTAAGTTACTTGATGCACTAATTGAAACAATTAATAACTTACCCGAAGACAATGAATTACGCTCACTGTTTGAAAATGTTCAAATGCTTAATAAGATGAAAAATGCAGATTAATTTTGATGTAGATATCGATATGGCTGATAGAGACAAGTTCTTGAACTTGATCAACCATATACCTGCTGCTATAAAGCGTGACTCAGAATTTGAGAAGCATAAGACTGGCGTTTATTTCCAGCCTATACCAACTTTTCCTTTAAAGGGCTACAGTACCATAGATCATAAAGAAGCTGAAAAAGCTGGATATTTCAAAGTAGATTTTTTAAATAACACTATCTATCAAACCGTTCGTGATGAAACACATTTAGATAAGCTATTAAATACTGAGCCTATGTGGGACCTACTACTGCATGCAGAGGTTGTCAGTCAGTTATATCACATTAACAACTATGCCCACATAGTTAAAGACTATAAACCTGTAAATGTAGAACAATTGGCGATGATATTGGCTATTATACGTCCTGCTAAAAAGCATTTAATAGGCGAGTCGTTTGAAGAAATTGTCAAAACAGTGTGGGATAAACCCGTAAGTGGTGAGTATTATTTTAAGAAGGCGCATGCAATTGCGTTTGCAACAGCAATTATTGTGCAATTAAACTTGATTTGCGAGGGGTTAACTTAGTCTACTTTTTTAACTAGCTGCACAGTGCGGCGCTTGATTCTTTTCTTTAAAATATTCTGCATACTGGTTACAGGGCCAAAGACAACTTCAACTTCTTTCACCATAAATGATCTTAAGGTATGTTTGAATGACTTCATCTCAGTGTATAAAAATACATCTATCGGTAAGAGCCGGTTGCTCTCCCACCACCATAGGTCGCCATGGTCTAACATGAGTCGTTTTTCTTTATTGTTTGCACACTTCTCTATATCATAAAAACTTATTATATGATTGTCTTTGTTCTGAACTATACCAACATATTCTGCGTTATTGAAGATAATGCACGTTAAGAAAGGGAATTTTTTTTGTAAATCATCATTACTTGTCATCAGTAATATTTATATGCAGGAGATAAATACTATACAAAGAATGGTACAGAGAACATGATATGTCAAATAATAATGCCAAAATTTTATATTTGTTGGAAAATCAGTCAATTGACTTGGTTCTTTCTAGCGATACAATCAAGGTGGATAACAAACCAATGAATCAAACATCAATAGTCGTGCAAAAAGGATTTACTAACACAGTGAATTTCTTTATTAGGAATAGAGATAGGGTATTACAAGACGTTTCATCTGAAACATTGTATATCACAGTCATAGATCCGAATACAAATACTCGAGTTATGTTCAAACAATTAACGCACGTAGCTGATTCTGTGGGGGAAGTACGTTTAGATTTAAGCACAGGTGATCTAACTGATCTAAGACCGGGCTTTTACAAAATGGCTATATCAAAAAGCGCAGATTCGGGACAATCACAGTATGCACTTTATGCTAATCAAAATGAAGGTGTAATTACACAGTTTGAAATAAAAAGTCCGTTAGAATATCATCCGTTACCTAGCCAATCAAGTGTATCTTTTATACAAACAGGTAATGTTACATTAGGTGATGCCGAAGACAAATTTGTCACTAGTGCTATGTATGGAAACCAGGCTAAGAATTACAGACATAGTCGACACACGATTGGGTTCTATCTTAACGAGTTTGTTGGTAAAATACAAATTCAGGGCAGTGCGTTAGAGTCTACACCTACACAGGAAAGCGATTGGTATAACATTAATCCGCAAGGTGATTTCGGCCAGAGTGTTATTCCTTACACAACTGCTTTTTCAGGAGTCGATCCTTTTAATTTTACAATTAATACTAACTGGATACGTGTAGAGTTTGTGAAAACATCAGGCTCCGTTGATAAAATACTTCTTAGAAATTAGTTGACTTTCTCCCTTAAGGTGTTATAATTGTTTTATGCAACACCATGACTTAGTAGAACAAGTACATCGACTGTTATTGGATAATTTACCTATTAAATCCGGTAAAACTCCAAGCGGCTGGATTACGCTTAATTGTCCTATATGCGATGATAAGCGCAAACGAGGTGGCATCAGACAAACAGGACCTAAGATTAGTTACCATTGCTTCAATTGTGATTACACTACAGGATGGTCACCGAGTCCTAGATTAGGTATAAAGTACAAAAAATTACTATCAGCATTAGCTGTCCCGGACAAACAAATACATGATACAATTATGAATTTGATGAAGTACGGTGAGGAATTGGATGTAGAGGACACAGGCGAATATGTGTATAGTGCTTCTAAGTTTGAAACTATAGAATTACCCGAGAATGCAACTACAATTGATTTACTACCCGATGACCATGATGTTAAGCAGTATGCTAGAGAAAGAGGTTTGCTCGGTAAAACGCTACTGTATTTTGGCTACAATACTGAATTAAAATTACAGTACAGCAAGCGATTAGTAGTGCCGTTCATGTATAACGGTAATTTGATTGGTTGGACGTCCAGGCATGTGAATCCTTTAGACAAGAAGACTCCTAAATATCTTAGTAATATGCCACCTGGGTATGTGTTTAATATTGACAAGTTCGTTGATACCCAGCGTGAAATTGTAGTAGTCACAGAAGGTGTGCTAGATGCAGTATTAATAGACAGTATAAGTGTATTAGGTAACAGTGTTACAGCAGAGCAAGCACATTTAATAGATAAACTGGGTAAGCGTGTTATACTGTGTCCTGACAGAGATCAACCAGGTAAGCAATTAATAGAGCAAGCACTGGAATTAGGATGGGAAGTAAGTTTTCCTCCATGGGAAAAAGACATCAAAGACGCTGCCGACGCTGTACAAAAATATGGTAGGTTGTTAACCTTATCCAGCATAATTAAGTATGCAGTAGATAACAAGATTAAGGCACAAGTACAGGCAAAGATGTTATGAGATTATTAGTTAGTGGATGCAGTTTTAGTGCCGGAGCAGATTTAGTGCATATTGTAGACGGCGAAACAGCAGAAGATTTGCATTGTCCTTCTAAGGATGAGGGGTTTTTGTGGCCCAACCTTATTAGCGATTCCAGTGATTATGAATTGCATAATATTTCTCTACCTGGAAACAGCAACGATAAAATAATTAGACAGACAGTGGAATGGTTAGAAAAAAACGGTACTGACGATACGATAGCTGTAATACAATTTTCTAGTATATTCCGCCACGAATTTTATAGTGATTTGGTGGCAGACTATATAAATTATTGTACAGGCGAATGCGTGTTTGAAACTAGGGAGGGTGCCCGTTTTTTAAACAATAATTTTTTGTATGACAGCCATGTAGACAACGCTTATTTACAAAACAAGATAGAAGATAATAAGATGCATCAAAAGTCTTTACTAGCAGTAAGCGATATGTTAAAATATACGTGGAATAAGAATAATTTGCAGATCGAGTATTTACAAAAAGTGCTATTTTTGCAAAATTATTTAAAAGATGCAGGAGTCCCCTATCTGTTTACGTCAATGTCAATAGGGTCAAATGTATTACAAATGATGAATGACGTTGCTGGGATCAGTGTGGATTATATGAGAATACTAATGGGGTTAGTCGATTTAGATAATTGGGCGCAACCTCTAACATCGGCATCTGTAGACCACAGGTTTGAAGACGGTCATCCAAACCAAGAAGGCAATCAACTGATAGCATCATACATTAAAGAAGAATTGACTAGAATACTTTCTAAGAGGCAGTAGTTTAAAATGCAGGAATACACAGAAGAAATACAAGAGTTATATTTAAAGTTTTTAGTAACAGATCCTGAGTTGTTTATACGTGTAAGTAATATAGTGCAACCGGAGATGTTTAATAGACGCTTTAGGGAAACTGTTGGATTTTTACAAGATCATGCTAACGAATACAATAGTATTCCTACCATTGATCAAATAACTGCAAAGACCGGAGTGGAACTAGAACGTATTGAAGGAATCAATGAAAATCATATAGAATGGTTCCTAGATAACTTCGAACAGTTTTGTAGACATAAAGCACTAGAAAAAGCAATTCTTGAAAGTACAGATCTCTTAGAGAACCAAGATTACGGTACAGTAGAAACTAAAATTAAAGAGGCTGTACAAGTTGGACTAGTCAAAGATTTAGGTTTAGAGTATTTTGAAAATCCTAAGGAAAGATTGCAGTATATCAAAAGTCAATCAGGTGCAGTTAGCACAGGTTGGCAAGGCATTGATCGAAAATTATACGGTGGCCTGAACAGAGGCGAAATAACAATATTCGCAGGAGGATCGGGCGCAGGCAAAAGTTTGTTTTTACAGAACTTTGGTGTTAATTGGAGTTTAGCTGGACTTAATGTTGTATACATAAGTTTAGAACTTAGTGAGCCACTTATTAGTATGAGACTGGACAGTATGGTTAGTGGTTACGGCGCCAGAGAAATTATGAAAAATATGGATGATGTAGACTTAAAAGTCCGAATGAAAGGCAAAGGCGCAGGAAAGTTTAGAGTAAAACAAATGCCTAGTGGAATTAATACAAATGATATTAGAGCATTTATTCGAGAATACGAGATTAACAGTGATATAAAAGTGGATGCAGTGTTAGTGGATTACTTAGATTTGATGATGCCTATCAGTGCTAAGATATCACCTGAAAATCTATACGTGAAAGACAAGTATGTATCCGAAGAATTACGCAATTTGGCTTCTGAACGAGATATATTATTAGTAACAGCATCGCAGTTAGGCAGGAGTGCTGTAGAAGAGATTGAGTTCGATCATAGTCATATTGCAGGCGGCATTAGTAAAATACAAACAGCAGATAATGTTGTAGGTATATTTACAAGTAATGCTATGAGAGAACGTGGTAGATATCAAATACAGTTTATGAAAACACGTAGCAGTAGTGGTGTCGGTAGTAAAGTGGATTTAAAATTTAATCCTGACACATTACGTATTGAAGATTTAGATGACGACGACGACGATGCAATGACTGTTACCACAAGTAGCCTAGTAGATCAATTAAAACGAAATAGTAGTATTTCTGCGCAAGAACCTGAAGCGCAGGATACAGTGAGTACAGCACTTAACATGCGTGAGTTTATGAAGAAGAATGATTTCTAGCATTCTTACTTAAATAAATTTTAAATATTTTGATAAATATAAGAAAGATTAGGACTTTTGAGAATGACTGATAAACGATCACGTAGTATACTTGAAGAGCTTAACTCTATTAGTGTGGATAGAGATAAAAACCACATTTTAGAAAATAGAGTTCAGCATCTAGTGAGTACAGTGAACAATATAAGATCAATGTTATCCGATTTGTATGAAGATGATACAGCCGCAGATTTGGAAAAGCGACTGATGAATAGTTTAAAATCAGGTGATTCTGCTAAATTTTCTCGAGGACTAAAAAAAGTTACGTTGGAGAGTAATAAAGATGAGACTTGAACAAATAGAAGAAGCACCCGTCCCCGGAAAACCAGGCGCATTACGTGGAGATCAGTCTGCAAAAGCACAGAAAAACTTTAGTAGCAATTACGATGCTATTTTTAATAAAAAGAAAAAAGCAGCACCGGCACAGCCTAAGCAACCTAAAGTTGCTCCTGTAAAACAAACAGCCGCCGGCAAGAAAGGCAATATTTTAACAGACCCGGCCTTAAGATCCCAAGTAAAAGGAAACAGTACAGCCCAACCACAGGATGCACTAGCCGGCGGATCAGCAGCCATACAGGCAAAGAAGGCAGCAATAGCCGCTAAGAAGGCAGGGCAAGCAGCACCTGCACAAGCAGCACCTGCACAAGCAGCACCTGCACAAGCAGCACCTGCACAAGCAGCACCTGCACAAGCAGCACCAGCACAAGCAGCACCAGCACAAGCCGCTCCACAAGCAGCACCTGCACAAGCCGCTCCAGCGTCTAAAGACCCAAGTAAGATACCTGGCGCTATTGTTAAGACGCCTCAAGGTAAGCATTTTGTACGAAATGATCAAGGTTGGATGCCGTCAGATCAAAAGGGTGTTGTTGATCCAAATGCGAGTGCTGAAAATCCTAACAGTAGAATGTCTAAATCGTTGGATAAAGCCGCTGGAACACCTGATCCTAAAACAGGTGTTATACAAGCACCGGATGATAGTCTAGGCGGAAAAATTAGACAAGGTATTGACAAAATTAAAAAAGCAGGCGCAGATGCTATCGGCGGACCACTTGCTACAGCAACAAGATCAGATCCAGATGCTGGCACTATAAAGAAAGCTGGCGCAACAGTGGGAGCTGGTATCGGCCGAGCTATGTCTGCGTTAGGTAAAGGTGGAGAACAACCTGCCGCAGATGCACCAGCAACTGACCAACCAGCAACTGACCAACCAGCTGCGGATGCACCAGCACAGCCTAAAGGCCCTAAGCCAGTTCCAGGTCCCACTGCATCAGAAATTAAAATGCTACAATCCAAGACATTGCAAGGTGATTTAGCAGCTGCAAAAGCACTTGTTGGTAAATTAAGTAATTTAAAAACCAAAGGATACGATGCAGATAAATTTATACAAGCAGCTGCTCCAGTAATGAAGAAAGGCGGCTTAGCCAAAAGTGACCCCCAGGCATATACGCATTTCACTAAACTTGCAAGAAGTATGCGACAAGAAGCATATCAGCATATGTGCAAAGTATTAGAGGCCGCAGGGTTTACGTGGGAAGATGTAGGGTTTGAAATTCTTGTATCAGAGAGCGTGACTAGTCATGTAATGCTTATACCAGTAAAAGAAATTAAGATTTATGAAATGAAGTTACTTGCGGGAATATAATGAAGTTTATAGAAATATCAAAGCCTAAAGTTGTTAACATATTATCTGAATCTGTAATTACAGAAAGCAAGGATGGTAAAAACACGCACCTTGAGCACCTAGAAGACAACATATTTAATAAAGGGTATGCCGGCGCTAAAGAAGCAGTAGAATATTTGTACAGTTTACACGATATGCTGGAAGGTAATTCAAAAGCACCGATCAGTATGACAACAAAATGGGATGGTGCTCCTGCTATTATAGCAGGTAAAGATCCTGCAACAGGTAAGTTTTTTGTAGGAACTAAGGGCGTTTTTGCGCAAACACCTAAAATAAATTTTACAAACAAAGATATTGATGTTAATCATGCAGATCCCAAGGGTAAAGATTCGAGCGGATTGCGTACTAAATTAAAATTAGCATTAAAATATTTGCAAGGATTAAATTGGGACACTGTAGCGCAAGGCGACATGCTATTCGCAGGACAAGAAGATTTACGTAAAGTTGTTATAGACAATACAGAACATATTGTATTCAAGCCCAACACTATCACATATGCTGTTCCAGCTGATAGTGATTTAGGAAAACAAATTCTTTCAGCAGGCTTTGGTATAGTTTGGCATACAGAATACGTAGGCGGCCCAACACTAGCTGATACAACTGCAAAATTTGGCTTCGACAGCAGTGTGTTAGGACAGACCAATGGTGTTTGGCACAGAGATGCGATAATTAAAGATCTTAGCGGCACTGTTACAATGACTGCACAGGAAAGCTCTGCTACAATGCAAGCAATACAAGATGCAGCATCATATCTAAAGAGTGTTGATTCTGAAACATTTTCTTGGCTAGAGAAGGGCAACGACTTGATCGGTAAAGACTTTTTGCAACAGCTAAAAGCTCATGCAAATAATCAAGTGCGTCAAGGCCACTTCGATGAGCCTACTAAATTTGCGCAAGGCTTTGTTGAAAAATATGTTAACTTTATGAAGAAAGAAATAGACAAAGTTTCTATGCAAAAAACTAAAGATGCTAAAACTGAAAAAATGGTAGGCGGTGTTAAGTTTATCAAAGAGCACATTCCTGGAATTGTTGCAGTATACGATTTATATTTAAAGTTGATCGAAGCAAAAATTCGTATAGTTAAAAAGTTAGAACAAATCAGGCAAATAGGAACTTTTGTAGAAACAGGTGACGGATTTGAAGTTACTGGCGAGGAAGGTTTCGTAGCAGTTGACAGGATTGGCAATGCGTTAAAGTTAGTTGATAGATTAGAATTTAGCAGATTGAATTTCGGCTCCGGGAAGCCTGGAGCATAATGGATCTCTTACTGGTTAATTCTGAGGATTTATGCGAAAGCAGACTGTATAGAAACACAGATGGATTTCGCCGTATGTCTGCGCAAAATATTGCAGACGTATTTTTTCTAGAAACACTAGCAGTATTAATGTTCTCGCAAGATGGCGATCAACGAGATTATGCAAAAGCCTATGCACAAAAAACATCACAATACGGACCTTATGCTGCTTATAGAACAGCAGCAACAGATTTATATATGTTGGGGTTTGCAATTAAGAACCCAGACTACAAAAGTTTAAGGTTTAAAGGCAGTGTTGAAAAGTCGCTTGCTAGTTTAAGTTTTGATAATCGCAGACATTACAGAATGATGCGTACAGTAGCAACCACAGATATTACAAAAAGTGAAATGTCTGCATTTCTAATTAGACTTGAATCTCAGTTAAGTATCAAGAACGCATTATACAAACAACTAAGACGCTTAGTTGTAGACTGGGATAATTTAAAATACAGCCAGAAGCAATATGTGGTTGCAAAAATTCTACAGTCTTTGCGTTCAGTAAAAGCACAAACTACAGAAATATTCAATCATTTGATTTCTATGAAAAGAGAACGAGCCTACAAAGATACGCCCGTTAGCAATGAGCCAAGTAAGTTAAAAAGAGCTGCAGCAACAGCAGCTGGAGCATACGTAGGCAGTAAAGTTGTACCTAAAGTGTCTAAAAACAAAATATCTAGCACTACTGGCGCAGGTATAGGGGCAATTGCCGGATACTGGGCTAGCGGAAGGAAAAAGCAGTAATGAAAATCAGCGATATAATTCTAGAAGACGAAAATTTAACCGTTGACCAGATAGCTCAAATACAAGCACAGCACGGATCTTCGTTAAGTAATAATGTTATATCCAGAGCTAAACGTATAGTGTCTAATAAAGGTATAAGTGCATTAGACGCTATTGGCATGGCTCAGGACATCGAACGCAGAAAACAAAAGCAATCCCCTGATACAAAGGAAGAACCTGCCCAAAAAATAAAACGAACTCCTATGACCAGACCAGAGCCAACTACGAGCACTACAGTTGACAGAGTTAGCGATAAATCAGGAAAGAAATGGGGTAATCAGTATTATCAGGATAAGAAAACAACACCCGGCGCCAAGTACAAAGCAGCAAAAGACAAGATTAAACAAGTTGCTAGGGATGTATTCAACGTTGATTCAGCTGAATTAGGCGCAGATATTAGCAAAGATTTTGTTAATGTTGCAGATAAACTTATGAAAAGCAATATTCGTAAGCCTAGAAAGTAAAAATCTATAACAACACTAAATCTTTTCTTTTGCATAAATAACAGTAACCAGAGCTTATTTAATTAAGCATGAAAATAGTTTAGGAGATATAAAATGGCACAAGCTAATCCAAATGCAGCAGTACGTCAGTCCAACGGTTTAGGCCCTAAGACTTTTATCGTATCTGTAGCAACAGCAACAGTATCCGTAGAAGCTGCATGCGCAGAAATTATGGTTGAAGGCGGCACAATCGCAGCAGTTGAAGGCACAACAGACGGCAGTCACCTTGTTGTACAAGGCGGCCCAACACCAGCAGTAACAGGTGTAACTGTAGTAGCAACTTTCGACAACGTATAAATTTAAAAATTTATAAATTAAAGATCCTCAACTTAGTTGGGGATTTTTTTTGGCTGTATAATCGGTATCGTGATAAATACACGTACAGGAGATAAACATGATTAGACGCGGAGCAATGGGCTCGCTGGAAGTGCTAACAGGCAATATTGAATTTTTCACATTGTATACTAATTTGAATATTCGTGTTACCGGTAGTTACACTGATAGTAGTCAAAAAGATTTTGAAAGTGTTGTTCAAGTGATTGGATTACGGGCTATGCCTACGGTTATGAACAACCCAGTTTATTTAAACGGCACAGGACAAAATTTACTAGAGAACTATGGTGCTTCTTCTATAACTGGTTCGGGATTCATCTTTAAATTTGCTACAGAAATGCCTGGTGCACACACTGTACAAACCTTGATAGATGAGTTGCACGATATTGTTTTAAACTCGGGTGTCATCGACACTAAGAATTCTATTAATATGGAATTTACAAAACAGGACTTATTATAAATGAACGATTACGACCAACAACGAAAGCAACAAACTCAGTATTCTGAGAGTAATAATTTAGAAGCACACATTATTGCAGATATGTTGCGTATTGAAAGTATCACAACAGAAGTTAGAGAGTTCAAGCAAGATACAAAAGTGCGCCTAAATAAAATTGAGAACTGGCTTGTGGCTATAGTAGGCACTACGTTTACTACTATGGTAGCAATATTAGTTGGTTTATTACTTAATATGTTTGGCGGTATATAAATTGCGTTTAGACGAACTGTTACAGGAAGATAGTTTACTGGAGACCCGTATGGTATGGCGTCGATCCGGGAAAACTGTAAAACGTGCAGTTCGTTGCACATCTGGTAGACGAAAAGGCCGAGTAGTTAGTAATCCTAGCCAATGCTCTAAGCCTATTAATATGAAAAAGCGTCTAACACTCAAGCGTACAAAAGCAAAGATGGGTGGTAGAATGGCTAGAAAGGCTAGACGAACAAAACGATTGAATCCTCAGAGCAGAAGAGTACAATCTTTAAATAGGCGATAAGATGAAATTCACAGATATTAGGACTATAGATCATTTACTTATGGAGTATGGTATGAAGCCAGGGGCAAGTACACCTACTTCCCAACAATCCATGGGATCAAGTGCAAAAGCAAATGCATCTACAAAATCACCTACTACAAGTAAAACAGCAGCCAAACCTGATTTAGGAAGCCCTACTACCACGCCTGGTCTAGAAGTTCCTAAAGCAAATGATCAAGAGACTCCAAAATTTATTAATGCTAAAGCAGGCGAACTAAAAACAGATATGGAATACTTTGATAAAGATGGAAAATCAGCAGGTGTAGTAAAATCTCCTATCGGAAAAGGCACAAAGCCTGAAGCAGTAGTAGTGCAGAACCCTAAAACAAAAGAATATTCAGTTATAGACGACCCCGACGAAGAAGTGTTTGTGGCTAATCCAGAGTTTACTGAAGGCAAGTTAGACAAATTATCTAAAAGTAGCACAAGTAATTTTCATTTTAAGCGGGATCGTTTGCAAAAAAAGATCAAAAAGCTCACCCGTAAAATTAAAATGACCGAACAAGGTGAGCCTATTTTTGAAATCAACTTCAACAGCAAAGAGCTTGCACAAGGTGCACTGAATGCGAACATACAGTGCGGCTTTGAAGCGGAAACTGTGTGGCCTAACCTAGGCGAAGGCAGTGACGAGGACGACACCAGTTGGCTAGACGACCTGTATTGGAACCGTGTCGGTGATTTGATTTACGATCAAGAAGGATCACGTGCAGTGGAGAGTGTGGAAGAAGCATACCGCGAATGGCTACAAGAAGAAGTTGTATACGAAATAGAGAGTGACGTTGTCCTAGAGCTAGTCAACGAACGCAAAGAAGATGAAGCGTACATAGATGAGTTTGTAAACGATCATGTTGACATGGACGAAGTGGAAGAGTACAAGGCAGACAAACTGGAGCGATTAGAAATCGACGACATGCAGGACGAGCTGGAAGAGTACAGCAATTGGGACGATGAAGCATGGCCTCGTGAATATGTTGAAATGTACAAAGAAGACGAATTTATTGAGTGGCTAGAGGAACAGATCCGCGACAATGGCGAAGCATGGGACGAATCCTGGCAACGTGCAATGGATCAATACGACATGGACGATTGGGTTCGCAGAGAACACGGCGGCAGTTGGTGGAGCCTATTAGGCGAAATGGACATTTACTTGTACAACGAAGGCGGCGAAGGCGGCGGTGTTGATGCTGTAGCTAGTATGCTAGAGGATTGGGCCAGCAACAACAGTAAGAGCAACGATGTACGTCCGGGCGTATATCACAGTGGCCAAGGCGTAGACAATGACCATTGGCGTGTGGAAGATGACACCTCAATCGAAGGCGAAGGTGCAAAAGCAGAGATTATTTCACCTGTATATGACAACCCAGCAGAAATGCTCAAAGAGATGAAGAGTTTGTTTGAGTACATGAACAACAACAATGTGGAAACAAACAGTTCAACTGGTTTGCATGTCACAATGAGTTGGATGGATTCGGACTACGCTAAAACTAACAAGCTAAAAATGGCTGTGCTGTTAGGCGACAAGTATGTGTTAAAGCAGTTTGGCAGAGAGCATAACACTTATACACAGAGTCAACAAGAAACAGTACGAAAGTATATCAAAAATCTACAAAACGATATCAAGGATGAAAAGAGCCTTGCTGGTCTCGAAGACATACTGTTAGGCGGCATCAGTAATGGCAAGTTCAGCAGTATCAACTTTAAAGATGCTAAAAACGTAGAGCAAAATAAACTTATTGAATTCCGTGTTGCAGGTGGCGACGATTATCACACTATGAGCGACAAAGTGATGAAAGCAGTTATCCGTTATGCCGCAGTGATGCAAGCCGGGCATGATGAAGAAGCATATCGCAAGGACTACATCAAAGCACTGTTTAAAATGATTGCAGGCAAAGACGAAGTAAGCGGCGATGTTGTTAAAAGAGCTCAAACAATGGTTGACCCAGAAAGCATTAACGATAAAGTGTTAGCTGCTTTCCAAAGTATTGCAAGTGAAAAACATTATACAGATGCTATTGAATCATTGAGCAATGCATACATGGAATTAGCAGATGCACAAAGTGCAAAGAACGCTAATCCACAACAAGAGATGCCGTTCGAAGCCGAAGGCGATGACGAAGACTGGCGTAGAACAATGATTAAAGCACAGAAATACTTTGTGCGAGCTTTTGCTATGTTAGCCAGTGACGTTGCAAGCGGTGCTAATAGGGCTGAACCTAAATCGGCGGCTATTGCAGCATTTAGACAAGCGTTAAAAGACTTCAGCTTAACGCCTAAAGCATTGTGGACTGAACTACAACAGTCAGAGTTTGTGAAAAACTTCCCGGGAGATCATCACAACAAACTAGAAAAGATGGCTTCGGCTGTAAACAGCTTGTTGAAAAAGCAGGATGCTAACGCACCGGAAGCATCATACACTATTACTGCACCTAAAGGACACGTTATAGCAATACCCACAGATAAGCATCGTGCACTGTTCGGTGACCTATTCGGCGATAACAAGCCCGATAGTAATGCAACAATCAGTCAACAAGATTTTAAAGTGATTAGCGATGACGAGTTAGACAAAGTTAAACGTGCTCGCTTTGAAGTGGACGAGGCTACTCGTTATATCGAACATGAACAAGGACTGATCGACGGTATAAAGCAAGGTCTTAAAGTTGCTGAACCAGAAAAAGTAGAAAGACTCAAAGGCTCTATTAGACAAAGACAACAGGATATTGCAGAATTTGAAGCCAAAAAGATGGAATATAAACCTGTTGTTGATGCGTTTGTCAAGAAGTATGGCTTTGCTCCAGCTGGTACTACATATCAGAGCGAACCAATCGGCGTTCCGCACAGCTTTTTAAAAACTGACCATCGTAAATTACTAAGCCAGAGATTTAATATAAAATTTGATGTACAGGAAAGTAAAATGACACCGTTTGACAAATTTGATAAGTTGCCAATATTGGAACAACTAGCCATTTTAGAAAAAATTGATAAAAATAAAATTGATGAAGCAATTGCAAAACAAGCTCGCAGAGATACTTCTAAAGCCTCACCTGAAGATGAAAAAGTAGAATTGCGCACTGGTGAATATCTGTATAATGTCGTATATAGGGATGGCACAAATAAAAAAGTTGTTGCTCAAACAAGACTAGGTGCCAAAAGGAAAGTAGCATCAGCTGATGGAAAATACAAAGATCCTGCCAATCCCACAAGTAAAGAACTGGGTATTCAACGGGTAGAAAAAGTTTCATTGCCTAATCGTAGACCAGACACAGCATGGACAAAAGGTTTACCTGGTAAAAAGAAAACAGTTAAGAGATCGGCTAATAGGAAAACTTATAAAGACCAGGATAAGTATGGTCCAGCAAAATTTGATGCTAAAAAAGCAGCCACTCGTAAAAAATTAGACGATTTGGAATTCGAGCGTGAGATGCGAGCATTGAATTTTGAGAGTGTGCACGATTTTAATAGAGCAGAAATTATTAATGGGTTAATGGCAGACCATTTTCCAGTATGTGATTTAAAGAAGCAAATGCTTGCATACCAAGTAATGCCTATACCTGAAATGCTAGATGCATTTCATGATCTTAGAGCGCAAGCTGGCGACGATGCATGTGCTAGAGGTATAGTTAAATATTTCTCTCAAGCACTACCTGAAGAAGTTCAAAGTCAAATAAAATTAAACGAGTGGAGTTCCTCTCACGTTAAGAGCATACTTGCGGAAGCAAAAGGTTTAATGGGACGAGTGGTGGGCGACCAATTTAAGAAAGGGGACAGTACGCTTGAGTTCAGCAGTGTAGAAGTTTACCCACAGGATCGTGCACAGTTCGATGATGCACCAGAGCGTGAAAGTTTTGCATCAGATATAGAACAACAGCTCAATGCACAAATTGAGTGGACTAACACTCCAAACAGCGGTAGTCTAGCTTTCGGTATTGCAACACTTACAGATCCTAGTAATAATGATAAGCCAGTGTACTGGGGTCGATATTTTAAGCAGAAGCGTGTAGATATGATGGGAGCATGGGCTAATAATCAAGTTCCAACTGGTTGGAAATTACAAAAAGCTGGCGCATTAAAATTAGACCTTGGTATCGACCCACAGCACTTAATCAAAAACGAAAATCAGCATACAAGCGTAGATGACATAATAAACACTGTCTCGAATAACAGCCAGGGACACGCAATACAGCAACAGCTATTAGATGCTTTGCACAGTATCCAAGCACAGCAACATCCTGAATTTGAAGGCCAAATACAGAACTTACCGGCACTAAGAGATTACTTTGGTGAAATCATGGGACCAGTTGCATTGATGAGCGGCATGGTGGGCGGACAAGCTGAAGATGCTAGACAAGATTTAATGGGCGGAGCCGAGTGGTCTACGTTTGGAGTATTCTGGCCGCAAGCAATGAACTATGCACTGGTTGATAGTGTTTTCATTGGCCCAGACGGAACCGAAGTTGGCATCAGTAGTAAAGGCGGCAAGGGTGCAAAAGCAAGTGCTAAGAACATTGCAGATGCTATCGATAAAGCACCACCAGAATTAGTCAAAGCACATGCATACACAGTTAAAATAATTAAGATTGTACAAGAATCTACTGCAATCGACGGACCATTTAGATTAGCAGAACTGTTGGGTGTATTACCTAAAAAGTTAGAACTAGAAATCATGGAGTACGTTAAAGCAGGAAAAACTGATTACGATGGATTAAGCAAATCGGCGAAAGAACTATTTAACTATGGAACACCTAAACAGGACATACCTGGATTCAATGTAGGATATGCGTTAATTGCGTTACTGGCTAAAAAAGTAGCAGCAATGATTAACGAAGAACCTCAATTTAGTGCAGGTGCTATTGCATTCCTTAACCAGTCCAGTATTGTTCAGTTATACTGCAAGATGGGTAAACAAGGCGACAATGCTAGAGTAACAGGATGGGAAGCGTTGTATCCACCTAATTTCCGGGGTAAAATTCGCTTAGACGGCGCCAAGAATTATTACAGTTCACGCATTGGCGGAAAGTTTGCGTTTGAATTCAAGCCAGACGCATGAAAATAGTTGAAATTACAGAAAACTTTGCTGACGGTAAGAAGAAAGGCAAGAGCAGACCAGGTAGAGTCAAAAAAGCAGGCGCAAGTTGCAAAGGTTCGGTAAGTAGTTTACGGGCAAAAGCTAAAAAATACAGTGGTGAAAAGGGTAAAATGTATCACTGGTGTGCTAATATGAAAGGCGGTAAGAAAAAATGAAACTACACGATTTTTTAACAGAAGATAAAAAAGTGTTAGTGCAAGAAAAGTTACCTTACAGCAAGAGTGACTTGGATCCTGTAATGAGTGAAGACACAATCAATTTTCACTACGGCAAACTTGCTAAAGCATACGTTACAAAATATAATGAAGGCAAAGGAGATGCACAGTTCATGGAAGCAGGTGCATTCTTACACAACGTATTCTTCCCACAGCTAAAAACACCAAGTAGTAGTAATAACCCTGCAGGGGCAAGTAAAGAGCTTATAGATAGCAAATACGGCGACTTTGCGACTTTCAAAGAGCAGTTTGAAGAAGTAGCAATGAAGATTCAAGGCAGCGGATGGGTGTACATGAGTTTATCCGGTGATATCAAAACAATAGTTAACCACCAAATTAAAAATGACATAGCAATGCTCATTGATTGGTGGGAGCATGCGTGGGCATTAGACTATCAGCACGACAAAGCTAAATACCTTAGTAATATATGGCGTATCATTGATTGGGACGTCGTGAATATCAGAATAAACAACTAGAGGCTTCAACCCATGACATTTCAGCACAAGCTGTCGGACATGACGGCTATGTTTATGACAAAATTTTTCCGTTTTTTTGCTGATCTCTTTTTTGCAAAACGCTATGGACATAGGGCAGTAGTATTGGAAACTATTGCTGGCGTACCGGGGATGGTTGCAGGCATGTGGATACATTTAAAAAGTTTACGCCAGCTGCAAACCGGATACGGCCCAATGATTCGCGAACTGCTTGCAGAAGCAGAGAATGAACGCATGCATCTAATGTTCTTCATAGAAATTGCAAAACCTAATATATTTGAAAGATTTCTAATTTTATTAGCACAATTTATATTTTGGAATTTTTATTTTGTAATGTTTGTACTTTTCCCTCGAACAGCACACAAAATGATTGCATTTTTTGAAGAAGAAGCAGTACTTAGCTATACGACATATTTAACTATGATAGAAAATAGACAAGTTAGGAATGTAGATGCACCTCAACTAGCTATCGATTATTATGGACTTGATAAAGATGCTAAACTTTTTGATATGGTGAAAGCAGTTAGAGATGACGAAGCCAGGCATGCAGCTGCTAATCACCAGTTTGCAGATAAATACTAGTATGAAGATTTCGGATATTATTACAGAAACTACTACCAGCGGCGCCATCGCTACTTCCACGGCAACAGCTAGTAAAATGTTGCGTAGACCTAACCCAAGTGTGTTTCCTAAAAGGAAAAAGAAAACAAACGAAAGTGATAGACAGCTTGTAAGAGATTTTTTTCCTAAGTTAGATCAATCAAAAGATACATACAAAGGAATCATATTACAAGATATACTTGCACATGTTCATCAAACCTTCCCGGACGGCAGAAAAGGCCAATGGCGCCGATTGAAGTCTAAATTGCAGACCATGAACACAACTGGTGGCGAAAATATAATGCACCCTTTCTATCTACAAATGCTTGATACAGCAGTCGATTCTTTAAAAAATTACCGAAATCCAAAGATTAAATAGAACTACTTACTATACCGGTAAATAACAAACATGTTTATTGCTGATATCGATAACCCATTCCGAGCATTCCTTTCCTCCTGTGGAAAATCTGAAATTATAGATCTCCAAAATGTCCCAGCAACTAGCAAAGACTGTGCGTTAGGTATGTGCGAGTTTATGTCGGATAACTGGATACACTATAATAAAATATCTAAGTTGTCCAAAAGGCCGGTATTGTTTATTATTAGTCTAGATGGTATCGGCTCGGATAATATTTATAAACTGTGGGAGGAAAATAGATTACTTGATGCAGCAAAACAGATAATACCCGAATACATACTAGATTGCAATAATCCAATCGTATTGTTTGACAATAGTGCAGAAGGCCACTGTGATAATTCTATATTTAATTTTATATCACAGGTAACAACAACCTTTGGATTAGACCCAAGTAAAACATTTTATTGTAATTCTGCTGAAAACATTGTTGATATACATAACAACAGTGTATATAAAAATGATTTTAGAGTGTTTTTTCTTAACAACTACAAAGAAGACACAATGGCAGACTTGTTTCAGAAAGTACAAGATGCTGATCCATATGGTGTAGAGAAAACTCTGTTGTTTAGTTGCCTTAATAATGCTCCTAGACCGCACAGAGCACTTCTTTTAGGAGGATTAATTCAGCGAGGTCTGCATGTAGATGGTATGATTAGTTCACCTACAGTCCCTTTTAATAAACTGTTTGCAGAATCTGTGCTATACTTAGGCAAACAACATTTAGAAAATCGTATAACACAAACGGAGTTGTTGCAAGGCATATCTTATTTGGAAGCATTAGAAGATCATTATCCGTTAGTGCTTGATCGGCGATCACAAGAAGAAGTGCATATGAAGTCGATCTCACAAGATAAAGATTTTATAAAACAACTTAAATCCTGCGAGATCGACATAATAACAGAAACCTTCGTAGACTATACTGTGTACGTTACAGAAAAAATTTATAAACCTATCATAATGAAACAACCGTTTATGATTTTAGGTTCATGTAGAACATTTGAATTTTTAAGAAAAAACGGGTATAAAACGTTTGACCATTTATATAATGATCCAAATATGTTTGACAAGCAAAACAATGTGATGGACAAAATTAACATGATATTAGCAGAGTTAGAAACTTTACAGATGAAAAAAGATTCTCCTGTATTATGGCAAGATATACAGAGTAAAAACATTGAAATCACTGAGCATAATTTCAACAATTTTATTAGTAAACGAGAGCACATTGATTCTATGCTAATTAAGGATGTTTCATCATGGTTAGAAATATACCCCGGGTTCACAGACGTGTTTAGTTGCTACAATAGATAAATAGTACATATGAAAATACATGATATAATTGGTGAAACAATAACAGCTGGCGCTGTAGCAACGTCAATTCCGTCCATTGCTAACGATGTACAGAGAGTAGTGCAACGACCTAAGAAGCCTAAAAAGATCGGCCCTAAGAAAAAGCCTGGACCAAAAGTACAATCATCTATTAAGTAGTGGTGTAGATATGAAAGTAGTACCAGGTAAACACGGACAAACTGTAATGTCCAGCAAAGGGTTCCAGATATATGACAAGATACGGAACGAAGGCGGTATATATTTGTGTGACCTTTCACCGAGCGACAATAATCAAGCAAATCACTTATATATGAGTGGTGTATTAATAAGGGTAAATGATAATGGCAAAGTCAAATACAAAGTATTCTCGTAATATTGATAAGAAAAAGTTATCTAAGCAACTTGAGTTAATATCGAATAACGTTGCTCGAAAGGCTATGTTCTTTTCAGCAAAGAACATGTATGACATGTATGATATTGTTGATGCTAAAACTCAAAAGCCTATTATTAAGAACATAATTATCCATGAGCTTGCACAAACTTGTGCAAACAGCTTAAACAGAACAGATAAAAACCGTGTAATTAATAAAATTGCACACATACAAAAACATTTGCATAAACATAGATCAGAATTAGAAAAGCATTATAACGATATATTTTTCTATAAAAATACTATGTCTACAACATCTGATGAAATGCGCTATTTTATTGTAGAAACTAGGCTCGATCTCTCTACGCATCGTCTGGGACATCTTGTTAAAAAATTAAAGCACATTTTTTCTTGATAAAAAATTAATCTTTTTGATAAATAGTTGTAATATAATCTACTTCGGGACTAGATATGAAATTAACTACATTCAACAAACCTGCCGCACAACGTGTCAGCGATTTAAACAAATACCTAAAAGAAAATTTTGGTATCTCTGTAAAAGGCTTTCATCCAAAAGCCAAGCTAGAAAAAGTGCGAGAGCAGGCACAAAATAAAATAATTAGCATTAAAAACACTAATAAGCGTTTCCAATTGGATCCAGAGTATGCAAAGTACTTGGGAGTCAAAGACGTTATTGATGTAATGCTAGGTGAGGGCATGTATGCAGAAAGCCCAGCATACGAAAGCATGTGCAATGAAGTCAAGCAAACTGTTCAAGAGCTTATGGACGGAGGCTACACTGATGAAGAAGCATGTTCCGAATGTATGAATAGATTTAGAAAAGATTCTAGATATGCATACGACGATCAAGTTATTATGCCACTAGTGCTTAAAGCTACTAAGGATTATATGGAATCTTGCAGCATGTCTGAAGATAGTGTAATGGATGAAGCATTAGCAGAGTTTGTCAGTCCCGAAACTGATTTAACAGAATATCTGTTGAGCGAACTTGCTAAAGAATGTGGTGTAGAGTTAAACAGCATGGAAAGCTATAACGCTATAGAAGAAAAAGTTAATACATTTGCAGAAGTAACTGGCAAGAGCAGAGATGCTGTAGTTGGTTTCTTAAATGGATTAGACGAAGAAGCATTAGTTAACGGCATCCAGATGTTTGGCAAAAAGATTGCAGAAAGAAACTTGCTGGACAGCATTCAATATATGCATAAGCTAAAGAATGATGGTAAGAGCGTTGAAGAAATTGCACAAGAACTTGACATGTCGGTAGATGCTGTTAAAGATGCTATGAGCAAAACAGAATCTGTTGAAGAAAGCGAAAACATGTTCGACGACATTATAGGCAGTATGTTGAGTGAAGAAGTTGAAGTTGAGCAAGCAGAAGTTGTAATGGCACTACGAGCGTTAGCCGATGACGTACAAGATCACATCGAGCGTATTGGCAGAATGATGAACGAAGATATTCCTGCAATCGCAGATCAAATGTCAGCTGAATTTGGTGCAGAGCAAGCAGCACAAATGAAGTCTAGTATGGAAGCATCACTTGGTGCATTACTTGATGCTAACAAAATGGGCAAGGAAGGAATTGATGCTACGGTAGGTTCACTAACAGGCGTAGGCAGTATGGCAGGCGCTGGAATGGATCAGCAAGCTGGATTAGCTGAACCTGAGTTAGATGCACCAGTTGACAATGTTCCTGCAGCTGCAGGTCCAGAAGAAGAGCCAATGGGTAGAGCACCAGTTGACGTAGACGCTGTAGAAGAGATTTAAAATGCGAATCGCGGAAGTATTTTTACTAGAGTCATTTTTTGACGAACTAGAAGTTGCAATCCGCGACAGGCTTGCAAAGTATGCTGGAGAAGATGTCAGTGATATACCTACGCAAGAATTCAAAAACGATTTAGCAGATGATGGGTTTTTATTAAGTGTAGAAGAACTTATTGCAGCTATGAACAAATTGGATGTTGTTAGCGGTATTACAGCAGATTCCATTACTCCCAAAGGTAAAATTGATAACGATATGCTCGACGGCGAAGAGCCTGAAGAGCCTGAAGTTGATGTTCCTGGCTTAGCCGGGGACCAAGCACTCAGTTCCGTAAAAGACCAATTACCACAATAATCCTTACTAAATAAAATTATGAACATAAGCGACACAATGGAAAACATTGTTGCTCGTGCAACTGTATACGAACGACATACTCCCCACACCGAGTTCTTTACAGACACAAGTGGAAAAATAGAGTACGTTCTAAATACACACTGGCACAGAGAACGAGAATTAAGTGAGTTTTCGGACGGCTTTAATTTAGCAGTTGGTTGTAGTCATACATTCGGAATAGGCGTTAGTAATCCATGGCCAACATATTTTGAAAACACCTATAATGCCGGAGTACCAGGCGCAACTGTTTTTGATATGATAGATATTGCCTTTGCAATATATAAAGAAAAACAATACAGCAGATTAATGTTTTTTGCCCCACACGGTGAACGACTGGTAATTTTCAAGGACGGCAAGTCACACGCACTTATGCCATATAGCGAACATTTTAACGATTATAAAAACATTGACACAGCAACAAAAATGTATTATAATAGTAGGTCAATTAGCCATTTATCGGACTTTTGTAAAAACAATAGCATCGAACTGCAAATTCTTAATTACAGCAGTATCGGATTTTTAAAAGAGCACAAAGACTTAATAGTAGACAAAGGCGCAGATGGCGTCCATTACGGCGAAAACACACACAAAAATTTTGCAGGATTATTTAATGTTAAACGAAAAGATACAGTATAAAAAGTTAGAAAGAGTTACTACAGCAGAAGGTAGACGATATATCGGTGACGATAACATACCAGTACCAAGTGTAACTACTATACTGGATAAGACATCAGATAAAACTGCTCTTATTGCCTGGCGCAAACGTGTAGGTGATGTCGAAGCTAATAGAGTTAGTAAAGAATCTGCTGGACTCGGCACTAAAGTGCATAATGCATTAGAGAAACATATCTTAGGAGAGGATGTTTCTTTTGGTAATAACCACGTCAGTGTGATGGCAAAACAAATGACTGATCTAGTTATTAACGAAGGATTTAAAAACGTCGACGAAGTTTGGGGCACAGAGATTGGATTGATAGCTCCTCAATTGTACGCAGGAACAACTGATTGTGTTGGACTCCATAACGGTGATGAAGCAATCATAGATTTCAAAACATCTAAAAAGATTAAAAAAGAAGAATGGATCGAAGACTATTTTATACAGTGTTGTGCTTATGCTCTTGCACACAATGAAATGTACGGAACAAACATTAAAAAAGGTGTCATTCTCATGGTGAGTAGGGACTTCAAATTTAAAGAATTTGTAATTGAAGGAGCAAGGTTTGACATGTATTGTCAGTTATGGGCTAACAGAATTGAGGAGTATTACAGAAAATGTTAGAAGAGTACGAAGTAGTAATGGATTATTACCCTTCCGGTATGATCACCGACGATGTTTTAAAAGTAGAAAATTTATCGATTGACCTAGATGATCTGCAAGAAAATGAATTTCTTGTAAGGAATGCATATATTAGTACCGATCCTTATATGCGCCCTAGGATGCTGTCGAAAAGATACACACCTGCTAATTTTCCAAATATAGAACCTAAAAAACCTGTTAAAGGCGTGTTTGCTTCAGGCCAGGTAATAGCATCCAACAACCCGGATTACGCTGTAGGAGACTATGTAGTACATATGTCGGGATGGAAAACAGTAAGTTGCATCACCGAAGAAAATTTGTCAGTCCCAGGAGCAGTTTACGGAATTGAGCTCAGGGACGGCGAAACTACTGACGACATGTACACACGGGCAATGGTCAGAGAAGGGCTAGTAGGCAGAACAGCATTCCATGCAATAGCGACTCAATTAGCTGTACAACCAGGCGACACTGTACTAGTCAGCGGCGCTACAGGCGGCGTAGGCCACATTGCTGTACAGATTGCAAAGTTGTTAGGGGCAACAGTATACGGTATTACTTCCACAGAGGAAAAAGCAGAGTGGCTTAGAACAGTAGGTGTAACACCAATTGTTGTAGAAAGGAATTCTAGTTTAGATAAAATGCGGGAAGAAGTTTCTAACGTTATTAATCACATATCGATAGATAAGTACCTTGAAAATGTCGGAAATGACTACTTTGTGTCTGCAATAGGACACATGTCTATGGATAGTATTATGTGCTATTGTGGTTGTATGAAGCACTACAATGCAACGCTTCCGCAACCAGGTCCAAATATTCAAGCACTGATTTATAAAGACATTGTTATTAATGGTGCGCTAAAAGTCTTAGATAGTGTTGATAAAATGTACGAGTTTTACAATGAGTACGGAGATCAAATAGTACAACTGGAAACTATATATGAGGGGTTAGATAAGATACCTAGGCAGTTTGTGGAACATTTCACAGACACAGAAGGAGCCAGATCTGGCAAATCTCTATGTAAACTCTAAACACAATACTGTGCAAAGTGATAAATACATATAGAACAATATCATCTTTGGAGTTTACACAGTGGCGCAAGACGACGGAAATTTAAAAGTTATAATCAGTAGAATCCAGCAACGGCGAGGCCTAAAACAGGACCTTCCTCAGCCGTTACGTCCTGGAGAAATTGGTTTTGCAGTAGATAGTCAGCAAGTATATATAGGCGCAGACACAGAAAATACACGAGCTAGTGTAAATAACAAAACTGTATATTTAGAAAATACACTCGGTGCATCTGCTAGAGCTCTTAGCATAGCAAATACACAAATAATCAAATTCACTGTACCGCATATCAGATGGCCAAGGGGATCTAATTCTTTTGACGGTGTCAGCAAAACTAAATCCTGGTATGCAAACACAGATATTACTGCTAATGCAGGCGTTATAGACGGCACAGGTAATGCCGTTTCTAGAGCTGTATTCGATGATGTTGTCTCGAGTAATAGTTTTATTACTAGTGCACAAACAGGTAGACCTTTTAACGCAGAAGATATCACTGTCGTAGTTGACGGTATCAAACAAGAAGGTGACAAAACAAGTTCTAGTGTGGTCGTTAATGCAGCATTTGACTATAACTTTATTTCAGGTTCCACTGGAACAGATGACCATGTTCTAAATTTAAAAGCATCACCGGTGAACTCATCAGATGTAGCAGTTACGTATTATAGTAATACCCACGTACATAATATTTTAAGTAATGCTGTAATTGCTTCAGGCGCCCAGCTTACAGGATTTTATGCCAATGCGAGTATACCAAAATACAGAGAGATTGATAACGACTTAGTATTAATAAATGCAGAAACTGGCACCGGTTACATTGGGCTAGAAGCCAAGCATATCGATATTGTTGCAGAAGGAACAGGTGTACTTGATACATCTAGTTTGACAACTGGTAATATTATATTGTCAAAAGATCCTATTGATCCTGCGCTGTTTGATGCAGATGGTGTATATTCTGGTGTAGGTAATGTTACGGCAGTAGCCACACAAGATTTTACTGATCCTAGTAACACGGATATAAACTTTGTATCTTTTTCAACAATCAGTCAAAACTTAATACTAACACAATCAGAAAGTTCTGATACTGGCAGTAACGGGTATGTTTACTTAGAAGGCGAGAACGGCGGCATAGTCGCTGGCGGAGCAGGCGGATTTGCAGAAAGAAATTACTTGCACCGTAGACTATTACCGGTGTTAGCAAACTCTTCAGGTACATCGTTTACTACTAGTATTCCTGGAAATGCATTTACGACTGTTAGAGCTGTCAGTAATGCAAACGTTTCAGAAACAGCAAACTTAGTTACATTTGTTGGAGCAAATTTATCAGGTATTGAAGAAGGTGATAAACTGTTTGTTATTGATGCTGATGCAAATAATCAAACACTTCACAACGAAGTATTTACTGTAGATAGGCTAGTAGGCGGTAATATTATTTGTCTTCCAGCTGACGGCACCACACTAAGCGGGCTAGGCCAACAAATATTTTCTACAGCAGAAACAAATTCCACAATTTCGTTTGTTAACTATGGAACTTCTAACGGAGAGGTTGTGCAATTGGTTTCAAACAGTCATTCGTTGCCCGTAGCAAATATTGCTATAGTTTCAGATCAGGCTATTGGAAGCCACACAGCAGGCTCACAAATTACTCCACAACCGTTCAACGAAAGCACAAATGCATTTTATATTCCTACATCTTCTGATGTCACTAGTGAGATTACGGGCAATTGGTATCCTGTTCTTAGCAACATATCTGCAGATGATCGGCTCACTGTAAGTGAAGCATACCATTTAAATATTGCATCAAGTACACTTAACGGAGTGTTATCTACTATTAACGGTAAGAACATTTGGCTAAAGGCAAGTTTGAAACCGGATGTTAACGATGAGATTTATTTACAAAGCGACGACAGACGTCAGTACTTACTTTTCGATGATCCTACTGACGGATTTTCTTCTTGGCAAGAAATTGGCATCACACCTAGACGATATACTAGATCTGACGATACTGTTAAATCTAAATTAGAAAACTGGCTGTATCGATTCACCCAGGACGAAAAGGTTAATGTTATTTCCGACATTTTCTGTAATGATTTATACACTAGCGATAATACTGTTATAAACGGATTTAATTCTTGGTTTGTAGATTTAGATCCTACTACTGCTGAAATTAAGTTCGATTCAAATGATGAAGCAGGCAACTTTGCCACAATAGTTAACAAGTTATATTTTAGAAGTAATGATCCTGATAAAAGAGGACTAATTAATCTTAAAACAAATATTGAACTGTTGACAACATCAGCACTAGAATCCGGACAAGCAGAAACAGTTTATTCACAGCCTCTACAATTATCTATTGGTTCAAACACAAATGTGCAATTAACTGACCTAGGCACAGATACAAACTCGTATGACACAATGTTTATCGATTATAGTGTTGTGGGAGAAGCGGCTGACTCAAGCAATTCGTCTATAAGACGTTATTATAATAGAGCTGGCACAATAGTATACCACGGAAATCCAAGTGCATTACAAGATGCTAACGGTGAACCATCAGGCGCAGTAATTTTACAAGATATTAGTTCCGAAGCTACAGATGATTATTTCACCGGCAATCTAACGTTTAGTGCTGCCATAAATTCAGATATTGTTTCGATAACTGCAAACAACAGTTTATCTCCCACTACTAGCAACGTAATTATGAAATATGTTGTCCGTAAGTGGAAATCACAATAACTAGACATTATGTAATGTTTGAAAAACACACAGACTTAGAAATAAGGCTACAACAATGGCGAGCCGTCCGCAATGATTCAACCAGCGAACAAGCCGTTCTTGAATCATTCGCCAACATAAAAGTACTAGCAAGGTATTTAGACTACTATACACCTGAAAGTTGGTATAATCCGTTCGACATCGTAGAAAACGGTTTCTTTTGCACTACTGGAATTTCTGTACTACTATATCACACGTTAGAAAGCCTAGGTTATATAGATACTGAACTGGTGGAGTGGAAAGTGATAAGTAATCATATCACAGGATACGACGGCGCCGTATTTGTGTATGATGACCATATGTATAATTTAAGCCCAGGAAAAAAAGTTCACATATCTAAAGTGGGTGATATGTGCATCGAACTTCGGCGGTTAGGACATATAAAATTGCTAAATATTTAAGTTGACTTCGAGAGCAAAACCCGTTATACTCTACAGGTAAATTTACAAACAAACAAACAGGAAACAATGTATGCAAGTGTTAAAAAGAGACGGTACAGTTGAGGATATAGATATAGACAAACTTCACCGTGTTGTTTCTTATGCATGTGATAGTTTACCCGGAGTAAGTATTAGTCAAGTAGAAATCAACAGTCGACTCCAATTCTATGACAAAATTAAGTCTGAGACTATTCAAGAGACATTAATCAAAAGCGCAGCAGACTTAATTAGCGAAGAAACCCCACATTACCAGTACGTAGCTGGAAGATTAATTAATTACCATCTAAGAAAGCAAGTTTACGGATCTTTTACTCCTCCCTGCTTATGTGATATTGTTGAAGAAAATATCGAAAAAGGCTTTTACGATGAAAAGTTTTTAGAGTATTATACCAAAGAAGAGATAGATCAACTACAGTCGTTCATAGACCACAGCCGAGACAGCAACTTAACATATGCGGCTATGGAACAATTCCGTGGGAAGTACTTGGTACAAAACAGGGCAACCGGTGAAATATTTGAAACACCACAAGTTGCATACATAATGATCTCAGCAACACTTTTTCATAAGTATCCTACTGAAACAAGAATGCGATACGTAAAAGATTATTATGATGCTATTAGTAATTTCAAAATTAGTTTGCCTACTCCTGTTATGGCTGGAGTTAGGACACCACAGAGACAGTTCAGCAGTTGTGTATTAATTGAAACAGACGATAGTCTGGATAGCATTAATGCTACTAGTAGTGCAGTTGTCAAGTATGTCAGTCAAAAAGCAGGCATCGGCATCGGCGCCGGAAATATTCGTGCTATTGGTAGTCCTATAAGGAGTGGTGACGCAACACATACAGGTGTTATACCTTTCTATAAGTTGTTTCAGGCTGCTGTAAAGAGTTGCAGTCAAGGTGGTGTAAGGGGCGGAGCAGCAACGCTATACTATCCTATTTGGCATTTAGAAATAGAAGACATGTTGGTGTTAAAGAACAACAAAGGTACCGAAGATAATAGAGTGCGCCATATGGACTATGGTGTACAATTCAACAAGTTAATGTATGAAAGACTATTAACTGGCGGCGACATTACATTGTTCTCCCCACAAGACGTCCCAGGTTTATATCATGCATTTTATGCAGACCAAGACAAGTTTAAAGAACTGTATGAAACAGCAGAACGTAATACACGACTGCGTAAGAAGACGATCAAAGCAGTAGATCTTTTTAGTCAATTTGTGCAAGAACGCAAAGATACTGGACGAGTATACTTAATGAACGTAGATCACGCAAACGATCACGGTTCATTTATAGCAGACGTTGCCCCTATTAGACAAAGCAACTTGTGTTGCGAAATTGATTTACCTACTAAACCTCTAGAACATATTATGGACGAGGATGGCGAGATAGCATTATGCACACTTACTGCAATCAATTGGGGTGCGATTAAAAAGCCGGAAGACTTTGCTAAACCATGTGATTTGGCTGTACGAGGATTGGATGCACTGTTAGATTATCAAAGCTATCCTGTTCTGGCTGCATATCATGCAACAATGAAAAGAAGGCCGTTAGGCGTAGGCATAATTAATTTTGCATATTGGCTAGCTAAAAACGACTCTACGTATCAAGATCCAAACTTGGAGTTAATACATGAGTGGACGGAAGCATGGAGTTATTACCTAATTAAATCCAGTGCAGATTTAGCACAAGAGAAAGGGGAATGTTTGTCTGCAAATGAAACAAAATATAATGCAGGCATATTACCAATCGACACTTACAAATCGGATGTTGACGAATTAGTAAAGCCTGTTTACAAAAAGGATTGGGATTCTTTGCGTGAACAGTTGAAGCAAACTGGTATCCGTAATAGTACGTTGATGGCATTAATGCCTGCAGAAACATCTGCGCAGATAAGTAATAGCACGAACGGTATCGAGCCTCCCCGTAGTTTCGTTAGCGTTAAACAGAGTAAGCACGGCGTACTAAAACAAGTAGTACCGGGCTATCCTAGGCTCAAGAATAAATATGATCTGCTATGGGATCAGAAGAGTCCAGAAGGATATCTAAAGATCATGGCAGTGTTGCAAAAGTTTATAGATCAGGGTATTAGTGTGAATACTAGTTATAACCCAGAACATTTTGAAGATGAAAAAGTTCCTATGAGTATGTTGCTACAGCATCTTGTGATGTTTTACAAGTATGGCGGCAAGCAGTTGTATTACAACAATACATTTGATGGCCAAGGCGAAATTGATATTAATAAAGATGATAAACCAGATCTTGCACAGGGTGAGACTGATGATGAAGATTGTGAGAGTTGCAAAATATGACAGTGTTAGACATGAAAAACAAGACGGCGCACACAGAGGCAAGGATGTTTCTAGACCCGAACGGCGGCATGGGCATGCAACGATTCGATACACTTAAATATCGACAATTTGATAAGTTAACTGATAAACAACTGGGCTTCTTTTGGAGACCAGAGGAAGTTGACATTATTAAAGATAGCAAAGACTTTAAGGATTTAACAGATTTTGAGCAACACATTTTTACAAGCAATTTGAAGAGACAAATACTTTTGGACAGCGTTCAGGGTAGATCACCAAACTTAGCATTCTTACCGATTGTGAGTATTCCAGAATTAGAAACTTGGATTGAAACTTGGGCATTTAGCGAAACGATTCACAGTAGAAGTTATACTCATATTATACGTAATATCTATAGCAACCCAAGTAAAGTATTTGATGAGATGCACCATACAAAAGAGATTATTGACTGTGCAGATAGTATTACAAAGTACTACGACGAACTTATTAAATTTAATAATAATCCTAAACGGTATGGATCGTACGATCACAAGAAGGCTTTGTATCTTGCTATAATGGCTGTTAATATTTTAGAAGGTGTCCGGTTTTATGTATCATTTGCATGCTCTTGGGCATTTGCAGAATTGAAGAAGATGGAAGGCAATGCTAAAATTATCAAGTTAATTGCAAGAGATGAAAATATCCATTTAGCAAGTACCCAGCATATGTTAAAATTATTAAAAACAGATGATCCGGACTTCGAGAATATTGCAAAAGAAACAGAAGAAGAATGTACTCAGATGTTCGTCGATGCAGTGGAACAAGAAAAAGCATGGGCAGATTATTTGTTTAAAGATGGTAGTATTATTGGATTAAACGGCGAATTGCTAAAGCAGTATGTTGAGCATATAGCAGGTAAACGAATGTCATCTTTGAATTTGGAAAAAGTGTATAGTGTTCCAACAAATCCGCTACCCTGGACACAAAAGTGGATTAGCGGTGGAGAAGTACAAGTCGCACCACAAGAAACAGAAATCTCAAGTTATGTAATTGGCGGCACAAAACAGGATGTAGACGAGAATACATTTAGTGGGTTATCTTTATAGATAAATAAAACAAAAGGATACATTATGCCAGCATTAACAAGAGTAACAGCTAACACAGCAGGAGCAACAATCACAGGCCCCGGGTCAGCAACAGTATTCTGTGAAGGACAGAAAGTGTCACTTATTCAGGATAAAGTAGCCCCTCATGGCAATCCTCCCCACGCATCTGCGGTTATTGTTGGAGCAAGTGGAAGTGTATTTGCCACAGGCAAGCCTGTTGTTCGTGCAGGAGACCCAGCTACATGTGGACATAATGCAGACGGCGCAAGCACCACGTTTGCTGGATAAGTAATATCAGCCAAGTATAAATATGCTGTATGATAGTAATACAGTTAGCAACAACATTCAACGATAATAATTACAAAATTGTAAAAGAGTTAAGAAATAATACTTATGTGTTAGATCATAATTTGAGCGATTACGATTTAATGTTGGATATTACCACAAATAACAACATAGTAAGTATTAATTCCGACGATTTAAACATCGTTTCCAGCTACAAACCTCAACATACTAGTTGCGTATGCATCACAGCCAAACGTTCATTACACGATGTTTTAGAGGCCATTGACGATGCACTATGCATACCACCTACAGTGATATGCTTCCCATGGCAAACTCCTAGAAACTATCTCATCGACAATAGAGTTCAGGAATTAATTGAATACGGGCACACAGTTGTTTGCGCCGGCGGCCAAGACAAGTTACCTGTATTAGATTTAAGCCCAGCTGGTGCAGATAACACCTTAAAAGTGGGTAGTTCGGATAAATCCGGTAATACTAATTGGATCGATTGTTATGACTACATAGTAGACAATCAACCCGATTCTAATATTGCTTCGGTATACATAGCAGATAAACTTGCACAAAACGAGAATATTAATATTGACCACAGACTAGATTTTTACAGCGATTCTTTTATTCGTAGTGCAAGTTGGGCAAAGAGAGTAGTCACTGATGATACAAAAAACAGGAAACTATACGAGTTTTTTCCTGTTTCCAATTTGCGATATGTAGCTGGGGAACAATTACTGCCTGTAAAGAAGGGAGATGCTGTGTCATACTTATACGGTAATTGTCTGTTATCGGAGTTTATAAATCCTGATGTCATAGATTGTTCGATAGATTTACCTAGAGGCATTAATTTTGATATTAATACAGGGTGGCTATTCGGCACGTTTAAATATAGACAAGCCATGTTTCACAGGTTTCAATTTGATATTAATGGGGAGCAATATTTTGAAATGCACATGATATCATGTGATATAGACAGTAAACCTTCATACGAAGAATGCAAAGAAAAATATTATAATCGTGAGTATGATTCTCCACCGTTTAGTATCAGAGAGTATTGGATGCCTATGAGCAAGCCTATAAAACTCTTAGAGCCCGGTGACCCATGGGTAAGAACATACAATTTAAATGATTTGCATTTGTATAGGAAGTCATTGTGAGGGGTATATCTTTTACTGAATTTAGTGGTGGTCAGAATGTAGACATGATGATGAATGCACCTGATGCCAAACCTGGTACTCCTATGCAGGAAGCAGTAAACACTGCAAGAAAAATTAGGAAAAAGTTTACGAAACCATTATATGTGATACAAGATTATAGTGTTCAGCACATGTACGCACAGATAGCCATGCAAGGATTTATAATGGCTGGAATAGATTTTGTTGCGGCTATACCTGTATTAAGTAATGATCTTTCCAAACGAGAAAATGACTGCACAATACAATACTGCAAAAAAAGAAATATACCATATGAACTATTTCATATTGATGTACCTCACCTTTTTGAAAATGAAATAGAATACTATGCAGAACATTTTCCTACAACACAGCCCCAGATGACAATCATGGGGAAGTTTTTTGATATGTTGCCAGACTGCTGTATAGTATATCCAGGCTTCATGATGCATGTAAGTAACAGTGAGTGGACACGATCTAAAAATAATGGCTTCATGCCTTTTGTGCCACACGAAACACAGGAACATGCAGCCTCTTTCTTCGGTAAAGAATATACAAATTTTCAAGAGCATGATGTCAATATGTATACCAGTTGGCTATTTACAGAAAGTTATGGAGCGGTGCTAAAGTCTCCTACTCAGTCTTTTGTAGATAATGCCCCGCACAGATATTACCAATCGGAAATACGAACTATACGTCAAGCTGGTTTTGACATAGAACCTACGACAGAAAAACTAATCGGCATAGAACTTTTAAAAACTTTTTTCGGACATGATAAATACGATAAAGAACTTAGACAACGTATTGCCCAATTCGGCTACTTAACAATGAAATTCGCCAGTTTACAATACACTGTAAAAGTTGATACAGCATTGAAACAAATGTTGGAAGAACACCACGGAGCCGATTTTGAATTTATTAACAAACTTTTTTAACGATAAAGCAAACACCAATTTTTGGTGTTACACTGTTCCAGTACATCTTATTGGAATTGCATCCTTAGTAACATTGCTATACACGCAATCCTACAGTTGGCTGTGGTCAACAGTAGCGTTTTATTTCTTATTTGGTTGTGTAGGCATGGCTATAGGGTTGCACAGATATTGGAGCCATGCCTCATTCGATATGCCCAAATGGAAAGAATATATTGTTACTACATTATCTATTTTTAACGGATATGGTAGTATTTTTCCTTGGGTTATGATTCACGAAGTAGGCCACCATAAACATAGTGATAAACCAGAGGACCCCCATTCCCCTATAAAAGGCTTTTGGCACAGTTTTCTAATATGGCATAAACACCAATACGAATTTGATAGTGCTATTGATCGCCGCACACTAGTGAAATATATTAAGCGTAATTTTGTAAATAATAAGTATTATACAATATTAAATGACTATCACATTGCGATTAATCTAGGCACTCTTGTGTTGATATCGTTGTTTAGTGTAGAGTTAGCATTCTATGGATTTGCAATTGGCGTATGGTTTACACTGCTAAACACAAGTTTGGTAACAGCACTTAGCCATATGCCGTGGTTCGGTTATAGGAACCACGAAACTAAAGATAACAGTGTGAACAACAGAGTTGGGTCTATCTTAACTTGGGGTGAAATGTTACATAATAATCACCATAGACAATGGAAAGCAGTTAGTAACAGTCAGCATTGGTCTGAAATAGATATTAGTGGCTGGGTGATTAAAGGAGTTTTGCAGTAATGCTATTCTATATGATCTTCTTGCCAGCTTGTCTCGCCAGCTTAATATGGTCAGTAGTTTATGGCACATCCCATCTTTTTGTATCTACTTTTGTTTTCACAGTATTATACAGCGGTTATGGAATAAGCGTAGGATTTCATAGATTGCATAGTCATAAAAGTTTTACCACATACGAGTTTATAAGAAAAGCATTATTGTACTTAGGTTGTCAAGGAGCCCAAGGATCACCGGTTACTTGGACATTATTACACAATAGAAGTCACCATGCACATACAGATAGTGATAAGGATGTGCACACGCCTACTAAAGGTAAATGGTATGCGTTTATTGGGTGGATATTTCAAAAAGACAATCATGCTTTCGCAACAAAAGAAATATATAAAATTCGACGAACACTAGATCAATATTCCCTTTGGTGCCATAAGAATTATGCGTTATTAGTAATAACAAATTTGCTTGTTATTGCTTTGTTAAGTTGGTGGCAATATGATGGAATGTTAATCCTTTCTAGTCTTAATGCTAGTATATTGTCTGTGTTCATTAGTGGATTTGTTAACGTATTTGGGCATACACCTATCAGTAAACTTACGTACTACACCACAGAAACTAAAAACAACAGCACAAATAATCCTTGGTTTGTTTTCCTTACTTGGGGAGAAAGTTTACATAATAATCATCATGCAGTTCCAAGAAGGCTATCTTTTAGCACTCGTTGGTACGAACTCGATGTAGGAAGATGGATGATATGGCCGATACAGAAACATTAAGAACATTTTTCGATGGACAAATTGGGTGTATAGAATATACTCCTGCGTGGCAAAAAGAATTAGAAGAGTTTTGTTCTGTCGCTAAATCACTAGGATACGTTAGTAACGAATCACTTGATGCTATGAAGGTAGACAAAGTTAAGTACCATTGTATGGTACATATGCATACAAACAAAATTTATGCAGTAGGCGGTGTAGAACACATGCCCGAATACAAACAAGGATATTATCGTGTTTGGACTCGCCTCGCTCGAATACCTAACGCAGATATACCAATGAATTACAGAGCAAGGTTCGACAGGACCATTATGCCAGAATTCGACGGGCTACTTTATTTTAATTGTGACTGGGCATCTAAACAGAAAGACTTTGTTGCAACGTTTGGCACAACTCTAGCAAACAAATCGTACTCAGGAAGTTATGTAAAAAGTACAACACAAATAACAGATTACATAAAACGAAACTGGTGGATGAGAAAAGGTATAGCAGAGCCAGAAGGTATATTCGAATTCTATAAAGTACCCCAAGTATCATGGAAAATACATCACAGTAAGTTTAAAGAGATATCAGATGAAAAAATACATAAAGCGAATTCTGTTCAGCGTTAAAAGCCAACGAAACATATTTTGGGACAACACTGAAATAGATATTGGCTGTGAAGTTATTATACCTAACAAATTTACAGGCGACACGCCTTTATGTGTGATCAGCCACGGCAGTGGTGGATTAGGCAGTGACACAGAACTGTTTGTGGACAGTTTAACTGATGCGGGCATTGCATGCCTGTGTGTAGACAGTTTTACAGGCAGAAATATTAGTTCTTTGAGTTGGGATAGTCAGAGTAGTTATATCAGTCCTAAAGTACGGGCATTTGAAACTATGAAAGCGGTTGACTATATAAAGAGTAATATAGACAGTCTCTTTCAAGTAATTAATATTAATAGAATTTCCTTTGTTGGTTTCAGTTGGGGAGCCGACACACTTGCACAAATACTAGGTCATCATATGGATAATTTATCCGACGATGCTTTTTTTGCTCTCTGTTATGGAAATTTATGGCCGTTTGAATCTGCGTTTTATAATGCTAAAAACTATAATGTTAAATTATATCACGGCTCAGATGATAACTGGACTAGCAGTGAGAAATCTAAAATATTTGCCAACGAGACAAACAGCCAGTGCGTAGAGTTTTTCAATGTAACGCACGGATTTTGCAAACAAGGGTATGAGAATGATCTTGCTAAAGATGTTATAATTAATCATCATGCCGACTTCCCAATTCCTACAGAAATGACAGAAGTGTATAATTGGGTACAACAAGGCAAGGTTTGGAAAGATACTGACTGGAAAAAAGTTGATGCAGTTATGACGTTTGATCCTATGGCAACTCAACAGGTAATAGCAGACTTGATAGATTCGATAAAATGAGACACTTAGTATTTGGTGGATGCAGTTTTACTCATAGCGGTGATAGCTGGGCTTATTGCGCACGACCTTTAGCATATGAACCAATATACGATTCTGACGGAAGCCTTGATCATTTTGGTCTGAATGCATGCGGCTTAGGCGATCCAGCACAGTGCCCCAACCCAAGGACTACACAAGACCCTTTACGAATGCAACGTAAGTGGCACACCCAGTATCACGGAGTTGATGACCCGGAATACGATTCTCTAGCGTTCATACAAAAATGTAAAATGTTAAATGTTGATCAATATAGGATATGTTTTGCTGGGGAAGGTTCAGCAAGTAATAGTTTATCCGCCAGAGCGGTAATTAATTACTTGGAAAACCATTCAGATGTTGATACAGTTGTATATCAGATAACCGGTTTTGCTAGAAGAGAAGTGTTAACCTTAAATCAACGTGACTTAGACATAACAATTAGAGAAAGATCGGAATATGACATATACCGTCTGGGCGAGATTACATACATTAAGCAATCTGGAGATATTAATGTACAGATGGTAGAAAGAGAGGAAAGTAAGGATAAGCTAAGAATCTATAGTGCGTACTACGCAGACTACTGTGCAGACATTAACGAATACTATATCCGAGCATTAGATCAATTACAAATACTATCACAATACTGTAAATTAAACAACATTAAGTTGGGGTATTTTCATGGGTGGGATAACTTACCAACTGATTGGTTAAATTATTGCCAAGCAAAATACGACAGATATGTGAAGCCGTATTTGATAACAAATGAAAATATTATAGATTATTACACAAAAAAATATCCCGATAAAACTCCGTACGATTTCGATGAAATGGCTAATGAAGTAAGTATAGGATCTCACCCACATGCATTTGCACACAGAGAATTTTGGAATGACCTTGTGTATCCTTTTGTCAAGTAGTATATTAAGATAAATATATGCATGGCCAATCTAATATCTGTCAAAGGACCTCATACTACTGACCCAGATCGTGCAGTTAAGATACAATGGAGTATGGGTAATGTGTGTAATTTTAGTTGTGATTATTGTCCAACTGAATTGCACAATGGTTCTAGATCTTGGATGTCTACACAACAATATTTAGACATTGTAGACAAAATATCAACGCATTACAAACGTAATCAAAGTCGCTTCATGCACTGGGAATTAATTGGTGGCGAAGTTACAACTATACCTGGATTTGAAAAGATTATTGAAAAAATACATTCTTATAATTCAAGTTGTACAATATACACTAATGGTAGCAGAACTGTAGACTGGTGGGAAGAAGCTAGAGAATATTTATCGGGTGTTGTGATAACATATCACCCGCTCACTATGGACGAAGATCATTTATTTGCTGTCGTTAAAACACTAATAGGTCATTGTACTATAGATTTAAATATTGCCGGAGTAGGTGGACAAGTACAAGAGTTAGGCACAGTTGCAGATAGATTGCGTGAGTTATTTATAGACAACGAACAGCAAAGTATTTATGATGTTAATATTACTGTAAAAACACTGTACAACAAATACTTAGGCGACAACGATAATAACCAAGATCCTTATTACGCCTACACTGATGATGAAATGGCTATTTTACAGCGACCGGGATTACTACCTAGACCTCCGGAACCGGTACAACAAGATCAACAGGATCATGACGACAGTCAAGACCACCCTAGATTTTGGAGTACAGAATTTTTGTATGACGACGGATCTACTCATTACGTACAGAGCCACCAGATTATTAATGAAGGCTTAAACAAGTTTAAAGGCATGAAATGTGAATTAGGCTATGATAGCATTAACATAGATATGAATGGTGAGGTTATTAGTAGTTGGTGCGGTGCAAAGAGCTTTGGTAATATTACACAGATCGAAAACTGGGACTTGCCAATAAGTGAAACTGTGTGCCCGTTTGAATTTTGTAATAATTTAAGCGACATATCTATCAGTAAAACTCGCTAGTTATCTACCCATAGATAAATATTTACTATGATTCCTTACTATTTTGATATACCACAACTACAGCTTCCTGCAGAATTCAGCAGTATGCCATACAAACAACACCCGATGGACTTCCTTAGCCCATCTGGTAAAGGCATGGGAGGCAACACATTCCAGTATAGAGCTGTCCCAACAGATTGGCATGCAGCGATCAAGCAGTATTTGGATGAAAAACTTAACATTAAGATCGGGTCAATTACACTGTTGAACACAAATGCAAACGGTTCGAGTCCATGGCATAGCGAGGGTCCTAATCTATTTGGAAGGCAGTGTGCACTAAACTTTATGATTTCAGGAGACTTTGTGAATTCGTATGTGCAATGGAGTAAAATAAACGAAGATGATATTCTACTAAATGATACTAAAGGCGCTTGGTGGGAAAATGAGAATATGGAAATATTAAGTGAACATAGAATGACACAAAACCAAGCTACTGTATATAATACAATGCATTGGCATCGTGTATTTAATTTTACAGATGAGAATAGAATAGTTGTAAGTGCCGCACTAAATAACCCAATACAAGACGTCTACGAAGCGTATACGGCTGGAGAATTAATTAATGTCTAAAGAACATATGCCTTATTATTTTGAAGTTCCGGAGTTGCCGATGCCTCCTTTTGATCTAGAGCCGTTTTTAATACCAGAAGATGTTCGACAGTCAACAGCATTGGAATCAAAAAGTCCAGAAGTAGCATTAGGCAAAACACGAACTAATCTAGCAAACTGGTATCACAGTTTTATTCCGTACGAAGGTTCTAAATTTAATAAGCGTGATCCATCTGCGGTAGGCATGTACGAAGAGGCAAATTTAGATTTGTCTAAATTATTAAAAGAATGGTTGCACGACACTTTAAACGTAAAATTTACACATGTAGTTATGCTAAGAACACCCGCGGGGTTAAGTGGTCGATGGCATACAGAAGGTCCAACATACCATGATAGACGATGCGGATTAAATTTCCCTATGTCAGGTGATTTTGTTAACAGTAAAGCTCAATGGGCAACCTTTCCTAGATTCAAGGATGTTGATCCCGTAGAGTATGACAGAATGCGGCACGTTAGCCGAGACGAATTGCCTGACGCAGAAATACTTTCGGAATGGACTAACCAGACTGTTCCTGGGTTTCAGAATACTCTACATATGCATCGTGGTTATAACGAAGAGTCGGATATTGACAGAGTTATTCTAACGGCATCGGTTGAAGATGTGTGTGATATAAACGTAATGCATCGAAAGTATATGTCCGGAAAATTGTTTAAATAAGATAAATAATGGTGTAGGACTAAAATAGAATATTAATATTGTTGTAGGAGCAGTTAAGTGTCGAGTAAAACCCCGTATGAAATTAGATTAGAGCTTATTCAGGAAGCAAGATTAATTCTTCAAGCGAAATCCAGTAAGCCTGAAAATATGCCGTCAACTGAAGATATTATTTCAGAAGCAGAAAAACTTAATTCGTTCATTTCCAAAAGACCTTCCGATAGCGCCCGGTAACCAGAAAACAAAATAATCATTGACATGATTGTGTAAATAGTGTAGTATAACATACTAGAACATACATTCACACAGGAACACAATTATGTCTGACAACACGACTTCTGATAAACCTGCAGATCAGGTTCTGCATGATTTATTAGATGCCAAGATCGAAATTCCGATCCAACTACTACGAAACAAACATATCTTTATTGCTACACCTTGTTACGGTGGGCAAATTGGTGAGCCATATTTTAGAAGTATGATGAGACTTGCTATACTATGTAACAAGTACGATATTCAGTACACAATTAGTACACTGGCTAACGAAAGCCTAATTACTAGAGGCAGAAACACACTAGTTAGCTTTTTTATGGAGCACCCAGAAGCAACGCATTTGTTCTTTATTGATGCAGATATTGAATTCGATCCCAATGATCTATTGCGGATGGTAGCATACGATAAGCCAATTACAGTTGGTGCATATCCCAAAAAAGCAATTAATTGGGGCAGCATTATCGAAGCTTCTAGAAAGAACGTAGAAGAAACTCCTGAAACAATTGAAGGACACAGTTCAAATTATGTTGTGAACTTTGATTTTGTTAAGGATGACGAGGGAAATCCCATCCCACAAATTCAAATAACTGACAACCTTATTAAACTTAAAGATGCTGGTACAGGATTTATGTGTATTAAGAAGGAAGTTATAGCACAGATGTTCGAAAAGCACACTGAATTAAAATATGCAAACGACATTAATGTTGATGAAAAGTTTGAAAAGCATATGTACGCATTGTTTGATTGTATTATTGACCCTGAAAGCAGACGTTATTTATCTGAGGATTATACCTTCTGTAGGCGCTGGCAAGATATGGGTGGCGAAGTATACTTAGATCCACGCACAGCACTCAATCATGTTGGGCATTATACATTCCGCGGAAACATTCGTAAATTGATCACAGGAAAATAAAATGAAAAATAGAGTTAGTATAATTTTACCCACTCGAGGTCGTGCATCCGGTGCATTACAGAAAAGTTTAAAGAGTTTATTAGATAATGCTTCCGATCCATCAACGGTTGAAATTATGTTGGGTGTAGATGAAGACGACCAAGAAACTATTGAGTGGATCAATAAGGAAGCTGGTGACTTTGTTAAGCCATATGGATGCGGATGTAAAGCAAAAATGTTTAAGCCATTGGGCTATAGTAAATTAAATGTTTACGTGAACTTGTTATGCCATGCATCAACAGGAGAATGGTTGTTCCTTTGGAATGATGATGCACTAATGCAGACTAAAGGATGGGACGACACTGTTAGGGAAAATGACGGACAGTTTAAGTTATTGTCCCCTAAAGATAATCATGACCACCCTTTCGCAATTTTTCCAATTATTCCTGCAGACTGGTTTGTTCTATGTGACGCTTGGAGTATTAACGCACAAAACGATACATGGGTGAGTGTTATTGCTAGAATGAACGGCATCTATGAAAAAATCGATATTGAAATTTTGCATGATAGAGCAGACTTGACTGGCGGCAACGATGATAAAACATTTGCCGACAGAGTATATAAGGAAGGAAATCCAGAAGATCCAGAAGATTTCAATCATCCTAATATGACGCAAGCTCGTATGCACCATGCTAGTAAAATTGATTGGTTCTTGAAACGTATTGGCGTTGTAGAATCTCCAAGTACATTTGAAAAATATGTAGCCGGAGAAATTAATCCTTTTGCTGATCTTGGAAATTACAATCCCAAAGGCGCAGGGCAGTTTGATAGTATTAACACATCAGGCAAAGAACGCTTACCCGATGATACAAAAATTACTCTGTAATGGACACAGCAATAGATATAGCAGGTACTAATCGGTATTCTACTAACAGTAGTATATTTCCCAGAGTGCAACGTTTTAAATTCTTTGATGTAATTTTACGTAAGCCCGAGTGGAAAGATAAGAAAATATTAGACATCGGCGGCAACTGCGGCAACTTCATCCTAGATTGTGTTGATGGATCTAACGATGTTGATCCTGAAAATTATTATTGCTTAGATGTAAACAACGATGCGTTAAATTATGGTGAGAAATTATGTCCGACTGCTAATTGGAAACACCATAATGCATTTAACCATATGTATAATCCTGCAGGAGAGAAAGAACTATTATTTCCGTACGAGGATAACACGTTTGATTTTGTATTAGCATATAGTGTTTACAGTCATACTACATATGAACAATTACTTTTTGATTTTGCTGAAATGAGAAGAGTATGTAAGCCGTTCGGACAGATAGCTGTCACATTTGTAGACTTACAAGGAGCAGAGTGGTTCCTAGAGAAACGTAAGGTAGACTATCCAAATAGACGCTGTGTTACAATAGAAGAACTTCAAACCAGTGTTGTTGATTACAAGTACCTTGTGGACAGTGATCTTATTGTCGATGAATTGTATTCAGATAAACATCTAGAACATATGGTTTCGGTCTACCATCCAGGTTGGCTATCTAAACAACTTGAGGAAGCTGGGTATAAAAATGTTATGCGTTTTCCTACGACTGGACACGTACAAAAAACAATTATAGTAAAAAACGGGAGAAAATAAAATGATAGACGATACCACACAAACCGACTACCAACCTGATGTACGTTTACTGTGCGAAAGACTTGATATTGGTCATCATCACTTAGTCTTAGTAATGACAGAACTTTGTAGACTTACAAAACAATCACCTAGGGAAATGCTTGTAACACTAGAAAGCGTAGAAGATCTCACTGAGTACGTTAATAGCGTTAGGTTTGATTCTTTCGAAGAAAAACAACCTTATTTTGATGAATTCGAATCACATTTCGAATAAATAATGATATAGCCCTTATAGCTCAGCTGGTAGAGCAACTGACTTGTAATCAGTAGGTCCCGTGTTCGACTCATGGTGGGGGCACCAATTTTACAGCAAGGAGTCCGTATGTTAGCATTATTAAAGAAACAGCAATTGTTAATTGCTACAGGACTCGTGTTGTGTATACTCGCCGCAGATTCGCTTTATATGGTTGCACTAGAAATATGGTGTGCAGCTTACGGTATTTTTTATTAATTAACTGGTAATTCAATGAGCTCAGTAGCAGAACAAATACAAGAAATGATAGATGGCAATGACGTCATTTTATTCATGAAGGGGAGTCCACAACAACCACAATGCGGCTTTAGTGCCAGAGTAATAGAATGTTTAATTCAAGTGGGTAAGCCGTTTGCATACATTGATATTTTAGCAGACAGCGAAGTAAGAACTACATTACCCAGTGTTAGCAATTGGCCTACATTCCCGCAATTATTTATTAACAGTGAATTAGTTGGCGGATGTGACATTATTACAGAAATGCATGCCAATGACGAACTAGCACCTATGTTCCCATAGTATATTATGGACTATCCTCTCTGGGTCAACAACTTCGATAGAGTAAGAGATCACAAACTAAAATATCCTTTAGCAAGTAAAATATTCAACCATCCGGTCTCGTTCTGGTATGGTGAGCGAAACGGCAAAGAAATGCGTGACTTAGATCATAGTATTGTTAGATTGCTAAAAAGAACACATCCTTGCTTGCCTATATTAGTTGTTTACAATATGCCTAATAGAGATATGGGACACTATAGTAAAGGCGGAGCACATTCTAAAGATAGTTATTTTTACTTTTTAGAAAGTTTCGCTGATGGCATAAAAGACCAGTCTCCGATAGTAATATTTGAACCTGACAGTCTTCCTCATACAGTTGAAATGGACGAGGACGAAGCATCATGGCGTCTAGATATGATGAGAGAAGGTCTTGAAATTTTTACTAGCAGATGCAATGCGCTTGTGTACGTTGATATAGGACACAGTAATTGGCTAAATGCCGAAGATTCTGCAAAATTGTTAAATAGTGTATGTAACGATAAGGTTAAAGGATTTTCGGTAAATGTAAGTAATTATCGAACAACAAAAGAAAGCATGGAATGGGCATTAAAAATATGCGAGCTCAGACCAAACGATCATTTTGTTATAGACACTAGTCGCAACGGCAACGGCCCACATGGAAACGAATGGTGTAATCCTCCTGGAAGATCGTTAGGCTCTCCTCCTACTACAGATACAGGCGAAGAAAAATGTGATGCATTCCTATGGATTAAAATACCTGGTGAGAGCGATGGAAAAGCAAATGGAGGTCCTAAAGCTGGTAAGTTTTGGGGAGAGCAAGCAGAGGAGTTAGTAACAAATTATGAAAAAAATAAAAAATGAAAAACTAGCAGAATTTGATAGTAGTTTAGAGCTTTATGTATACGATCATCCGTTTAAACATATCGTGTTTACTAGTGATACTCTAAAAGAACTATGCACAAGGACTTTCAATATAGGTATGAAATCACAACCGTTTTCAAATGTAATTAACGGATCCGCGCAGGCTAACGTGGGATTTCCGAGAGGTACATTTGACGATATACCTGACGAGCTGATGTATGACTATCCAACGGACTTACTTAATCTTATATCACAAGAGTATTTTTCTAAACAATATAATTCAGCGGCAGAAGCCAAGTGGAATTGTACTCCTAATGAATCAACAGTTGTTAATCAAACTAGTATAGAGTTAGAATCGGCAGTGTTATATCCGCATACGGATGATCCAGTAGAACTAATTCGAGAAAATACAATCAATCGATTATCAACGGAAGTCGGGATAATAAAACTTGTGATGTACACCGGAGATGATTCTCGCGATTATGCTGAATATGGTACAAAATTATATACGAAAAAAGAGGCTGGCTATAACGATGACGGCGGCTACTCTGGTTTTAATTTAATAAAAGAAATAGAATATGTAAACGGATATGCGATGATGTGGGCACCTGGTGCTGATACTTGGCACGGAACAGATTTTTGCTCAAACAATGTGCATAGACGAATATTTTTTACAGGAGAATTTTATTAACAATGAAAAGTTATTGGGATTGGAATAACGAAAATTTTGATTGGCATTATGATCCTTCATGTGCATACAATGACGTCACACATGTTGGCAGATTTGTTCACGAAGATTTGAACGATGCTGTAAAATTAGCAGACGATGGTTTTGAAAGCACTGATGCATATAGCGAAGTAGAGTTCAAGGGAACAGCATATAACCCAGAAGCACAAAGCATAATGGAAGGGTATCACAACGATATTACTTCAGCTGGATTCACTCAACACAATACCGGAGGCATGCAACGCCGCAATAATTTACCAAACTTGTTTCATAAAATGGCAGAGAAGTCGGGTTTGGTAAATCCGCAAATAATGTTTTTAAAACAACCACCAGGTAAGTCTATACCCTGGCATAGGGACAGTTATAATAATTATAGACGTAATTTTGCAAAAGTCAGTGACGACACAGAAATAATTAGGTATCTTGTTCAGTTAAACGATTGGAATTGGGGACACTATGTATTAATTGGTAATACAGTATTACACCAGTATAAAATCGGGGATATACACTGCTGGAGAGAAGGTATCTATCATGCTACTGGTAATGTAGGCTATTGGCCTAGATATTGTTTAACTATTACTGGAATGGTTGGACCTGACTCGTTGCATTTATCGGACTCCACTAATATACCGTTATGATTTTTGAAAAAGTAGATGTAGACTTTGATTTTATGAAGTTACGTAAGGATGTCCTTACTACGTATAACTCTATTATCGCAGAGGCAGCCGGCACAGAGAATGAAATTTTAGCATATCGAAATCAGAGTATAACAGTTTCTGAGAAAGATTCTACTGACTGGGCAGATGGTATCGCCGGCAAAACGTTTGTTAACAATACAAGACTAGATACATCGGTTAGTTTGTCTACACAGCTCACTAGAGAACAGAACGAAATGCTTAACGAAAGGCAATACATACATCCCTTGAAGCAAATACAAGGAACATATCTAGAAGAATTTGTGCAGTCGATAAAAGGTGCGTATAGATGGCGAATTAGTATATTGCCGCCTAGGACTACTTTAAGCATACACGTAGATGGACACGACCATATGCCTTCCTTGCAAGGAGGATCTGCTATACTTACATGGAGGTTACACTTTCCTATCAAAACTTCCAACAGAGCTTTCATAGTAGGTTGGCCAGACGACTTCACATCTGTTGAGCACTCAGGTGAAGAAATTACGCTACAAATGGCTAATTTTAAGACACCTAATTCGTATCTGTTAGACACATCAAAAATTCATTGTGCAACTAATTACAGCAATGAAGTACGTATACACCTGATTGCCAGTTTGGATAAAGACGAATTTTTAGGGTAGATAAATATCTTTAACACACAAAGGATACATCAATGACTATCGAAGCATATATTCCTAAATTTGGATATATTAATACTACATTAGGCAGTTCATCTTACAACACTCCAGTTTTTGCGGACACAAAAATTTTAGAATTGTACGGAAACGCAGGAACATTACTCAATGATCCGGAGTGCGAATTCAAAGAAGAAAATTACACAGTGTTTGAATTTGATGCTGAAGCGATAGAGGAAGGCAGAGAAATGTTTCCTAACGCAGACTTCCGTGAGTGGAATCATCATAATCAAATGAATAATCCAGAAGGTAACATAGATGAACCTATGCCATGGTCTTCTCCGGATGAAAAGTTTGATATCATTTTTTCATATATGAAAACAGGTAATTTAGATCCTGAGATATTAAAAAACATTATTAGCGAATGCTATGAACATTTAAATGTTGGCGGTGCAATTGTGTTTGGTACATTTATACGTGAAGTTGCATTAAATTACTTTATTGTCCGTAGGACACACGAGTACGGAGTATTGCCTACCGGACTAGTTGAAGATACAGAAAATGCTGATGTGATTTGTCTGATTGATAATGATAATCTTCAAACAAACGTAGAACGTGTAGCCACTTCAGGCGAAGATGCCGTTGTAGAAGCTACACATTATTCTTGGTTTTGGAACGCACAGTACTTAGATGAATATTTGAGTATTAATTTACCAGACACTGCTAGAATAGTATCAAGAAGACTACCACCGATGTGGTGTATACATAATCCTGTTTTTATTGAGAAAACCGGTTAACAAACTTTATATCAGATAATAAAAAAGGAGCAATCAATGCTCCTTTTTTTATGACTTTGTATTAAACTCCTGAGGGACTTAAATCGTCGTCGACATCGTCTTGCTTGTCTAGTGCAGTTTCTTCTTGCTCAGGTGCATATAGCTCACCTTCTAGATAATGTTTTGCAGAGCTAATATATTCGCCTGCTTTGACGAGTTTAGATTGAAACCAGTGAGGGAAATCTCCGTCTGGCAATTCGCCCATCATTTTGTAAAGTTCTATGGACTGCTTTCCAATTTTGTAAAGCTCTTTGCGCATCATATCAGATTCGTCGTCAACATGTCCAACAGCAACTTTTGTTACATCTTCTTCGTTGATTATCCCTGACAAATATTTAATTCTATCAATCTCGTTCATCATACTGTCCGCTTTCTAAGTCTTCCACAAAACCTGCTAGTGTAGTATCGTGCCTGTTTGAGCTACTACCAAAATCAAATGCGCCGTACGCATCTAATCTTTCGGCTTCTCCTCGATCAAGCATTGCTACAATATTTCTTGCTTGTTCGCCTAGCTCTTCAAGATGGTCTAGAATGCTATGAAGTTCCTCAACAGCTTCTGTTGTATTTGCTTCTACAACTGGCTGCTCTTCTTGAAATAGCGGAGCAACAGTCTCCATTAATTTACGCATTTCGTTCATATTAAATGCCTGCTAATTTTCTTAACTCTTCTAATGCAGCTGCCATCGCGATATTAGTAGTTTCTTCTAATGCACTTTCGTCATCATCTTCTTCTTCTTTAACGCATTTGTTAACACGCTTGCCTTTGTTCTTGCCTGTTCCTGGTTGTGTACCAACTTTCTTATGACCGGGCCAGCAATCTTCAGGTCCTGCAACTTCATCGATCTCTTCTTCGTCTACAGCAGTTTCTTTTACAGAGCCTACTCTAAAATCTGCCAATCTCTTTGCCAATCTATCTATTATTGACTTAATCGTTCCTTCGTCCTCTTCTTCCATTTCAGGATAAATTACTTCATGCTGTGGGTCCATTAATTGTTTTATAAGATCTTCGTGGTCCAGTATAGGTTCAATTGCGGCATTGAACTCGTCATACATACTTTCACTCCAACGATAATCTGCTTCCTGTACCCATTTAGCCAACTCAGCCAATTCCTGTACTACAGCGTCCATTATCTGACGTTTGCTTTTGTCTTCAGTGCCATAGTCTGAACGGATGTCATCGAAATCTAATGTATACTGATCTTCAGCAGTTTCTTCTACAAGTCCTTTTGCTTTAGCAAAAGCGGTCATGCTGTCTAAACCTTTTGTAGTTTGGATAGCACGGATGAATCTTTCTCTAGGTGATTGCTCGTCACCAGCTCTTTGTGCAGATAACATGTTAAACATTTTAATAAGAGCTTTAGCTTCGCTTCCTGATAGTTCTATTTCATCGCCATCATCTGTTGTAACAGTAGTTAGCTTAGAAAACTTTTTAACTTTCATTGAATCAGCATCTTGACTAGCATCTTCGCTGTCAGCAATTTTACCTAACTGATTGATCATGCCTTTTTGAGCAAAGCCTGGCTTCAAGTCATCATCTTCTTCATCGGATAAACGTGCTTCTGGTTCATCATCAAAATCTACAGGAGCACTTTCTAACATTCCTGCTAAAAATTTTAGTTTTTCAATTGATTCTTTCATTTTATCACCTATTAGTTTATTCTTAAACAGTGCAAATATATTTTCGTTAAACGTACCCATATATTTTTCAAATATAGCACGTTGCTGCTGTTCGTTATCAACACTTGTGAATGCTTCTCTAAAAGCACTTGCACTAGCTACTTCTCCGTCCAATCCTTCAATGCTTGGAGCATTGTAAATATAACCTCGCTCATTCATTGACATGGGAGGATCAGTCTTTAATGTATTTATCATCTGATAGTATTTTGGCCTGGTAACTCCGCGCACAGTCATATCTAATCCTGTAGCAGGATCAACATTGTTCATAGGAAAACGGTCATTGTCTTTTTCACCCACCGCAAAAATAACCATTGTATTTTCAGAGTCAAACTTGTCTTTGAAACTGTCTACTAGGTACGGTTGGGGAGCAATTAAAATTTTGTCTTTAGGTATGCCATGCATTTCTTGCATGATTTGTACCTTCTCAGAAAATGGAAAAGGGCTTTTCGGAGGATCAACTTTGTCCGATGTAGCAACAAATACATCAGCATCAGGAAAAGTACTTTGCAGTCTGCGATATACTTCTGCGTGATGTGGTAGCATTGGTTGAAACCGACCTGGGTATATTATAGCTTTTTTCATTGTGCCTTACGTCTCCAATAACTTACTTCGCCTATTTCTACATTATCTGGCTGGTTAATAAGCCACATAATTGTTTCTGCACATTCTTCTGGCGGCTGTTTGAGCCACTCAGGTACAGAAAAATGACTTATTAAATATGTATCAACAAATCCCGGAGATATGTTTGATATTTTACATAGTCTCCCAGATTCATGTAATACGTCTATCCACTGTTTATGCAATAGTGCTTTTACAGCGGCGTAACCATTATCTCCGAAGCTACCATCGCCTGCCCGAAATCTATTTTTACTGTTAACATTAATGATAAACTTTGTCACATCATCTTTCCAGTGATTATAAAATAAATCAAATAGCTTCATTTGTGCATCTGTGGAAAAAGCATTGTTAATAAAAATGTCACAGTCTTTTGCTTCTTCAAATATTCTTTCTACAACACCAGGCTTCAGTAAATTATGCCCAGTGGCTCTACTAAATCCTAAAATTTCGTAATCATGTTTGCATAAATCTACAACTGCTTTGCCTATGCCCTGTGTATGTCCTGTTATAGCAATCTTTTTCATATAATATGTGTATTTATCTTTTAATACGCCAAAAGGATACTTCGCCTAACTCAATAAAGTCCGGCTGTTCTAGCGTCCATTTAATATATTCTGCAACCTCACTGGCTTCTAGCTTCATGCCTTCGGGTAGTTTATTTTGTTTTGAAAATTTTGTATCGACAAAACCTGGGCTAACATTAGATATTTTTACTTTCCTGCCAGGTTCGTGTAATACTGACAGCCATTCGTTGTGTAATACTTTTTTTAATTCAGTGTATCCATTAACAGCGACAATGTCGTGCGGACCGCGAGGAATTTTCAGTCTTAGTTTACTGTTTATGTTTATAATATGTTTAGTGGGATCTTCTTTCCATGCATCATATACTCTCTTAAACAGAGATAGTTGGGAATCATGATGGAATAAATTATTAACAAATACATCGCAGTTTAATGCAGTGTTGTATACTTCTTCTAATACTTCTTTGCTTCTAAAACTGTGCCCAGTGTGCACATCCATTGGTATAACATCGTAGTCATCTTTTAGTAGAGCACATAACGCTCCGCCGATGCCGTTAGTGCCACCAGTAACTAGTACCTTCTTCATGTGTGTGTCCTTTAAAGTTCTACAATCCTGACTACTAATTCGGAATGACCTCTGAGTAGTCTATGATAAGAATTTTTATTAATGTGTATTGTTGTTCCGGGAATAATATCTTTAGGGAGTTCGTTATCGAATTGTACTTTCCAGCCTGAGCCTTCTAGTACTTTGATAAATCTTGAACAATCATGCGTATGCCATGTAAGTTCTTCGTTGTCATCTTTAAGGTCAAATATACGTTCAAAAACAGATTGGGTTACATGTTTGTCTGTGTATGTTTTATTCATTCTACACTACTACCACTTCCTACATGACCAATAACGTGCCTTAGTGCGAGGCCCTGGATTATCACAGTTATGTCTTGCTCTGAAACTCTTACGAGCCTTAGGATTAGATTTTCTAATCTTCATTGCTTTACCTTTAACACTGCTTCCGCCGTGTCCAAAGTTAACTTTTTTAACATTACCTGTTTTAGGATCTTTAACATAAACTTTAAACTTCTTAACATCACCTTGCATAGGCTTGCCTAGTTTAACTTTACGTCCTTGATATTCTGCTTCTTCGAGTGATTCGCCGTCTATCCAGCCGTATGCTTCAAAAAAATCATCATCGTTGTCAATGGTTTCTTCAACCTGCTCGCCAACCTTCTTAAACTTACTGAAATTAACTGGTTCTGGTTTCCACTTTTGTTTGCCAGTGCCATCACACGCATTACACTTATGTGGATCTTCACTATGTAAGTCTAACTTGCCTCGGCCACGACATTTTTCACAGTTATCGCCTTCTGCTTCTGTAATTTCATATATTTTCATACATAATATTTATCATCTTAGTCTAATTTTTTATTCTTTTCTAGATTAATGATTCGCTGTTCTAGGTCGTCAATTTTCTTAGTAACTTTAGGATAACGTTTACGCCATGCGTTTGGGTCATCTTGTAGTAATGTCCAGCCCCAGCGTATAGCAAGATAATCTAAAAAACTATCGAACTTACCCATAAGGTATAATCCCATATGTGTATTACGGAACCATGCTAAAAATGCTGCACCTATTAAAGATCCTAGTATAGCAGTGTAAATCCATAATTGATCCGATAGTAGTCGGTCTAGTAAGTCCATTTGATTCTCCTTTATATGTGTGTACTATTTATTGAAAATAATAAATAATAACATTACCAGCGGAGATGTTCAATGAAACTTACATGGATACATGATCAAACAATAGGCAGATTGACTTGTACAATTAATGAAAACTTGCAATATGTTACAGACAACGGCGGAGAAAGTCTAACAAAAAACTATAACGGCGAAGAGATCGAGTTAGATGGGTTTGATGACTGGGAAAATGAAAAGTTCTGGCTAAGTGATAATTTTTCCGATTTATTAGGAACTTATGCACCCCAGTGGGATATTACCGAAGAGTCCTGGCAAGCAGATCATCCAGATTGGGATGGTGCTGTTCCTTTGTTTGGATTATCACCTGAAGGGGAATATCTTGATAAACTTGCACGAACAGCATCTTTTCAGGAAGGCAAGGACATGGTTGACGTTTTTATGGACACAGATAAAAGATTGCACATTGAATTAGATGTTGACGGCAATTACTGGCAACGTCTGTGGTGCGAAGAACGTGGAGAGTTTTACAATGTACAACCTTGTTGCGTTTTTCCTAATAATCCGGGAAGACAACCTATGAGTGATGAAGCTGCAAAAGAGCTTATATCGAAACAATAACTAATTAGCTTCCTTGTCGTATTTAACGTCCACTGGGCGACCATCGTTACCCATCACTTCGCCCTTACCAATATCGATTCTGGTCTTGTGGTTTCCAATACGTTGCTCTAACTGATCAATCATACGCTGATCGTTATGGTCTTTTGCTACTTCTAGATATGCTGTTAATTTTTGTAGTTGTGGACTGGCATCATATGCCTTCTGTGCTACATGGTCATTAACACTCCACAACCCAGCAATCAACGCTACTGCGGCTAAGCCTTTGCGTATGTTACCGTTACCCTCGTCGATATCGCAATCTTCTTCTTTAACTAACGTAGTGCGCTCACCATCTTTGGTCATGTTATAACCAAGCGACTTTACTAAAGCGATCATTTCTTCATCGCTTGGACTTTTGCTTTTGAAATCTTTTAGTAATACATCAAGCATCCCCATTAAGTCGGATGATCTACTAACCACTAGTGGCCCTTCAGACACTGGCTTCTTATGCTTGTCTGAACGTGCATACGATCCTTTGCCTTTTTTAGGCTTTTCAACGCTGTGTCCTCGATCACGTAGATTAAGATCTAATCTAGCTCTAGCACTTTTATCAGTTGTGGGCTCGTCCGCTTCTGCTATTGCCGTGATGCCTTTTCTTTTCAAGGACTCAACAAATTTATTTGCACGGTCACTCCCAGCAACAGTATTGATAGTTTCACCGCCAACTTTTATATTAAAATTTCCTGTACCATTCTCTAACTCTAGATACTTTTTGCCTAAATCATTTAATTTCATTTGTTTTTTAATCCTATGTTTTCTTCAACAATGTCGGCTACAAAATTACAGCCTTCGTCACCAAAATGTCGTCCCCAGTCCCACGTATATTTTTTAAACTGTTTACCTAAAATGTTTTGTATTACAACACTGTCTTTATCATCCACGCCAGCTGGCGGCTCAGTGTGAAAAAACGTAAATGTTGTTTTACTCCTAAGATAGTTTGCGATAGCATTGTATGCCGCCATCTCTTTACCCTCGTTAAATTTTGTATAATACTTTGTATGAAATTCCTTATCTAGCAATTCCTGATTATCGTGATACTGCCAATTTCGTAAATTACCTATATATCTTTCTAAATTGATATTAAAATCTGGTACAAATTTTGTATAGTTCGACGATTTTTTATGCCTGTTCTGCGGGTCATCAAATACTGCACTGTTAGTCCATGTTGTGTATCTAAATGGAATTGTAAACTGGAATACAGTTATATCTTCTGGCTGCAATCTTTTAGCAACTTTTTCATAATGATATAAACTGTACTCTATACATGTACCCGGATAAGCAAAATCTTCAAATTCTATATCTGGGTATCTCTGTGCAAGTTTCTCAACCCAACTAGTTGCATTGTAGTCGCTACCTTCACATCCGTAAGTAAAGCTACACCCGAAGGTATACACAGTCATTATACTTCCTCTAATCTTACCATTAGTCTTTCAGCACGGTTAGTTACCTGTTTGTGCCAACGGCTATCTCTGCCTTCAATTCCTGCTTTCTTCCAGTCTTGAGCTTCTAGTGCCTTGCGGAAGTTTTTAAACTTGCCTAAACGTGTTCTGCCCATGTTGAACATCATGTTAACTAGGATTTCTTGTACTTCTCCTGGCCATTCATTAAACTGTTCTCCGTATAACGCAACACATTCACTAATTGAGGTGTCAAGGTCACGTTCAAAGCATTCTGCCACTCTTGACTCAGATACGGATGTTCCGACTTCTGCTCCGTGCTCTGGATCGTTTTCTGTGACCAGGTGGCCAACTCCGAAAGTTGGGTAGCCCAGATGGTCTTTATAAATTTCATAAACAACTCCTTCGTCGATTTTTAGTTGTTCAAATATTGCTTTGCGGTCCATACTTGTTCCTTACGCTGTTAATATAGTTGTATTTATCATATGTTTTTTAAAAGCAAAAAAAAGCCTGCTGTGAAGCAGGCTTCTTTAGTGTCAATCTATTTTTTAATTATAGACCAGCTGCATCCGCGACACTACCGTAATCTTTAACAGTTAAGTTCTCTGTTACAACTACGCATGTTACCGTGGCAATACCTGACGATGCACTACCGCCTGCTACTGTACAAGTTATATTTGCAGGTGAATCGTAAATATGCTGGTAATTACTATGGAATTGGAAAGTCTGAGTCATGTCAGCTTCGTCATCAGTAAATAACCTGTCATCGTCACTATCGTCGCCTACTCTAATTGCAGTAGATGCATCAGCACTTACCCATGGGCTACCTACGTCTACAGACACACTGTAAACCATAGAATTGCTAGGGATCTCAAATAATGTTGTAGTACCATTATCAAATGCTACTTCTGTACTAACGTACTGTGTGATAGCTGAGGTGGAAGCATCAAATTGTCCTTTTGTGATGAACGCTTCTGCAACAGTTGCGTTAGCACCACGTACTTCTACTAGTGTTGTACCATCGTTTGCTGTAAACGAGAAGTATTCTCCGCTAGTATTACTGACAAGTTTGAGACCTCTTTTGCCGAATTGCACTAGGTTAGCTAAACCTTTTTGTGCAAAGTTAAAAATGTCTGCCATTTTAGTTACTCCGTATAATCGATTATATTGCTTATTTATTTAAATTTGGTATTTATGGCGTCAACAAACATATTTTTTAATAAGTTAATGCCTTTTTTGTTTGGGTGTATGTCTTCTGTGCCGAGTACAAAACCGTTAGACGCAATGTACTCATGTAAGTATTTATCCTGAAATAGTGTGTTGTAGCAGTTTTCGATCTTTGGAAACAGCACGGTTTTATTATTCCTAATATGCACATTACTAGGCATACCTATTTCATAGTCCCCGTATATAAAGCCCCACAATATTTTAGCGTTAGGGTTCTGAACAGTAACTCGATGTGCTAGAAGTATTGCTTCTTTTGTAAGGTGCTGATAACCATCTATAAAATCATTTTTGGAAACAGCATCAGTTTCCATCTTTTTCATTTTAACTTTATCTTCTAATGAAGATTTACTGGAGTGAAGTTCGTGGTATCTATGCCATTCTGTATCACCAGGATAGTTTGCTACAGTTTTGTCTAACATGTACTGCATAGATATTTTATTAGCAACACCCCATTCGTGCATATGTATCCAATCAGCATGAATAGATGATATACTATCGATTGTTAATTGCTCCGGATCGAAAATGGGATATCGGTGATCTATTGTAAAGTTGAAAATATACAAAGGTTGTTTGTAGCTATTTTTCTGGTGGTAAAAAGGCTGAGTGGCAATTTGATAGTTAGAAGCAAATCCGTGCCCTAAGTTTTCATAAGGTACATCAAAATGTTTTGCTACTAGTGCGGGCCATGTTTCTTCTATGGAAAAGCCTGATATTTCTCGCCACCCTTCGGTATAGTCGCACCCGCAGGCTATTATAGCATCAAATTGCATTCTGTATAATACTTGTCATATGATCGGCAAGTACTTTTATTCCTTTAAAGTTAGGATGGGGGTCTTGATTGCTTATTATCATCGAATTGTCATCGATAAAATGTTGTAAAGGCTTGTGACCCACATATTTATTATAGCAAGTTTCTATATTAGGCAAATTAACGGTGGTGGAATTATTAAAATCAAAACCACCACGATCAAAAATAGTGTCTTCGTCCCCCGTGCGATCGCTGTGTATGAATCCCCACAACACTGATGCATTTGGATTGACAGTCATAACGTTGTGCGCAAGTTGTATAGATCTTAATGTATGAGTTTGGAAACCGTCAAGTCCATCACTGTTATGCTTGGTCAAGAAATAATTTATGATTCTTCGATATTCATTAGAAAAAGGTATGTCCTGTGTGTCCTCTTCTAGTAGAGAAAATAATGTTCGAAAAACCTTTTCAGGCTCTGAGTTCAGCATGAGCAATCGTTCGTCAATTGTAAAATTGAATATGTATAAAGGATTCGCATATTGCATTTGTTGACTTAACATTGGTTGCAGTGCAATCTCTAAATTACATGCTCCACCTACAGCTAAGTTCTCATACGGTACATCAAAATGTTTTGCTACCTTACCAGGCCAAGTTTGATCGACACCGATTCCGAGAACATCTCGATGGCCTTCGGTATAACTGTCACCGCATGCAATGATACTATCAAAGGTTTTCACTAATGTAATCCTCAAACCACTTAGCGATGATGCCTATTCCCAGTGGATTTGGGTGGACGTCATGTGGCGCTATTATACATTCTTGTCTGAATTGAAGATGTTCGTCATATAGTATAGATTGAACTTCCTTCATATTTAAGCATTTGTTGTAACACCTCTCTAAGTATGGGTAGTTAAGTTTCTGCTCGTGTGGGTGGTCACTGAACATATTAAAATATTGATCTAATCCGTTACCAACCAAGCTGGTATTAATATGAATGAATCCCCATGCCACAGTTGAATTGGGGATTAGTTTTTCCCAATTCATACATGTCCGAATTGCCTGCATTGTTGAAAAAACAAACCAGTCAATATTTCTGTCCGGTCGATCACCATCAGACTGGTTTATAGAATATGCATCCCATGCGCATTCCGTATCAAGGTTTACAAAATTGTCGATTAGCATTTCTTTAACGGTCTTATCTATATATGATATCCGAAGTCCCTCTGTGTGTTCTGGTAAAATAGAGAAGCACGACTCAGTGAAGCCCGCTCTAAGACTAGCGTATGGCATCCTTTCCATTACAGTAAAGTTAAATAATATTAAAGGGCATTTGGCTTTATGTATAATTTCGAGCTCTGCCGCTGTGGCGGATTTCAGTGGTTGCAGTGCAATCTCTAAATTACATGACCCCCCTATAGCTAAGTTTACAAAAGGAATGCCTAAACTTTCCGCAAGCAACCCGGGCCATGTTTGTTCAACAGGTATTTTGAGTGCATCTTGGCACCCTTCGGTGAAGCTGTCACCGCAAGCAATAATAAGGTCATATTTCATACAACTATTTATTGACATTGAATGTGTTCTTTGCTATAATAAGGCTTGTTCAATTGCATATTACAGGTATAATTATGTTCGACCAGTCTATACAACGTATCGGTTTCTGCTGCAAGTATCTTGACCCAGACCAATCGCAAAAACCTAAGGTACTCAAGGAGTTACAGCAGAATTTTACAGAAAAAGTTACAACTGTGGCTTGGTGCAATCGGCAAGAAAAAGCCGTAGCAGAGCAACGAATGCTCGATCTTGTACAGCATAACATGCAAAGTGCATACAATTTGATTAAATACGTAGGTGGACTACCTGATAACAGACGTATGGTTAGACTTGGAAGTAATCAAATACCTATGGCTACTGAGCCAAATTGGCGCTACTTGTGGGACGATCCTAATAATATCCGAATATTGGAGAAAGGATTCGCCAAGGTGGGCCAATTGGCTCGTGATCTTGATGTGCGTATCAGTTTCCATCCTGGCCAGTTTTGCGTTCTGGCTAGCGATAACGATGACGTAGTAGAACGTAGTATTGACGAATTTGAGTACCATGCTAATATGGCCCGATGGATGGGCTATGGTAAAGAGTTTATGGACATGAAGCTTAATGTTCATATATCAGGTAGAAAGGGTTACCAGGGTATTATTGATGTGTTGCCTAGGCTCTCACCTGAAGCAAGAAATACACTTGCTATTGAAAACGACGAAATGTGCCACGGCTTAGATGCAAGTCTTATGCTTAAAGATCATGTGGCACTAGTACTAGATATACACCACCATTGGATTAGAGATGAAGAATATATACAAGCAGATGACGACCGTGTTAAAATGGTCATTGACAGTTGGCGTGGTGTTAGGCCTACTTTACATTACAGCTATAGCAGAGATGAATGGCTTAACCAGTCAACACGAATTGATGAAGGAACACGACATACCACCCTTCATGACATATCCGCACTATTAGACACAGGTGCTAAGAAGCAAAAACTTCGAGCACACAGCGATTACTATCCTAACTATGAAGCTAACGACTGGGCTATTACATTTTGGAAGGATTTTGATATTCAGTGCGAGGCCAAGGCTAAGAATCTGGCGAGTGAGCAACTATATACGCAGGCACTAAACATGCAGTCGCATTTACAGAATTAAGTTGTATCTAAAAAAATAATAGGTCCGGACCTATTGACTACTGATTGGGTGAGACCTTTGTCCCTTTATGTATATAGCACATCTCAATGAGTGGTGCGAACTAATTTAAATTGTCAACTCGGTGTTGCCAATCAGCTTAATTTTATTTAGTATAAACCTAGAAAAATGTAACAAATAAGCTAAAAATAGTAAATACATGTAAATTAATATCGGAAAATAAAATATGACATATGTTGTTAAGGGTGAATGCGTAGACTGTAAACATACCACCTGCGTTAAAGTTTGCCCTGTGGATTGCTTTTTTGAAGGTGAGAATACACTTGTTATTGATCCCGATATTTGCATCGATTGTGCAATCTGTGAACCCGAATGCCCAGTAAATGCAATTGTTAGTGATAGAAAACTTGCCCCAGAAGATCACCATTGGCTAGATTTCAATAAAAAAATGAGCCAAGAAGAAAATTGGCCAGTTATTCGAAAGGTCAAAGAACCTTTGCCAGGGTATGAAGACATCAAATACACCAATCAAGAAGCATGGGATAAAGTGAGTAAGGCGCCCTTCAAAGAATAATACTTGACACATCACACAGTTGATGCTATAATTATGTTATTACAGTATGTGAGGATTTGCTTTGACTGATAACTATCGTGTATTTAGAAATATAATATTTTCTATATCAATATTTTTAACAATTGTTGCTGTGGATTTGAACAATATTTTTTACGATATATTCACACAACCCGAGACGTTAGAAGATATTGTTGTTGTTGCTGTACCAAAGCCACAAGAAGAGACAGCAATTACGGAGCCCCAACCACAACAGCCAGTTGTAGACCAAGAAGCAATTATTTGTTTGGCAACAAATATCTATCATGAAGCTCGGGGCGAATCATTGACAGGGCAGATTGCAGTTGCGCATGTTACTTACAACAGAATGAAGAGTAGGCGATTTCCTGATAAGATTTGTGATGTTGTATACCAAGCAGTTTATTCTACATGGTGGTACGAACACCATGGCAGACTCGTTCCGGTTAGATTTAGGTGTCAGTTCTCTTGGTTCTGTGATGGTAAGAGCGATCTGATTGACACAGAGTCTAGGAGTTGGAAGAATGCTAAAGGAATTGCTTGGGAAGTACTATATAATGAAATGCCAGATCCCACAAACGGAAGCACCCATTATTTTAACCACCATCTTGTAAATCCGTACTGGGCCGCTGAACTTACATATGTTGCAACAATTCAAAACCACTCCTTTTACATACATTAAAATAAATACTACTTTAATGATAAGGAGTATTTTTCGATGTACGAGTATAAATGTAAGGTCGTCAAGATAGTAGACGGCGACACAGTAGATGTAGACATAGACTTAGGATTCGGTGTATGGCTGACAGATGAGCGTGTTCGGATAATGGGAATAGACACACCCGAAAGTAGAACTAGAGATAAAGTTGAGAAGAAATTTGGACTGGCTGCTAAAAACAGATTAAAAGAGCTCCTTAGCAAATCAGCTGTATTGCAAACGCAAGTCAACAAAGACGGCGAAGATATGAAAGGTAAGTTTGGACGTATCCTCGGAGACTTCACGGTGTATGATCATGCAAAGGATGCATGGAGACCTGTTACAAAAATTTTGCTAGAAGAAGGTCATGCAGTAAAATATACGGGTGGTAACAAAGAAGACTCGGCAAAACTGCATCTTAAAAACCGAAAGAAATTAATTGAAGCAGGCGTTGTAAAAATTACCCTTGAACAAGCTGGCTTAAAATAATCCAAAAAATCTTTATTAATGCTTGACATTGCCTAAGTAAGGTTGTACAATACTTATTGTATAACTTAATCTTATAGGAATAAAAATGTTATTAGATATTACAAAGCAAGGTGATGTTGTTAGTGTTCGCCTTTCGACTGGAGAGGAAATGCTGGGCACCCTTGTTAAGGACACCGGTACTTCACTTGAACTCAGTAAACCTATGATTGTTGCTAGAAGTCCTGATGGAAATATGGGCTTAATACCGTTTATGGTAACAACTAATTCGGCTAAGTTTACAATTAGTTTGTCTCACATTCTAGCTTATGCAAAAACACAAGATGAAATTGCTAAATTGTATAGTGAACAAACTAGTAGTATTTTAACATAACCTGGAATAGGAGACTAATATGGCAAGATTTTTAAGTACAAAACATTACGGACACAACATTGGACTGTCAGCAGTATTTAGGCAACCTAATGCAGATCATTCACATTGTCATTTGTTACATGGCTACAGTTTAGCGTTTACATTTACATTTGGATGTGATGAATTAGACAATAAAAACTGGGCAGTTGACTTTGGCGGATTAAAGCCTTTGAAGAAGTGGTTAGAAGATCACTTTGATCACAAGACAGCAATTGACAAAGACGATCCATTCTTAGACAAGTTTATGGAATTACAAGAACTTGATCTAGCAGAAATTGTAGTAATGGATGGAGTAGGTGCAGAGAAGTTTGCGCAACACGCATTTAACTTTGCAGACAAACTAGTACGTGAAATGAGTGACAACCGTTGCTACTGTGTACGAGCAGAGTGTGCAGAGCACGGAGCGAATTCAGCAATTTACGAAAAGTAACGGCGTAACTGTTTGCCCGCTGACGAGCAATAGCAGTGTATATGATATAATACTATAGATTAGAAAGTGGTATGCCCATTGACGAATGGGCCGCTACCTCATAAGTTTATCTAGATATAAATCCAATACTTTAATCTTTGTCCAATGCATCAACACATCATAATTGTGTTCACAATGATCAGCGACCAAATCCCAATTATACGAATCTAGATTTTTTAATATCTCTATTATGTTGTTATTTGTTTCTTCGTATGTCGACCCAGTATAGTCACCAAAAACATCTTTAAAGGTTTTAAAACCTAATTCCTCTATGTAATCAAAAATACCATATCCACCATTGACTAAGAAAGGCATACCGTATGCCATGGGTTTAAACGTTTTTTCTGTTAGTTGAGAAAATTGCAATCCATCAGATGGTATTTCTAAGTCATTATATGCTGTTTCAAGTGATATCCAAACCTTACAATCTTGATACCATTCTGGCGCCATGTCTCGGTCGTTGCAATATTGGAAATTATTATCTTTCTCGTACTTTAGACAAAAAGATGCATAGTCGTCATGCTCTTCTCTGAAGTTTGTTCCTACTTCATTATCCAGATGTAAATTCTGTTCTAGTACCTTCTGTGCAAAATCGACACGATGCTTTTTAGTCTTACCTAGTAATGCAACAAAGTTATGTTTTTTATCTTTTAACACATTTTCCCTGAGTTGTTTTCTATGTGTAATTATGTTATCTGTGAAGGTGTGCTGTCTATGAGCATATTCAGCAAGCCAGATGTTGCCAGGTATCCAATTGATATCAGGGAATCTTTCGCTGTTTCGAGGATCTATGTTATCCCACACAACTGATGCAGATTTGCATGCAGAAAGATCTGTGAGAACGGTGGGGTCTTGCTCTATCAACGAAGGGTAATACAGTTGGTCACATTTTAGCCCTACAAAGAAACATTCAGCAGGTTGTGATAGAACTATATTTTTATTAGCAAACACCCTTTTGCGATCCTTCAATATATACCAAAGACTCATGGGTATTTCGAAGTAATATGTGTCGTCAAAATCATTTGATAAAAAATCGTCTAAATATATAAAATGTCCTGTTCGGTCATCTAGATCCTGACTGCAATTTATGATGTGATTAAGTGCACTTTCTGATAGTAACTGAGTAATTCGCCAATCATTCGGCGATTCGAAAAAACTATGAAAGCGCCATCGGCACCAATACTTGTCATCTGCTTTCTGCTCATCTATTAAATTTAGTGCCTCGTTAGAGCTGGGATCAATAACTATTGTTGAAAGTTTCATTCCTTTATAGTGATAAAATTGCATGTAAGTGTGTTTATTACTCCGTTTTAAACTTCAAGAATATAATATAACAGCATTTTATCAGATAAATACAGTTATGATTTTTGGATTCTTAACATTATTTATATCCTTAGCTATTGCAGGCGTTGCAGCCTGGTTTAGTATAGAAGGACTAATGGCAATATTTAGTGCAAGTGCATTAGAGATTGCTATAATGGCGGGCACATTAGAAGTAGGCAAGTTGCTCACAGCAAGTTGGCTGTATCGATATTGGAATACTGCGGGACTGTTTATTAAATCTTATCTCACAGTTGCAGTTTTGGTGTTGATGCTGATAACAAGCATGGGCATTTTTGGATATTTAAGTAAGGCTCATTTAGACCAAGCAGGAGTTAGTAGTGATGCCATTGCTGCTGTAGAGAGACTAGATGGTCAAATAAGTAGAGAAGAAAATAAAATATCTATATTAACTGATAGAATAAACGGACTATCAGGCAATACCGGTCTTGATATAAGTAGCAGTATTACACAGCAAGAAAGTATTCGTGATGGCGCTTGGCAACAAGTCCAAGGTGACATAGATTATAATCAGCAACAGATTTCAAGCGTAAGAGACCAGTTAACTTTAGATTTGCAGGGTGTGGATGCTAGAGAAGAAAAAATTGATACTAGACTGAGTACATTGGATTCTGCAGTAAATACTTTACGAAGCAAAGGTGTAGAGGTTATCGAAACAGACGCAGGCGGCGCATTCAGACGTGCCGAAACAGAAACTATCGATTATGTACAACAGGCAAATGATTTACGAGATTCCCAACAAGCAGAAAGACTCGAAATTATAGATCAAAAAAGTAGTCTTAACGACCAACGTCAATTATTACGATCTCAATCTAATACTGATATTAAAACTTTTCAAAGCGCCATTGATCGTTATAGACAACAAGCACAGACTACTATAGATAATGCAAACGCTGAAATTAATAATTTGCGGGGATCAAACGCTCAAGATCAAGACGATACATTAGAACAGGTCGACGACTACAACAATCAGATAGATACATTGTATGACGGTATAGCTATACTTAAAGATGAGAAGTTTGAAGCAGAAAGCGTTGTACGTGTTTTAGAAAAGGAAGTCGGACCTATAAAGTACGTTGCACAACTACTGTACGGAAATGATTCAGCTGACTATTTAGATCAGTCAGTCAGACTATTCATACTGATGTTGGTGTTTGTTTTTGACCCGTTAGCTGTGATACTATTAATAGCTGCGAACCAGACATTGATAAGATATGGAATTAATTTAGAAAGTGAGGCACCAGACAATGACAGAGATCCAGCCGATAATAGCGATGCCAGCATTACCAGCTCGCCCGATAATGGGGGAGCCGTTGATAGACAGGCAGACAACAAAGACAACCTACAAGATTCTTCCCAAGGAGGGAGTACAACAGACAACAGTATACATTTACAACAAGTGGGGGGAACTGGTGAACACAGCAGTGCGCATGACAACAGTGAATCAGACAGCATAGCAATAACTATGGCTGCAAGTTCTGCAGCAGAAAGTGCAGCATTGAGAAATGAACTAGATAAAATTAAAAAATTATTGATTGACAGACCAAAAGAAGTTATAATAGAAACTGATACAAATGTAGAAATAGGTACACCTCAAACAATAATTGATTTGGAAAATGAATTATCTAAAAAATTAAAAGGAACACAAGATGGCGAGTAAAGAAGAAATACAAACAGCGTTAGACGTATTATACGAAAAATACGGAAATACATTAAAACTTTTAGCTGACTCTATCGATAAATCAGAAAGTCTTGAGAGTTCCATGGCTGCTCAAGCAAAGAGAATTACAGAGCTAGAAGAAGAAAACAATACAGAGCCGACTATAGATGTTGACCTAACAATTCCCCAGTCCATTGTGGAACTAGAGCATACCGTCCTTGGCAATGAACAATAATCAAGTGCAACTTGCTTTTGAAAGTTTGCTTAAAAAGTATGAAACAGCGTTGATAAAGCTAAAACACTCGCAAGAAAGCCAAGAAGAGAAAAGGACTGTAGTTGTCCCCATGTCTTCTAGAACTGAACGTATGTATGTTGACCGCATACGAATGTTAGAAAAAGAATTAACGCAACTCAAAGACGGTGTTGAACCCGATGCTTATTTGCATGAAGCTGCAAGACTTCTTGTTAATTCCGATTTTAATAAAGAAGATTTCAGCGAAAAAGATATATTCGACAAATTACAAAAACTTAGCGAAGAAGAAGTAAATAGAGCGTTAGGGTTTTGGGCAGTTCCTTTACCTTCTGAAGATAACGATAAGCCAACAAAGCCGAGGTATACAAGCAAAAAATGAGTACACAAGAACAGAACTATTCGTGTAGTTTTTGCGGCAAAAGACGAGACCAAGTTAACAAATTAATAGCAGGTCCTGTAGCATTTATCTGCGATGAATGTATAAGTGTCAGTGCAAACATCTTAAGCGATGCAACCAACGAAGATTTGCTCGAAGAAGTAAGTTCACTGTTATCGCCTACTGAAATATGTGATAGATTAGACCGAACAATAATTAGCCAAACAACAGCAAAGAAAATTCTAAGTATAGCTTCGTATAATCATTACAAGCGTATATCTAGTTTGGAAGCTGGTGATGCCAAAATAGGCAAGAGCAATGTGTTAATGATCGGCCCCACAGGTAGCGGCAAAACACTATTAGCGCAAACACTGGCAACAGTACTGTCTGTGCCGTTTGCAATTGCTGATGCAACTACTCTTACAGAAGCGGGTTATGTTGGAGAGGATGTTGAAAGTGTTGTAGAGAGATTACTTAACATTTGCGACTGGGATGTAAAACGTGCACAACAAGGTATAATATTTATAGACGAGATAGATAAAAAATCTAGAAGTAGCGAATCAAACTCGTCTACAAAAGATATCAGTGGTGAGGGCGTACAACAGGCGTTGTTGAGACTTATAGAAGGCACTGTCATCAAAGTGCCTATGCCTAGCAGTAAAAAATCTGATGGCTTTGTCGAATTCGATACTAGCAATGTACTTTTTATCTGCAGTGGCGCTTTTGTTGGTTTGGAAAAAACAGTTAATGCTAGGTTCAATAAACGTAGTATTGGTTTCGGCGCAGATATAAGTAATACAGACAAAGCTAGTTGGAGGCAGTCTATTTCACATAAAGACTTGATAACATATGGGTTGATACCTGAATTTGTTGGAAGGTTGTCTACTATTGTTTCTCTAAGTGAATTAGCAGAGGATGACATGATTGAAATAATGACATCGTCGGATGTTAGTGTTATAAAAGAATCCAAGAACTTGCTTTTAATGGATAATATAGAATTAGAGTTTTCTGATAGCTATTATAAAACAGTATCAGAAATTGCTCATTCAAAGGGTATAGGCGCTCGAGGTATACGCAGCATTGTGGAAGCAAGTTTACACAGTATCATGTATAGAGCACCCGAATTACAAGACGCTGGTGTCACAAAAGTAATTTTTAATCAATACCCAAAGATAAGTGATATGCCGGCGCCTACTCTCGTTTATAGTAACGGAGTAGAAGAAATAGACAAACATTACACTGTTTTATTGAGAGGACAAATTGAACAAACATAAGAATAACAATTATTCCAAGTCTTGGAATAATAAGGGTAACGACACAAGACCAAAAGAAAACTTTTTTGATTATTTTAAACCTGGGGTCGAAGTCCGAGGCGGCGATGTAGGTAAAGCACTACGAATTCTAAAAAAGAGATTAGAGCGTGATGACTTTCAGAAGACTATATCAAAAAATATGTATTACGAAAAGCCAAGCGAAACTAAGCGCAGATCAAAGGCACAAGCTGCAAAGCGGTGGCAGAGATCAGTCACAGAGAAGGAAATATCTGGTGAACATGTGCAGTATGCTACTAGTGGATTAAAACATCTTAAAACCAAAAAGAAAATGAAGCCGGTTAGAGAACAACAGGATCGTCTTCGTCAACGCATAAAGAAAAAATAACAGAGGTAACTGTGAAAATATCTGTCGTTAGTGGAGGATTCGATCCTTTACATTCAGGGCATATCCATTACTTACAATCAGCAGCCGAGCACGGCGATGTACTAGTCGTACTAGTCAACAGTGACGAATGGTTAACCCGGAAGAAGGGTAGACCATTCATGCCCTTTACTGAGCGTTCTACTATCATCGAAAGAATGGATATGGTAGATAAAGTATTTGCAGTAAATGACAGCGACGACAGCGTCACTGCGGGTCTAGTGCAGATTAGAGACGAGTATGGACACGACCATGAATATGTATTTTGTAATGGTGGTGACAGAGGCAAAGACAACATACCAGAAATGGATGTCGACGGTTACGAGTTTGAATTTGCTGTCGGTGGCGATAACAAAGCCAATAGCAGTAGTTGGATACTAAAGGAATGGCAATATCCAACTGTACGCAGAGTATGGGGCGAGTTTAGTGACATATTCCATGATGATGTTGTGCGTGTAAAAGAACTAATAATTGAGCCGGGCAAGGGTATCAGTTACCAGCGCCATTTCAAACGTTCCGAAATGTGGTTTGTGAGTAAGGGCATGATCAATGTCAAACATGCATTCCGTCACCATACCCAGTTTTCCATACATACACTTAAAAAAGATGAATTGTTTCATGTCAGACAAGGTGACTGGCATCAAGCATACAATCCCTATGAACAACCTTGCCATATTATAGAAATACAATATGGCCAAGAAACAAACGAAGATGACATTGAACGTCTCGAATATTACAACGGAGAGAGTAACTAGAAATGAAAACACTTAACAGACTGGCAGTTAACGAGATCCTCAATGAGATTGTGGAATATGAAATGGCAGGTGTCGTACGATATGCACACAGCTCGCTAATGATCACAGGCCCGTATAGACAGCCAATTGTAACCTTTTTGCAGGAGCAAGCAAATGAAAGTTTGGCTCATGCTTTACAAGCAGGAGAGTTTATTAGTGGATTTAACGGACATCCTAGTCAGCGTATTGCGCAAATAGAAGAAAGCCATGACCATAGTGTCCAAGCTATTCTACGGGAAAGCCTTGCACATGAAGAGCATGCGGTAGGATTGTACAAAAAGTTGTTGACAGAAGTAGCAGACTCTAGTATAATGTTGGAAGAATATGCGAGAGGCCAAATCGGCACAGAAGAACAACATGCATTGGAAATTGAAAAAATGCTAAGAGATTTTCAGTAATGAAACTAGACTACAAGGATTGTGGCACAATAGGTTTTACTTGTAGTACGTTTGATCTCCTGCATGCTGGGCATATCACTATGTTAGAAGAAGCAAAACGTCACTGTGATTTTCTTATTGTAGGCTTACAAAATGATCCCACTATTGATCGACCTGACAGTAAGAATCCGCCTATACAAAGTATTATAGAAAGACAAATACAATTGAGTGCTGTTAAATTTGTAGACGAGATCATTGTATATAACACTGAACAGGATTTAGAAGATATGCTATTGACTTTACCTATAAATGTGCGTATACTAGGTATAGAGTATAAGGATAGTGACTTTACTGGAAGAGATATTTGTACTATGAGAAACATTGATTTATATTTTAATAAAAGAGATCACAGTTTTAGTAGTACAAGTTTACGTAATAGGGTTTCTAAAGGACAGCAATAATGATTCACATGTTTGATGTTGACGGCACTTTGACCCCATCGCGATGTGCAATGGACGAAGAGTTTGGATATTGGTTTTTAGATTTTTGTCAAAATAATCCTGTGTTTCTTGTAACAGGTTCTGACAAACCCAAGACAGTTGAGCAAGTCGGCGAAGAAATTTATAACGCTTGTGCAAGAGTATATAATTGTAGCGGCAATGAAGTATGGACCGGCGACAAACGTATATATTCAACTGATTGGGTACTACCGAAGAATGCAGCATCGTGGCTCTCCCGTGAAGTAACGTCCTCGGACTACAAATACAGGACAGGCAATCATATAGAAGCTAGAACAGGAATGGTTAACTTTAGTGTAGTAGGACGTAACGCTGACACTGAACAACGAGCAATGTATGTAGCATATGATACATTTCAAAACGAGAGAGCTAATATTGCACAACGATTTGAAGCTACATTTCCAGACTTATCAGCAAAAGTCGGCGGGGATACAGGCATAGATATATTCCCTATAGGATGTGATAAAAGTCAAGTACTAGATGACTTCGATATAGACGAAATAAGTTACATTAATTTTTATGGAGATAAATGTGACGAAGGCGGAAATGATTATCCCTTAGCAGTTCTGCTAGATAGTAAACAAGTATACCATGTCCGAGATTGGAAGCACACATGGGAAGTACTAAAAGGTCAATAACATGTTTTTAAAATGGCTAGAAAAATTAGGAAGAAAACGCATTGTAATGGATCGTATAAATAACGAGCCTTACTTAACACGATATTATTTATTTTTAAAAGATAGAAAATGGTTCCCATTTAACATTTTCTTACATAACTTTCATAAAGGAGACCCAGATGATTTACATGATCACCCTTGGCCTTATTGCACTATTATCCTTAAAGGTGGGTATTGGGAGCATTTACAAACTGGCGAGCGAAAGTGGAGGAGACCCTTTACTTGTCGCTTTTCGAGCAGTCGCGGCCTTCACCGGATTGAGTTGGAGCCTGGTAGTGATGTATGGACTTTATTCATCCCAGGTCCTTCAGTAAGGGAATGGGGTTTTATAGACAAAGGCAAGTGGAAGCAACACGAACAGTACTTGGCTGAACGGTACAAGGGATGAGTTGTACTGAGCTTTTAGCATGTGTTGCATGCAGTAATGATAAAATTGAAAAGTTCTTAGATCTACATGATCAGCCTTTAGCAAATAATTTTACAGACACCCCAATTAAAACAGATGAATACCCGTTAGCAGTAAACTACTGTGATATTTGCGGACATACGCAATTGTCCCACAGTGTAGATCCGTCTGTGCTGTTTGCAAATTACATTTATAAGTCCGGTACAAGCAATACTCTAAAAGACTATTTTTTAGATTTTGCAAAAAAAGTATCAAACGAAAATACTAGTTCTAAAACAGTTTTGGATATAGCATGCAATGATGGTTCCCAGCTTAATGCATTTAGCAACTATGGTTGGAAAACATACGGTGTTGATCCTGCAGAAAATTTATTAGAAGAGTCGAGCAAAGTACACAATATAACGCACGGGTTTTGGCCCTGCGATACACATCTAAAGAAATATGACGTAATTGTAGCACAAAACGTTCTAGCCCACACTCCAAACCCGTATGAATTTTTATTAGCTTGTAGTGATAATATAACGAACACTGGTAAAATATATATACAAACCAGTCAAAGTCAAATGTATCAAAGAGGTGAATTTGATACTGTTTATCACGAACATATTAGCTTCTTTAGTGTTAGTAGTATGTTACGGCTAGCAGGGCGTTGCGGATTGTATCTGAACAAAGTTGAGATAATGGATATACATGGGGATAGTTATTTGTTTACATTATCTAAAGAGTACAACGTACAGAACAGTATAGCAATGAAAGAAAAAGAAGACGCTGACGGCAGAACCACATTTTCTTTCTATGAAAAATTTGCTGACAATGTTAAAACGTTATGTGACGAGTTTAAGCATACTGTTGAAAAATACAAGCAGGATGGTTACACAGTTATTGGTTACGGCGCCGCTGCAAAAGGTATGACATTTTTAAATGCAGCACAGACAGAATTAGATTTTATCATAGACGACAGTCCAGCAAAACAAGGTTTGTTTAGTCCAGCTATGCAAATACCTGTTGTTAGTATTGACGAATTATCGAAGCACGATAAAGTTATAATTGTGCCATTGGCTTGGAATTTTTTAAATGAGATTAGACAGCGGGTTGATGCTGTCAAAAGTGATGTGAAATATATTACTTACTTTCCCTCTGTGACCACCATCGATTAAGTTCGTATTCCACTGGAAACGGTGGGTATCCTATTTCAGTCCATCGTAACGATGCTTGCGACCACTTATTGAGTCTTTTGTAACCTTCTGGAGTGTTAAGAAGTTTACCCTCGTAGTATGCAATATTATACTCGTACCAATCTTGGTGGTTGCCATTTGTTTCAACACTAATGTGATGTATTTTGTACATACCATCTACAGAGCCGTTTGTTATATTAGGACCAACTTCATCGGCAATCCACCTGTCTTCCATTTTATGATACCAAGCCATATTTAGTAATCTTGTATCTGAATTTATTATTCGATATTTAAGATCAACATCGTCAAAGTGAGTGACTACAAAATTTTCATCATTTAGCAAATGGTTATATATCATGTGATCCGGATTGAAGGAAAATATTTGCCCTAAGTTTACAGGTGTCCCTTCACCGTATGTGAAGTCTCGTTCTGTTTCTGCCATTAGTTCAGTTAGCCAACCCGTAGGATCTGTTTGAGGCCACATTAAAACTGAAGTATCATCGCACCTTTCTATGTGAGGATTAAACAGCATGTTGATTGTTGCAATATCTTGTATTTCTACGTCCGCTTGCACAAGTGCAGCACGTTTCAATTTTAACATTGATGCTGCTCTGATTATCCAATTATATCCTCCACTGCTACCGATGTTGTATTCCGAGGCATAGTATTCCCAGTTGTTCTGCTCACAAAAATCTTTAACGTTTTGCTGATTACCGTTGTCAAGCACAACAAAATTATAGTCAGAGTGATCTACGTTGGCCCATGCTTGCGTTGTAAAAAAGTCACCCTCACAGTATGTTAATATAAAAATTGTGTTCTTAGTAGTCAATTGCATCTCTCCTATGATTATGACTGTAGCTGTTTAATGCAAGATCTTCAATCAGCGATTGTAACGTATCGAGGTATACAAAATTGTAGTCTTCTATAAACCTGGAGTTATCCAGTTGAAAACTGAATCTACTTGTTTCTTCATCGTGAATGGTCAGATTACAGTTTAATGAATTCTTTACAGCAGTGCCAAATGATCTAACATTGCCGCTAAGACTTGAAAGGTTGTATATGTAATTGCCTTGTTTCGGATTCTCTATAATAGCATTGATCGCATTAACACAATCGTTAATACCCAAAATGCTTCTATAGTTTTCCACAGAAGTCAGTGCTATACCGTTAGATGTTTTAGCTGTTAGGACCATTTGGTTAATCATTAAGTCCGTTCTAGTATTAGGTGACCATCCATTTAGAGTGCCGAATCTAAGTCCTACTGTGTTCCTATCAGATTTCATTGCGATCTTCTCAATCGCTTTTTTTGTAAAATCATAATTTTTACTTTCTAACGGTAAATCCATAGACTCGTAACATAGTGTATCATTATTACTGCCATACACACTGCCGCTACTTGCATATATGAGAACTTGATCATCCCCCATGCATTCAAGCAAATTTATAAAATTAGTAACATTATTCTTCCAAGACCCGAGCAAACTGTGATCGCACATTGCAACACTGCTATGTCCTGCAAGTAGAACAATGGTGTCATAGTTTTTTAAAAATCCCTGAGTTATATCCCCGAAGTCCATTTTTAGGTTGGGGCTAGGTCCACCGAACCAGTGTAAATCCATGTTTGTGTAGTAAGTGTTCAATTGAGGGCAAAGTGCGCTACCTATATAGCCAGAGCCCCCAATTACGAGAGTATTTGTTGTCATGCAAATATTTATTAAAAAAAGGTTGACTTCAGTTTTAAAATCAGTATAATAGTACAAACTTGTGTGCCGATGGGCGGTACATGAGAACCTAAGGTAAAAAGGAGACATTATGTCTATTGTAAACAACACTGTATCTAAGCAAGACCGAGTTCTTGAAGCACTGCAGAGCACTAACCGCGGCTTGACTGCTGCGCAAATCGAAGCACGTTTTGGCGTGGGTAATGCACGTTCGACTGTGTCAGCACTTCGCATGAAGGGTTTTGCAATCTATGCAAATCAGAACACTGACACTAAAGGTCGCACCAAGACTTTCTATCGACTAGGTACTCCTAGCCGCGAGATTGTGGCTGCTGGCTACCGTGCATTGGCTGCTGCTAACACCGCGGTATAATCTTTAGATATTGACATTTCTAAGATATGGAAAGGGGACTCCGGTCCCCTTTCTTTTTATAGGTCTAAAATTCTTGCTTTATCCTTAGCAGCTATGAAGTCCTCAAATAACTTATCGTTTTCTGTTTTTATCATATTAATGATAGTTTCGGTGACGCCTATTTGATTCCTTACCAACTGCATCTTCATTACCAAATCCTTTAAACACATTTCGTAATAGTCCAGTTCTTTCTGTTTAGTTTCCTTGTCTTGTAGCAAATCAGTGATGGTGATTATTTTCCCATCGTTATTACCAGCTAAATCCATGAAAAATACCTCTTGTCTGTTAATAATTACTTATTTCAGCTGGTATATGTACTTAAAACATGCTATAAATCAAGCACTTATATACCAATATTTCTGGCAGAAAAAGGTTGACTTTGGCTCTAGAATCCGTATAATAGTATATATTGTTAACAAAGAGAGTAATGCTTATGAACGTATCAAACAAGATGGCCCGTGCATTTAACAAGGCTGTAACACTCAGCGAGAACATCAATGTTGATGGTACAATCAACTGGAATTTTGTTGATGCTGACGTGTACAGTGATATGGCTGGTTCACGCGGTGTCATGTCTAATGAAAGCACAAAGGCACATTACGATGAGTTCCATTTTCTTGCAGATCAGTTTATTTCTGCTAACCCTGATCTCGACGTTGAAATCTCAACAGGATCATAGTTATGACAATGCATCTTGCACAAGGCCTCAGCACCATCAGTACAAAAAAGCGTGAGGTCAAGTTAACCAAAGCACGTACCGCAGAGCTTCGTGAAAGTTGGCACAAGCACAACAAAGAAATGAAGCGCAATGGTATGCATGACATGCGTTACGAGTCGTTCGACGACTATCTTGATTACTGCTTCGGTCGTAACAAAATTGACAAGAAGAAGTTTGTGACGGCTGCACCTTCTACTCCACCAGCTTGGCGCAGAGACGACCACAGAGAAAAGTATCCTAGTGTACCAATGGGTTCTATTGACACGGGAAGTTGTCGTAAAGTAGAGCCGCAGAAGTATACTGGTACACTGGTCAAAGGTATTGCTACCATGCACAAGAGTAATGCTGTGCCAGTTATTGATCAGAAGCATGCTGAAGAAATTTCTAGGATGGCACGATGACGGAAGATTATCCTCTGCTGGACAAAAAGATTGTTGAGGATGTTGGAAACCTTATCCGGCATCAATACGATTTTAGTAACGGCTACACTGTTGTTGCTGAACGGGACAAGCGTAAGAAGCCTGAAAAATCTTATTCAGGGCTATGGACAATGGCTCTGTATCACAAAGGCGACATGCTGTTGACTAGAGACTTTCCTGGCCCGACTGCTTACTTCAACGACCCGTCAATGGATGCATTGCTTGTTCGTGTTGCGAGGTATTCACAATGACAGACAAGTGGCACGGCGGCAAGGGAGATCGCCTCAGAAAAGGTTCTAACCAAAAAGCGTATTCGGATAATTACGACCGCATCTTTGGAAAGCGTCAACCCCAACAGCAACAGACTCTTCCTAGCAAAGAAGAAGAGCAACTGAGAAAGGAGCAAGCACAAGATCCCAAAAACGGTTGACAACAGAATATAGTGATAGTACTATATGCTCGTGTTGTGCAAAGTTTAGTCACTTTCACAATACTTAACTTTAACAATCCGCCTCAGAAATAGGCTAGGAGATATAATATGACTACTTTAGACCATGCTGACAAAATTAATGAACAGTTTAGTAATACTGAAAGTAATTTTGTTTCCCTACAAGACCGTTTAGAACAATCACTGTCGTTGCATTCTGCTTTCAGAAATATGCTCACCGGCACTGTAGATGAATTCAAACGGCGCCAGCCTCAATTCAAAACCATCACTGACATAGAATTGTGTAAAGGAGTTAATGCAACCCTAGATCAAATATTGATCGACACAACAATGCAGCGACAAGTAAACTTTAAGCATATAACTGAAATCATATCTGGTTTTAAAAACACCATGGTAATGCCTATTCAGGTATATGAGGACCCAGAACAGCCTGGAAAATATATTGCATGGGATGGCCAACATACTGCAATCGTTCTATATATTTTGTGCACAATGGTTTTTGGTGTTCTGCCTAAAAACTTTACTATTCCAGTAAATGTTTACCCCACTAAACATAAATTAGAAATTAGACGAAACTTTATTAAACTTAATGGTGAGGCCAAAGCGCCGCTAGATTTTATTGACATCTTCAAGCAAATGGTACACGGTGTACGCACAGACGGTGCTACTGACCAAGATTGGCTTGATGCAGATCTTAAACAACAGCATTTTGCAAAAGTAAAGTTATTTGCTACCGGCAACAAATTCGGCGATGACGATAAACCTGGTGCATTTACATTGCTTGCTGATACAATTATGAGTAAAAATCTAAGTAAAGCAAAACGTCCAGAAGTTACTAGAATGTTTGCAGAATACTGGAGTTACTTGAATACAAGCCGCCCGGTGCAAGCTAAGGAAGCTAGACAATTATACGAGTACTTTAACTTGTGCTATGAACAGGGTATTAATGTTGATAGCAAGTATCTTCGAGAGTTTGCTGAATTTACTAAAGAATATTTCGAAGCCAACTTCGGTGAAAGCGGCATGTTCTGGAACAAAGTAAAAATGGCCTACACAAATTGGTATGCTAAAGCTAACCCTGAAAGCTATGAAGAATTTGGTTTGAAAGGATTTAGTACAGAGATGCGCACAGGCATTCCGTTCCTTATTGCACAACTTAAGAAGAGTACTAAACTTAAAACTCCTTCTTATATACCTAATAATGGCTTTGCTGTTAACTCAGCAGATCTTTGGTAAGGATAGGAGTTGGAAATGCTTAGAGATCCCGATAACGATAAAGTTAAAAGCACGACCCAGTATCTCAAAGAAACTCGTGTTAATTCAACCTGTATGCTAGAGGACTGCGATAGTCCTCTCAGCAACTACGAAGGACCGGGTAGCAAAATACTTTGCAGACATCATCAACTTGAGTGCACTGAATACGGCGGGATGGGTAAACCTGAACGCCCTCATACATTCTATCGAGGGTGGGTATGCGAGGCATGCGGCTACGATCCACGCAAAGATCCTCAGTTTGACGATATTGAAGATGAATTTCACAAACTTCGATGTATGCGTAGTGTGATGCACGGAGATCATATTGAATTGAAAAGCCGAGGCGGATCAAACACCAAGGATAACATTCAAACTTTGTGCTGTAGATGTCATGCAATCAAGACTAGTAAAGAAAAGGATTATCTCGGTGCCAAAGGAAATTGATAACTTCTTACAGAAAAATGTGCACAATGAAACAGTAGATTCTATACTGCTTGTTAGTGCACCTGTTTCTGATGATGCTGATTACGAATGGATAAATGAAATGGCTGTACACAATGTGATACAGCCTTTTGTCAAATTCTTCAATGACGCAAAGATGGATTACAAAATTATGATGTCGTGGGGGAACAGTTGGGAGGACGATTCGAACTCACCAGACTATTCAACTATGTACCTTAATGTTGTAGCAAAGCCTGATGGGCGAGCTTGGACTGAGGAAGATGTTATGTTGTTTAAATTAAAGTTTTATGATAGGCTCCCGGTTAGATCATTAGAAGAAAGTTTCAACAATTTATTTTCTAGTTAATTATAATGGATAAATAGATGTGTAACAAACAATACGCCAGATATGGGTATTTGATACTGTTACAAAAATAACTTGCTTTATAAAGGAGATTATTATGACAAAGCAATTCAGATTGACAACCGAAACCCTAAACCCTCTATTCAGAGCCAGCGTTGGCTTCGATAGAGTTATGAATGAATTCTTCAACGAACCTGCATTCGCAAATGTGACTGGATACCCTCCGTACAACATTTCCAAAGACGATAACGATGTTTATGAGATTACTCTTGCCCTAGCAGGATTTAAGCGTAGTGATATCGACATCGAGTTGGAAGATGGTACATTAAAAATAACAGGTAACTCACAGGTGTTAGACCAAGACGGCAGAGAGTTCCTACACAAAGGTATTGCAGAACGCAACTTTGTGAGAACATTCAAACTTGCAGAGTATGTTGAAGTTGATAGTGCTAAATTAGAAGATGGCATTTTGAGAGTAACATTAGTCAGGCACATTCCTGATGCAATGAAACCCCAAAAAATTAAAATATCTTAAATAAAACCCAGGGGAGGAATACCTCCCCTACTAACTGGACAGTATTAAATGGCTAACGCACAAGTAAAAACACACACAGAAACAAGGTTATCTTACCCGCCCAGGTTCAATGTGATTGTGTACAATGATGATTTTACACCAATGGCGTTTGTAATACAGATGCTTATCGATGTGTTCAACACCTCATTGGAAACGGCACAAGATGTAACTATGCGGATACATAGTGAGGACTCGGCTGTCGCTGGAACCTACAATCATGAGATAGCTGAACAGAAAACGACCGAAGCCACTACACTTGCCAGAATGGCCGGACACCCACTTAAAGTTAACTTTGAACGAATCGAATGAAAGCTGACACAATAGAAACTACACAATACAAGGAAGGCTTTCGTACTGAAATTGAAAGCGAAGACTTTGAACCGGGTTTAGATGAAAACATCGTTCGTAGACTGAGCCAAATGAAGGATGAACCAGAATGGCTCTTAAACTTTAGACTCAAAGCCTTCAAGAGATGGCAACAGTTATCAGAACCGGACTGGTCAGAGTTAAATTATGACAGACCAGACTATCAGGCAATGAGTTTCTATTCGGCGCCTAAAATAAGAAACAAAGATGAAATACCTCAGGAAATATTGGACACATTCGACAAGTTGGGTGTCCCACTGCATGAACGTGATGCACTGCTTGGAATTGAGAGTGAGAATGACGATAGGATTATCCCAACTGTGGCAATTGATGCTGTTTTTGATTCTGTCAGTGTTGCCACTACTTTTAAAGCAGAGCTAGAAAAAGACGGAATTATTTTTTGTAGTATTAGTGAAGCAGTAAAGGAACATCCCGAACTTGTACAAAAATATTTAGGCAGTGTTGTCTCATACAGCGATAACTATTTTTCATGCTTGAATAGTGCAGTGTTTTCCGACGGCACATTTTGCTATATCCCAAAGGGTGTTAGATGCCCAATGGAACTTAACACATACTTTAGAATAAATGCTCGTAATACAGGGCAGTTTGAACGCACACTTATTATCGCAGACGATGATAGTTATGTAAGTTACTTAGAAGGTTGTACAGCGCCTGCATACGATGAGAACACCCTGCATGCGGCAGTTGTGGAGCTTGTAACACTAGACAGAGCAGAGATCAAATACAGTACAGTACAAAATTGGTATCCAGGCGATGAGAACGGTGTAGGTGGTGTATATAACTTTGTTACCAAACGAGCCTTATGCGAAGGTGAGAGCAGTAAAGTATCATGGACTCAAGTTGAGACTGGCTCAGCAGTAACATGGAAGTATCCAAGTTGTATTCTTAAAGGCGATAACAGTGTGGGCGAGTTTTTTAGTGTTGCTGTTACTAAAGGCAAACAACAAGCAGACACTGGCAGTAAAATGATTCATGTTGGTAAAGATACTAAAAGCACAATTATCGCTAAAGGTATAAGTTTTGGTGATAGTACTAGTACTTACAGAGGCATGGTAAAAATTAACGGTAAGGCTGACAATGCTAGTAACTTCACTAAATGTGACAGCTTGATGATGCAGAACAGTAGAGCACTCACAATACCATATGTCAGCTCTACAAACAGTACTGCAAAAGTCGAGCATGAAGCAAGCGCCGGCAAGATCAGCGAAGAACAAATGTATTACTTACAGAGTAGAGGGTTTGCTGAAGACGATGCACTTAACCTTGTTGTCAGCGGATTTTGTAAGGATGTATTCCAACACTTGCCACTAGAGTTTGCTGCTGAAGCAAACCAATTATTGAGCGTTACAATGGAAGGTGCTGTGGGGTGATCAGTCCTTGTATTAGTTTGTGCATGCACGACAAATATACCAATCAATGTCAGGGTTGTGGAAGAACAGTATTAGAAAAACTAAAGTGGAAGGATCCTGATACAACAGCCGAATGGAAGCAGGAAAACATTAAAGAATGTAAAGGTCGAATGACACCTATACAATTAGACTGCTGGCAAAAAAGTTATATATTTAAACTAGAACACGGCACAAGTATGTACAAGTATAGCAAATCTGTACGCAAAGAAGTCTAAATAATTATTGACAAAACACAACACATCAGGTATAATACACACATGTTAGAAATTAAAAAGTTAAATGTTAACAATGTTTTAAAGGATATATCGCTTTCCTTTGAAGTGGGCAAAACTTATGTAATTATGGGAAGTAATGGTGTTGGAAAGAGCACACTACTCCACGCAATTATGGGCCGACCTGATATAGAAGTATCAGGTGAAGTTATACTCAATAACGAAATTATATCCGATAAAGAAGTCCATGAACGTGCACAGGCTGGATTATTTTTAGGATTTCAAACGCCTACTCCTATACCTGGCTTGAGTAACTTCCAGATGCTAAAACAAGCACTTGATTTAAGCGGCGCTGATATTGTTACAAAGCTGAAAGAATTTAAAGAGTTGAGCGCAGAACTCGCACTACCAGATTTGTGGGACCGAAAGAGCATTAACACAGATGCAAGCGGCGGTGAGAAAAAGAAGAACGAACTTATTCAAATGAACATGCTTGATGTTAGTGTTGCAATGCTTGACGAACCGGATAGTGGACTTGACGTAGACGGCATCGACAGTTTGATTGAATCGCTGAATAAATGGAAATCATCTGATAGAACTCTCATAGTTGTAACACACTATGAAAAACTAATTGCTGGTATAAACCCAGACACAGTTGTTGTCCTACAACCCACTGGTACGATAACGGGCGGAATTGAAATAGCAGATAAAATTTTCCAATCAGGATTTAAAAGTGTTTAAGAGATTATGCGCCCACACAACATTTCAAGAAGCCCCAACAAAAAAGTTTTATCAGCTTGAGGACTTATACAATTACTTAACGGATGATAAGTGGGCGGAACTTTATTTTAATTCCTATGGGGACTCCAAAGCAGATTATTATACAACAGCGTTGACTGGACTTGCCGGAGCTGGTCTCCCCAACAAAAAGCACAAAGTGTTCGGCGATTTTAATCTCAACAAAATATATAAGACTGACATACTCGATACATCAGACGTAGGTAATACTGTTGATTATTATAATATGCAGTTAAATAGATTTGATCGTTTGGCTACAGGCCCTAAAGAAACAATTATTTTTTGTGACAGTAATGCCTTCACTACTAACGACCTACATGAGAAAACTTCCAAAGTCAGATTATTCGACGACATCAATAGAAACTACAAGTACGACAAATACACAACGTATCTAGAAAATACAAAAGGTTTTGGTGATCTAACTATAGCATCAACGGTATTTCCTAATGTTATTACAATTAATAAATCAAACGATTCGCCTGTAGTAATAGAGTACTGTAATTCTGTTGACGATCCTATATTGGAAAGCAATACAAATGTTATTGACATCAAGGCAAACAGCGCAGTCAACTTAAATGAGTTAGTAGATTTGCAAGCCGGCCAACTTAACTATGTGGTCTATATTTTACGAGAAAATGCTACTCTTAATCTACAAAGAGAAACACTATCAAAAGGCGGCACTTGGGGTATATTTGACAGTGTGTTCATTTGCTACCCTGGTAGTACATTAAACATTGATGTTAAAAATACAGGTAGTCATTACAGTGTGGAAAATTTTTATGTGGATGCCACAAAAGATGTCACAGTTAACATAAATGGTAGAAATAATATTGGGAAAGGGAACGAGTATCATTCGGAAGTATTTTTTGAAACTAAGTCTACAAATAATTCGTGTGATGTTGATATCAGAACAGTAGGACATGAACACAGCACAACAAGTTTTGTAGGGACATTCCTAGTTGATCAACATGGCACGGGTTTTAGCGGCAACATGTTTAACAAAAATATTATGTTAGATAGTAGCAGCATAATGCGTTCACGGCCTCAGCTTGATATTAAGACCAAAGAAATAGAATGTGCACATGGTTGTACCATAAGTAATGTTGATGATTCTGCTTTATATTATTTGCAGACAAAGGGAGTTTCACCTGATCAAGCCAAAACAATTTTAGTGGAAAGTTTTTTATGTTAAGAGTTTACGAAAAGGCAAAACAAATTGCCAATATTAGATCCCAGTTTCCCAGTTTGAATTATGCAAAAATCCATTACTTGGATAATGCAGCCACATCACAAACTGTGGACACTGCGATCAAAGCAGTCAGTGATTATCATTATAATTATAGAAGCAATATTCACAGAGGCGAATATGCTTCAGCGATGACAGCATCCAATTTATATGAGCAAGCTAGAGAACAAGTTGCAAAACTAATTAATGCAAAACCTTATGAGATTGCATTTACATCTGGTACTACAGATGGTCTTAATCGAATAGCAGAAAGTATCGATAGGGACAGGAAAGTAATAATTACTGAGCTTGAACACCATAGTAATATTATGCCATGGATTAAAGCCGGCAGAGGACAAGATCAAGGAGATCTAATCGTTGTTCAAGCAAGCGATCACGGTGACGTCAGTTTGGAAGACTTTTACACAGCATTGGAATATGCTAAGCCAGGAACGTTTGTATCAATAACAACACAAAGTAACCTAACGGGCCTTGAGTTAAAATGGCGAGACATGGTACAAATTGCAAAAGAGCAAGGCTGTGAAGTAATGCTAGATGCATGTCAAACAATCGGCCACAAGCCTATTGATGTGCAGTCGTCAAATATGGATTGGTTAGTATTCAGCGGACACAAGATGTTTGCTAGTACTGGAATAGGTGTAATTTTTAAACGTGGAGGATTCCACGATGTCGAATTGAGTGTTGGCGGCGGCACAGTACAGTGGCTAAATTTCGACAAATACGACTTGAACAGTGACCCTAGCCGTATTGAAGCTGGAACACCAAATATTGCAGGAGTACACAGTATAGGTGCTGCTGCTCAATGGATACAAGACACTACTTACAAAACTATAGCAGAGTGTGAAAAAGAATTCTACAACATGCTGAAAGAAAAGGGACTGTTTGCTATCGATGATATGAAACTGATAGGACCTAAGACGTTCAGAAGTGTGTATAGTTTTGTTTTGAAGGATCATGATGCAGGTGATGTGGCAACATTACTTGGTATGGAAGATGTGTGTGTTCGATCCGGACACTTGTGTGCATACCCTGCAAGTTGCAGATATAACCCAACGGAATCAGGTGTGCTCAGAGTAAGCCTAGCACCTTATAATGATGAGAATGATTGCGTACAACTAGTAGAAGGTCTATGGAAGATATTCAAGAAACTCAACTCTTAAGTCAATTAGAAGATTTAATTGTAGCAAATTTAAAAAAAGTATTTGATCCTGAAATTAATTTAAATGTTTATGACCTAGGATTAATCTATGATGTAACTGTAGATGCTGATACAAACGCCCGTGTAACGATGACATTAACATCGCCTAATTGTCCGGCTGCTGAGATACTTCCTATGGAAGTAGAGTTTGCAACACGAGCTGTGTCAAACATAAATACCGTCAAGGTTATTTTAACATTTGATCCTCCTTGGAACCCAGATAAAATAACAGACGAAGCAAAATATCAATTGGGAATATTATAACAATGGCAAAACGACTTATATCCATTAAGGCACTACCAGTTATAAATTCTTTTACAATTAACGATGACAGTGTTCAAACTACCCTATTGGATTTTATCCAAGTAATGTCTCATCGTAATATATACGGTGGCTATGACACATACCATTTAGACACTAAAGGTCCACACATGGGGGATATTGAAGGACATCCGCTAATCGGGTTTTTTGCTAACATGCCTTTCAGTAAAAGAATTGGACAGACTGGCTTCAGAAATCATGTAGCTAAAGTGGGATTTTTTCTACCAACAAGTGGATTCGGTGATTTTGACGACAGAGGGGCATACACAACAAATTGGAAACTCCGAGAAGTACAAGTCGATTTTCTTCTGGAATTTTATGACCATTGGGACGAAATGGGCCAGCCGGCTCTAGTCCTCGACTTTTTTGACGAGTCCCCAGAACTTAGAGATATTATAATACAAATTTGTCATATATTACAGATATACGAAGTGCCTAGGAATAAGTTCTTCATCACAGGACATAATTTAAATGGTCAAAATTACTGTAATAGTATTACAGAAGAGTTAGGTGAAGAGCCTATACATTATATACCAGCATGGGATATGATTGGCCATATGGCTACAGATTCGTTTATGAACTTCCATGAGGGTGATCCCGGCAGTTCCGGATATCTTAAATTTATAGATACTAACGATTGGGATACAATTCGTCCAGGCACAATAACCTTTTTGAATAGAAGACCAGATGTAGCTAGAACATTACTTGCTTGGGAACTTTATAAAAACGACTACTGGCAATATCAAACCGTTACTAGTCTTTATCCACCATTACAATACTTTAATGTAGGGACAGCGCCAAGCAACCACAATCCTAATTTTTGGATGACTGGGCAATATTTAGAAAACGAGATGATTCGTGAAGGCTGTCAGGCTTGGGTTGACAGAGAGGGCGGCAAAATTTCCGACGAACTAGCTGCAGATTTTAGAGAAAAAATGAGAGCAGGCAAATCTCTAGAAGACGATCATGATTTCATTGGTGGTGTAGAGTCGCAGTACATACCGTTCCAAGACACTACTTATGTTTGGTTAACATGCGAATCTAATGCGCTATACTCTGAGCCTGCAGAAAAAGCTAACTTATTCATTACAGAAAAAAGTTTAAAACCTCTTTACTTAGGTTTAGCAACTATTATTTTCTCTTGGCAAGGATTTGTGCAACGGTTTAAACGTTTGGGGTTCCATACTCTAGCTGAGGAGTTCGGCATCGACGAGTCCTACGATGATATTGTTAGCAGCCAACACCGTGCAGAAGCAATTGCTAGAGAAGTACACAAACTTCAGCAAAAGACACCCGAGCAATTACATCAGTGTAGACTCGCCGCAAAACCAAAAATTCTTGAAAATCAAGAACGAATGGCATCAATGCTAACTAACTGGGGTAATAACTATTATATAAATCTTAATGCTTGGTTAGTACACACAATAGATGATTTGATAGACGATCCTAACGCAACAATAAAAGGTGATATCTACGAGATTTTTAAGAGCTTTTCTAGAATCGACGATAATTATAACACACAGTAACAGGAGATAAAATTATGGCAGTAGAATTATATGTACCAGACATGACATTTGTTATGAGAGAACGCAGTGATAAAACTGCTGACTTCGAATGGATAAACAGAACATCATTTGAAATTTTTCATGATAAAAGAGTAGTGGTGTTTGCACTACCAGGCGCTTTTACGCCAACGTGCTCAAGTACACACTTGCCTGGCTTTGAAATTAATTACAGTAGAATTATGGAGCAGGATATCGATGAGGTTTTTTGTTTAAGTGTTAATGATAGTTTTGTAATGAACGCATGGTTTAGTGCACAAGAAATAACTAACGTTAAGGCATTGCCAGACGGATCGGGAGACTTTACAAGAGCTATGGGAATGTCTGTTAAAAAAGATAACCTTGGGTTTGGCATCAGGAGCCATCGATATGCTATGGTTGTTGATAGAGGTCGTGTAGAGGCCATTTGGTCAGAGCCCAACAAAATGGATAATCTTGCAGAAGACCCTTTTACTATTAGTGATGCTAAAACAGTGATGAATTATTTAGAAGATATCCGCGAACCTCGTAGAGAAGCATTACAGCGTATCGAAGATGAAGCAAAAGCGGCAGAGATGGAAATGGAACAAGACGATGTTGCTGTAGAGGACACCAAAGAGGATATTGATGTCAACGATTAATTTGGTATTTGAAAACGATTTAAAAACTAAAACAGAGCATATCTCATACGAGCTATACCAAGCTGATGTAATAGAAAAACTTTGTATACTTTTAACTCAAACTAAGCCTACATCAGATATAGCTAGTCGGATAGACATTAGACGAAGTCAAGGCGCAGACACAACGCTGGGTTACGCTACGGAAATGAATAATGTTATATCTCAGATAAACGAGCTTGATGAGTACTGCCAAATACCTGATAATTTATTGTTAGATTTAACAGTTGCACCTCATTTACAAGTTAATAAATTGAACAGGCTACATGAAATTTTTCAGTTGTATTCTGAAAAATGGGGTACGGGTATTAATGAAACACAAGATTTGTTAGAGCGTGTTAATATACTTGTACACTTTATGGAAGCAGCACCAGTAGAAATTAATCAAGTCTTTGCTGTAGCAAAACAATACGGTTATGCAGAATGGATGTTGCCAGACCTAAACTTAACTGATGACGACCATATGCTGAGGATGCCCCATTCTCAGTGGGGATGTTTAGAAATGGATTACGATACTATTGGTAAAGATGTCGGTGCATGTTTTTGGACAGACGATGCTGACCTAATAAAGCGTGGGGAACACAGGCAACAACTGGTTATGACAGCAGGTGTTGCAACGAACTTTCAGCACGATCCTGCAAATTTTCCCACAGAAAAAAGCGACAAAGAAAAAATCGAAGAGTACCATACGTGGTGCGAGTCGCAAGGTTTAGGCGATTATATAGACTACAAAGCACCTGAATATAGATTAGGACGTTTGCGTCTAGGACACATAAATAAAGCATACACAATGGATGATGTACTGGAATTGACCACGTTATATCCGACAGTAAAAGAAATCGAAGTTACGCAGTAGAATAGCGTTTTCTGATAAATAACAGTAGTAATTTTTAGGAGATTATCAATGCAAAGTATTACAATTCCGTCAGAGGCAGACATAAATGCCATCGATACAGATTCTCTAGTCTGGGATGATCTAATGGACGGCACATTAAACGAGCCGACAGGGGCAGCTATCAAAGCTATACTTGATCAAGTAACTGAGACTGCCATCACTATTAACATCAGTGAGCAGAACGCAGCTACAGGAAAAACTGCTAAGTTCATTAACGATAACTGTGCCAACGCAGCCAATTGGAAAATTGCGACCACAGACCAATTTACAGATACATTTTTAACAACTAGTGACTTTTTTGATAATGTAGGCAGTGCAGCAAATGTTTACAAAAACGATACTTCCGGTTCAACCGAAGTTGAGTTTGATGAAGCAGGAAATGCTTCGCTATTTAGACAACTAGATATCCACAATGGTAATTCAGTTGTTAGGGAAATTGATTTAACAGTAGCCCCACAGCCAATTGGTGTAAATGACTTGATAGCAGAAGATGCACTAGTTGTTCCAAACTCGCATATTGTAAACGCCTCAGGCGAAGCAATTGAAGCTGATGGAAGCTATTCTCCCGAGGTAGAAATCGTATGTACATGGCTAGTGTCCAACGGCTTTCCAGTTGCAGAAGCAAATGGTGTTAGACTTGCACTTGTTAGAGCATTTAAGCGATTACCAACAAATGGGTTGTTAATTGTACCATTCTTTGGCATACCTGTTGTTAACGAAGCATATTGGGATGTTGCACAAGCATTACAACTTACAGGCTCTAATTTCGAAGTAGACTATCTTTGTAACACAGAAGCTGACGGCTCAGGCTATTGGCAATTATGTGTTCTTAAGAAACTTTAAACAAACACTTTGTAGATAATCCTATTTAAAAAGTAGCGACATATGTCGCTACTTTTTTTATATCAAAAAAACCTCGATTCCAAAATTTAAAAACTAAGTAATTACACAACTTACACATAGGCACGATCCTTAATGAAACTAGCAATTACTGGCATAGGCATTGTCTCTCCCTTAGGAAACAATATTCAAGAAAACATCACAAATTTAAAAGATTTGTGTGTACCCAATACAGAATATAGACGTTCAGGACATTTTTCTGATGCGACATTAACAGTAGAAAGAGCATTTCACTGTAACTACGACGATGTAGACACTGAAGCACTAGGCTTAATGCGCAAAAAAGATATCCGCTGGACAGACCCTACTGTGATCACAAGTATGATTGCAGTTGACCAAGCAGTTAAGATGAGCGGACTTGACTTCCCTGACAATACTCCTGTGTTCATAGGAACCATTCGCGGCGGCGCACCTAACCTAGCTAAGTTTAGCAACTTACTTGTACAAGGCAAATCAAAAATACACCCACAAATACTGTTATCTAGCAGCCATGAATATGTGAGTAACCATATAAGCAGTCATTATAAGTGGCATGGCCCGAGTATGGCAACAAGTGGAACATGTATCAGTGCTGTACAGGCACTAGATCTAGCAAAGAAGTACATGCAAACAGAAGGATATGATTGTGCAATAGTTGGTGGAACTGACTTCATGACAAGTAGCATGAGCACACTCTATTTTCAACAGTTAGGTGCAATATCTCCTACTGGAAGAAGTGTGCCGTGGGATAAATCTAGAGACGGATTTGTTATGGGAGAAGGCACAGTTTATCTTGTCGTAGAACCCTTAGAAAAAGCAGAAGCTCGGGGTGCTAGTATTCGCTGGGTTGTTGATGGTTTAGGTATTGCTAACGATGGTGCACACCCTACACAGCCAGATTTAGAGGGGACAGGCGCTAGAATTGCAATTGATAGGGCATTGTCCCAGGCAGAAGTTGAAACGTCTGCATATGACGTTTTAAACGCACATGCAACTAGCACACCGTTCGGTGATCCAGTTGAGTACAATGTACTTAGAGACTATTTCCCTAAAGGCAGCTATCTATACAGCAACAAGGGTCAAATAGGACACTTAATGGGAGCATCTGGTATTGCGGAAATAGTGTTGGGTGCTGAGGCAATGTGCGATAACTTTGTGCCTGCAAATGCTGGATTAGAAGTGCCGTTCACCGACGATGAATATTTTAATTTAAATAAAGACGTAGTGAGTAAAACATACAATCGCTTTATGAAAACAAGTTTTGGATTCGGCGGCCGCAGTGCTGCAGTGAGTGTGTGCAAATATGAAAGATAAATTTAAACATGCATTCATGGATTGTGCAGAAAGATTTGCACAACTCAGCAGTGCCAAACGTGCCCAAGTAGGTGCAATCATTGTAAAGGATAATCGTATTATAAGCATTGGATATAATGGTATGCCCAGTGGATGGGATAATAGATGCGAAGATGAATACCAGTATGAGGATGGCGGCTACGAAATGAAATCAAGGCCTGAAGTCCTCCACGCAGAAACTAATGCAATTGCTAAACTAGCTCGCTCTTCTGAAAGTGGAGAAGGAGCGACTATCTTTATTACACACTCACCGTGTATAGATTGTGCAAAACTAATATATCAAAGTGGTATTACAACGGTATATTACAAAAATCTATATCGTTGTACACTGGGTATTGAATTTTTAAATAAAAGTGGAGTTATAGTAGAGCAATGCTAGTGACTAAATTAAGTAATGTCGGTGTTAATATTGATTGTGACATCACACAATTATCCGAACAGGACTATCAGGATATAAATGAGATATATTTAGATAATCTGCTGATCACATTTACTAATCAAGAATTTCGTTCAGTGCCATTTGCTAAGTTGGTTAGAAAGATGGGGAGCTTTGCTAATCACAAACAAATGCTTTGGATCAAGAACGGCGATAATAAAGGTCGTCGAACATTTACAGAGCCGTTTGACTTTACAGGTGACGATGACGATTATTTAATTCAACGTGTCACGGGTGAGAAGAGTAAGAAAGGTCTAGCAACAGGTATCTTTGGTAACGGAGAACTGGATTGGCACAGCAATATGAACGGTGATATGGACCGTGCAAGAGGTGTTGCCCTACAAGGTGCGTGGCATAGTGATAACACCCATACAGCATTTATGGACACTGTCCGAGCTTATGCAGACTTACCTGATGATATTAAGCAACGTTGTGAGAATGTGATAGGTCATTATGAGTACGCACCAGAAAATTGGGCAAAGGGTGTACCTACACCGCAACTTAATATGATGAAAGGTATGGGTTTGGTAGATCATACATACACAATGCCTTTGGTACACACAGGGTTTAATGGTAAGAAAGGACTGTACTTCCATTACCATAATAACTGTGTGTTCCCAACAGATCCTGACTTAAAGCAGATACTAATGGATCATTGTTTCCAAGAAAAATATTGCTACAGTCACAAGTGGCATCCAGGCGATATAGTGATCAGCGACCAAGTTTTAACTTTGCATAAACGAGTTGAATGGAATCCTGAAATCATAGCCAAACGAGTACTCCATCGAATCACTTTCCACTACGATAACATGGTGGATAACTACTTTGATGAGTACACCAAAATAAAAGAAACTGACACCTTAGAGTACTAAAAAAGGTTGACCTATATGTTCAATTACTGTATAATACAAGCATGATTAAGAGAAAATCTAAAACGCAAATGACAAAAGCAGAGCTTATTGATGAGCTAAAGCGGGCAGAATCTAATATCAAGGACTTGGAGATTGAAGTGGAAACTATGCAAAAAGACAGAATTGCATTAGACACTATAGTCACTAATCAAGAAACAAGTTACTTGATAACTAGCCTTAACACACGAATAAAAGAACTTGAAGAGCAGGTTCTAAAGCAGGGTAAACAATGAACGACTTCGCACAACTGAATAAAGTTTTTGTATACGGCACACTGAAGACTGGCGGCCCACTTAGAGGGTTGGACAAAATGTCTGATCAGTCAGTGCTATTAGGTAAAGCAAATACAGAATACCCTGACTACGATATGATAGACCTAGGGTCTTTTCCAGGAGTAGTATCAGGCACAAAATTTATTCAAGGGGAAGTGTGGGAGGTTGATGAAGAAACATTTCACATGCTTGATCAGATTGAAGGATTCCCTAACTTCTACGATAGAAAAGTTGTGCATACAACTGAAGGCAAAGCGTGGATGTATTACTTGACTGATACGTTTAAAACAAACGCAAAGGATAGCAGTCTATCTGAAAGGATTAACGATCAAAACGAAACACTTATTTGGAGTAATATGTAATGAATGTAGCAGAGTACAAAAGAGAAAGTTCTGATCTTATTACTTTATCCGAACTTGTTAAGCAGTGGCATTATGATAGAAATCTTATTACTGGTTCGGATGATAAAACGCAATTTGCAAAGCTAATTCAAGAAGCTGGCGAATTAAGCGATAACATTTGTAAGGGAAAAGACATCAAGGACGACATTGGTGATATGCTAGTAGTATTAATCAACATAGCTGAAAGAAACAACATAACATTAACTGAATGTTTACACGTAGCGTATGAAGACATTCGGTTTAGGAAGGGAAGAATGGTCGACGGAGTTTTCGTAAAAGAAGCAGATGACCTGTAGTACAGAAATAAAGGGAGCAAAACATGAGTACATTATTTTTAATTATTTTAGGAATTATTTTAGGGTGGTTGATACCTAGGCCATATTTTATAGGTACGCTAGAAGAAAGATGGCTAGGTCCTATTAAGAAAAAAGTTCCGTGGAACTGGCAGTGGTGGTAATGTGGAACTTTTACTAATAACACTGTTTGTCATTAAACACACATGTGCAGATTATTTTTTACAATATAGCTGGATGATCAAAGACAAAGGTACTTATGGAGCCTTTGGAGGATTTGCACATGCTAAGTTGCACGGAGTACTAACATTTGTAGTCCTTGCATTTTTTATAAGTCCGTATGCAGCACTTGCATTAGCCGCTTTGGACAGTGTTGTACATTATCACGTGGATTACGTTAAAAGTAATTTTTGGAAGAACAAGCATTTAACTGCTATGGATCAGCAATACTGGATAGCACATGGTGTTGATCAACTACTACATTTATTAACATACATAGGGATAATTTATATATGCGTATCGAAACTGATGTAAAATTGGATTACTGTGATGTGTTACTTAGGCCGAAACGCAGTGTCATAGGCAGTAGAAAAGAAGTTGATCTAACCAGATCGTTTAAATTTGTAAACAGCGGAAAGGAATATAACGGCATTCCCATTATGGCTGCTAACATGCAAGGTGTTGGTACTCCTCAAATGGTTGAAGCATTATGTGGTAACAGTATGTTTACCTGCTTAGATAAAAATAAGCAACCGGTGGATATATGGGAATGGTCTGGAGCTCATCCTAACAAGTCTAAAATAATGGAAAGTTTTGCGGTGAGCACCGGCATTACAGACGTTGATATTGAACGCATAGATGCTACTATGAAGTTATCCAGGAGTATTCAGTATGTATGCATTGATGTAGCAAACGGGTATAGTGAAAGATTCTTGAAATACGTTTCTCGATTCAGAGAAAAATATCCCGATGTTACTATTATTGCTGGTAACGTAGTAACAGCAGACATAACAGAAGAACTTATTCTTCGAGGAGCAGACATTGTTAAAGTGGGTATTGGGCCTGGTAGTGTTTGTACTACTAGGGTTAAGACTGGTGTTGGATATCCGCAACTCTCAGCAGTCATTGAGTGTGCCGATGCCGCTCACGGTCTTGGCGGACACATCATTGCTGATGGCGGTTGTAGTAGTCCTGGAGATGTAGCAAAAGCATTCGGAGCAGGAGCAGACTTTGTGATGCTGGGCGGTATGTTAGCTGGATGCGAAGAAGGAGGCGGCGAGTTAGTTAATCGTGATGGCAAACCTCTAAAGGATATGTTTGGCGAAGTAACAAATGAATCACACAGAGGAAAAGAAAAAGCATATGTACAGTTCTACGGAAGTAGCACAACTGAAGCACAAAAGGAGACGGGCGGTGTTAAAAATCACAGAACAAGCGAAGGCAGAGTTGTACGGATTCCTTACAAAGGCTCAGTCGATGTTCCAATCACAGATATATTGGGAGGTGTGCGCTCTGCTTGCACTTATGTGGGTGCTAAATCTCTAAAACAATTAAGCAAATGTGCAACATTTGTTCAATTAAAAAACGGTAAAACACATAATACTATTATGGAAAACTACACAGTAGGCGAATAACAATGAAATACTTTAGTGCTACAGTAAAGATGGATGAGCCGCTAAAAGCCACCAAGAGTTTAGACAATATTTCTCTTGTTGTGAACGAGGGTTGGGCAACCTTTAGTGGCAGAGCTGAATCTTCTTTTGAATTTGAATTTATCCTAATGGATAGCGTAGAAGGAATGCCTTCTAATGTAAAAGCAGTTGAGGCTTGGTAAAATGATTCTTCCTGATGTAAACACAGTATTACATACTATATGGGAATTGAAACATGAAATGAACAGTCCACGTAATGACGGATGGACAAGTTCCGGTATGAAGGAAAAATTATGGGAAATCAAAAACTGTGTAGATGAAGCACTGGTTAATGCACCTACATATGTAGATGAGAAGCCTTACGAAGATATATACCTAATGAACCGTATTAAAGGGAAAGTATGAAGACAGAAAAACTTAGATTAGGTATTGTCGGAGCTGGCTTTGTTGGTGGTAGTGTTATTAATGGCTTTAATAAGAATGTAGATCAGTTCGTTGTTGATCCTGCTCACAACGATAACACTATTGATATGTTAATAGAGTTCAACCCGAGCATAACGTTTATTTGTGTGCCGACACCCAAAAGTATCGAACATGCTGATGTAGACGTTAGTGCGGTGAGACAGGTACTTAGTGATTTATATGACAGGAATTACAAGGGTATTGCGGCTATAAAAAGTACTATCACTCCTAAACATTTAACAACAATGAAAAAAGACTTTGGCATAAGAATTGTTTACAATCCAGAGTTTTTAACAGAAGCAAACGCACATGCAGATTTTATTAATCCAAATATGCAAGTGCTTGGCGGCAAATGGAAAGATTGCGACACTATCGAAAAGGCATATAATCGACACAGCAGTGTCAAGGTAGTACCAACATTCAAGGTGGATCTAGTTACAGCAAGTTTAATTAAGTATACTATCAACAGTTGGCTTGCAACTAAAGTTATTTTCTTTAATGAACTTCGTGAATTACACGATGCTAGTGGGGCAATAACCGACTGGGAAACATTTACAGAGATGCTAACTAACGATCCCAGAATGGGCAATACACATATGAGAGTTCCTGGACCAGACGGTGAAAAAGGATTTGGCGGACATTGCTTTCCTAAAGACACTGACGCATTTTTACACTATGCGGGAAAGAAAGATGTTGATCTGAGTGTGTTGAAAAAAGCAGTATCAAAAAATAATAAGATAAAGGGTCAGTAAACCAACCCTATATATCCTACATAGTTCTAGAAATAACTCTGTCTAAAGAGCCACTCTTCATTATGCCATCGAATTTTTTATAGTAGTTCACTGCAATTCTGCGAGTTGCAACGGCTACTGTTCCTAAGGACTTCGCCATGTCATTCTCCTAATGATTAGTAAGTAAACTGTATATACTTCTATTGCTTTATCACAAGTGTGAACAACAATGTGTGAAATATTACAGTTTCATTACATCTCTATTTATCAACAGTTAATAATACAGAAGTAAAAATTTCGTTAAACCTTTAATAGTCGGACATCTCGTTGAGTCCGTTGCACCATTTTATATCCTATATCTTTGTATAGGTCGATTGTTTCTAACACTAAATTGTTAGCAGTGAGCTGATTTGCCTCAAAAAATATTTCGTCCGGTCTGTGTTCCCTGGGGCGATCTGACAAATAAGGTAAAAATGATTTCAGTATGTAGACATCAGCACCTTCTGTGTCTAGCTTTAGTAATTTAAGTCCTTCTACGTTATAGTCATTAAAGATCTTTGACAGTGGGATCATATCAATTTCTGTTGCAATCAACTTTACGTTTGTTTTCTTTACCAGTTCAGTCAAATGCTCAATGTGAGGCTTACCGACTCTGTTACAGCCCCTTAGCCATTCAGGTAAACCATTCTTTTCAATATCATCTGGATGTATCCAATATATGCTATCTATATATTCTGTACCATCGAGTGAGATTGCACAATTTATTTTTGTGACATTTGGCAGATCTGGTAACCTATCGAGATAAAGTTTTACGGGTTCAATTGATAACCCAACTTCGTTACCCTTGCTAGACTGTATGCACGTATGGAAATCTGATGTTCCAATCTCTACAAAATCGTAATTCATATACACACTCCATTTATATTTAGCCTCAAAAATTAGGATAATGTTAAAATTTCGTTGATTTGCATAAATAATACATACTATACAGTATATAGGAGTTAAACATGTTTAATAATTTACTAATCAAGGCGATACACAAGAGCCAGCACGTTCAGCGTAACTGGGACCTGTCCAAGTCCATTCCGGAAGAAGACTTAACTGTAATTGAAAATGCAGTGACAGGCGCACCAAGCAAGCAGAACGTCACATTCTTTAAGCCTTACTTTATAACTGACAGACACACGATTGAAAAGATTCACAGAGCAACGACTGGTTTTTATATTGCAGACGGCAAAAGCGGTGGCCAAGCACCTGGAAAGGGCAGGCTAACAACTAATCCACAGACATTAGCAAATTTGCTAATTGTGTTTGCAGACGCATTTAAGCCAGAAGAAGCAAAAGCTCACACCGATCAGTCTCTTAATGCAGAGCTTATGGAAAAAGATAAGCATCAAGCATTAGGAATTGCTGCAGGTTACGTGAATGTAGTTTCTTCGTTATTAGGATACAGCACTGGATGCTGTTCTTGTTGCGACAAAAATACTATTCAGAAAATACTCGGTATTGATGAAAAGCCTATGCTATTGATGGGTGTTGGTATACCTGATGCATCAAAAGCTAGACGAGAGCACCACTTGCAGTCGGAATTAACTTTCCCTACGCATAGAAAAGACATCCAAGTTACTTACTTAGACTAATTTTAGTCTAATAAATAAAAGCGGGGAAACCCGCTTTTTTTATCTTTTAAATTAGAGAGATTGTATACATTGACAGCAGACACTAATGAGTATTATTTTGTATGGGACAGACCCTTAGCTGAAAATAATTACAACTTAATGGACTCTAGATTCGCAGGACGTTTTGCTCCTGGTAGCAACTCTCTTATACCATTTTGTAAACAAACAGGCGACTGCAAAGATGCATCGTTAACCGAAGCCAAAAAATTAAAGAAATTTATATACCAAATTGGCACACTCGGGTCACCAGCAAATTGGTTTGGCGGTTACAGAACCGGGCAACGAGTTAATTTATTTGATGTAATACAACTGAGTAGACCAATAGTAATGAAGGCCTTGCAAGAGCGTAGAGCTATTTTACACATCGATCAAGGTTGGGAAGGTTTCCCCCTCATGCAAAATAAAACAATTTTAGATGTAGATGTTATTCCTTCAGACTACGACTCATTGCTTTATACAAGATACGTCAATGAACCTAAAAATTTTTATGATGTGTTTTATCATAATTGCGAGGCTTATAATATTCTACCTTCCCAGATTATTATTACAACGTCAAACTTATTAGAAAAACAAATACACGACAAGTATTACAGTGATAAGCAACATAAACTTAACATTGTGTCATCTATACCGTTTTGCGGTTTGCTAAAGTTTCACAATCAAGAAGATTCAATTTCTTTTGAAGAGCAAATAAAATACAAATCAGACACAACTGAAATGAAAAGTTTTAGTTGTCTAAACAGAGTAACACGCCAACATAGAATAGCACTATGTGTTATGCTTAATTATTACAACTTATTGGATCCTAAAATAAGTGATATCAGCCACTCTGCACACCTAGGAGGCCACCCAGGCCTATCCAAGGAGCCTATAAAACCTGAACATGCAATACCATACGATTGGGACTCACACCCAGCTTTTACTAGTGATAATATCGATAGCTTTATTAAAAAATTACCGTGTGTGTTAGATCAATCGGATTTTAATCAGAATCATGTTTGGACGATGTTTAAAGAGACATATCTGAGAACATGGTTCAGTCTTATCCCTGAAACAGCGTTCAACGAAGAACGTGAAACAGCATGCTTCTTGTCAGAAAAAATATTTAAACCAATGCTATGTCACCAACCGTTTGTACTTGCCGGGCACCCAAACTCGCTTGCACAGCTCAAACAACTAGGGTTTAAAACTTTTGATACATGGTGGGACGAAAGTTATGATACTATAGTTACTCCTACAGCTAGGATGGACGCTATTTGTAAATTAACACAAGAACTTAAAAATAAATCAAACGCTGAGTGGCTAGAAATGTATAAAGATATGCAAGAAGTATTAGAACATAATTACAAACATTTGGATGAAATGGGATTAATAGATTATTCGGAGTCGTTAAATGTTTGATGCTACAATAATAACACCCAGGCGAAGAGATAAAAATATTTTTGATCTTTCGTGGACAATAGAACTAGAATGGGATTTTGAAGCAACACTCTCTAAGGACATATTTTTAACATGGTCTGACTTACTGGACCTTCGAGTTAGAACAGCAACACCTGAGCAACTTCCAAATTTAACAATGTCGGATAATGAGAAAATTGTTATCTCTGACTTCTTTTGGTATGCACTTAATCAGGAAAAAGCCATAGAGATTATGGGCGGCAGAGATATCATTATTGTATCCTTAGAAACCAAGCCTACCGGTTATCAGTATATGGATCAGTATTGGGGACATAAGCAGCGATACACGTTAGATAAAGAGTACTTGTCCAACTTTAATAACGTTTCGTTTATAATAGATAATTCAGCACCGGATATGAATGTTGTAAACAGTGATGTAAAATTCTTATCATCACATTCTTGGAGTAAACAATGGCTTCAGCAATGTCACCCAGAGGTACCAACATTTAAAAGGAGATTATTAAAAAAATCCGATGTAAGGGAAAGGCATGACTGGGATCAACACAACGCAGCATTACTAAATTATTATGAGAACTGGAACACACTCAGCCACGACTATACTCTTTCACTAGGAACTTTTAAAACGTTTAGGCTTGATTTATATAATAAATTAAAAATTAAAGGCCTTGCAGATAAAGGATATATAGGAACCTATTGCGAATCTTGGAACTCGGACAGGCTAGAAGAACATCGAAACCATTTAGAGAATATATTAACTGAGCCAGTTGACTACACAAACTTCCCAGATACAATTCCAAATTTGCCGGGAGATCTTGCACCAGGCTTCGATTGTGGCGGCGCCGGTGCCTATACATATAATCAGCATTGCTTTTTTAATTCTAAGTTGGAAGTAATAGTTGAAAGTGTTGCAGAGCCTAGTAGTAAAATTATCGAATTCGGAATTTCACATAATAACAGCAAACCATTTCCAATATCTCAATTAACAGAGAAGACAAGCAGGATGCTACTGTTAGGCAAACCCTTTTTATTAGTTACTACAAATATCTTATATCAACAGTTAGAAGAATGGGGTTTCGATTTGTACATGGATGTATTTGGTAACTACATAGGCAAAGACTTTGAGGAAACAAACAACAATATCTGCGAAATAATTAATGATATGAAGAATGGCAAACAATATGATGTTGATTTAATTAAACGTATTTCAGCACACAATTATAACAATATCGCTGAGTTTATCAAAGGCGGCTTTGACCCGGGAAAAGTTGCGGAACAATTAAACTTTAAGTAAATAAAACGTAAATTATTGAGCATCCTATATGAAAAGGTTTTTTTGGTGGCTCGCCAAAATTAAAGGCGCTGAGTCATTACAGAACATCTACACAAGCACGTACTACTTGCACAGAGTATATCCATTCGGTAATAAACTAGTTAAGGGTGTAGCCGGACTGTACAGCGAAAGCCGTGTTTGTTTTAACTTATTCACATCTAGCGACTTAGACGTCGAACATAACCACCCATGGGGATATTTTACATTAGTATTGTCTGGTGGATATTACGAGATCACTGGCGATAAAAAGGAATGGCGAGGACCTGGTTGGTGTGCCTTTAGAAGACACGATGAATTTCACCGTGTTCAGATACCAGAAGGCGGACATGCTATGACATTTTTTATAAAGGGTAGACGCAAAAAGAATAGCACATTTTTTAAGAGTCCCGATGGGATAATGAAAGATTTGAAATACTGGAAAACACAAAACATAAAGAGAGACCAAATAGGTAAAATGATTATTTGGAGAACGCCTGAGGAGGTAAAGAATGACATTAATGGATGAGATACTGGAAATAACTCCAGGTGACGGTAGTCCGATCAACGACTGGTTTATTGACAAATTAAAATGGCATATAAAATTAGGAGTGTACCCAACAAAAAAGAAGTTAGAATCTACAGCGTTCAAGCTAGTAAAACAGCTAGGTGATTATCGAAAAGATCACAAGCTCGACGATGTAGTTATTGGTATGAGTGGCGGCGTGGATAGCGCAACAACTGCTGCGCTGTTCAAAGAAGCAGGCTGGCATGTACACGGAGTTACATTACCTATACATCAAAAAATGGAAGAGACAGTTCGCGGTATCGAAGCAATTGATATGCTACGGTTAGAAAGATACGAATTTGACCTTTCCGAGCCGTATGATTTTTTGAAAGACTACCTTGCAGAGACAGAGACTACATATCGAGGACTGCAACGTCAAGGTAATATTAGGGCAAGATTAAGAATGATGACTCTGTATAACTTAGCACACAAACTAGGTGGCTGTGTTGGTAGTACAGACAACTTTAGTGAACTAGCCGCAGGCTTTTGGACACTACACGGTGACGTTGGTGATGTTGCACCAATCCAAAGTTTAAGTAAGAGTTGGGAAGTACCGATGACTGCACGTATAATGGGTGTTCCAGAACCAACAATTAGTGCACTACCTACAGACGGCTTAGGTATAAGTAATAGTGATGCTGATCAGCTAGGAATGCAATATATAGAATTTGATATTTTCCTATTTGAATTTATGTCTCTGCCTAGATTAACACCAAAGGCAGTAGGAACATATATAAATAAGATTAAAGATGTGGACGTTAAAAATAAAGCGCAGCTGGCTTATAATCGAATACGCAACACAGCGTATAAGAGAAACAATCCGTTGAACTTAACCCACCCTGTATTTAAAGATAGATTTGAACAACTAGACAAACTAGATAGGAGCTAATAATGTTTAAATGGTTACAAAGTGTGTTCGTAGGTGTTCCTGTAGCAGAGCCAAAAAAAGCTGAAACAAAGGCTGATGAGAAAGCAACACCTAAGAAGAAAGCAGCACCCAAGAAGAAAGCAGCACCCAAGAAGCCTGCTGTGAAAAAGGCTAAAGTAACAAAAAAAGCAGAGCCTGCAGTTACAGTTGAAAAGGGCGTTACCCTAGCATCACTAGGTAGAATGACCAAATCGCAGCTGGAAGAATTAGGTAGAACTTTTGGTATTGAAATCGACAGACGTAAAAAGAAAGAAGCTCTAGTACAACAAGTATTCGACGCATCATCTAAGTAAGTCTGACAACAAGGTAGTACTGTGAAACATAAAGTATTGTTAGTACAACCTAACTTTAAAATCGGCCTGGGATCGTTAGCAGGCTACTGGTTACCGTATTCTGTAGGATGCCTATGGAGTTATGGTAATCAGTTTGATGTAGTAAATCAGAATTTTGAATTACACGATTTAATATTTAGGCGAGAAGACCCAGACACGTTAGTTAGCCGAGTTAAGGATTCTGATATAGCATTCTTCAGTTGCTATATGTGGAACTGGGAATACAACAAAGAAATAGCTCGTAGGCTAAAAGAATATAATCCTAGTATAACGATTGTATTCGGAGGTCCACAAGTTACCAACCGACCAGAAGAAGAAAAGTTTTTTGATAATAATCCTTTTGTGGATGTTATTTCCCTTAATGAAGGCGAAGAGACATTTGTTGAAATATTAGAAACTTTCCATAACAAAGAACCACTCAAACAAATATATCTCGGAGGCAGACTAGACGACTTAGAAATACCTAGTCCTTACACTACGGGTGTATTTGATAAAATTTACAAAGATAATCCAGATGTTGTTTGGAATGGCACATTAGAAACAAACAGAGGATGCCCGTTTGCATGCACATTCTGCGACTGGGGCAGTTTAACGTATGCAAAGATACGAAAATTTCCTATGCCAAAGGTTCTGCAAGAGCTTGTATGGATGGCAGAACATAAAGTTGATTACGTTACAATAGCAGATGCTAACTTTGGTGTATTCACTGACAGAGATTTAGAAGTCACCGAAGAGCTTGTGAAACTGCAAGACAAATACGGATTCCCAAAAGTTGTTGATGCAACATGGTATAAGAACAGTAGTGACGAAATCCTAGAAATTGTTAAAAAGTTTATTAGTAGCGGGTTCAATAGAGGACTTACATTAAGTGTACAAAGCATGGACATGGACGTACTCACTGAGATCCGTAGACGTAACATGGAAATTAGTGATCTAAAAATGATCTTCGACAAGTGCAACAAGGAAAACATCCCTAGTTACACAGAGTTAATATTAGGATTACCCAAGGAAACGTTTAACAGTTGGCGCAGAGGTATATGCGAAGTCATAGAAGCGGGACAACACAATGCTATCGAAAGCTGGCTTGCACAGTTGCTAGAGAATGCAGAAATGAATACTCCTACCCAACGAGAAACTCATGGCATAACAACAGTTGTTGTGGAAAACTATATCAGTGGCTTTGAGGAAGAGGATAATATACCAGAGAAGGTAGAACTTGTTACTGGCACAAAGTACATGCCTAGACAAAAATTTATCGATAGTTGGAACTATGCCTGGGTGATCAATAACTTCCACAACTTTGGATGGAGCCAGGCACTTGCAAGGTTTCTAAGATCATACAAGAACGTTACCTACTTAGAAACATATGACAGAGTATACGATGCTGTGATTAATGATAAAGGATTCATTGGTGACGTTAATAGAGCAACAGTAGAAAAATTAGCATACTACCTAGAAACAGGCAAGAGCGATGGCTTTAGCGGGCACACACTTATGTGGGATGCACAAAAAGAATTCCACGCTAACAGCGATATAGTGTTCGATTTTGTGCACAAAGTATTCAGTTCAGAATGGTGCGAATTAGACAGCGACCTATTTGAAGAATTAATGGATTATCAGCATAATTTTGTAACAAGCATGGACACATCGTATCCATATGAGAGGCAGTACAATCATAACTTCTTTCAATTCATAAATCACATAGACAGTTTTAAAGATGGTACTTACAATTACACGTTTGACATTAGTGAAAATGTGAAAGGTGAGGAATACCTAAACCGTCTTTACTTTAGGCGCCGCCAAGGCTTTGGCAAAAGCGTCATTTCCGTTTAATAAGGTAACAAAAAACCAATAAACTGTGTAGTATAGTTACACATTGATAAATACAATTGGAAGTAATTCGCACAACGCACTTCCACAACAATGTGTTTACTGATGCCTCGTAAGAGGGTCTTAACACACTGAGCTATGCCCGAGAGGGGTAGTGAAAGCGGGTGCTAATATTATATTAGACTCAGGAGAAAAACATGACTAGCTTGAAAAAAGCGGGTAGTAACATCTCGGCGGTAATCAAAAATATAGCGGACAACGTCTGTGCTGATGGTTCATTTTGTGAATCTGTTGGTTGGGCATTTCTATCTATGTGGACTATTGCTACTATGTACCTATGCTTATCCCAAATATAGATCTGTGAGATTACTAAAGGCAGTGTAAACTGCCTTTTTTTATGATTAAAATAAATAACACTTATAAACGGAGATTACACATGCCGCAATTAAAAACAGCAACAGAACACCAAAAAGCTGCTTTACTTGCAATGCTCGCAGGAAGAGCATATCTAGACGAAGCAGATCAAAAAAATGTAGAAAAGCAGATAGGACTACAACGTACAAAGTCAAAGTATATTAGTGGCGACGATGATAGTTCAGAAGCGTGGATATTCTATACAAAAGATAACAGTATAGTAGTAGCATGTCGAGGCACTGAACCTACAGAAGCAAAAGATGTCCTAGCAGACTTAGATTTATATCCAATAAAGCACCCTGTGTCCGGTAGAGTACACAGAGGATTTCATACGTATGCAAACAAAATATACTCTGAGATTCTCGAAGAAATTAGGCAAGGCCGTAAAAAAGATCAAGACGTTTATGTCTGTGGTCACAGTTTAGGCGGTGCTATGGCAGTTATTATTGCAGAACAATTGGTAGCAGACGGCATACCAATTAAAGAATTGAGAACTTTCGGACAACCTAGAGTAGGTACGAAAGGTTACTGTAAACATCTAGATGTATGTGGTATTGGTGCGTACAAGCGTTACGTGAATAATAACGACATAGTACCAAAAGTACCACCTACATTTATGTTGTTTAGACATACTGGCGAACTAAACTATATTAATTATTACGGACAAATACGTCCATGTACCTCATGGCAGAGAGTTAAAGATCAATTCAGAGGATTAGGAAAAGCATTATCAAAGTTTCAATTCTTCGACTTTGTTATGGATCACGGCATGCCTTATTACATTAGGTACACATCCAAAATTGAAAAAAATGATAAATAAGTTTAAGGAGACCATCATGATTACATGGGTTAAAGACAGACTAAAGGAAAGAACTAGTTGGGACGGCGGCATTATTGTTGCTGGATCTTTAGCAATTATTTTGTTTGGAGGCATTGTTAAAATGGCCGCTTGGGCAGGTTTAGCATATGGTATCTGGACATTTTTACAAAAAGAAGAGGACTAATAGAAAATGGCATCTTATTCAGACGAAAAAGCACTTAGAGCACACATAGATTTAATAGAAGATAGCGCAGAGTACAAAGCGTATTTTGTTCAAGGTGACAGCGGTGCCTGGGTACTAAATGACGCAAGCGACAAGGCTGCTGTAGACGCACTGCTAAATGCAAAAGTTACTGCAAGTGACTATAGTATTGGTGCAGAAGAACCAAATGGTTCAGGTCCATCAGACTTTGATGGCTACAAAGCTATACATTTCGATGACGAAATTGCAGATGAAGGCGTTAAGTACAGAGCATGGTTTGTCAAAGAAGGCGTATTTTATAAAGCAGACAACGGAGACAGTACTAGCATTTCTGAAATATCAGACGATGCAGAGATCGAATCCTTAATCTTAGCGTCTGGTTACAGCGTCGAAGTCAATTAATTTATCTTAATGCTTTACACTAATGGTGCGCTAAATGCGCACCATTTTTGTTTGTGCTACCCCTCAAAAGTCATTAAATACTATTGACTATCAAACAGTTTTAAAGTATAATACACTATGGACAAAGAATTTTTAATAGAATTATCTCACGAAGATTTTTATGAAGTAATGATGGATTACGATTATGAAGATCCTCCTGCAGACCTTAGACTACACGAAAATAAAGTAGTCGGATGTGCCACCGATGTTTGGATAGCTCTCATTGACGGAGAGATATATCATGACAGTTCGGGTATGTTTGTTAAGGGTATATTAACAGCAATGATTGACGATTTAAAATCGACAAACTACGCTGGTATTAAGGACATGGAACTTTCTGACTTCCAGTATGTAACGCCTGCAAGAATCTCAATGAGACGTATGAGAGGATTTGATATGGCACTGAAGAAAATTAAAGAACTGCTTGCAGTTTAAATAAATACAATACCACAAGAGGTTAATATGAATTTCGTACCGTATGTAATAGAAAAGACTAGCGCAGGTGAGCGTAGTTATGACATCTACAGCAGACTACTCAAAGATAGAATTATATTTTTGAATGGAGAAGTAAATGACATGGTGTCAAACAGCATTTGTGCACAGCTATTATTCTTAGAAGCAGAAGACCCCAATGCGGATATTAGCTTTTATATTAATAGTCCAGGCGGAGTAGTAACTGCCGGTATGGCAATCTATGATACTATGCAATACATTAATCCAGAAGTAAGCACTATCGTAATGGGACAGGCAGCAAGCATGGGGAGTTTATTAGCTCAGTCAGGCGCAACAGGTAAACGTTACATGTTACCAGGCGCTAGGCACATGATCCATCAACCATTAGGCGGCGCCCAAGGGCAAGCAAGCGACATTGAAATTCGTGCTAAAGAGATTATTAGAATCAAGCGTGAGCTTACAGAAATTTATGTCAAGCATAACACTGCTGGAAAGTCCTACAATGACTTTGAATCTGCAATGGACAGGGACAACTTCCTGACTTCGCAAGAAGCATTGGCAATGGGTCTAGTTGACACTGTGGTAAACAAAAGAGAGATGTAATGGAACCAGCAATATTTGACCCTAACGATAAGCCGACTGTACAAGAACTACAACAAAAAGTAGAGTTCTTGGAAAAGGAATTATCACTGTACAAATCCAAGTACAGAGACGCCGTTGATAATAATGAGTACAAAACAAAGTACAGAGAATTAGTTGATGCGAGCCATAGAGACTATACTTATGTACAGCAGGATTTAACCGAACTTAACGGCGATGGCAACAGAACTCGTGGCCGTTATGGTGAGGATTTACTTCCTGAGATAAAAGAACATCCAAATTGCGGCACACCGGAATGCTGCGGAGAGTGTGATACAGCAAGTAATGGCTGAATTAAACTTTATAGAATATAACGTGAACCCTGATACGCACTCTTACCAAGAGTGCGACACTGTTATTCGACAGCTTGGGTTTAAGAAGTTGTCAATAACAAAATCTAAAACTGCATCAATGTGGGTTGCGGGAAAGTGTATCATGCTAGTGAATACTAGGACAGACACTGATACTGGCTTATCCGGTGTAGGATTCAACAGTGATAACTGCCTAGACGGCAGTGTTAAGTGTACTACAACAGGGCTAAACTTTTGCAAGTTCTACGGAATCAACGTGTATTCCTATCCTATAGATATGTTTAGGAAAAATTACGATGAGTATTTTGATAGTAGTATGTCAGAGGTACCAGGCACATTACCGTTAGACTATGTTGTAGGACTTACTGTAAATAATAGCAGTGTAAATGTTATGAATGAATTTGCAGATAAACTGAACTTTAAAGTAATAAAGAAAAGTGAGAGCTTTGTTACTATATCCTGTGTTAATAACAGATTAAATCTTTTATGGAATAACAATACTTCTGAAACTAGATTTAAGAAATTAATTATAACAACCAGCGACATATTTGCTGTACTAGCAGACTATGCGACTATGGGATTTAATTTATCAGAAACATCTCATTCATCGAATATAGACCAGTTTTACAGCAATGCTGTTAATAGTGATGTACCACTACCTAGCAAGCAAAAATTAAAAGCCTACGGACTTAACATACACGGTAAACCCAAAAGTTATGTTATTGAAAAACAAATTAAACATCCGTTGCCGAATCTAGACATAATCATTAGTCAAAGATTTAATCATAACGGTGTCAACGAAGAATCGATAGTATCATATGAAATTAAAAACACTGAACAGCATATATCCTAATCATCTAATTGATATGATATCACACAAACACAACATTGATTTGAAAAGTGTAGCTGGACGGTCAGAATATTTTACAATGTGCTGGGAAAACTGGAAAGATAACGAAATACAGTTACCAGGAAACAGTCATTATCTTTCAGGAAGCATGTATCAAATACCCCAAGGTAGATTTAATACTCGTTCTAATGACGGCCAACAAAAATTAAGAGATGCCGCAGAAGACCACGGGTTGAAAGAGTTTTGGGATTTTATAATCAAAGGTAACATAGTTAGATTTAGACAATCGGACGATGCAATATACTACAGGTTGTCGTTATGAGTCTACATCCTTTATTAGATTTTTCCAGTATGACATTACAAGAACTACAGGAAAAGCAAAGAGAGTACGATAAAAAACTATTTGTTATACCAGGTAGCAGTCCTTTATACGATGTAGTATATTCTATGAAACAAGCAGTTGACATGGAATATCAAGAAAGGATGTACATGGATACATACAAAGACAACAAAGTACAATTAGAAACAGTCACAGAGATAGGCACAATATCATCGGATCTAGTGCACCCAGACTATCAAGACGAAAGTCAAAAAATTGTGCAAGACCTCGCAGCATTTTATGCCAAAAAGGATAGCAATGATGATAAAAACGATTAAATTAGCAAAGAGCACAGACTTTTGTGTATCTTGTGCAACACAAAACGAACAAGGGGATGAACTAGAATTTATCCAATCAGCATCTTATAACATTTGTTGGAAGTCAAGTGCTATTGATTCGGAAATGGAGTTAGACGAACTCACGTTTAATCAAAATGTCACAGTACATAAGATAGAGCATTTTTTACAGAATTATATTGACAACAGTATATGGTATGAAAAAGATGGTACCGATATGATTAATAGGCATTTTAGTGCTTCTGAAAATATGTTAATTGTTACACCCTCATTGAATTTTACAATACTGGGACTCTGCTTGTATGCAAAACTTAACACCCTATGCAAAGAAGGCATCATAGTAACCGACATAGTACTAAAAGAAAACGACACAAACACTGTGTTTGAATATTCTGATTTAGACGGCGAATATCCTGAATCCTTGCCAAGTCAGGAAGAATTTATGGGCGAACTTAGTATATGGAAAAACCCATGGTGGATGCGAGATGATGTTACAACATATGACAATTTTGCACTTTCACAAGAAGACGTGGATAAAATTCGCTTAAACATTTGTGATGCAGAAGATAATATTACTAGTGACTTTGAGCAAATTGAAGATCAAGTAAGAGATATACTTGGTACAAACTCTCCAGCTGAGGTCATAGAAATCGACTTTGAAAAGATCGCCAGGGATAAACAAAAGTGGAAACCTACTTTAGTATAAACTTCTTGACAATGAATGCAATATCATGTATTATTAGCACATGTTAGATAAATTTAATAGACACCAGACATCAGAATTTGACGGTATTGAACTGTTATACAGAGATGCCGATATTGCACAAACAGAATTTGTGGAATCTAGCGACTTACAACAGTACAACAAGTTTTGTGAAGAACTTGACATGAATTGTATGTCCTTGCTGGCAGACGAAGATTACGATAGAACGGCAGTTTTTAATATACCACAGCATTATAGAGATATAGATGTTGAGGATTATATTAGAAAGCTAATTCCCCAAGCAGAGGACCAGTCTGATAACCTGGAGGCCCTTAACAGAGTAGACGAGGAATTAGCACTATACAAAGCCAGAAACTTATATCCCATGTTACAGTTGTTGATATATATTATAGACACTATGAGATCTAACAATTGTGTTTGGGGAGTAGGTAGAGGCAGTAGTGTAGCCAGTTATGTTCTATTTTTAATTGGTGTGCATAAGATAAACAGCATTAAATATAACTTGGACATAACAGAATTTTTAAAAGAGGGTTAAATGGTACAACATAGATCAAACAGAGGCAAGATTATTGACTTCCAGACACTTATTGCACAGCAGGGCGACGAACCGGCCGTAGGCAATATGAAAGTGAATGCGAGAGGCGATGTTATCGGCAAAGGTGGTAAGGTAATACAAAAAGCCGAGGATCGTGCTAGGGAGCATCATAAAGCTAATCCTAAAACTGACACGGCACAGAAAAGTTCACTAAAAGGACCTATGCCAGACGAGCAACAAACTACTGAGTCTGATATGGCGCCAGTTGTTAAAACTGGAAAAGCTCGAGCAACTGAGGAAGCAAAAGCAGTTCCTCCCACACCAGCAGTAGAGCCTGACGAGTTTGGTGCTCCTGATGATATGGAACCTCTTGGATATAAGGAAGTGGAATTACCTAACGGTGATATTCAAATGGTTCCATTCTACACAAACGAGGACGAGTAATGCCTAAGTTAAGAGCAATAGGTGACAACATACTTTGTGTTGATGCAAACTTCGGCGAGCAACAAACGCAGTCCGGTATCATTATACAAAAGACTATTGGCAAAGACGAAGGCATTCACCCAAGATGGTTTAAGGTACATGCAGTTGGTCCTGAGATTGACTGGTGTAAACAGGATGATTGGGTGTATGTAGAATACGGAAGATGGACTGAAGCCATGGACATGCAAGATGATGCTTTTGACACTGAAGGCAATATTAAGAAAGTGTGGAAGGTAGATCCAGTTGCATGCATGTTAATTGCAGATGAACCTCCCGAAGGTGCAGTGCTAGGTCAGTTCGAGTCCTTTAGAGGCGGCTTGGACTAAGAATGAAACTACCAGAACAAAATAATAGAGTAGGAGTTTCCACTTTGGGTTTAGCGGGATGTGTTGTGCTCGCTGGAGTTATCTTTGGAGACTTACACTCTGCTTGGCTCACAGCCGCTGTGACACTTATACTAATGGGTGTAGGTGTTGAAAGCGGAAGAGCACCAAATAAGTCTTGACACTCAGCGTCTTTTACGCTATAATAATACACAAATACAACTAACCTTTGAGACACCGTAATGAAAGAACTTTGGGTAGAGAAATACCGTCCTAATAATATCACAGACTATGTGTTTAGAGATGACAGTCAGCGAACCCAAGTCAGTAGCTGGGTTAACGAAGGAGCACTTCCGCACTTACTGTTCAGTGGTGCGCCTGGAACTGGCAAGACAACACTTGCAAAAGTTTTACTGAAAGAGCTAGATGTTGACAGTATGGACATACTGGAAATTAATGCTAGTAACGAAAATAACGTAGACACAATAAGAAATAAAATCACAAACTTTAGTGGCACAATGCCGTTTGGAGACATGAAGTATGTGTTGCTAGATGAGGCTGATTACATCACGCCTAATGGTCAGGCAGCACTCCGCGGTGTAATGGAGATGTACCATACTAGTTGTAGGTTTATACTCACTTGTAACTATCCAAACAGAATTATTCCTGCATTGCACAGCAGATGCCAGGGCTTTCATATTGAGAAGTTAGACATTAAAGAATTTACTGCTAGGTTAGCAACTATTTGTATTGCGGAAAATGTAGCAGTAGATTTAGAAACATTGGACACCTATGTACAAGCAAGTTATCCAGACTTGCGTAAAAGTATCAATTTGTTACAACAGAATGTTGTTGATAACGCACTACAAAAACCACAAGCCGGTGACAAAAGCCAGAGTGATTGGATGTTAAGTGCTGTAGAATTGTTTAAAGCAGGCAAGTATAAAGATGCAAGAACAATGATTGTAAGCCAAGCTCGTCCGGAAGAATATGATGACGTGTATAGGTTTATGTACAGGAACTTACAACTATGGGGTAACACAGAGCAACAGCAGGATCAAGCTATTGTGATTATCAGAAACGGCATAGCAAAAAGTATTGCTGTAGCTGACCCTGAAATCAATCTTAGTGCAACTCTTGTGGAACTACAAATGAACAGTATGTAGATAAATACTGCTATGGCTGAATTAGAAAAGATCACACAAGAAGAAGACATTAAAGTTGTCAAGCTGAGTGCCTGGGCTAGAATTAGACATTGGTGGCGAACACTTTGGAGAGAAGAGTGGGAACTAACAATATTTTTCCCAAGCGCAGTTAAGTTCATGGACGATGGTTCACGTATAGAGTCAACGTCCCCCAAAACATATAGAGCTAAAGCACTTAAAAAACTAAGTACAACACACATTATATTTGTAGATTTGCTCGGGGTCACACACGAAATAAAAGTTGTCAATCCCGTGGGCTACGATGTAAGAAAAATTTACTAATACACAGGACACACATGGACTTCCAACTCGAAAATTATGATTCTACTCATAACGTTGTCTTTAATGAATATTTTAACAAATGGCCAGTTAAAACAGTTGGGCTATTTGAGTATGGCAGAGGCGATAAAGAACTAGCCCAGTTCCTAATAGACAATGACCTTGATGTAAAAATTTACGACGATTATACACAAAATATCTTTAGACCAACAAACGGTCGCTATAAAGGCTTGGACGAAAATTTTACAGAATATAACATAATGGGTAATGCAGAACCCCCCGATGTGTTGCATGATATAATTTTTTGTTCCATACCCAACATGATTCCCGGAGTGCCAGACGAAGCCCTTTATCCTAAAATACGTGCTTCGTTTGAGCGCATGTATGCTATGCTAGAACCAGGCGGATATATTATTACCTGCGACTACAACTCATATAATATTAAACGTTGCGTAGACGAGCTGTTTGATAGCGTTAAGGGCATGATAGATGTAGACGAGCACAACTCGTATTTTGCTGCTATTCGATACAGCGAATATGATTGATCTTGTAGCAGAGATTCTCAAGGAACCGGAGTTTAAGCCTAGTGGATTTGTGTGGAAGCACATTGAGCAAGGTAGTGCAGATCCGCTGAGATCTGTACAGAGTGCAGTGGACCGAATGAGAGAACTCCACGATATAGAAGATAATCAATTCGGTCCACTGTGTGAACAACTCTTAAAAGTTATAACTACTCTTGTTGATAAATCTTAAGAACTTCTGATACAGCCGGATGTCTCTCTACCTCCTTAGTAGTAAATTCGACTGCTCCTATCATTTTGCTATTACAGCTTTCTAAATGATGTAAAAAATCTTTGAGACCGTTTGTCTCGTAGCCTCTATCATGCTGATTAAGATCTCCGTTCACAACGAGCTGGCTATTATCACCAATACGTGTTAGCAACATCTTCATTTGTTCCTTAGTTGCATTTTGCATCTCGTCGGCTAAGATCACAGCATTTTTAAATGTTCGACCTCGCATATATGCTAGAGGGGCTATCTCTATTTTATTATATTCGATCAATGTTTCAATTTCTTTAGGGTTGAAATACTCCTCAAAAATATCAAAAATGGGCCTAGTCCATGGTGCCATTTTTTCTTGAAGTGTACCAGGTAAAAAACCGTGTTGCTCATCTACGCTAACTGCGGGTCTTGTGATAATGATCTTATCAATGTTACCCTTTTTAAATTCTCGTATAGCGTATAATGTGCTAATCATTGTTTTACCGGTACCAGCTGGGCCTGTAGCAAAAACTATAGGTTTAGTTGAGTCCTCAAGTGTTTCTAGCAGAGTATCTTGTTTAATGTTTCTTGGTAATATTCTCACCTCCTTACTATATGTTTGTATGTATTGTTCTGCTTGATTTCCACCCGTAATTACTGTCAAATGTGAGTTCTCCATAAATCTTGTTTTTGATTGGCGCTCTTTGCGTTTCTTTCTAGACATGATACGACCTCCGTCTTTGTCTTGTCGTGAGTATGGCTGGCTACAAATTTATAGCCGAATAACATATTGGGGTATAGTTGAGGACGCTGTAATGTTTGTAGACTTATCATACTCAAAAAATATTTAGTGTGTATGTGTGTACTATTAACACAGTTGTTTAAAATTCTGTCATTTGTTGTTCTACTTTTGATAAATACTTGCATTACAAGGAATATCCAATGCGAACATTGAAAATAATTAATGATAACATTCGAAAAGTGTCTGATACTAATACTTTATTGGACATGCTTTTAGAATTTGAAGGTGTACTAGACAGTTTCGACATTTATGCTTACAGAAACTGGCGCACCGGTGAAATTGTTGAAGGGCCTAAGTTAAGCAGATACTTTGTTGAAGTGTCGATTATGTATCCTTACAAGGATATGCCAGATCCAGATGCTATTAAGCGTTTGGAAAGCAACCAATGTGATGTTAGGATGTACAAAGATCAGCTATTGAGACCGAGTAAAATTAATAGCTTAGAAGATACAGAAATCAAAATGCGAGGGGATCAGGCTAGGCGTGTAGCGAAGCCTGCGAAAGATGACGTTTGGATAGTTGAGATCAAAATGCCCAGACGGTTCGTAGATGAATTCAGTACCGAACAAATAGAAGCTGCTGAAGATGCGTATGTAAACATGGAGGATGTCGCTGGTGCCCAAGACATGGGTGTTGCTGAACAACCTGCTATTGCTGGTGACACATTAGATGCCGCAACAGACCCGGGTGTAGTATAATATGTCTATAGTTAACGAAAATCTAAACCACAAAGATTTAAAAGATGTACTCGTACCAAACATATCGTTTGATGAGTTTGAACCTAAGACAGGCGAAAAAGAAAATGTTGCTGTGGTGGGATTTTATGTAACAGAACAAAGTGCAGGCGATGACCTTGCAAAGTTTTTAAGCAAGAGTCATTTTGATATAAGGGATGTGGAAGTTACTCCAAATCCAAATCAAGAAAACTATTATATGGTATTTGTTGAGATGGATAGGAAAGAAGGCGTACTCAGCACTATAAAAGAAATGGTCTCGGATATGTATAACTTAATTGGCGAAGCTGATTGGACAGTGAAACCATTATTGTCAGAAGAAGAAATTGACATATCATCAGATTTACTATCCACATATATTATAGAATCGCCTGACGAGTACATGACCAAAGAAGATTTTGATAACGACAAGCAATCCAAGTTCGAAGAGTCTGTGTTAGAATTTTTTACAGGATCGAACGCATTGGAAGTTACCTTCCAAGAAAACAAACTAAATTTAAAAGATTACAGATATAACACAACATTAGAATTTGTAACAATCGGAGAAGGGAAACTTCCACTCGAAGAATCCGGATTAAACGATCTTGCAATAGACACAGATTTTGACCCCCACTTACTAAGTCAATTAAGTAGTATAAAAGGAAATTTAAGTATTGTGCCTATTAACAAACATATCGTTTTCCATAATACGGAAACTGATAGAGTGTTAGTAGCGAAACCATGTTAGGATTTATAAAAGCATTACCACTAATTATACTATTGGCAGGCGTCGGATACGGTGCACATAAATTTGTTGTTGGTCAATTAGAAACTAGAATATCAAATCAGCAACAACAGATAGATGTACTAAATCAACAGAATGTTGCACTCCAGACTGCCGCACAATTGAACGAGCAAACTATCAGAGGCTTAGAAGAGTCTAATAAAAAGCAAATTGCACAAATAGGTACACTTGCAACACAGTCCTCACAATGGGAAGCGCAAGCAAAAGAAGCCATGCAAATTTTTGCTAATCACAATTTTACAAAATTAGCTAGGTTACGTCCACAGATGATTGAGGATCGTGCTAATAATGCAACAGCAGAAGTTTTTGACAGCGTGGAACAAGACAGTATAGAGACAGAGACATTAGGTACACAAGATGAGACAAATTAAAAATATACTATTGATTGCATCATTATTTTCATTAGGTGCATGTAGCACGATGCAGCAACCATATCAACCACTACCACCAGTTAAAGTAATAACAGAAACTGTTGAGGTTGAAATATATCAGCCACCATTACCTCCACAGATTTCGTTAAATGATATAGATTGGAAAGTGATCACAAATACTCCTTGCAAACCAGCAACAGGAATTAAAAAAGTAGTAGGCAGTTCAAAAACTTATCGAACAACGGAACGCTTTGCATACGAAGACTATACCAAAGAGGATGGTACTTCAGCAAGGCGTGTCCAACGTGATGCAGATGGTAACAGAATAGAGTTGCCCCAACTGTTAGACGATGCCGGCAAAGGTATAGAAGTATGCGGTAACTTAGAACAAAAGATTGCTGAAGTTGAGAACATGCTAGACGGAGGATTTGTTGTACTAGCAATCACTCCGGTAGGCTACGAGCGAATGGCTGCTAACTTACAAGATATTAAGCGTTATATCAACCAGCAAAAAGAAATTATTTTTTACTACAGAGAAGCAACTAAGCCCAAAGGTAAGGAAGGCTGGTTAGACGAGAACGAAGAAAGACAAGACAACCAGCGTGAGGCAGAGGAAGCAAACAACGAGGAACAGTATACTCCTCCACCTGCAGAACAGCCGCAAGAAGAAACAGGCTTCAGCATTAAGAAATTACTACCTTTCGGAAACGATTAAATGCAGGATCACATTGAAGAAAAACTAATTGTCTTGCTACAAGAATTAGTAACCAACTCCAAAATACAAATAAACCTCAATAGCCATTTAGTGAATGATCTAGAGTTAGATAGTTTAGCTGTAGTCGATATGTCACTGATATGCGAAGATGAGTTCGATATAGAAATTTTTGACGATGACTTGGATAATATTTACATTGTACGTGATGTTGTCCAACTAGTTAAAAGTCGTCTCTAACAAATATTCATTGACTACACTATAAAACTTTGCTATAATTAACTATGGATTATTATAACACGTTAGGCGTCGATAAACAGGCGTCACAAGCAGATATCAAAAAAGCATACAGGCGTTTAGCCAGCAAACATCATCCAGATAGAGGCGGCGACGAAGCGAGCTTTAAAAAAGTACAAGAAGCATACGATGTATTAGGCAATGAAAAGGCAAAAGCAGAATACGATAATCCAGTGCAAGGATCTAGTTTTGGGGGAGGGTTCGACAGTTTTTTCCATGACATGTTTAGACAAGCACATGCACAGCATAGAACGAGAGCAAGAGCAAACAGAGACGCAGTATGCGACTTGTCCGTAAACTTGAGAGAAGCATACACCGGCATAGATAAAATAATTGATTTAGGGTACAGTAAAATAAAATTTAGTGTACCAGCTGGTACCTCACACGGCACACAATTCCACTTAACTGGTAAAGGGCCGTTGGAGCACAGCAACTTACCTCCTGGGGATTTAGTAGTCAGGATACACGTTATCAATCCACCCGAGTGGGATAGACGTGGTGATGATCTATATTGCAAAGTGGGTATAGATTATTTTCAATCATTGCTAGGATGCACTGTTGAAATAGAACACATAAATGGTACAACAGTGCGTGTAAAAGTGCCAAAACGAAGTGGGCAAGATGGTAGGTTAAGGTTAAGTAACTTAGGAATGCCTAACTCTAATAGTGGAGTAAAAGGCACGTTATATGTTATTCTTGACGTATCTATGCCTAGTTTGATGGACGATCAATTAGACAAATTAGAACAATTTATAAACAAGGAAATTTAGCAATATGAGTAATGTGGACTTAATCATATCAAACGCAGTAGACTCTGCACAAGCAAAGCAACACGAGTATGTTACATTAGAGCACCTTGTGGTGAGCCTGTTTGATGATGAGAATGTGGTTGCTGTTTTAGAAGAAATAGAGTGCGATTGGCTCACAGCTAAAGATGATCTAGAAACTTATTTAGAGGCAAATAATTTTAATGGGCTTGTAGGTGAGATCCCTTACGAAGGTAGGCCTAAAAAAACTGTGTCCATAGAACGTGCACTACAGCGAGCCTTTGCCCAAGTAATATTTAATGCTAGGGAACAAATATCTTCAGTAGATTTGTTTATTAGTATACTAAGCGAAAGCGATACACACGCATCTTATCTATGTGAATTGAACGGTATTAACAAAAAGAAAATTGTAGAAGTTGTTAATAAGTCTAACATACTTGAAGACAGCCTCAAAGAAGCAGAAGAATTTCTTATTAACTTAAATGAGAAAGCCGCACAAAGTGAAATAGATCCACTTATAGGACGTTCAGAAGAAGTTGATGAAGTTGTGCATATTCTTGCAAGACGAAAAAAGAATAATCCAATTTTGATTGGCGAGCCAGGCGTAGGTAAAACAGCTATTGCAGAAGGCTTGGCATTAAAGATTGTAGAAGGGCAAGTGCCTGCTGCATTAAAATCCAAAACAGTATTCAGTTTAGACATAGGTTCGTTGTTAGCAGGTACAAGATACAGAGGAGACTTTGAAGAAAGGATTAAAATTGTATTAGACAACTTGGAAAAGAACAAAGATGTAATTCTGTTCATCGACGAAATACATATGATTATGGGCGCAGGCGCAGCCGGAGGTAGTAGCGTAGATATTGCTAACCTTATGAAACCTATACTGGGCAGAGGTAAATTGCTTACTATGGGTGCTACGACCAGTGACGAGTACAGCACACACTTTGAAAAAGATAGAGCATTGATGCGTCGATTCCAACGAGTTGATGTTGAGCCTACAAACGTAGAAGATACTATATTAATTCTCAAAGGCCTCAAGCCCAACTTTGAAGATTTTCACAAGGTCGAGATGTCAGATGACTTAGCAGAGCGGTGTGTGGACTTAGCTGACAGATATATCAAGAACAAGTATTTTCCAGATAAGGCAGTTGATGTGATGGACAGTGCTGCAGCTAGAGCAAAACTAAAAGGTGTAACTATAGTAGACATGGATGATGTTCTAACTGTTGTCAGCAAAATGAGCAACATTGGTAAGGATGTCATTGATGTGGACAGCACTGTGGGGTATAAAAGCCTAGACAAACGCATTAAGACAAAAGTATACGGGCAAGACGAAGCCATTGACAAGATAGTAGAAGCAGTACTAGTTAGTAAGTCTGGTTTGAGAGAAAAGAATAAGCCTGTGGGTAGTTTCTTATTAGTTGGGCCTACTGGAACAGGTAAAACAGAAACTGCAAAGCAACTTGCAGAAGAACTAGACTGCAAATTAGTTAGATTTGATATGAGTGAGTACCAGGAACGTCACAGCGTGAGCAAACTGATTGGTGCTCCTCCTGGATATGTAGGACATGCTGAAGGCAAGATGGGGCAAGGTCAACTACTAACTACTGTAGAGAATTATCCCAACTGTGTGTTACTATTAGACGAAGTTGAGAAAGCCGCACCTGAAGTATTACAGGTATTGTTGCAAGTTATGGACGATGGTAGACTGACTGGTGCAACAGGCAAAACAACAGACTTTACAAATGTAGTTTTGCTTATGACATCTAACTTAGGTGCTGCTGATGCAGAGAAACTTAAAATTGGTTTTGGCAAGAACACTAAAGTTGACACAGACGTCACAGCTATTACGTCATTCTTTACTCCAGAATTTAGAAACAGGCTTGATACTGTGATACGATTCAACAAGTTAGATAAGGATGTGATCGGTAAAATTGTCAAGCGAGTGATAGAGGAAACAAATCAACAACTATCAGATAAGAATATAGAGATTGTATTTGACGATAATACATTGGAATACTTTATTGAAAACGGATACGAACCCACAATGGGAGCGAGACCTTTAAAGCGTTTATTTGAGAGACTAATTAAAATACCTCTCAGTAAGAAACTACTCTTCGAAGACCTTAAAGATGTTTGCATAACTGTATCAACTAGCGAAGAAGGAGAGATCAGTTTTGGAAATTCTCAACAGAAGTGATTATAAAAATACTGTACATGGCAGTGACAAAGTATATTACGGCGGATATCCTTATAGAGTAAAGCTCAGGGACAATGAGATCACAGCTGATTGGAAAGTAACTGCTGATGTTCTTAGTTGGAAAGGTACAAGCTCTGGGGATGCGTGGGATAGAAAGTTTGGTACAAAAAGTGTTAATAATTGGACTAAAAACTATTACTTTACCGGTAAAGCATTACTGGATAGTTTTGTAAATCACATAGGCCATGACAACGTAGATCATATATCAGGGCCTATCAGTGATTACCACGTAGATATGCTGAAAAAAGTTCAAAAACAAAATAAGTACGGCGGTTATGTACACATTATAAAGGGCAATAAATACTTTAATCAGTATGATATGAAGTTAATATGGAAGTACCCAAAGAGACAAGAAAATCGCACTGGTGGTAGATTGTCTACTGGTACATATGGGTACGCACAAACCTATCCTAGAATCAATGCAGAATACTATGACAAGTTAGGCAAATCTATTATGGGGGTGTGCGACAGCAGATACTATGACTGCAACGTATATTTCAATAAGGAAGACTTAGAGGATATTGAGTTTTTTTGTAAACTAAAATATGGCGATGTTATTTCATCTAAGGTAGAAATTATTGTGATAGATAATCTGTAATTAGATAAATACTTGTATGACTATAGAACGCAAGAGTATTTTAGTACAGAGTTCAACTGGCTCTGACATGAACATCACAACTGACAAAGTTGAGGGTGACGGTTACTACGGATACAGCGACGGTATACACACTTTTGCTGTTTCGTATAATGCATTTAAAGGCAGAGTGTTTGTACAAGGTAGTTTGTCTTTAGACCCTGCAGAAGCTGACTGGTTCAACTTACAAGTCCCGGGCGGACGAACACCTGATCAAGGTGGTTATAAGCAATTCCCTGTAATCGGCACAGAGGGTTTTACTGGAGTCGAAGCATATACTATTGAAGGCAACTTCACATATCTAAGAGTAGTTATTGATCGTAGCCAATTAGGTGACGGATCTACTTATCTCACAGAATACGGCGCAATTAATTATATCCGACTCTCTGCATAGAGTCTAAAAATCACATAAAGTGATAAATACTGCTATACTGAGCAGGATATAATATGGCGATTACAACTAACCAAACGGTACAATTCAACATTGATTCCATCGCAGACAACCAAATATTGGTTTACGATGCGAATGTTGGTGCGTTTGTTAATGAAACAATAGCATCTCTAGTTAACGGAGGCGGCGCAGTTCATGGTGTGGGTAGAAATATTGGCGACACTGGTGTTGGTATTTACAAAGCCAACGATGGCGCATATTTAGATTTTTACAAACTAAGTGCTGGCGCAAACACAACATTAACTCTAGCAAACAATGTCATCACAATCGACGCAACAGTTGGTAGCAATGCATTAAGTGTACAACCATCAGTTACAGCAAATGCCGTTGCAGTATACGACGAGACCGGCAATGGTATTAAAAATGCAGCTGGAATCACATTGGACGAAGGTGTACTAACAATTGCTGGTCTAAGCAATAGTGTCAATATTGAAGATGGATCCATCACAGCATTCAGTGCAAATTTACATAATTTAAGCATAGGCGGAAACTTTAACCTTCCGCAGACAGATGGCACTGACGGACAAATTTTAAAAACAGATGGAAATGGTTCTGTAACTTGGGTAGACAACGTAGACATAAGTGGTAAAGTAGACTCCTTACTGTTTAATGCACATGTTGTAACGTCTATAACAGAAACATCCAACCATGCTCCTGCCCTACATAATTTTTATAGTTTAGGTAATGCAAATCATCAATACCATCAAGTGTTCTCAACATACTTTAGAGGTACTGCTGATCTATCAGTCAACACATTAAACCTGGGTAGCCAGCCAGCATCGAACTATATGCTGAGAGCTGACTCTATGGATGCTGATCAGATCAGATCTGAGATTGCAAACATTGTGATACCGTCGACTGGCGGATTTATTAAGACTGTAAACTTCAGTGACGGTAGTGTAGATTTTGATTCTACTAACCTTACTATTGTGTCCGGAGATAACAACTTGGTTGTTAGTGCTGATCCAATGACTGACACAATAACGTTGTCTACAGATATCAACGTACACAGCTTTGGGCGAGTATCTGCAGAAGGCAATGTATACAATTACATAGTTGCAGACAGACAAAATGATGTATTGAATTTTGCTGCTGGTCCTGGAATATCTGTTGTAGCTGATTCTAATGCAGATTCAATACTAATATCGTCAACATATAGAGAAATAAATGTAATTTCAGATTTACTAGATGTCGATTCCATTGGGATACAAGACGGTCAAACGCTAATATGGAACGCTAGTAATTCACAGTTCGAAGCAGGAACAATTTATGTACCGTCAGATTTAAGTGAGTTAACAGATACTACTGGACTAATACCAGCTGATCTAACAGACTTATCTGACACAACTAGTTTAATACCAAGTGACCTCAGTAACTTAACAGATACTACTGGGTTAATACCAGCTGATCTAACAGACTTATCTGACACAACTAGTTTAATACCAAGTGACCTCAGTAACTTAACAGATACTACTGGGTTAATACCTTCGGACCTTAGTAACTTAACAGACACTGGTGGGCTAATACCAGCAGACCTCAGTGATCTATCTGACACAACAAACGTTGTACCAGATGATATCAGTCAATTGACTGACACGACTAATTTATTGGCAAGTGACCTTAGCGACTTAACAGACTCGACTAATTTACTGCCAAGCGACATCAGTAACTTAACTGACACAACTAATGTAATACCATCAGATATAAGCCAGTTAACTGACACAACGAACATATTGGGTTCGGCTGGGCCACAAGTATCAGAATTGATTGTAGGCACACGGCTTGGAACCGAAAGTATACCACTCACAGCGGGTGGTCTGTTAAATATAATATCACGCACAGGAACTGTTGCGATAAGTTTATCATAAAAGGGCAATGACATGACAGATAGAATTCCACTAATTGTAGACTCGGGGAGTAGATTACTAAAAGAACTACCCGCAGGAGACAATCTTAACCTAGCAAACAATAACATTGTCGGTGTTATTGATGTTGCTGCATCGGGTAACGCAACAGTAGATGCAATTTTCACAGACAACTATTATTACGCAAACGGATCTCCGCTAGCATTTTCGTCAGGGATTGCCCTTTCTGACATTAGTGTTACTACTGATCCAGCGAATGGTAACGGGTCATTAACTTATAACAACGTTACAGGCGTAATAACTTTTGAGCCTGCAGATATTTCCTCAGTAACACAATCATTGAGTTGGAATACAGCAACAAATACATTAACAATAAGCGATGGCAACAGTGTTGATTTAAGCTCGTTGGACAGTGCAGGATCAACAACATTCGAAGCACTAACAGATACTAACGTTTCAAACCCTGTTGCTAACCAAGCACTTAGATGGAGCGGTAGCGAATGGATCAACGGTTATATCGACATACAACATATACAGCAAGTTGATAGTGCTGATGCATTAAACGACGGAGACATTCTAAAATATGTTGCAGGCAATGCACAGTTTGAATTTGTAAACTTTGAGCAACAAGTACAAGGTAACATCGATGATCATTTAAATATATCAAGTGCAAGCTCCGGAGAACTATTAAGCTGGAACGGCACTGACTATGCTTGGGTAGCAGATCAAACTGTAACACAAACATTGACATTTGCAAATAATACACTGAGTATTAGCAATGGTAACAGCGTTGATTTAAGCACTCTTGCAGTAGACTTAACAGGCTATGCAACAGAATCATTTGTAAACACTGCTGTAGCAAACGGCGCAGTGGACTTAACAGGCTATGCGACAGAGAGTTACGTTGATAACGCAGTAGCTAATGTTAGTGTAGACTTAACAGGATATGCAACAGAAGCGTATGTAGATCAAGCAAACACTGATCTTAAATCATATGTAGATGGTGGCCTAAACAATTTACAAACATCCATAGGTAGTAGTGCTACAACATTGAGTGGCGAGATTACGCAAGCAAATAGTGATATGAAAGCATATGTTGACACTGCAAACGTAAACATGTTATCGTATGTCGATGCTTTAGAAACAAAGATTTTAGGCGGTGCTAATGTAAACTTAGACAGTTTAGCAGAAGTTGCTAATGCACTAAACAACAGCAATACAGAATTAAGTACAGTTGCTTTCACAGGTAACTATACAGATTTACAAAATAGACCAGCTATAAGTGTGTCAGGCAGTGACTTTACATATGATGGTACTACAATAGATTTAAGCGGGTTGGGAGCAACAGGACCAGCTGGGCCAACAGGACCAGCTGGAGCAGATGGCGCAGACAGCACAGTACCGGGGCCAGCAGGAGCAGATGGAGCAGATGGAGCACCCGGAGCTGATGGAGCTGATGGAGCCGCTGGCGCCCAGGGACCACAAGGTCTTAAAGGAGATACAGGCGATACTGGTTCTCAAGGACCGCAAGGCCAAGCTGGAGCAGATGGCGCTGATGGCGCAGACAGCACAGTACCAGGGCCTACTGGACCAACAGGACCACAGGGTAATGTCGGCTTAACAGGACAGGCTGGTGCAGATGGCGATGACGGCATTAGTATCACAGACGTGACATTAGTTGCTGGTAACTTAGTAATAGATTTTTCTAATACATCCACAACAGACGTAGGCAATATTCAAGGGCCTAAGGGTGATATAGGCTTAACTGGACCAGCTGGCGCAGACGGCGCTGACGGTCAAACAATTACAAGTGCTGCGGTATCAAACGGTGCTATAACACTAACTATGAACGATGCAAGTACTGTAAACGTTACTGGTAGTGTTCAGGGTGCAACAGGCGCTCAAGGCCCACAGGGTCTCAAAGGCGATGATGGTGACGCAGGTGCAGACGGTGCTCAGGGTCCACAAGGACTTCAGGGTACTAAAGGAGATACTGGTGATACTGGCGCAACGGGTCCACAAGGACCGGCGGGTGCAGACGGTGCAGACGGAGCAGCAGGTGCTGATGGTGCTGACGCTGATCTTACAAGTATTAGTGTTAGCACAGCAAGTGCAAACGGAAGCGGTTCACTAACATATGCAGGCGGAACAGGCGTATTTACATTTACACCACCAGACCTAAGCGGATATATAACTAGTGAAACTGACAGCCAAACACTAACTTTATCAGGTAATACACTTATTATTTCAAATGGTAACAGTGTTGACTTAACTCCAATAGCAGGTGGTGGTAACACTGACTCCCAAGACTTAACACTTAGTGGTAATGTAATTAGCCTTACAGGACAAACTGGTAACGTTGACTTAACTACATTACTTGCAGGCGCAGGTGGCGGTGGTGCTGGCGACATAGAAGGTGTTTTAGCTGGCACAGGTTTAAGTGGCGGTGGAACTACAGGAACTGTTTCGTTACATGTTGACCTATCTGAACTTGCTGACATGACCGAAACTGTGGACAGAACTGCAGATGAAGTAATACTGTTAGACAACGGATCACAGAAGCGTAAGCAGTTTTCAGAAATACCATTAAGTTCTTTCAACAATGACTTAGGTTCAGGCATAAGTCTTACAGATATAAGCGGCACAACGGGTATTGATTATGACAATACCACAGGCGAAATTGCACTGGCAGACACTGCTGTAACACCAGGATCATATGGTAGCTCAACACAAGCAGCCTCAATTACAGTTGACCAGCAAGGTCGAATTACAAGCATTGCTAACGCACCTATATCAGGTGGTGGTGGCGGTGGTGGCGGTGGCGGCACCTCTTTTGAATATTTCAAATTGCATTATACAGCAGGTGGCGGCATTGATACTTCACAAGGAACAAACGGCATATCAGATATGAGTTCAGGATTAGGCAATGTATCAGTAAATAATGCCTCTTCAAACAGTTGTGAGATTGAGGTAGACTTTGGCGGAAACTATAGCTTCCCACCAATTGGCATGATGTCATACGGTTTGTCTCAGGCTACTGCAGAATACAACATTAAACAACCAAGTTTGGTAGACGTTAGTACAACACTAAAGCTAGACGCAGGTAGTAACCCACACGGTGCACTTGCTTCTGCAGGGATCACTATGAGCTTAACTAGAGGTGAAACTGGCGCTAGTAGTACATTTGGACAAGTGTCGCATGCTTGGATTTACTTTACGATGGGATCATAATACATGAGCAATACTATAAACAAAAGTGCCTCCCCGGTACTTGACATTTATAAACCAGCAAAGGTTTTACAGTGCACAGTAACTAGCTCAACAGGTGAAAGAACTTGGCCATTTGACGACGGAGAAAATGATCCATGGTGGTCTGGCTCCTCGAGTCCAAAGTTTTATCAATACAGTATTACTTTTACTGTATCCACTTATACGCATGGCTCACACAAGACTAGAGATCCACGTAAATACAACGGCTTAGACATTGCAGTAGGTGATTGGATAGCAGGTTCTCAAGACGGTAAGTGCATGCAGATAATTAGTGTTACTGCTAAAACGGAAACGGAAGTAACTTGTGTAGTGGAAGATGTGTTAAGATATAATACATTTAGAAGTGCTACAGGTTCTCCTTTATTTTCCGTTCCAGGAACTGCAATTGTGTTTACAGTAAATGAAACTGGTAAGCCATTGCTTGATCCTTTGCCAGCAAGTGTCGTAAGCACAGACTTCTTCCCTAATATCACAAGTAGATTTGAATATTTTAACCCGGCAGAGAACTTTAGATTACAAAAAACAAGCCACGGATTTGCTCGTGGAGATGTTATTGTGTGTACAGAAACTGGGGAGTTTGACAAAGCAAATGCTTCAACAGTGGCACGAACTATTGGTGTAGTAAGTGTGACTGGCCCAGGCCCGGATCAATTTATGCTTATGCCTCAGAATAGAATTATTGATTTTAATCCAGCGATACCAGGTGTTGCTGGTGATTATATTTACGCTGATACAGATGGTGACTTAACTACATCGTATACCACAAACAAAGTACTGTTTCTAAAAATTAAAGACAGTATACCAACAACATTAATAAGCGGAAACTCAAGTGCATTGGCTAATGTTAATAGTGTACTAGAAGTTAATGATACAAATGTAACACTTACAGGCGGCAACATATCTACTGTCGTAAGCGATATAACTGCTGCAAACACAAATGTTGTTGCATCAGTAGTGTTAGATGTAGCAAAAGTAACAAGTTCAACTGGCGACTATCTGTACGGTCTAGCGGGCGGTTTTATACCGTTCTCTGCTGCTATAGACAGTGGTAGCGGAAATACAACAATTAATTTTAACAGTGATGCATCTGGTTCTGTTGCTTATGGCGCAGGTATTGCTGATGCAAATGACATCGTAACTTCAATTAACAGTGCTGGAATAACAAATTTATCTGCTATTGTATTAGGATCAGGTGAAATAGAATTAACAGAATCAGAAGGTAATGCAGTAACCATATTCAATATTAACAACGACACAAACGGAACACCATTTGCAGGTTCGGGTAGTGTAACCGGATTAGCAACAAGTACCGGGTCATCAACATTAGAATTAATGAAGTTAACTAGGTCAGATGGAGGACCGATAGATTTAAGAAACAGAGTTGGGACTCCTACCACAGACTTAGAGATTTATAGCGTACACAACGGACAATTTCCACTAGCACTTTATATTGAGCACGGTGTTAAAACAGGTGGTATTGTTGTTGTTAATTCAGTAACAGCAAGAGACAATCTCAGTTCACAAGGCGGCGACATGGCATATGTAACAGATGCAGGCGGCGGTGAGTGGGGTTTGTTTATATATGATGGCGGCGGCTGGGTCGAAGTAGGTAACCAAGACAGTGCTGCAACAGATGCGCAAACATTAACAACAACGTACACAACACCAGGTGGAGGATTGAACGGAATAGAAACTATTAACTTAGGCAACATTTCACCTGGTTGTCGAATAGTAGAAATTGTTGTAGAAGTTGTAACTCCCATGGGAAGTTATAATGGCAACCCTCCCATAGTAGAAGTCGGCGTAACAAATGACATAGATCAATTTATGACCGGTGAAGAATCAGATTTGGAAGAAGCAGCAACATACAGTGCATCTCCCAATTATCTATACCCAGAAACACAAACAACAGATTTACAAATCAAAGCACGAATCACACATAGAAACGCATTACAGGGCGAATTTACTGTGTCAGTAACTTACGTCTAACCACACACTAACCAGAAAAACTGATAAATAAAGAGTGCAGACTAAATTGTTCTGCATGTATTCTTATAAGAAAGGAATTTAATTAACAATCCTAGGAGTAATATAAATGGCTAATATTAAAAACTTTGGAATCAAAGGTATTGCCTCAGACGTACAAATGGGTAAAGGCGGCGGCTTCGTAGTATACGATTCTGCTAACGGTAGATTTGAATTCAAGGACAGCGGCTCTTCATTAGAGAACGTACAGTTTGCAACTGTAGAAGCTGGTACTTGGCAAGGTTCAACAATTGGTGTCACCTATGGTGGTACTGGTTTGTCTACTGTAGCGGCTGACAAGATCCTTTACACAACTGGCGCTGATACATTTGGTACCACTGATATAACTGCAACAGGCATATCCTTATTGGGTTCAGCTGATGCTGCAGCAGGTAGAACAACATTGGGCTTAGGCTCAGTAGCAACACAAAATGCTAATGCTATTGCATTAACAGGCGGCACGTTAGACAATGTCGTAATTGGTGGATCAACAGCAGCAGCTGGCTCATTCACAACGTTAGCAGCTTCATCAGGCTTCACTGGTAACTTAACTGGTGACGTAACTGGTGATGTAACTGGTGATGTAACTGGTAATGCAGATACAGCAACCAAACTTGCTACACAACGTACCTTCAACATCATCGGCGATGCAACTGCACCTGATGAGTTTTTCGATGGTTCAGGTAACTTAACACTAGACCTAACATTAGCAAACAGTGGTGTAACAGCTGGCGTAGTTGGTGGCTCAACAGCGGTTCCTGTTTTAACAGTAGACGCAAAAGGTCGTATCACAGCAGCTACAACAGCAACTATTGCAACTGGCTTCGGTTTAGCAGGCGACAATGGTTCAGCTGACTCAGTAGCTGGTGGCGAGACTATTACATTCGAAGGCACAGCTAACCAAATCGAAACAACAATTTCTGACAACAAAGTTGAAATTGGTATCGTTGATGGTGCAAGCATTGCAAACTTGAGCGTAACTGGCACATTTACAAGTGATGACATTACATCTAGTCAAATTAGTATTGATGGTGATGCAACTATTACTGGTAACTTAACAGTACAAGGTACACAAACAACAGTTAATTCGACAACTGTAGAAACAGCAGACGCTATCTTTAGAACAAACAGCAACGGTTCAGACACTGACGCTGGTTTCGAAGCTAACACTGCAAGCGGCGTTAAGCAGATTCTTTATACATCTGTTGGCGGCGAATGGGACTTCGGTTCTGAAGGCGTTAAAGCAGACAGCTTTACTGGTGACATCACTGGTGATGTAACTGGTCAAGTTTCTAGCATTGCAAACCATGATACGGATGCATTGTCAGAAGGTTCAAGCAACTTATACTTCACTGATGCTAGAGCACGTAGTGCAATCAGTGTAACAGATGCAGGCGGCGACGGTTCATTAGCATACGATAGTGGCACTGGCGTATTAACATACACTGGCCCAAGTCAAGCAGAAGTACTAGCACACATTAGTGGCGGTACTGGTGTATCTGTAAGTGGTGCAGGCGCTATTGCAATTGGTCAAGATGTTGGCACAACTGCTGACGTAACGTTTAACAGCGTTTCAATTGCAGCTGGTCAATCGTATACAGGTGATTTAACTGGTGATGTAACTGGTGATGTAACTGGTGATGTAACTGGTGATTTAACTGGTAACGTAACAGGTAACGTAACAGGTGATGTAACTGGTGATGTAACAGGTAACGCTGACACAGCAAGTGCATGGGCAACTGCAAGAACTATTACACTATCTGGCGATGCCGCTGGTAATGTAAGCATTGACGGTTCAGGCGATGTTACACTAGCAGTTGAAGTTACTGGTGCAGAAGCAACATCTTTGACAGGTGATGTATTTGCAACAAACGGTACTAAAGTACTTGACAACGGTACTGATGGCACTGATGCAGTGTTCACAGGTTCTGTAACAGGTACAGTTAGCGACATCAGCAACCATAGCACAACTGATTTATCAGAAGGCACTAACTTATACCACACAACTGCAAGAGCACGTGGTGCTGTTAGCGCAGGTGGTGATTTAAGTTACGATAGTGCTACAGGTGTTATGAGCTTCACAGAGCGCACAGACGCAGAAGTACGTGGTTTAGTATCAGCAAGTGGTGATCTAAGTTACGATAGTGCAACTGGCGTAATAAGCTTCACAGAAAGAACTGACGCAGAAGTACAAGGCTTGATCACTGTAGATTCTACTTTGAGCAAGACAGGCGGACAGATCAGCATGCCAGCTACTGGCGTAACTGCTGGTACTGTTGGTAGTACAACTGCTGTGCCAATCTTAACAATTGACGCACAAGGTCGTGTTACTTCGACTTCAACAGCAACAATCGCAACTGGTTTCGATATTGCTGGCGACAACGGCACAAACGATGCTGTAGCAGGCGGTCAAACTTTAGAGTTTACTGGTACTGCAAATCAGTTGGAAACAACTGTAACTGACAACAAAGTTGAAATCGGCATTGTTGACGGTGCAAGCATTGCAAACTTGAGTGTAACTGGTACGTTCACATCCGACGATATTACATCTTCACAGATCAGCATCGACGGTGACGCTACTATTACTGGTAACTTAACAGTACAAGGTACTCAGACAATCGTTAACTCAACAACAGTTCAGACTAACGATTCAATTTTCCGCACTAACGCAAATGGTGCTGCAACTGACGCAGGTTTTGAAGCTAATACAGCTAGCGGTGTCAAGCAGATCCTTTATACAACAGTTGGTAGTGAGTGGGACTTTGGTTCTGAAGGCGTTAAAGCAGATAGCTTTACTGGTAGTGTAACAGGTAACGTAACAGGTGACGTAACTGGTGATTTAACTGGTGATGTAACAGGTAACGTAACTGGTAACGTAACTGGTGATTTAACTGGTAACGTAACTGGTAATGTAACAGGCGATGTAACTGGTGATTTAACTGGTGACAGTGCTGGTACACATACTGGTGCAGTAGTTGGTAACGTAACAGGTAACGTAACAGGTAACGTAACTGGTGATTTAACTGGTGATGTAACTGGTGACCTAAACGGTGCAACTGTAACTGCTTCTGGTACTGTACAGTTTGGTTCATTAAGCGATGGTACATTGACATTGGCTGGCTTCAAAGATGAAGACGACCTAGCGTCAGACAGTGCTACTCATGTTCCAACACAGCAATCTGTTAAAGCATACGTTGACGCACAAGTAAGTCAAGTTGACGATACTATACTTAGAGCAGCTTTCACAGCAGACAGTTCTGCAAGCAGCTTCACAGTAGGTACAATGCCAAGCACAGCGGGTAGAACTTACATTGGCTCAAGAGTCATTGTTAAAGTTTCAACTCCATTTGCTGGTGCTGACGTTGACGCAATTGTTATATCTGATGGTACAAACACATTAGTAAGCAATGCATTAACTGATCCAACAAGTGCAGGCACTTATGTAGTTGACCTCGGTGCAGAAGCAATTGCATCTGGTGCAACTGTAACAGCATCCTTTAAGGACACTAGCGATTCTAGCAGTGCTCCTACTTCAGGCGCTGTAACAGTAACAGTTGAGTACAACTTCTCTAATTAATAGAAGTTAGAAAAATAGAAGATAGGGCCTACGGGCCCTATTTTTTTGGCTGTAATAAATACAAATACATGTTGCAAAAGGAGAATTCATATGAAGAATATACTAATCGTGGTAGGTATGTCACTACTAATAGCATGTAGCGATACAGATCAAGTCGTAGAGCAAGGTAACGAGCAATATGTTGCTCCGGGCAATTATCAGAATGATGCAGACACTTGGGGTAACCTCGGTGAAGAAGTAACAATAAAAGGATGTGAGGATTGGAAGGAGCGTAATGAGGAGGCAGACTGCTAATGAAAGATATAAAAGAAATAGTCGACCAGATCCATACTGATATTAGCAAAGCGTTCACATATAAAACTGACACTGAAATGCATGGTATGAATGAGCATTGGCAATTTCCCGATGATATGTCAGACATTAAGGATGACTGCGATGGGTTTGCTATTGCATGTAGGACTAAAATTCGTAAGGAAGAGCTTGATAGTAGATTAGTGGTATGTAAATGCGAAACTGGTGAGATGCACTTAGTTTGTGCATCAGGTAATTATATACTCGATAACAGGCAAACTTCAGTAAAAACCAAACAACAACTAGAACGCATAGGGTACACTTTTTTGTACGTAAGCGGGCTAGAACCTGGAGATCCGTGGCACAAACTCGTTTGATCTCTTAACTTCCGTACAAAAACCGTAACAAAAACAAGCACTTAGCAAACACAAAAAAAAGGTTGACTTTAGCCCAAATATCATTATAATACGTATTGTAGTTGGGCAAAGCGGCTGGTATTTCGTAAATTGGGTTAGGATGTATCCTTGTAAATTCCCTAAGTGTACCTTTGTCCACTACAATTATTTCGGTTGACATGACTGGTCATTTCAACTATAATATCCACATTGTTTACGTAGGAGAATACGTTTGAATATTTCTGTTACTGGTCCACGTGGTGCTGAGTTGGATATTGGCTTACAAGCATATGCAACGTTAGCTGTCAAAAGTTTTGCAAAGCAATTAGGTATTAGTCGCCTGCATACAAATCTGCATATTAAAATTCATAACAATCTTTTTGTTGATAAAGAAAACAGTATGGGTCTCTGCGAAGCAGTCGATAATCGAAACTTTGTTATCGATGTAGCACTATTTGGTAATTGGCTGAGCACTCTTGCACATGAAATGGTTCATGTAAAGCAATTTGCTAATAGCGAACTAGACCCCTGCATGTCCAGATGGAAAAGCAACAGGTATGTAGACCATATTGCATATTGGGATCAGCCGTGGGAGAAAGAAGCACGGCGTTTACAAAATAAGTTAGTTCTAGAGTTTGATAAGGATTAAAGAAGTGCAACAAGTTTATGCGGCCATAGCTCAATCGGATAGAGCATCAGCCTTCTAAGCTGAGGGTTCCAGGTTCGATTCCTGGTGGCCGTGCCATTACAATGTTTAAGGAGTTTGGATAACTCCAACCAGTTAAAAGAGGGTATTAGTTAGAGGGCGTGAAAAGGCGGTCCCAAAGTATTCGGGGTCGTGAGGTGCAGTACAGTTTATGTACAACTCATTCAATATTGAGAGCGGGGCCTTTTCAAAGGAAGTAAATAAGAGAAAGGAAAGAAACACAATGAAAATAGACGTATTGGATTATATTGAGTCTGATGGTGGTGGAGCAACAATATCGTTTGACATGGATTCTGAAGCGATTAATTTTTTTGCAAAAATAGGTATTACTACTGCATTGACAGAATCTTTAAATGATGCAGTTGAATTCCACGGTAAAGATATTGATAGTGGTCAGTTAAGTCTTAATATATAGAATAATGCCCGGGTGGTGGAATTGGTAGACACAAGGGACTTAAAATCCCTCGCCAGCAATGGCATGACGGTTCAAGTCCGTCTCCGGGTACCACATTCTGGTTTGGCTCTCCCAGGGTAAAAAAGAGAGCCAACAATTTATTCCGCAATAGCTCAGTTGGTAGAGCAACAGACTGTTAATCTGTGGGTCCTTGGTTCGAGCCCAAGTTGCGGAGCCAGTTAACGGAGTATAGCACAGCCTGGTAGTGCGCTGCCTTTGGGAGGCAGAGGTCCAAGGTTCGAATCCTTGTACTCCGACCATTAAGGAGATATGTATGGAAAGTATATATATTTTAGTTGGGTTGTGTACTGTTATATTTGTGTGGTCCTGTATTAGTGTATACAGGTATATTAAAGATGATCTAGACTTCAGTGATCTAGTAAAAGAGGAAACAATGGTCAACCGTAGGCAGCAAAGGGCAGTGTCACAGCGACAACAAAATGCTCGTCGAGTACAGTTTAATCAAACATACAGTGCAGACAGCTTGTTTGAGGATATACCGGGCGACGACAGCAATGTACAGCTCACTATACCCCAAGAGGCATGTGAAGCTGTTGGATTATCCCCAGGCGATTCTGTTACAGTAAGTCGCGAAGATAGCAGCATAATTATTACAAAAGATAAAGATTGAAGTTTTGGGCCCATAGCTCAGTTGGTCAGAGCACTCGACTCATAATCGATTGGTCGTAGGTTCAAGTCCTACTGGGCCCACCATATTAGTTAGAGGAGATACTGTGTCACTAATAGATACTGTAACACAAGAGTACGAAAATTTAAGTTATATGTCGCACGAGCAAGCTGCATGGTTGCGTGATGTTATAATGGATAACGAGTACTCGAGTATCTGTGAACTAGGTTTCTATCACGGTAAAGGCACAGCATACTTTGCCTCTATACTTAAAGAACAAGGTTTTGGCAAAGTCCACACCTTTGATCGTAAAACTAATCTAGTAAAGCCTAATATAGATCAAGTACTATCTAAACTTGATTTACAAGAGCTAGTAACAATTACAAGAGCGGAGAAATGTTTCTTGTGGGAGTTGGGTAAGTTGGTTGAGCAGAATAGTACACCAATATACGATTTATGTTATATTGATGGTGGACACGACTTCCCAACTAGCGCATTAGCCTTTACTTTAGTTGACAAGCTCACAGCCCCAGGCGGAATGATAATTTTCGATGATACCAATTGGAATGCTCAAAGAGACTTACCATGTGATTATAGTACCATTTATCCCAGAATGTCACAGGAAGAATCTACTATTGCGGCTGTGAATTTTGTATGCGATAACATTGTACCTAGATATGACTATACAGAAATTCCGCTTGCGAAGTATGATTGGCGTGTTTTTACTAAAATAAAAACTTGACATTCGTACAATGTCATATATAATGTACATGAGTTTGAAGTGTTTAGTTATACTGAGAACGAGTAGGTAGGCGGATCTTTGTGCATGTTTATTGGGAACATGCAAAGAATGGTGAAGTGAAGTCGTTTTTAGGTGAGTGGTGTTAACGGTAGCATGGCGGTCTCCAAAACCGTTGGTTGGGGTTCGAATCCCTGCTCGCCTGCCATTTATGCACAGTGTATTAAATATGCTTGAACGTATATATAAATTTTGGGAAATAGAAGCAGATCATATATCCGGTGATGAGTTCACTGGGTACGAATCACTATATCCGCAACTAGCAAAATACACTAAGGAAGTTTACAATGAAGACCCAGAAAAAACAATTGAGGAAGTGTTTGATTTATACCGTAGTATTAATCTTGTGCCTATTGTTTACTTCACAGACAGCGGCTTAATACAAGCAATAAAAGATTTTAAGCGTTCCAGTTATAACAATGTAAGTTTAGGACGTATAGGTTTAGGTAATAACAAAGGCCAATCGATAAACCGTTTCTTGTTTACAAACATGATGACTGCAGAACCCAAGGGCAGAGGATCAAATAGCCTTAGGGACAGATTCTACAACGACACTAAATTACGTAGAGCTATCCGAATTTGCTTTGAATTCAGAGAAGGTAATAATCTTGTGCACCCCACTGCTATTCGCAGATCACTAGAGCTAGTCACAGGAGAAAACATACAGAACTTTAAGTCTCAAAATGCTAGGGCAATAGTAGAGTATTGTTGTCCTGTGCTGTGGGGGCGAGTGTACGATTATAGTTGTGGTTACGGCGGAAGATTATTAGGCGTAACCAGTAGCAATCTTCAACTTGAATACGTAGGCGTAGATCCTAACACGGAAACTGTTGAGAACTTAAAATTATTAAACAGTTTTATAGAACAAGCTGGTGGACGTCCAGGAGAAATACATCAAAGTGTAAGCGAAGAGTTTGTGCCTGAGAACATTGATTGTGCATTTAGTAGCCCACCATACTTTAACCTAGAGAAGTATTCAGACGAACCCACGCAGTGTATGAATCAGTTCAACAGTATAGATGAATGGTTTGAGGGATACGTTGCACCTACTATGCAAAACATACACACAGGACTAAACTCAGAAGGTGTGTTTGCAACAAACATTGCAGATTATAAAACGCCAAAAGAAGAGTTCAAGGTTGTAGACAGATGGATAAGTACAGCGGAAAAAATAGGTTTTAAACACACAGAAACATTAAAGATGATGCTAAACACTCGACCCGGAGCAGGCAACGGAAAGCAAGAAGGTGTTGAAAAATACGAAGGCGTATATGTGTTCGAGAAGGTTAACAAGTGAAAAATAAATCAGAAGAAATACAAGCAGAGGTATCCGAGCAGTTTAAAGACAGCGCCATGAGCGAAAGCAGCAAAAGCATAATGCGTGTCAGGACAGAACGAAATAGATTGCGTCAGGAACTAGATGATATTCAAGACCTAGTAGACGAACTAACACCGTCCACACCAACTGGCACCATTGACAGCCGCATCAAATGGATAGCAACTATCTTTGCAGTTGTTGGTGTATTTTTACAGAGTGCAGAGTTCATGCTTGCTGGCAAAGTGGCATATGCGTTAAGTTCTATAGCGTGGACATATGTAGGACATTGCTGGAATGACAAAGCAATTATGATCGGTAGTGCTATCACAGGCACAGCCGTATGTATGAATTTATCTAAGGTGTTTATATGAAAATTAAAATAGGACCATACCCCAAGCATCGTTGGTTCAAATCCAACAGGGCCCACCAAATTAACTACTATGCACAGCGAGTTGGAGTATCGCAATGACAATGCCAAATGAAAGACGAAATGCTGTTAACTATACTAGGCAGTTCCTGGTAGACTTAATGGATCCTAAGAAGACACCTAGGGTGCCAAGTGCTATACGCAAAGAAGCATATCGTTGCTTAAAGCATTACCCAGGCGAATACTATATGGAAGAAGCGGCTGAACAGGCACCTAACATATTTGGGGAGTGGAACAGTGGATTATAGCCCTGACAGTTGGGTAGTATTAAAGATCAAGCCAGGTAAAGGCGCATTCCCTTTCTACAAAGTTCTCGCAGGATGGAGCGGTGGTTATCTAAGCGGTGATAGTTGGAGAATGAACAGTGGTATTACTCTTACGTTTGATCACGAGGATGAAGTTCATTTCTATGGTGAAAGTGGGTCAGTCTACAGATGTCCTAAAGGAGCCTACGGACTTAGAATGAGTACTGCTGGTATCTATAATCAGTTGATAGAAAAGCAGGAGTTCGGAGGTCAAATTCAATTGATGCCTGAAGATACAGATTGGATGGAGTTAGTATGAAAATTAAAATAGGACCATACCCCAAGCATCGTTGGTATCATAACTTTCTATACGAGAAGTTTGGTATCGGTAATGAGCCTAAAGTATCTGTGCACATAGACGACTTTGATACTTGGAGCATGGATCACACCCTCTCGTATATTATTGAGCCAATGCTCAAGCAACTCAAACTAACCAAGCATGGTGCTCCTTATGTGTACCCAGAGGATGTTCCTGCAGAGTTGCGTCCTACTAAGAAAGAACTAACAGCATACACTAAAAATGGTGAGACTGATAGCAAGTTCTTTGAGCGTTGGGATTGGGTAATGGATGAAATGATCTTTGCCTTTGAGAGCAAACATAACGACTGGGAAGAACAGTTTCGCTCAGGCGAACACGATGTGCAGTGGATTGAAGTACCGGAAAGTGAAGGCCTAGGCGAACTGGTTAAAGGACCTAACGATACATTTGAAATTGATTGGGAAGGACTTAGAGCATACCAAGAGCGTATCACAAACGGGTTTAAGTTATTTGGAAAATACTATGAAAACCTCTGGGACTAATTATAATCCTAACAACTGGATTTATCCTAAACAGGATAGCGAGGGACAATGGTGGTATAACGATCAGCCTGTTGAATTAGTCGTATTACCTCAATCAGACAAGGTAGAATACCTAAAATCCATGGGTGTTCAGCCCAAAAATACCCCAAAAAACACAAAAATCTAGCATTTTTTTACAATTCTCAATGTAATCAAGCACTTACAAATCACAAAAAGGTTGACTCTAGCCGGAAAAACCGGTATAATATATACATATTAACAATTAATGCATTGGAGCATTTATGAAAAAGACTGTACTAGCACTAGCACTTAGCGCATCAACAACGGTATTAGCACAAGGCGTCGAGCTTCGTGTACTTGACGTTGATCCTGTAATGCGAGACGTTACACGATATCACACAGTAGTGGAAACTCGCAAAGTTTGTTATCGTGAAAATCGTTCCAGTGGTCTATTAGAGCGTGTAGTAGATGGCGGATTTGGTAGCACTGAAGGGTTGATCGGCGCTGGGGTTGGTGTTGCGATTGGCGATAAGATTGGCGGTGGACGTGGAAACGATGCTGCAAAGATTATCGGTGGACTGATTGGTAACAAGATTGGTAACAATGTTGCAAACAATCGTCGATCACAATGTGAGTTCGAAGATGTTGAGCGCAGAGAGCCGTACCGAACACAAGAGATCAGCAGCTATCGTATTACCGTTGAGATGGAAGGTTCCACGTTTGTTGTTAACCGACCGTTTGCACCAAGTGTAGGCGATTATATTCCTGTAAGCCTTCGAGTACAATAATATGACCGATGAGAATGACAAAGGGAAAGTCATAGATATCTTTTCAAAGACTAAGAAAAGAAAAACAGACTTTCTAAAAGTATCAAATCTCGTTGACACTGCAATGCATGATCTGTTTGCTGCTCTCAGTGAGGATGATCAAGGTCAATTCAAAGAATTTCTGTGGGAGAAACACCCTGAGCTTGCAATGAAAATGTTTGGCGAGTCAGATGGGGTACGTTTTGAAGACATTCAAATAGACGTTGATAAGATTGCTTCTCAGATAGAAGAGCTAGAGCATTCATATCAGGGGACTATGGGTAATTTAATTGGATTGATCTATATTACTGCCCAATGCTATGCAGATTTAGAAAATAAGAACCTAATGTTTCTAAATGAAGCATTAGGTAAGGTTGTTGAGGGATACAACACCTTAAATAAAGGTTGACTTTAGGCTGTAAAGAAGTATAATAGTACTTGTAGGTTACAAAAACACGTAGGAGAAACGTATGGAAACTTTACAAATTCGCCCCACAGAGACCCGCAATATTGTAGGTCGGGCATTAACAGGCAAGCGTCCTATCTTTGTATGGGGTGCTCCTGGTATTGGTAAGTCAGATCTAGTGCAGAGCATTGTTAATGACATGCCCGGTAATAACCTAATGATAGACATGCGATTGGCACTTATGGAGCCAACCGATCTTCGTGGCTATCCTTTCCGTAACCCGGAAACAAACCAAATGGAATGGGCTCCCCCAGCTGATCTTCCTAGCCAAGAAACGGCTGATCAATACGACACAATTGTGTTGTTCCTAGACGAGCTTAACAGTGCTCCGCCAAGTGTACAGGCTGCGGCGTATCAGTTGATACTGAACGGGCGCATTGGTCAGTATGTGATGCCAAACAATGTAAGAATTGTAGCGGCTGGTAACCGTGAGACGGATCGTGGTGTTACATACAGAATGCCAGCACCGTTGGCTAACAGGTTTCGACACGTATACATGACTGTGAACTTTGATGATTGGAGCTCTTGGGCATCTGAGAACCGTGTTCACCCTGATGTAGTTGGTTACTTGACTTATGCTAAGGCAGATCTATTTGACTTTGATCCTAAGTCTAACAGCACGGCATTTGCTACACCTCGTTCGTGGGTTAACGGTGTTAGCGATATACTTTACACTGATGGCTTTGACTCTGCACCCGAGTTTGAGCAGAAGGCAGAGATCGCATCTGCTGTAGGGGAGGGCATGGCTATGAAGTTTGTTGAGCATCGAAAGATTGCGTCCAAACTGCCCAACCCAGAAGATGTGCTCAACGGTAAGGTCAAGAAGCTAGAAATCAAGGAGCGAAGTGCACAATACTCGTTCGCTGTAGGACTATGCTACGAGCTTGCTGAGTTATCGACTACTGATGAGAAGTTATTTGATAAAGGTGTTGATTACTTCTTCGACTTTATCATCAACAACTTCCAGCCCGAGCTAGTGATATACAGTGCAAAAACAGTGCTCAGTGATCACGATATTGATATAAAACCGAGAAAACTCCAAAGTAAAAAGGAGTTCAAAGATCGCTACTGGAAATACCTATTCCCGGCGGCGTAGTAATAAAATTGGTTGCTGTATCCTACAATGTTACTCCTACAACAGCTGCATCCAATTTTTCACCCCGCTTCGGCGGGGTTTTTTTCATAAAAAACTTGACTTCTGACTCAAAATCAGTATAATAGTATGTATAAATTAGCAAATAGGACAGAGAAATGGCCGATATAGTACACGCTAAATCCCCCAAAATATCCGGGACACCCAATGATACTGCCCACAAGGCGTTAGAAGCCATTCCAGAAACAACGCTGACTACCGCGGAGATTGAAGACAAACTAATAACAGCAAGAATCAGTATGCTTCTGCACACTCCGTTCTACGGTAATCTAGCATGTCAGTTAGACATTAGAGACGCTACCGACTGGTGCCCCACAGCCGCTACTGATGGCAGATACTTTTATTACAACCGCAACTTTGTTGCCGCACTGAGCAATCAGGAACTGGTGTTCTTATGGGGTCATGAAGTAGAGCACTGTGTTTATGACCATATGGGTCGACGTGGTGACCGCAACCCTATCCTATGGAATGTTGCCAATGACTATGTGGTTAACATGGATCTAGTAGAAGGTAAGGTTGGTGAGAAAATTAAGTTAGTTGACATCTGCTTTGACTGGAAATATAGAGACTATACTTCAGACGAGGTGTATGACGACTTGTTCAAACAAGCGGAGGAGGAAGGCAGAGTCATTGACATGTCTACATTAGATGTTCACTTGGACATGGACGACTCATCTGATGACGAAGGCGCTGGTGCTCCGAGCAATGGTAACAAAGATGCTGAAGGTAAAGAAGGGCAAGGCCCAGAAAAATACACTGCTGATCAAAAGCGTGAAATTCGTGAGAAGTTTAAGAACGCAACGATCCAAGCAGCAAAAAGTTCTGGCGCTGCCAATACTCCCAAAGGAATCAAGCGACTGATCGATTCACTTGTTAATCCACAACTCAGCTGGAAAGAATTGTTACCACAGCAAATTCAAAGTATTATTAGAAGTGACTACACGTTTAGCCGTCCCAGTAGAAAAGGTATGGACCAAGGTATTTGGTTACCTGGAATGGATCGTGAACAAACGATCGATGTTGCTATTGGTATTGACACGTCAGGTTCAATGACTGATGCTATGTGCAGAGACATACTCAGTGAGGTTAAGGGCTGTATGGATCAATACAGTGACTTTAAAATTCACTTGTTCTGCTTTGACACAGAAGTACACAATCCGCAAGTGTTCACTGAGCACAACATGGAAGAGTTTATGGATTACGAAACAGCTGGAGGCGGTGGCACTGACTTTGATTGCTGTTTCGATTACATGAAAGAGCAAGGTATTCAACCCAAGAAGTTTATCATGTTCACAGACGGTTACCCTTGGAACAGTTGGGGAGATGAGAGCTACTGTGATACGCTGTTTATTGTACACGGAGGTGGCTTTGGTAACAAAGTACCAGAAGCACCTTTCGGTATAACTGTTCCTTACGAGAGAGATGCTGCGTAAGTGGAATTTAAGCCAGATGATTTGATATTTTCACAAGACACCCAGTTGTCTTTGGAGGAGTTGCTGAAGCAATATGAGTACTTCGGCGACTCCTCCCATGCGGAAGTATGGAAGGAAAAGATCATAGGCGCACATTTGGATACTACACAGCCTGTTATTATCATGGAGATAGGGACAGGCATAGGATCTAGTGCAGAGTGGATGAACACCCATATATGTAAGCATCCTGAGAGTTTTATACATACAGCAGGTATAGACCCCAAGCAAGGCATAGATGAATATGCTGACAATCGATTAAAATCGTTCCCCAAGATAAGATACTATAACCAGTACGGCATTGCAGTAATGAAACATCTGCAGATTATGTACGACATGGTATACATCGACGGAACTCACAGATACCTGAGTGTGCTTAACGATGCAAAGTTTGCACTCAAGTATTTAAAGAAGGATGGGATCATAGTATTTGATGATTGCGATGATGCATGGCCTGAAGTTATGCAGGCTGTAAATGAATTTGTATCCTCAAATAATCTAACCCTTGAACAACTTAGCGAAAGACAGGTATTAGTAAAACGATGACATTTAGAAGATTTAACAGACTAACCGAAGATGAAATTGTATTGTTAAAAGGCACAGAGAAATTAGCAAGTATGCTTTCTAACAAATTTTATACAGATGATCCCGATGTGGTTCGACACTTAGAACAATCTGCTATTTGTCAGTGGTGTTGCATTGTGCACGGTGAAGGATATATTTTATACTTCGAAAGCCTAGAGGATGCACACTTAGCAAATCAGTACTCAAACGGTTCAGATACTGTAAGCCAACCACCAATCCATTCTATAAATATTGTACATGAATCAAACTAAACCTATATGGTCTCCCAATGAATGGGATCCGTTAAAAGAAATTATAATTGGTACAGCAACTGGTGCAAATATACCTCACGGTGATCTAAGCCACCATGCTACTAATTATGCAAATCTTACTCCAGAAGAGTATGCTAACGTACCCAAGGGCAGATATCCTGCTCACGTATACGAAGAAGCTGAAGAAGACTTAGCAGGCATGATAGATGTGTTAGAAGGGGAAGGTGTTAAAGTTCACAGACCCGACATGACTGCCGTAGACTTCGCTAGTAACGTTTCCAATGGATTATGGCAGTCTGATCAATATGAAGCATACTGCCCCAGGGATAGTGTCACAGTAATAGGTGACGCAATTATCGAGGGTGCTATGAGTCTTAGGGCTCGCTATCACGAAACGTTCTTGTTCAATCAGTTATTTCAGGACAAGATGATGCAGGGTGCTCGTTGGTTACCTATGCCTAAACCTATGTTGCAAGATAATTTGTTTAAACTGCAACCAGGCAGAGACCCAAGTGTAAACAACAATGAGCCTATACTCGATCCAGCAAACTTAATTAGGTGCGGCTATGACATCCTTTATCTTATATCTAATACAGGAAATGCTAAAGGAGCTCAATGGCTTCGTAACACGCTCGGCCCACAGTTTAGGGTTCACGAAATGCACGACTTATACAGTTGGGCTCACGTTGATAGCACTATTATGCCTTTGCGTCCTGGTCTGGTAATACTTAATGCTAGTAGAGTCGATAAGGACAAGATCCCATCTATCTTTAAGGACTGGGATAAAATCTGGTACACTGAAGAAATGTGCGTGGGACAGCCCTGCTTGGAAGACTATGCTCCTGCAAGTGAATGGATAGGCATGAATGTGCTCAGTATAAGCCCTGACAGCGTCATAGTGCCCCAAGAAGAAGTGGGTTTGATACGTGAAATAGAGAAACACGGAGTCAACGCAGTGCCCGTTAGAATGCGTCATATGCGTACATTAGCTGGCGGACCTCACTGTGTGAGCTGTGATTTAGTGCGAGAAGGCACCCTAGAATCATATTAATTCTTGACTTTACTTGTGGTTTTCAGTATAATATACTATTAAACAGTGCAGAAACACTATGACTTATTTAGCGATCAGTGACGTACATAACGATTATAGGTCCTTGTTAGCGGCATATAACAAGAGTGTTGAGCTACGGGCAACGCCAATCTTCCTTGGTGACATTGTGGATTATGGCCCTGATCCAGCTAATACTATATTGTTTGCTTCGTACCTAGCAGAAACAGGCAAGGCTTTATTTGTTGAAGGTAACCATGACAACAAAATTTACCGGTGGGCCCAGGGCAACGATGTTAAACTGTACCCGCCGGCTATGGATACAACTATCAGCGCATTAGAAGATCCAGTAGTCAAGGATGCATTCTTTAGTTTGTATGCTAACATGGTGCCTTACGTTGAAATAAGCAACACTGTTTTGACTCACGGGGCAGTACTACCTGAGTTTTGGGAAGGTGAGAAAGATACTAAAAAAACTCAGCGTGGGTTCTTATATGGAGAAATAAATCCAGACAGAACTAAAAAAATAATGTTGCGAGGGCAAGAGTATCCCAGCAGATTATATGATTGGACTTTAGGAATACCCGAAGACAAGACAGTTGTTGTAGGGCACGATCGAAGCCCATTTGAAACAATACCTACCTTTGATAAGAACATAACAAAGGTAAGTGTTAACAAGAATGTGCAAGGCGGCACAGCCATTTTTACCGATACTGGTGGTGGCAAGGGCGGTTTTGTATCAGCTGTAGTGCTAGATAACGAAGCAAAGTACCAAGAAAGTATCAGCTTTAAATAACCACTATATAAATAAAACTGTGTTAAAAACACACTAACTAACGGAGAATTAAAAAATGAGCGAAGAAGCTACTACCTCAGGTGAAACTGAGATTGTAAACAACGATGCAGCAGAGCAAGTTGCACCAGAGAATTTAACCCTGCGTGAATTGGATCAATTGGCACAAGTAATTGACTTGGGAAGCCAGCGTGGTGCATACCGAGCAGGTGAACTAGAAGTTGTTGGAGCACTTTATAACAAATTGGTAGCATTCCTATCATATGTACAGTCACAACAACAAGCGGCGGCTGAAGCAGAGTCTGCTGAAACAGAAGAGGGTGCAGAAGCATCCGAAGGTGAGTAAATATGTCTACTAAAATCATGAAACACGTAGGCACATATGGCGGTAAGCCTTGTGTCATAGTGTTTAGAGAATTGCCAGACGACAACGACTCGGCATTGATTGTACCTAGTAATACACTAGAAGGTCAATTGCACGATGACGTTATGAACGTAGTTGATAGTCATGAAGCACAAAGTGCGCAAGACATCAGCGAAGTACTACATCGCAGAATGTTGTCCGACGGCGAAAACATGTTGTCTGCATTACATGCACGTGGCAAGTTGCAAAAAGTTCCGGTCAGTATGGTGCAGTTAACTCCTGCTCCAAATCAATCTGTACCATTGGGTGATATTAATAAGGAAATCAAAAAGATCGCAGAGGGAACAAATCCTCCGCTGAAAACTGATTCTCCTGAGACCCGAGTTACTACAGCACAGATTGAGGGTACTACGGCTAATACATCATCAGAGCCTAGCGATATTGCTAAGAACTTGCTTACACAAGCATCGTTACTTGAGCAAGATGCTAAGTCTTTGGTTGAGGATGCAGAACGTAAGCGTAATGAAGCATACGAAATGGATCCAGGTCTAAGACCCAAGAAAGGGCCAGGTAGGCCCCAAAAAGCTACCATTGATAATATCTGATATAAGTAATAGTATATCACAAAATTTGTAGGAGATGACGTGGCATCTAATGATGTAAGAATACTTTTGGTAGCAAAGAACAGTAACAATGGAGATTTTGAGGAGTTACTCAAGGAAATTTTTCCTAGTGAGATACCTCTTGATATAATCGACAAAGTAGTGTTGGAATTCAAAGACGGTCAACAGGCTATTATGAATCATAAAGAGCTCAATGAACCGCTTCCCACGTCACCCAACAAAACATGGCAAACAATGATAAAAGCGTTCTCCAACGTTAGTAAAGTCAGCATTGTTGTCGACGTTCGGAAAATAGAACGAGCTGTCGACAGCAAAGTTGGCTCTATGTTGGATAAGTTTTTCGACTAAAGGTTCATAATGAAAATAGCGATCACTGGTAATAGTAGCGGAATTGGTCTATCATTAGACACTGTACTATCGCTTACTAGTAAGCATGAAGTTCGTGGGTTTTCTAAAAGCAACGGGTTCAATATTGCAGACGATAATGGTGAATCAATCATTGACACTATCCTCGACTACGATCCCGATGTTGTTTTTAACAATGCATACTATCCTGGAATACAAAACAAGATTCTAGAAACACTGTATGAAAAATGGTCCGATCGCGATAAGATTATAATAAACACAGGATCAATTAGCGGATACTTGAAAGGTATACTGCTTAATGACGACAGTGACTATGTTAATGATAAGCGAGCGTTGTCAGAGTTTTGCATTAGAAACAGCTTCAACTATCCGTGGGCTAACAAATGTCGTATACATTGTATTAGCTTCGGCTTTGTTGCTACACCGTTAATTACAAACACTAACAAAACAATCAACCAAACTGAAGATCTTATTGGTGAAGAAGCAGCTGCGTTTGCACTAATTGATTTGATGGAAAATAAGGACTATAACATAGCAGAGCAAGTTATTAATTGCACGTTTTCTTCTGATGAAGAGATGTTAACAACATTTGACGTTGCAAGTAGAAACATGCTTAAACATGTAGCAAGATCTAGAAAGAAAAAATAGCAAAACAGTAAACTAATAGAGTGGACTCAAGGCGGTATTATGCACTCATTGTGATTATGATGTACACAAGGAGCCATAATGAAACACGCAATTTTAATCTCAACCATTCTGATTCTATCTAGCTGTGGAGGCTCAAGTTCTACTGAAGAAGCTACGCCTCCCACAGTAGTAGCAACAACTCCCAATAACCCCTCACAAGGCACAGTACTCGAACAACGCTGTTCCGATACAACTCTTATAGAAGTAATTGCCGATGGGCTAGGCGGATCAACGGAAACGCAGACTGAGAATTCAGAGGCATGCGGCTACGAAGATCCTCCCCAATACGGCACTCCAATTGGCAGTGCATACTGCGCAAACAAAACACAAACAGTGTTTAACACTCTCCTTGCTATTCTTACGCAACTAAGACAGCATGATAAAGTACAGGACTTCGCTAACGGCATTGGAGGTGTGTACACAGAGATTGTAGAATCAGAATCTACAGATTGCGGAGCCAGCGAAGAGCCAGAAGAAGGAACTCCTATAGGAGAATCGTACTGCGCAAATACTGTTACACAGGAAGAATTTGACCAGCACAAGGACAGTATAAATCACTTATTGTCTGAGGATAGGTTACAGGACTTTGCTGACGGTGAGGGCGGAACTTATACTGATCGAGTTGTACACATTGATCAATCATGCTTTATACAAATGGCGAAGCCAGACGAATGCCCAACAGATTTCTCTGCAGGAATTGACACCAGATACAACTACATGACATGCGATGGTATACTGCAAAAGTCGGATGTAAACTTCCCTTACCAGCCTGTCACAGCCGATGCAGGCAGAGCTGTTATTGATATGCTAGTAGTTTTTGATTCCAACATCAGCGATGAGCAACTCGACGGGATGACCATAGAAGAGTTTGTGGACAAACAATTTTTTGACGCTAACCATATATACATGATATCAGGTGTGTACACTTTGTTACGTGTAGCTGACATCAAAATTGTTGACGTACAGCCAGGCGATTTGTATAGGCAGTATGCGGCATTCTTTAATGGACGTTACGAGTTTCAAGGATTAGATAACTGGCAACGTGATGCCAATGCAGATATGGCATTCTTGTTTAAAGCAAAACCCAGCGATGCTATTGCATGTGGGGTAGCCAGTTTAGATGCTAGTCGGGGCTTGGATAAAACACGGGGGATCACACAGTGCTACCATAACAGTCAATTTAAATCAACTGCGAGTACACGTTACTATCAACGTGCGAACGAAACATTTGCACACGAAGTAGGACACTTACTTGGTGCGGCACACGAATGGAATGACACTGATACGCCCGGGCTGTTCGAACACTCCTATGGATATAATCTTCCCGGGTTTGACTTACAATCAGACAATCCGAACTATGCTGGTACGTACGGTGGGTACGGAACTATCATGAGTTATGCAGACTTATCTACAGGTAGATTCTCTGATCCTAATTCAACGTGCATAATTCCTGAAACGGGGCAGTCAGTACAGCTGGGCACTGATGGTGGTTGCTTTTGCTTAGATGGAAAGGAGGAACAACCTCCTCCCACCAACAACACCAATACAATCCAACGTACCCGATGGCTGATGAGTCAGTTACACGAATTGAATCACAATATAATACGTACCCAATCTCCAGCGTTTAGCATCCAAACTCACCCAGATATTTGCCTATTTTAACTAAGTGCTTGATTTACATACAGAAAAAACTCTAGTGTAATCAAGCACTTAAAAACATGCCGGAATTTCTGGAAATTATTTTAAAAACCTAACAAAATCAACGACTTACAGCGTTTCCAAAACTTGACTTCTCCCCAAAAACCAGTATAATAGTATACATAATTAAGCAAAAGGGTAGAAGATATGTTGAAATTTGCAGAGACGGCTAAAGTTGGTGACGTAATCAAAGCGTTTGATTTTAAGCCAATGGAAGGTCGTGAGGACAGTTTCCTAGTTGGTAAGGTTATTGAGAAAGGTCCAATTCATCGTTTTGAACCAGAGCTGGGACGTGAGATTTATCTGTGCGATGGATACACTATCGAAGTCACTGAGTGTAGTGACAACGTTCGCCAAGGCGACACAGGTTTTGTTCCATTTCAAGTTAGCATGATGGAATATGACGAAAGAGTTTCTGTGGTCGAGTCTGCCTAAAAAGGTTGACTTGCGCCACTTTTTCCGGTATAATTGTATACATAATTAAGCAAAGGGTAGAAAATATGTTAACAGAACAAATTCACAACGAAGCACTTCTTAATGCGGCGCAAGCCACAGACAACTATATTAAGGCTCACGGCGAGCATCCAGGTAACTGTGGATTTGCATGGGTGTCCTGTTACGAAAAAGGCAACACCAGAGTAGGCAAGAGTTTTATTGCTCAGGGCTTTGATAAAAGTTACGAAGGCGGGTACAAGTTATGGAACCCAAGCGGTAGCTATACTCAAGACATGAGTGCTAAGATGGCTGGTACTGATGCTTATGTGGATACTGTTAACAAGTATCTACCAGAAGTTAAACTGTTTTCACGCTCACGGTTAGACTAAGGATTATACTATGAAGGATTCAAAAAGATCAGTGTATGATGCTAAGGAAATTCTTAGCCTTTGTGTGGCAGTTGACGAACATCAAGGATTTCGCTATGTGAAGTCTCGAGAAAAGGAAGAAGGCGAAGAAGCAAACTTCCATATTCTGCTCGAGTGTTTGCGTGGTAATAGAGATTTGCAAGTGACTGATGCTCACAATGAAAAAGCCAGCGAAATTATCGATTACTTTCAGGGATTGATATTTAAGGCTATTCAGCGCAACCTCAGCGACTTTGAGCAGAAAATTGTTGACCTAATCAAAGCCGAAGATATCAATGTCAACGGTAGGGACGATAGGCTCGCTGTAGCCCCTAGCTTGCCCAACATGTACCGTAACAACATCAAGCACGATGTATGGTCTGATAAAGAGCGTAGTTTGCGCAAGACAGCTGATTTTGAGGGAGAACTAGGCAAGCGTGGGCACTTCAACGGCACTATAGCAATGAGTAGATACATTGCCCGGAGCCACAGTGTGCTAGTTGCCGTGCTGACAGAGGATGAAAACATTGTAAAGTGTTTCTTGGATATGTCACGTTTTCACAAAAACACAGTTGAAGACTTTTCAGTAGGCACAAAAATGGAGTTCTCAGCATTCGTTAAAAGCCACGAAGTGTCTGATTACAGTAAGTGCAAAGAAACGTTTGTAAATCGAGTCACCTTCGATCAATAAAAGATAAATAGTAATATAACTTAGAGCTAGGGCATACTGCCCTAGACTGCTTTATTAGCAGATCGGAGTATATTACATATGGCAGTTTACATGAATGCCAAAGGAACCACCAATTCAAACTTTCAGTTTGGTAAACGCGGTGGTAAAGTCTTTGGCTCAACATCCACACCTATTGACGCAAATGTTACAGCAGGTGATATATGGCTAGATAGCACTAATGCTGCTATCAAAATTGCCGAAATATCAAATGGTGTAGTAACGTGGAACGACTTAATAGTAGCTGGCAGTAATGCCACAACGCAAGACCTCACAGTAACAGGCAATCTAACTGTTACAGGCAATCAAACTACAATCAGCACAAACGTGTTAGAAGTTGAGGACAACATTGTTGTTCTAAACAGCGACTTCTCTGGTGCTGACAATGTTAGTGATGGTGGCATAGAAATGAACAGAGGCGATGAGCCTAATGTTACTTTCTTGTGGGACGAGTCAGAAGGTGAGTGGACACTAGGCACTGAAACATTAGTAGCAGGCGGCTTTGTTGGCGACTTGCACGGCAATGTCATAGGTAGTATTAGACCTAACGGTTCTCCGAACGTTATTGAAGGTAACACTATTAGTGCAGGATCACTATCAGTAACTAATGCATACAGTTTCCCTACAGCAGATGGCACCGCTGATCAAATATTAACTACAGATGGCCAAGGTAATTTAACTTTTGCTAATTTTAATATCTCTCCTGGCGGTAGCAATACAGAAATACAATTTAACAATAGTGGCGCATTTCATGGAACGCCTGGCTTAACATACCAGCGGAACACGGGACATCTCACCACAGGCTTAGTTAGAAGTGTGTCGTTTGAACAGTTCACAGACTATGACTTGATTGTGGGTAGTGACGAGATCAGAAGTGACTTGGGTTCTATTACTAGCAGAACTGGTGCTATTGTGGATCAAGGTTTTGTAGTCACAGATAGTGGTTTACCTATGATGCCTACATATCGTGTTGTAGAACTACCTACTATAAACATAAGTGCAGGTACATTTGTTTTTTGTGTAAACGATCCGTTTGGACCGACTATTGTTGTATTTGACGGGACCAATTGGAGAAGAGTATCAGACAACGGTATTGCTGGTGACAGTGATGCAACTTGCCCATGCGATGAGACCGAAGAAGAAGAAGCAGAAGTTACTATTGACACAAACACTGAAATTAATATATTCTTCGATACAAGCGGCAGTATGAATACGTCACTAACTCCTATGCAAACAATGAAGACTAATGTACTTAAAAATGCATTGCTACCATTCTATAATAATGATGGTGATATCTACGATGAAAACGTAACATTCTTTGAAAAGCCCGACGAGAAAGTTTGGGATCAAATGAATACTATGGGCAGTAATGCTAACATTACGCAAGTTATTAACTTAGTATTCTCAGATGAGAACTCACCGTACGGTGCTGTACAAAACTATCCAACGCTTCCTACTACTCAACACAATACAGATATTGCTGCTCTACGCAGTGACGTGAACTCTGCACTATCCACAAACGGAAGTGCCTACTTTAGAGGTGTGTTGTTCCAGATAAACACTGGTCCCGGAACTTATTCCGGTTACAAAGAGTATGTTAGTGCTGTGATTAACGGCACAGGGAACTACAATGGGACTGCAGGGCTTAGTGATATGACTGCTACAATATCTGTAGAGACTGATGTTATTGCTGCAAGTAATGCTACGTATTATGCTAACCAAGTTATCGGTGCATTAAACAACTTGGGATATACATCAATTAGTACGTTGTCGTACTAAAAGCATAAACTAAACTTTCCAACGAAACATCATACTTTTACGTATGTCGCTGGGCTTTATATTCCTGGGTGCTCGATGCCATGTATTCGCTTTGTTGATTGTGAACAACGCACTATTCGATTCGAAAGGCACTGTTAGCGAATTCTCATAATAACACTCATGCTCTTCGAAAACTAAGGATGGGTGTAGCAGTCCCTCATTCTGTTGAGAGTGCTTAGATATATCGTCACCTATATATTTGTATAACGAAGTACCGTAATCTATTTGTGACTGGTCGTTTAAAGGTGGTAGATAAAACTGCCCACTTAATGAAAAACGTGTGTCAAAGAATGCATCAGTATGTATATCCTGAATGACCAACGCATTTGTGTCTTCCCAAAAATTCGAAGTACATGTGACATAGTCATCCCGATATTCTGTCTCAGAAAACTTATCTGTTAACAAATGAAATAACATGTTAGTTTTGTCATTAAACTCTTCTAAATTATTTCGATACACATTATTTTCTGTATTGAATATAGTCGTTTGCCGGCCAAGCTCTTGTGCATTTGCATCCAGACATAACTGTGTTTCTTGCCACTGAGGAAATTTAATCATCTCTTCATAAAAATCTTCCTCAAAAATATTACGAACATACAGATGATCCCACGGCTCTGTAGATAAAGTTGTGGCTTTCACTCTTTCTGCTATATGATCAAACTGTTTTATAAAATCCGTAAACATGTTTCCTGTCCATTGGCTTATCTATTATAGGACTACTATGCCAACTATGGATAGACCTAGGCATAAAGTAGCAAGTGCCGTTAGTAAAAGGAGCTTGCTCAGTTAGTACGCAGTCCTCTCTGTTGATACTCATATCTTTATCCCATATTTCGGATACATCTATCAACGGTTTCCAAAATTGAGTTCCGTAATTGGCGATCTTGTTGTTACCAGGTAAATACAATCCAAACGTCATTTCAAAATCAGTGTAGTCTACATGCACATCATTAATGCTGAACACATCTGTGTCCTTCCATAACCAAAACTGTGTGCTTTTATATTCTATATGTAGATCAAACTTATCTACCAATGCACATTGTATGTACCAGTTTCCGAACACAGTTTCTTCTAGTTGTCTATAAGCAGAAATATCATTGCTGTGAAAGAACCTGCCTGGAACATCCTCATCTTCTGGCATTTCATTTGGCCATGAATCCAGCAAGTCAGCAAGAAGCTCTGGGTGTATAAAATCTTCTATTATCAGTTTGTGATTTATAATATTAGCATTAGCAATTTTTTCTATACTCCACAAGGTGTACTCATGAAAGTACCTGTTGTTTTCTGGTACGGAAGTTATCATGCCGCCGTCTAATAATATAGGGAGTCTAGGGTACCATGGTACCATCTCTTGTTGACCGTGTGTGCAACTATTCATTAGGTTGCAAACTTTGCACTTTACCCTTGGGAAATCAGGATCGTATTCTGCAGGATGGAAAGGTATGCCAAGGCGATCTAATGCCATACTATATCTCGATACTTGCCTCGAATGTGATACTCTCGCTATCAAACTCATCAAATATCAAGCCGGCTATCTCATCGCCTTCTGATGGAGCTATCTCTTCTGATAAGACTATTTCGTACACAAACAAATCACCGTCCTCGTCTGAGTCTTCATATGCTATTACATCCACAGACACTTCATCTTTGTCTGTGTCATATGCTGTTACTACTTTTGTTGAGACAACACTCTGCACGATGTCGTAGAAAAGCTCTACATCATCGTTGTCAAGTTGCTCTCTTGATACGAGTCGGGTGAAGTGTTTGGTGAACATATAACTACTTACCTTTGCTAAACGCTTGAGCGCCAAAGAATGCGGCTACAATACCCGCAACGGCTACAAAGTATGTTGGTGCCATTGATCCAAGCGTTGCTTGTGCTTCACTTAAACCTGCTAGGCTGGCGACAACTACTGCGAAAGGGTATAATAACATACCGAACAATGAGAACCAAGCCATCTTACGCTGGGCATCTCGCATCGCATCTGCATCTTCTAGCTCTTTACGTTTGAACTCGAGGAACATTGTTTCTTCTTGTTTAGACACTTTACCATCTCCATTTGAATCTGCAGGATGGTGTGTCGTTGGTTTTACTTCTTCTGTCATGTTGTACTCCTACAGTATATAATTGTATTTATCACTTGACTGCTCCACAAAAGATGCTATACTACACTATGTTAACGTAAATACATTCACAGGAGGCTATATGGCATTTAACAGAAGTTTTAACGGCGAAGAGCAAGCTAGGTTAAAGCGGCTCATTCAGGAAGGTGAGCAGGTACTGGCAGAGGTTGATTTGTTGCAGACTGGACTCAGAGAAACAGTAAAGGCTATTGCAGAAGAAATGGACCTAAAACCCGGTGTGCTTAACAAAGCAATTAAGATTGCACACAAAGCGAGTTTTGGTGAAGAGTCAGACAAGTTTGATCAACTAGAGACTATCCTAGAAACTGTTGGCAGAACGCTTTAACAAGCTAATTATTTATGCGGGTATTGCGCCAGCCACAAGTGGCGCATTGAAGAAGGAGAAACAATGAGTTATGTTGATGCACATCATGACAAGAGTCGCGATGTCATACATGTGTCAGAGCGTGTTGACGGCAAGCGAATTATCACTGAGCATAAGCCGGTGTACAATTTTTATTACCCAGATCCTAAGGGCAAATCACAAAGCGTGTATGGTGACAAAGTCACTGAAGTATCATGCAAAAACTTCAAAGATTTCAGAAAGAATGTAGCTATTGCTAGAAAAAGTGGAAAACTATTCGAGACTGATATTAAGCCTCTGAACAAGACACTTGCATTACATTATAACGGAGTAGAGCCGCCAAAGCTACATACATGTATGTTTGATATTGAGGTGGACTTTGACCCAGTAAGAGGTTTTAGTTCACCCGAAGAAGCATTCATGCCTATCACAGCTATCGGTGTTTACTTGCAGTGGATGGACGCAATGGTGTGTTTAACAGTCCCACCTAAGACACTTACTTGGGAGCAAGCCCAAGCCATTGGCAGTCAGTATAAAGAAGTGTTGTTGTTCAAAGACGAAGCCGAAATGCTTAAAGTCTTTTTGCAATTGATAGATGATGCAGACATTCTAAGTGGATGGAACAGTGAAGGATATGATATTCCGTATACTGTTAATCGTATTATCAAAGTACTAGGCAAGGCAGAAACTCGAAAACTGTGCTTATTTGATCAACTTCCAAAAGATAGGACGTATGATAACTTCGGTGAGGAACGACAGAGCTATGACCTAGTAGGGCGTGTGCATTTGGACTATATGCAATTGTATAGAAAGTTCAATTATGAAGAGCGACACAGTTACAGACTAGACTTTATCGGCGAGATCGAAGTAGGCGAAAAGAAAGTTGCATACGAAGGATCATTAGATCGTCTTTATAATCATGACTATGCTAAGTTCATTGAATATAATATCCAAGACGTTATGTTGCTGGACAAGTTAGATAAAAAATTACAGTTCATCGACTTAGCAAATACTATCGCTCACGATAACACTGTATTGCTGTTTACTACGATGGGTGCTGTAGCAACCACAGAGCAAGCAATCATTAACGAAGCACACCGGCGTGGATATGTAGTCCCTGACAGAAGGCGTAGCGATCCGGGTGAAAGTACACAAGCAGCTGGTGCGTATGTTGCATTCCCTAAGAAAGGTTTCCACAAATGGATTGGCAGTATGGATTTGAATTCACTGTATCCTAGTGTGTTTAGAGCACTTAACATGGCTCCGGAGACTATAGTAGGTCAGCTCAAGCCTGTCTATACTGACGAAGAAATTGATAGTAAAATGAAACTTGAGAAAAGCTCATTTGCTGACGCATGGTTAGGCAAGTTCGGAAGCAACGAATATGAGCTTGTGATGGATAAGGACATAAACAAGCCTCTAATATTGGATATGGAGACTGGTGGTAGCGTAGAAACTACAGGCGCTGACGTGTATAATTTAATTTTTAACTCTGGGCAACCTTGGAACATTAGTGCTAACGGTACTATCTTTAGAACAGACTTCCAAGGCATTGTGCCAGGACTACTAGAGCGTTGGTATGCAGAGCGGCAAGAACTGCAAGCAAAGAAGAAAGAAGCCACTGACCCTGAGCAGATTGCATTTTGGGATAAAAGACAGTTGGTTAAGAAGATTAACTTGAACAGTTTGTATGGTGCTATTCTTAATCCGGGTTGTAGGTTTTACGATAAGCGCATTGGGCAAAGTACAACGCTCACTGGCAGAGCAATCACGAAACATATGGGGGCGAAAACAAACGAACTGTTCACAGGTAAGTATGATCACACAGGAGACTGTATGATATACGGTGATACTGACTCTGTGTATTTTAGTGCTGTTCCGGCGTTGCCAGAAGGACAAACGCTAGATATGGAAGGTGCTATTAAATTGTACGACCATGTTTCAGATACTGTTAGTGATACTTTCCCACAATGGTTACACGATACATTTAATGTTCCGCTGTCAGCTGGCGCTGTAATGAAGGCAGGTAGAGAAGTAGTTGGAAAGTCAGGTGTGTTTATTACTAAGAAGCGTTATGCTATTAAGGTGCTAGACTTAGAAGGCTGGCAGCCAGAAGGCGGCAAACTAAAGATCATGGGTATGGACATTAAGCGTTCAGACACGCCTGAGTTCGTACAAGACTTCCTAGAAGAGATCCTCGATGATGCATTAGAAGGCTTTACCGAAGATGATGTTATCTTAAAAATCAAAGAGTTCAAGAAGGAGTTTCGCTCAATGGATCCTTGGCGTAAAGGTATGCCTAAGCGTGTGAACAATTTGACTACATACACAAAAAAGTATAACAAACAAATCAAAGGCCCAGGTGGGCATGAACGTTTGTATAAGTTAAATGCGTTAAAGGAAGAAAAAGAAAACAAAATGATACCAGGACATGTACGTGCTAGTATTAATTACAACAATCTAAAATTTGCGAACAGCGATAACTATAGCACATCAATTATGGATGGTGCTAAGGTAGTCGTTTGCCGCTTGAAGAATAATGCAATGAACTATGCCAGCATAGCATATCCTACAGACGAACTTCAGTTGCCTCAATGGTTTAAAGATTTGCCGTTCGATGAAGAGGCTATGGAAAAGGCTGTACTAGATAAGAAGATTGGTAATGTGATCGGCATTATGGGATGGGATCTTAATAGAGCTAACGAAAGTGAAACACTGGAGGCATTCTTTGAATTCTAAATTTGCGGCGTTTAAAGAGGCAGTAGCAGACACTGGCATTGCATTATTAATTAACTTTCCGTTAAACATGGGACTGATTGTTATTGCAAGAACATACGAAATGTCTGTGCTATTAACAACCATTTTCTTTACAATCATATTCACAGTAGTAGCAATAGCAAGAAAAACATACATGAGATTATATTTTGAAAAAAGAAATCGAAGAAAAGACTCGGAATCAGCTTGACTTTTCTAAATATATCATATACAATACACACAACTAGTTCTATTTGGAGGAAACTATGAGTAACAATTATATTAAAGATGTGCTGAAAGATGTTGTGAGACACACTCACGACCTGGGTATATTCGAAATGGTAAAGATCAAAGGTACTACATCAGAAACTGTAGTAGAAACTGTAGACGCAGACAAAACAGTTATCTTTAAGGGCGAGACAGCTAACCCTGTTGTAGACTTTGCAGGTTCAACTGTGGGTCTAAGTACTATGAACGTACTGAAGGGTTACTTACAGTATCCTGGCTTTGACGATGAGAGTGCAACTATACAAGTACTAAAGCAAACTCGAAACGATGAAGAAGTACCTGTTGAAGTAGAATTTAAGACTACAGAAGGTACGGATGCTCATTACAGATTTATGTTAGCTGATGTTATCAATCAGCAGTTAAAAGACATTAAGTTTAAAGGTGCAGCATTTGATGTAACTATTTCTCCTACTAAGAAGATGCTACAAGATTTGGGCTACTTCACTGGAGTATTAGGTTCTTATGAAGCAAACTTTATGCCAAAAACTGAGAACGGTGCATTATATTTCTACGTAGGCACATTGGGTAGCAACCGAACTAAGATTCTTATTGATAACAATGTTAGTGGAGACATCACTACAGAATGGAATTGGCCTCTTGAAGTTGTATTAAAGATTCTTCGATTAGGTGATAGCTCAAATGTTAGTATGAGCTTTAATAATCAAGGCTTACTTCAACTAACTGTAGACAGTGGCTTAGGCAACTACACATACTTACTACCGGCTAGGAGTTAAGATGAGAGATCTATCCTCCAAGCATAGCGATTACGCAACTTTCCTCCCAGCTATTAGTGGCTTTATGACAGAGCTACTAGGCAGATGCAACAGTGTGGATGGATATATTCCGGACGGTCGAGTACCCAAAGGCTTCGAACATGGCTTTGAGGGCATGAACTTCTTGGACAAAGAGAAGGGTTACTACTACTATAACAAAGGGTTGTATAGTGCTGGACATGCTTACTTGGACATAGAGAAGAGTAAGGTAATGGAACACATCATACAACATAGAGACAGAGCTAACACAACTATCGTAGGGGATTCAGGTGGTTTCCAGATTGGTAAAGGTGTTATTAAGTTTGACTGGGAAAACTTCTTTGAGAAGCCTGGCGATGTTGGATACAAAGGCGATGCTGACAAAGTTAGGGGCAAGATCCTTAACTGGCTAGAACACACAGCAGACTGGAGTATGACGTTTGATGTTCCTAGCTGGGCATGTAAGCCGGGCTTTAGAGAGAAGACTGGACTACAGAACTTTGATGAGTGCTTGAAGTGTACTGCATACAACTTAGATTGGTTTATGGATCATAGACAAGGCAAGACAAAGTTCTTGAATGTACTGCAAGGAACCTATTGGGAAGATGCAGAAGAATGGTATCAAAAAGTTAAGGACTACGACACAGAAGGCTGGGGCATGGGTGGTAATAATATCCGTGACATGCACATGGCACTGAAACGTATCATTACTTTACGTGATGATGAAAAACTACAGGATCGAGATTGGATTCACTTCTTGGGTACAAGTAAACTAGAGTGGGCAGTTATGCTTACAAGTGTGCAACGACAACTCAGAGAGCATGTTAATCCAAACATCACAGTTAGTTTTGATTGTGCTAGTCCATATATCAGTAGTGCTAATGGATTAGTATACACACGTAATAAAATTACCAGTGAACAAATGAGTTACATAATGGAGAAGTGCTTCGACAATAAAGCGAACTCACACTTTAGTCCTGGTAACTTGTCTGCTAATCCTTTCCCGTGGGAGAGTGAGATTGGTAGTAGGCTTGTAACTGGTGATGTTAATTGGTATGCTCCCGGTATGTTAAACAAGATCAACAAAGAAGGTAAAACTTCTTGGGATAGTTTTACGTATGGTATGCTGATGGCACACAATGTTTACATGCATATTAGAGCAGTACAGGAAGCAAATAGTCTAGCAACTATTGAGTTTGAAAACTACAAGTTGGATTGGAGAAGCTGGCAGAAGAAGGGTAAGAAACTCAATCAAGAGAGTTTATACACTCCTAGAAACTTACTGATGTTTAACACGTTTGTTGAAGAGTTATTCCAAAGCGACAATCCTCACCAATTGTTAGATGATGCGCATGAATTCCTAAATGACGTTAGCAATAACAAACACAAAGATCATGATACTGCATTTAAGACTAGTGCTGCTAGTATGTTCTTCGATGAGGAAGTAGAGCAACAAGTCGAAGGAGAGTTTGATGCTATTCAAGAAGAGGCACTCGGAGAGCTAGTAGGAGAACTATGAGAGCATTACTTGTTGGTCTAGGGGGTATAGGGTCTAACGTTTACTTACCTGAGTTAACTCAGTTAGGGTACACAGTCACAACTGTGGATCAGCAAGTTGTTACAGCAAATTATAACAACGTCGACGATGTTCGTGGAGAATTTGATGTTGCTGTTATTTGTACGCCTAATTTTACACACCTTCCTATTGCCGAAAAAGTTGGTATGTATTGCAAAACTGTGTTTATTGAAAAGCCTGGTTTACCCAGTGTGGAAGCATTAACACGCCTGCAGAATAGATACACTGATACAAAGTACATCATGTGTAAAAATAATCTATATCGAACATCATACGGCGCACTAGACGATCTGTTGAATAAGAGTATAAGACCAACCAAGATTGAAGTATCATGGTTGAATGCAAATCGTGTTCCTAGTCCGGGTAGTTGGTTCACAAATAAAAAACTTGCATGGGGTGGAGTGGCTTTAGATTTGTTCCCACACTTATATTGTAACCTAAGTAAAATTGTTCCGTTAACAGAGATGTCTTTTGTGAGCCATACTAAAACAAGACAGTGGGAACTAGAAGAATTATTATCAACAAACTACGGTAATGTAAATGCAGAAGGTGTATATGATGTGTGTGACTATGCCGAAGAGCATTGGACTTGGAACAATGTGCCTGTTACAATAAAAGCAGGATGGAAGACTGGCATTGATGATCAGAGTGTAAAAGTATACACAGAAGACAGCACATACGAATGGCGGTTTGGGTTATGCCCTAATGACGCATACGGAAGAATGATAGCACGTTCAGAGAAAGATAGTTACCAAGACCACATTGATATGGATCTATGGATACATAGTCAGCTAGAAAGGTACCACGAAAATGAAATGTAATTTAATTAAAGTGAACAGCGATAAGACAATATCTCATATCGAGTGGGATAAACCTGAACACACCGAAGACCAAATAGTAGTTAAGTCTATATACACAGGTATATGCAGTAGTGACGTAGCCATGTTTAATGGTGACATGAACATGTTGCCTGATAACATGCACGGGCATGAAGGGCTAGGCGAAGTTATGTCTGTTGGCAAAAATGTAAGTACTGCAAAGGTAGGCGACATTGTAGCCACTAGAGGAGAGCCTGCATTTGCAGACTACTATAATGTTAGAGACGGAGAATTTGTTGTTGTTCCAGCGGCAATGCCTAAATATATACTAGAGCCTGTGGCATGTGCTGTAAACATTGCAGACATAATTGGTAAATTAGGTAATAGGTCATTGCTAATGATAGGCACAGGCTTCTTAGCAAGAGTAATATATGAAGTGTTAGAGTACAATAACAAAAGCAGATTACGTAATGTTACAGTAACAGGTAAAGCATACTCTGACTGGTGGGATGATAAAGGTGCTAGGCGAGAACATAATCTATCTGATCAGTATGATGTAGTTGTCGACTTGTCGAGTCATATAAAGTATTTTACTGCCGACATACTTAATAACAATGGTCACTATTTAATGTGTGCAGAGAAGCACGGTGATGTAGACTTTGCTCCGTTTCTATGGAAATCGATTAGAACGGATTTTCCTAGTCCGAGAACAAAAACGTTTTATAACAGTATGGTTAAGGCAAACTTATTAGTACAAAAGAATATCATTAACGTTGACGATATGTGGGGCGCCGAGTATCCTACTACAGAAGCCGGTACTGCATTTAACAACAGAACAACAAGCATAGACAAGAACAGGACATATTTAACATGGCAACAGTAGAAGGTAGGACCAACTTTGGAGACGATCCAAAGTTCTTTATTGGTACTGAAGTTGAGCATACTCCTCTGTATGGCAAAAAAACGTTGTTTGTTATTGGTAGACAAAATGTTAAGGAGATTTTAGCAAGATGTCTAAACAACAAAATTGATCATGTGTACTTAGGATGTGCTGACTCATTTCAGCCACAAGATGATTCGAACTCGTGGGCAGAATGGGATTACATTATTACGCAACTGTTAGACGCTGATGTATGGGTCACACTTGATTTCGACAGCTCCTATGCTAATCACGAATGGTTTCACGATAACGGCTGGACTGACTACAATAAATTTATCCCTATGATTGCTGTTCGACTTCCGAATATCAAATTGTTTAACTACAATACAACACTCAAACTAGATGATAAATCATTCAAAGGAACAAACACAGGTGTTTGGTGCCACAGTTTACACGACCTCAAAGACAGATCCAAGTACACCGATTGGACTGAATATGTGGGCGACGAGGTAATAGAGTAATGTCATTCAGTAGAAAATATAAGAACTCTGTCCATAGAATTATTATGCATATGGAAAAAGCATTGCTATTGTTTATTGTAGCAGGTACAGTATGGGCAGCTGGGTTTGATATTTTGCATATGTTCACAACAAGCGGAAAGATGGCATTGGCCGACTTATTCCTATTGTTTATTTACGCAGAAATATTAGGTATGGTTGGTGCATTTTATAAAGATCATAGAATACCAGTCACACTACCTATCATTATTGCAATCACAGCACTGACTAGAATGATTGTATTAACAACTAAAGGAACTGAGCCTGAATTTATACTTTATGAAACAACAGGTATTGCTATACTTGCTGCGAGTGCATATGTATTGAGTTTGAAGGATAAACTTAGTTTGGAAAAGGTGAATTTGAGGGAGCAAAGGGGTGATACGCCAAATAAAATGGTTGACTATTGATCCTATATACAGTATAATATTATTATGAAAATTAAAATTGAAATAGAAATTGATACTAAAGATGATGCTGACGAAGTCGAAGAGATTATTGCAGTTATCGAAAGTATGAAAGGTCTTTATAACACAACGGCAGAGCTATCCGATGATTGAAGTAATACAAACTATATTCAGTTTGATTTTTCTTGCGGGCATGGGATGGATGGCATATATGAGTTGTGTTCTAGTCAGCGAAAAGAAAGCAAGGTACAGAGCAGGAACGCACGATTATTACGATAATCCAATTGAACCTGAAGACAGAAAGTGCTTAGGAGGAGAAGAAGATGACTACAATGAAAGATAGAATTGAAGTTCTTAAAACAAAACACAAAAGACTTGATAGTCAAATTGAGCTTGCAAGTGAAAACTATGAAGGTGATATGCGAGTAAACTTTCTTAAGAAAACCAAACTCAAGGTTAAAGACGAGATCGCCCGACTAGTTTCTTTGGTCAAAGGCGACGATAATAAACCTTTTAATAAAAGTGATGTTAAATATTTTGACGGAGATAACACATGAAACTATTAACAACAACAATCTTAGCAGCAACACTGTTCATTGGCGGCTGTGGCGAGCAAGCTGTGTTCGCAGCAAAACGTACTGATACTACAAAAGAACAACTAGCAGGCATCGAAGAAAGAATCAAAGGCTTCGGTGTAGTTCACGTATCTGCTGAACCTGCAAACTTTACTGGGTCAGCAAGTGCCTATGTTGTAAGCGCCGGAGTGCAATTAGCATCTGCTGATGTTATGCCCGGGCAAGCAAAATATGCTTCTTGTGGTGCTTGTCACGGAGCACGTGGGCAAGGCGGAGTTGGTCCCATGCTTGCAGGACAGACTGTGGAATATATCGTAGATCGTTTACGTAGTTACAAAGCAGGAGAAACAGTAGGGGCACAGAGTGCACTTATGTGGGGGCAAGCAGGTATGTTGTCAGAGGATGACATCAAAGACCTAGCAGAGTATATCGATACGTTTGGTAGTGATGCGTAATGGAATATGCATTTGCAGGAATATTGTTTAGTATACTAGTAGTTTGGATAGTAATAAAAACTGAGGACGATTGATGAGAAGTATTTGGGTAACGTTTCAAAAGGAAGGTGTACACAAGTATCCAGGCGCTGATACTGATCCCAATCTAGCAACAGGCGATTGGGATGACGTATCTTTTTTAGGATATCCCCACCGACATATATTCCATTTTAAAGTTTGGCTTGAAGTGTTCCACAATGACAGAGACGTGGAGTTTATTCAGTTTAAACGCTGGATGGAAAGACTGTACACACAAGACACATTGCAGTTGGATTACAAGAGCTGTGAAATGATCGCAGATGATTTAGCGGAGCATGTACAAGCCAAGTACCCAGACCGCTGGCTAAAGATATCTGTTGCAGAAGACAACGAAAATGGTTGTGAAATAGAGTATCAGGAATGAATCATATCCAGCTGTATTCAGGTTACCCAGGCGAAACTTTGCACGAAGAGTTAGCCCTGATGCCAGCTGGCGAGACTATCTCAATGGACTTAATCACTGAGGGCGGGCTTTTTATAGATCCGGATAGGCAATCTACTCACACTTCTCGTGGCATGGACTTGTTTACTGTTATATACGAGCAGTGCAGTATTGCATCCGTTGACCCCAGTTTAGTAACACTATGGTGGGGTAATGTTAATGTCCAAGATCTATACGATATGTGGTGCAAAGAAAACAACCCAAGTAGTAGACTAACTGTAGCATACTATCCAATTTGGGCATCCGTACTTGTCACAAACACAACTGATTACCATGCACAATATGAGGTATTACGAAACAATACCCACAGAGAAAAGTTATTCACATACTTGTGCGGAGAGCCAAGAGACCATCGTATCGAAGCAATGAATTATATCTACGAAAATAATCTCATTGACAGTTGCGAATGGACATGGATAAACGACTTTAAGGAAGAGTTACATCCATGGTTTCACGACAAAGTTCCAAAGTCTGCTGAGGGACACAAAACTGTAATGGAGCGCAGAACCTTTCAAGATCCAGGGAAAGAGTTTTTTGATATTTACGATAGAACTTACTTCGACTTGGTCCCTGAAACATTTTATTTCCATGATCAGTTTCATTGTGCACAATTAGCGCATTGGGAACCAGTATTTTTCAGTGAGAAGATATTCCGAAGCATATATAATAAGAGACCTTTCTTACTTATCGGTAATAAAAATTCATTGAAAGAGTTACGCAAAATGGGATTTAAAACCTTCCCACACATATTTGACGAAAGATACGATTCGCTCGATGACGACAAGAGAATGAATCATGTGCTGGAACAGCTAAAAGGACTGTCCATTAAACAAATGCATATCGATATGTATTCACTAGAAACTGCAGAAATATTACAACATAATTACGACACCCTAATGGAATATCAAAAAAATTATGGTGCCATAATCGAATCCGTATCAAATACGGAATAACACTAAGGAGAGAACTATGAGTTCAGAAACACATTTACAAATCAAAGCGGCAATGGAAACATACTTAGAGGAGAGTGAAAAATTCGAATCAAAGGGTGTGAAAGCTGCATCAGCTCGTGCTCGTAAAGCATTAGGCGATTTAGGTAAACTAGCTAAGACTAGACGTGCAGAAATTCAAGATAAAAAGAACAGCATGTAATTATGAAAGTATACTTAGTTGAAATAGAACCTGTAGAAACAAGATACACTGCGCAGTGGAAAAAGCATTTGCCTCAGCAAATGCGTGATGCTGGGCTAGAGGTACATGTTATAGAGGGACCAGCTGATGCTCCTCAAGACACAACTCCGGGAGCATTTTTAAACTTCAGTGGAACTAATTACTGGAAAAGCGAGCAACTGAAAACAATTAGCCAGATGTTTGCAGACGGTACTGTACAAGACGGAGACTACTTCTTATACACTGATGCTTGGAACCCTACAGTTCTTCAATTAAAGTATATGGCTGAATTACTTGATGTAAAAATTAAAATCGGAGGCATGTGGCATGCCGGTAGTTATGACCCAGCAGACTTTTTAGGAAGGCTGATAGGTAACGCTCCATGGTGCAGACACACAGAACTTGCAATGTTCAATGCCTTCGATGATAATTTTTATGCTACCGACTTTCATATAGAATTATTTTTAGAGGCATTCCCAGATGTGGATTTAAATAAAATTCACAAAGTGGGTTGGCCAATGGAGTACATGAAGGGATTATTAGACACACATACTTCTGCCGACAAAGAAGATATTGTACTATTCCCTCATCGGGTCGCACCTGAAAAACAAGTTGATATTTTCAAAGACTTAGCTAACAGCTTTCCAGACACAGACTTTATTGTTTGTCAGGAACAAACGCTAACCAAAGACGAGTATCATGATCTACTTGGTAAAGCCAAAGCAGTGTTCAGTGCTAACACACAAGAAACATTAGGCATCAGTTGTTACGAAGGAGCCATTGTAGGTGCTCAACCTATTGTTCCAGACAGACTTAGTTATACAGAGATGTACGATGACTACTTTAAATATCCAAGTGCATGGACAGAGGATTGGGACAGCTATTTGAACCACAAGGATAAGATAGTTGAATACATACAAGCAGTTCTTACTCCTAGTTACGAACGAGATAATCGAATACAAGATTTGGAAAGCAATTTAAGAAAAGAGTTTTTCAGTGGTGAGAAACTGTACACAATTATTAGAGGACACACAAGTGAATAACATAACAGAAAAATCTGTGGTTGTAACGGGAGGCAGCGGCTTTATTGGAAGTAACGTTTGTCGATTGTTATCAGACAGCGGATACAATGTTGTTAACATTGATAAAAGCAAACGCACATTAGAAGGTGTAACCCAATACCCGTTTGAGGTTGATAACAAACAAGTTAACGGTATATTAAAGTTACTTAAACCTGATGTAGTTATTCATATAGCGGCAAATAACAGTGTACCAGCTAGTATGAAGGACCCGGCGACCACGTACACACAAAATGTCTATCAAACAATCAACTTGCTTAATAACTGCGCTGACGCTGGTGTAAAGAACTTTATATTTGCATCAAGTAGTAGTGTATACGGTACAAGCCAACAAGACAATGGTATGTTCAAAGAAGACGATAGCCTAAGTCCAATCAATCCATATGGCAGATCAAAAATGATCTGTGAGCAAATTATCCAAGACTATGCAACGGCAAACGATTTTAACTTTGTTAACTTGAGACTGTTTAATGTTGCAGGCAGTGCTAATGGCCGATACGGTTATCAAAAAGATCCGCTTGTTCATGTTCTTCCCATACTTACACGAAAAGCTATGGAGAACGAAGGGTTTGAGATTAACGGCGACGACTACGACACTGTAGACGGAACAAACATTCGTGACTATACCCACGTGAGTGACGTTGCAAGAGCGTTCCAATCCGCTGTTAACTACTTGAGTGACGGTGGCGATTCAACTACATTAAACATTGGTAGTAGCAATCCTGTCAGCACAAAACAACTTGTTGATCTGGTTGCAAAAGAACTAGACACAGAGATTGATACATCTATTACGCCTAGGCGACCGGGTGATATGGTAGGTACTTTTGCAGATAATAGCAAAGCCGCTAAAGTATTAGGATGGAGTCCTGCTATGTCTATTGAAGATATTATCAGAGATGAGATCAAATGGCAATCTGCAAAATCTAAAAGGAAAACGTGATGAAGAAATTTTATACATGGGATGATTTAGAATCATACCTTGCTGATTTGGTGCGTATGATTTCCTTGGACTCGTTTAATCCAGGTGTAGTAATTGGGCCTGGTAGAGGAGGATATATACCCGGTGTAATGCTCAGTCACTATTTAAACGTTCCGTTCGAAGGATTCAACTGGCAAACAAGGGATGGTGATTTCGAAGATGCTGAACAACTACAAAGTATTTTAAGCAATCATAGTAACACAGATATTCTTGTTATCGATGATATCAACGACACTGGTAGCACTCTGTCTGGTATATCTGAAGCTATTAATAAAAATAATAGCTTGTATTCTGACATCAGATATGCTACAATATTTAACAAGCAATCAAGTTCGTTCGATGGTGTAGACTATTATGCAGAAGAAATTGAACTTGAGGATAACAATTGGATCGTTTTTCCTTATGAGGAATGGTGGAAGTAATGGAACGTATTGCAAAAATAAGAAAAGTTAAATATATCAGCGATGGTACTAAAGGCCCTGACATGACTTATGTCGTCGACTTGTTCGAGGATGGTGTTATGAAAGAGACACGTACATTGCTCAATAAAAGCATCCACTATGCTGAGGATGTAGTAGAAAATTGGGAAAATGGTATTATCAAACTTGACAGTTGATAAATATAAATGCTACACAAAGGTAGCAACACAATTCAAAAATTTAAATCCGCGTTAGGAAGGAGAATCGAATGGCTTATAATAAGACTAAAACTGACCCAGATCTGGGTCGCAGAGTACACGAACATCTAGTAAAGATGGGTGTTGAAACACCAGTTGATAACAACGGGTTTTCTCGTACAGATAAAATTGATCTAATCGAAGAACACTTTAAAAACATCATGAACGTCATGGGGCTAGACCTTTCAGATGACAGTCTTATGGACACACCTAAGCGTGTGGCAAAGATGTATGTTAACGAAATCTTTTGGGGACTTGACTACGAAGCATTCCCAAAGTGTACAGCAGTAGACAATAAAATGAAGTACGACGAAATGGTTATTGAGCGTAACATTAATGTTCAATCAAACTGCGAGCATCACTTTGTTGTAATTGATGGTGTTGCTACAGTGGGCTACATCCCAAATGAAAGAGTGCTAGGACTTAGTAAACTTAACAGAGTTGTTGAATATTTTGCTAAACGTCCACAAATCCAAGAAAGATTAACTGAACAAGTTTATCATGCATTGTCGTATATATTAGATACGCCCAATATTGGAGTTATTGTTGATGCACAACATTATTGCGTTAAGAGTCGAGGTGTCGAGGACACAGGCTCCTCAACAATCACTAGCAAGCTAGGAGGTTGCTTTAAGAACGAACCAGACGTTCGTGCTGAATTCATGAACATTGTAAACTCATCTAAATAAGGCACTAACAATGATCGAGAAAAGACAGAACACATTCGTTGTAACAAACGGGCTTGTCCCAGTCGATGGCATTTGTGATAAGATTGCAAGTGGGGCAACATTTGAAAAATTGTATGAACTTTATCCATCGATGGACAGGCAAGACATTGTGGATGCTATTAGTTTTTATGCAGAAAATACCACGTTACCTGGAGCACCAGACGATCAGTTACTTGACTTGATAAATGTGGGTAAAGATGAATTTGATGTTGTAATAGAAATTACTAGGCTGCATCAAGTTCCGTATATGAAACTACTAGCAGCTTCGCTTCAGTACTATCCGCACAAACAATCCTTTACAACACTAGTAAACCTAGCATTGAGAGTTTGTTGTCTAAGAATAATCGACTTACATGAACGGGGAGAGCATAGTCTAACTGATATAGAAACATTAGTTAACAGTGCTCTAATAAGAAATATACCCAATGTGTTAGTTGATATTGAGCGCACACGCCAAGACTTAGACTACGATGAATACTTAGAAACAAAAGAACGGATGGGTATGTAGTGCCCATTCCGGGTGAGAGCGGTAATGCTGTAGACTATATTTATTCTGCAGATAACCTAATATACAGTGATTGGAAGAAAACCTTTGTACTTTTTCCAAGAAGGTCTACTTTTAATAAGTCGTTAATTTGGTTTAGAGTAGGTTACACTAGAACTAGGAAAATGAAAATAGACCCGCCGCAATTCCCCAGACACCACTTGAACAGAACAGAATGGGCTACACCAGATGAGATGGTGTATCTCAAGTTAAAGGGCATAGACATATGAACTTAAAGTACAGCGAAACATTTTATTCAGCACAAGGAGAAGGGCAGTATGTAGGCATACCTAGCCTGTGGATGAGATTCTTTTTGTGTAATTTACAATGCAATGGCTTTGGTCAAACAGATCCTACTGACCCTAGCACATACGACTTACCATATGAGAAAATTGATATCACGCACATCGATAATGTGTTTGATCTTCCTGTGTTTGACAAAGGATGTGATAGTTCGTATACGTGGAGTAAGAAGTTTAAGCATCTCATTACCGATCGTAGTGTAAAGGATGCAGTAGACGAGCTTACAGCCCTTCTGCCGCACGGTAGCTTTATTCATCCTGCAACATTACAAGAAACGCACATGGTGTTTACAGGTGGCGAGCCTATGTTAAAGAACACACAGCCAGGTATGATTGGTGTGTTAGACGAGTTTGCTAAAAGAGATAATATGCCCAACTTTGTTACTGTAGAAACAAATGGTACTAGACCTATCACTGACGAGTTTGCTGATTATATTAATCGTTGTTATACTAGATGTGAAGGCAAAGAATGGTATTGGAGTATCAGTCCTAAACTGTGGAGCACTGCTGGTGAGAAATCTAAAAAGGCTATTCAGCCTGAAGTGGTAGGTAAGTATGCCGAAGTCTCTAGTCGTGGTCAACTAAAATTTGTAGTAAATGGCACTGATGAAAGTTGGAGAGAAGTAGAAGAAAATACCAAACTATTCAGAGAAGCAGGATGTAACTTCCCAGTATGGATTATGGGTGTCGGCGGTACATTCGAAGGCTTGGTACAAACAGAAGCAAGTATAGCCGATGAAGCAATACAACGTGGATACAATTACACAAGCCGAGTACACGTACACATATATGGCAACGCAATAGGAAAATAATATGAAACATAAAAAACTAATACCGTTTAAATTACTACCGGCGAGCTGGGGACTATCAGGAAAGACACGACAAACAGCTGAAGCAGAGTACTACTATGACGGTAAGGACTTAGAACTCAGACTGGCAGAGATAAATGCAGAAGATGATGTTAGTGCTAAATTAGCAAAACTCGAGATTGAATTAAAGCATGAGGATATCACACAAAGCGAGTATCATAAAACATCTGCTAATTTAAAACACGAGCCTTGGGTTGACGTTAAAAACGTTGACGTGAATCCAGAAGATCCTAAACAAGGATTCATGGAACTAGACTGGAACGACGAATTTGTTAAAATGTTAATGGACACAGGATACAAGGGTAAAAGCGACGAAGACATTGTTAATCTGTGGTTTAACGATGTATGCAGGACTGTGTTATTACAAGAACAAGCTGACATGGACTTTGGTTTGGAAGGTGGATATGGTAAGAATGGTGACGTAATCCGTTATAGGAACAAAGACGATGACTCAGACGACAGCTGAAACCAAGCTAGCCAAGTACGTCAAAGAGATACTTTCTCCTAGCATCAAAACATTTGTGGATGATTTAACTGACGATGAACTACTACAATTGCTAAAACAATTTTCTACCATGAATATTGATCTCATAAAAGACTTGACTATTGCCGCAAAAGAGCGTAAAATAGTCACTAAGCAATGGACAGAAGATAGTCCGTTCGATGATATCATTAATGAAATATAGGATATTTGTATGAATTACTTGTTAGTTGACGGCTTAAACATGTTTATGCGAGCAAAGCATGTAGGTGGGCGTGGTCAGGACATTGATACTAAAATTGGCATGGCTATGCATATCATGTTTAACAGTTTAAACAAGTGTTGGAGAGAGTTCGATGGTGATCATATCGTACTATGTTTAGAAGGCCGTAGCTGGCGTAAGGACTTTTTTACACCTTACAAAGCAAACCGTAAAGTAGTTGCAGACAAGCGTAGTGTCCGCGAGCAGGAAGACGATGAAATGTACTTTGAAGCATACGACGATATGGTACAGTTCTTTAAGGACAGGACTAATTGCTCCGTGCTACACTGTCCTACAGCAGAAGCAGATGATTTGATAGCATCTTGGATCCAACAGAAGCCAGACGATAATCATTACATTATTAGTACTGACAGCGACTTTTATCAGCTCATTGCTCCCAATGTAACGCAGTATAACGGCACTACTGATCAAGTTGTTAGTCTTGAAGGGTTTAAAGATCTCAAAACAGGTAAGATAGTTAAAGACAAGAAGACAGGAGAAGACAAGGTATTAGGCGATCCTGAGTATATTCTGTTTGAGAAGTGTGTGCGTGGTGATGCGACTGACAACGTGTTCAGTGCGTACCCTGGTGCTAGGAAGAAAGGCAGTAAGAATAAGATTGGTATTGCAGAGGCATTTGCAGATAGAAAGAATGCTGGGTTTGACTACAATAACTTTATGTTACAACGTTGGGTAGACCACGAAGATGTAGAACATCGTGTTAAGGATGACTTCGAACGTAATCGTATATTGATTGACCTCACGTTGCAACCAGAAGAAGTAAAGACACGATGCAAACTTGCTATAGAAGAACAATCAGCAAAGGATGCTGTAGGTACTATCGGACTGCACTTTATGAAGTTCTGCGGTAAGTGGAACTTGCAGCGAATGGGCGAGAGCGCATCACAGTATTCGGAGATGTTGGGTGGGCGAGTTAGACAGTAACATTGATGAGATGTTTGAGAAGTTGAAAAATCCAAACTATCAACGAAGATACGGAACTCAGGGAAAGGTTCCTTACATTTACGAATCACCAGACGGTGGTAAAACTGTTTATGCCAGACAATTTGGTACAAGCGAACCTAGAATTTTAGTGAAAGGAGAAAGTCGAAATGATTAAATTTAAAGATCAAGTACAGTTGCAAAAGATCAGCGAGGATGCTTGGATTGTAAACGACGATGAGCGGCACGTGGGAATCCTGCATAGAACTGTGCAAGACAAGTATACTTATTTGGACAAAACAGAAACTATACTGTTTGATAACAGCGAAGACGTTAAAGATTTCTTTAACAATAGTTTTGTTTTTGATGATGAAACCACTATTGATATTACGCAACCTAGTACATTTTATATCAAGGGGTATGCAGTAGACTATCCCAATCCTGTTCCTGTAGACAAAGAGTCTGAGTACTATATGGCAGACATTCCGTTGTTTGCAAAAACAGAATCTAGCACAGTGTTTTATGCTGCTGGTTGGTACTGCATTAACTTTGAAAAAGGTTGGAAGAGCGGTAACTGTCCTAAAGTTAGCACGTTATTACAATACGGCTACGAAGGTCCATTTAAATCTAAAATAGAAGTAAAGCAACGGCTAAAGCAATTGAATAAGCAGAAGAGAACAATGCTCGAGATCCAAGATGTCTGAGATGTCTGCCGTAGAAAAACTACAAGTACATATTGAAAAGCTCATTGATGCTGGTGTTCCTACAGTAGAGTTGAGCACAACATTTTTAAATGAAGTGCTCAAAGAAGTCGCTACTATAAAGTCAACAGACCCTAAAGAAGATAGTGAGGTAGTTTTTAGCGGCGGAAACTTCACTAGTGAATAAGCCTAAAATAAATAGATACTGTAGTAAATGTAATAGAGACACTTTTCAAGTTGGCTGGTTCTGGCACGAGATACTAGGCACCTTATGCATAAACTGCGGTATCAAAGAAAGAGGAAAAATAAATGAAAGTAACAATATATAGCAAGCCACAGTGCCCTTACTGTGACGCAGCAGAGTACGCAGCACAGTCTTGTGACCTCGATTATACGGTCAAGAAACTAGATGTGGACTATAATAGAGACGAACTTCTAGAGCAATTCCCTAACGCAAAAACATTCCCCCAGATTGTTGTAGACGGAGAAAGCATTGGAGGGTATACACAGTTCATGGCAATTCTAAAAGAAAAAGATATTGTTTGATTTATTAAAACTTGCTTTAACTGTTTTTTAGATAAATAAGTGTATAGGAGACTATACACTCATGAGTAGACCAAAGCCCACGATACTGTTAGAAGCAGTTTATAAAGATACATACAGAGCAGAGCAAATTCTTGCAGCTGATGCTATCTACAGCGTCTTTTACCAAGGTAATCCAATTAATTTACGCACACTCAACAAATTAGTATCTTACCCTGGACCTAAATATAAAAAGGTGTCCTTTAGCAATAGTGGCCATGCATTTAATCTTGCAGAAAAGCTAAACAAAACTTTTAATACAAAAGAGTTTACTGTAGTAAGATTAACTGAAGGCGTTGAGATTATAGAAAATAAGATCAATGGCGACATTGCAGAATAGTATACAATATCAAATTTGTAGCGCAATAAAACAAGACACCCAAGCATTGGCCCCTCTCACAGTCAAAGAGGTCTGCTATATGATGTTTAAAAATCTACAACATACTGACACAACTGTGTCAGGTCTGAGATTAACGTCAACAGGCTTCAAAGTACTATCAAAAAGATATGAGGCGTATAAATTTATGTTAGGAGATTCCGGTCTACAAAAATCTCTATTAATCAAACTGCATGAAAAAATGCAGTGGCCTTACTACCTAGATAAGAAATTTCTATATCTATTCAATGGGGACGATGCTATGTGGCTTAAACTGTCTGACTCCAGTGTAGAAAAATTTGCTAAAGATCTAGATTAACATGTCCTCACCAAACTTTAATCATATACCACCAATTGGCCCACAAACAAGGCTACCGAGGTTAATGGACTACCACGATGGGATTGAAGGTGGTAACGGCATTGTAAAAAAACTACCTAATGGCTTCCATCAAGTACAATATGTTCCGTCGGATCACCCAAAATACTGGAGTAGAGAAAGTAACCAACACTTATTAAAAATAAGATCAAACCAGCATTCCCATAGGCCATACAACGATCCAGACGAGATGTTGTACACCACAAACAACAGAAACTTTAGAACACCTGACAACTTTGAAAAAAGCATGCCCGGGCTAATGAGCCTAGGGTGCAGTCATACATTTGGTGTAGGAGTTAGAGACCATGAAGCCTGGCCGCAACGTGTAGCGAATGCTTTAAACCTGCCTAATTGGAATTTAGGCTCTGGTGGGCAAGGCGTGGATTATTGCATATGGGTTGCTAGAGCGTTTTTCGATAAAGGGTACATACCTAAGGCAGTAGCAGTATGGTGGCCCGATTTATATAGAACATTAATAGTATCAGACAATGCTAGTCGAGTCGAGGAAGATATTATGTCCACAATTATCGATGGTATTCCAGGGAACAAACTGTCGAAAGATGTTTTTCCGATTTCGCCTGCTGACCCCAGAGACGATCTGCCGCTAGACGTTAAACTGGTAGCTAAAGGTCACTTTGCGAAAAGTGAAATGCATATAGTAACAGAGTTTTTAATTAAGCGAGAATACCTAATTTTATTATGCCGGGCGCACAATGTACCGATAGTAGAGTATGTCAATGATCGAATGGCTGGGTTCGATGATGAGTCACTGGTTCAACAAATAGACGAGAAGTCTAGTTATAAGATACCCCAAGCTATATTAGCCAATGATACTGAAAATCCCAATGATGCCTACAAATATTATCAAAGGAAAGGATTGATTGTTGAAAGAGAATGGTGTCCCGACATATTCAACGAAGTTGGTAGAGACGCTAGTCATAGTAGTGGCACCTTTATGAAAGAACTTGCTGACCGTTTCGAAATCAGTTTTAAAGAGAATTACACAGACTTTGCGTAAATAAAACTATTAGATAATAGGAGTTTGTCGTGAGCGACACATTGGTATTGAATGCAGACGGTAAACCTTACTCAGTGCTTCCACTTAGCGCAATTAGTTGGCAAGAGTCTGTTAAGTATATGGTGCTCGACAAAGTACATGTACTAGAATGGTATGACGAATGGATGGTCAGCAGTCCCACGTGGGAAACTAAAGTTCCTGCCGTGATAATGATAAAGACATACGTAAGGAAAAACACCAAAGTTAGATTTTCCAAGTACAATGTATTTCTACGAGACAGTTTTAAATGCCAGTATTGTGATATAGATCTATCCTACAGCACTGCTACCATAGACCATGTACTTCCGGTAAGTAAAGGCGGAGACACTTCCTTTGAAAATGTAGTTACAGCATGTCAGCCGTGTAACAGTGATAAGGGAAATGACCTGACTCCTTTGCCGTCAAGGAAACCTGTCCCACCAAGTTACTATGATCTAGTAAAGAACAAGACCGCTATGTCTGTGCATATCAAGCATCCCAGCTGGGAAAAATTCATATTTTAACCAGTATTTTAGTGCAAATATCTGCATTATTTTTAAAATTTCAATAAAATCAAGCACTTACAACACATCATAAATTTGACTTATCTAGTGTCTTTTGCTATTATAAACACTGTAATAAGGTTACCTAGAACCTAAAGCTAGGGCACAGTAGAGGGCAAACGACTAGCACACAGAAGGCTAGCAACCAACACTGTTTTGTGTAGCAAGTATTGCACTTACAAAATGCATGCTAGTATACACACATAACTAAAAACGCAATCCACAAACCTAAAACATTAATTTTAAACAATCCGCCTCAGAAATAGGCCAGGAGAAAATATATGAAATTTATCAACACAGTAGAAGCAGAAACAGCTCAACAAAAATACTTTGCAGCACTTAATGCAGAGACCACTAACGCTGCAAACAAAACGCACTTTAGTGCAGAATTGCAACTAAGACTAGAACGTGCAGAGCAAGTATTAAGCATGTTGCACTTTGATAGCGAAACCAAACTTAATTACCGTAAAACGCTTGCAAGTATCAAAGTGTTTAACCGTAACATCCAGGACGTAGCCAAATACACTGACTATGTGGATTATCTGGAAAGTCAGGGATGGCAGCGCAAAGCCAGCAAGCAGGGCATTATTTACAGTATCAAAAAATCAGCGATTGCAGCATAAGGAGCATAACATGAGTAATGTAATTGATTTCACCGCACGTAAAGCACAACGTGATCAAGCATACTATGAGAGCGATGCTGCATTTGACAACATGATAAGCAACCTAGACGATTTGCTGGATGAAATGGAACAGGATTACCACAATGAACGAGAACGATTCCTCAAAAGCCACACTGAAGCTGCTTTAAAGATGGGACGTTCTGAATTTGAAGCAAGGTTATATGCTAACCGACAGCTGGCAGAAAGGGATGCCCGTAACGAGCTGGCAAACAAGATCTGTGATTTTTAACCTACTGCCCCTTCGGGGGCTTTTTTTTGACTGATTGTAGCAAAGTGTGTAAGTGCTTGTTTTTATTAGAATTTTTTCTTCATTAAAAACAAGCACTTACAATTCTTACCATTTTTTCTGGCAAAAAGGTTGACTTTTGCCCAAAAACCAGTATAATAGTATACATAGTTAGGGCAAAGGGCAGAGCATATGGCATATTACACATACACCAAAGATCCAATCGGTTGCTTCGTTGAGAAGGACACAGGCAATTACTTCGAGTACAGTGTCAACGACGAGACTTACGAAGGTGCTCCTGTTGGATTTGCCCTTAACTACCCACATAAAGTATGGGTTGGCGGCGAAGGTATTGCTGGCATGAGCGGATGGCGATTTGCCAATGTGAAGAAGACCGTGGCTTATATCATTGTAGATGAGGACGAAGGCGGTCCTATCTTAGAGCGTTGGTTCTTAAAAAAGAACGATTCATACGCCTAAAAAGGTTGACTTCTGCCAGTATTTCTGGTATAATATATGCATAGTTTAAAAAAGAGAGTAGAAAAAGATGGGTTCATATTTAATCGTTAACACTGAAAACAACTCAATTTACCGTGAGCCTTCACGCAGAAGTTGGGAATCAAATCGTTATGCTTCTGAAGGTGCTGCCAAAGCTGGTATCACTCGCACTGTGAAGTACTACCAAAAAGCACTGGACGAAGTTGCTGAAGTTGAAGCACAAGGTAAGCCGGACTACACTGCTCGCAACTACAACGCCGCTCGTGACGCAAAGAAGAGTAACCTCACTGATCGTGCTCGGTATCGTGTAATGCACTCAGAAGAGTATGCTCTCATCGAACCCATGATCACCACAACAGGCATATGCCCTGGCAGTGGCAAAGAGATCACTCACACCGCTTCAATCAACGAGCCTTACTACATGAGCCCACTTAGTGAGTCATATTGGTCGGCATAAAAAGGTTGACTTTAGCCACTTTTTCCGGTATAATATATACATATTAAACAATAAAGAGCAGAAAATATGTCAACAGATCTACGCAACGTCCCCACAACAGATATCAGTCAAACACGTTTTTTTGGTGGGGGCGACCGCGGTACTTGTATTCAAATCACTCAGCGTAAAGTCGAAGCAGTTGACTTCACTGGGGAAATGTTTAACAAGGTTCAGCTCACTCGTGACGAGGCTCGTGTAGTGGCCACAGAGCTGATGCTGTTTGCAGAAGGTCGCGAAGTTATAAATTTTGAAAATGGAGGATGCTAGTAATGAAAATTCTTAATGTTGACCAAGGTCGCCAGAACATGTCTTCGCTACAAGGGTATATTGATGTAGACTTTGACACCCTAGTTGAAGTTTTTGGTGCTCCTCATCACGATACTCCCAGTGGTGATGAAAAAGTAAGCACTGAGTGGGAACTTTGTTTTGAAGTTGAGGACTTCGGCGAAGTAGAAACTGTGTTTGCTACAGTCTACGACTGGAAAGATTATGATGGTGGCATGCGCAGTCGAAGTGGTGCTGACTACAATTGGCATATTGGAGGCTTTAAGTCTCAGGCAGTTGAGGCCGTTCATGCTGCTATTGCCGCTCACACTGGAGCGTAGGCGATGAGCAACCACTACAACGAAACTTTGCTCGAAGACAAGTTTGAGCAAGCGATTGCACTGGGTATGTCAGATGATCAAGCAGAAGAGTTTGCTTGGTCATTTTTCAATGACGATCCTGCAGGACACATTGATCCTAATGAAGAACTGCAACCAGGCGAATGTATATGTGGTGCGTTTCATTGTAAGGAAGAATATAAGCATTGGACATCAGGGTGGTGATTGATACTATGAACAACTTAATTTCTAACGCATTAAAAACACCTGACGGTACAATTATTCGTAGCCGACATGTGCACGACTATGTTACTCACGTGGATGCAAATGGCAAAGAGTATATGATAGACGGCGGTCTTCAATACATTCGTTGTAGTGCTAATGGTGACGAAGAATACATAACTGTCACACTAGATGATCCGCATGATCTAGTACGTGAGGAATGTGTTTGGGGTACGTATGGTATTAAAGGTGATCAACCTTTAACTTACAAAAGATTGTGCGATATGGATACCGATCATATTCAGGCAGTATTGGAAAATGTATCAAGTATCAACGAAGCAATCAAAACTGCTATGCAGAACGAGTTGGAGTATCGCAATGAACGGGTTTAGAAAGATGCAGGAGCGCCTGCGTGAAGAAGGTTGGTTTGTGGGCTGGAACATGCCTTGTTGCCAAAGTTGTGCATGGAACGAATTACCTGACGAGTTTGAAGACGGCACTGAAATTAATTTAGATAAGGTGTTGTTTAACCACAGCCAGGATTGTGAGGCAGAGTTAGAAGAAGAAACTTGCATGGGTTGCCATGGCGAAATGGGCGAAGAAGACGAAGCCGGTGAGTGGTTCGAATGCGAACGGTGCGATGGTGAAGGTTACTACATGGAAGGTTACGATGGTGACGAACGTGACTTGGACCACAGTGTGGGTGGGTTTACTTGCCTTACTCCTGAAGCACAGCACGACAGCACATTCTGCTTTAATGGTGACAAGACAGGTGTAAAGAATTTAAAAGCAATTCTTCCTATTATTGAGGAATGTGGTTGCACTATCGATTGGAACGGTAAGGGCGATACTCGTCCTACTATCAGCTGGAGCAACATTTAATGAATCCGTGGAATATCATACAGGCACTAGAGGCAGACAATAGCATTCTAGCAAAGCAAGTAATACTCAAAGACAACATCGACAATGCTGAGTTTATCGAAGGTGCTACTATGTGCATCGATCCGCTTGTAACGTTTGGTGTAAAACAAGTGCCTACCACAGACACTATAGGTCCTGGGGTTAGTTGGGACGACTTCAAATCGTTAGCTGATGAGTTAGTTAAAAGAGAGCTCACAGGATATGCCGCAAGAGATGCTATTCAAACAATGGCAGACAACAGCACAATCGAACAATGGAACGATTGGTATCGTAGAATTCTTATCAAAGACCTACGCTGTGGTACTGGTGCTAAACTGTTTAACAAAGTACAAAAGGACACTATTCCATTGTTCGGTTGTATGTTAGCGCACGATGGAGCTAAACATGAAAAGAAGATTGCAGGAAAATGCTTCGTTGAATACAAGTATGATGGTGTGCGTGTTATTGCTATTGTGCAAAATGGCTGCGCAACACTATATAGCCGCAACGGGAAACTACTTTCCAACTTCCCACATATTGAAGAGGCCCTTAGCAAGACAGAGTTCAATGGTATTGTTTTCGACGGAGAAGTAATGAGCGAGAACTTCCAGGCCCTTATGAAACAGGTGCATAGGAAGGAAGGTGCTCAAACACAAGATGCATACTTAGCACTGTTTGACTTTATCAGTATTGACGAATTCCATGCAGGCGTAAGCAAAGAGAATGCAGGTATTCGTAGGCACAGACTAGAAGCATTAACAGAGTTGCTCGACGATACAATCCGTGTAGTGGATGCCACTCTTGTAGACTTAGACACAGACAACGGACGTACACAATTTGCTGATATGAATAAACGTGCGTTAGACGAAGGTTACGAGGGTCTTATGGTAAAGCCTGTGGATGCTTTGTACCATTGCAAGCGAAGTCATGCATGGTTGAAGATCAAGCCCTTCATTGAGGTAACACTCGAAGTAGTGGGTGTAGAAGAAGGTACTGGTAAGAATGCTGACATGTTAGGTGCGTTGGTTGTTGAAGGTGAAGACGACGGAAAGTTCTTTCACCTTAACGTGGGCAGTGGGCTTACCGATGACATGCGTAAAGATGTATGGGCTGTGAAAGATTCTGCTATCGGACAATTAGTTGAAATACGAGCTGATGCTGTTACAATCAGTCAAGACAACTCAGCATACAGTTTAAGATTCCCACGTTTTAAAACATTTAGAGGCTTTGTGCCAGGAGAAAAACTATGATAGGTTACTATAAGCCAGTTGAGATTCTTTGCGAAGATAATGGAAGAGTCGTGGAAGGTGAGGTTAAGGCTTATGCTTCAGGTCAGTACATGACTGTGGACATGGGAGGCATGGACCTCAACATGCAATGGGATAGCAAACTGCAAGAGTTTAGAGCTAGTAGAGTAGGCTTGGACTTTGTTGCACAGCCTCCCACATCATACTAAGATCAGGGTTGATGCTATGAAAAACGAGTGGGACGACACTGAAGATAAGAAGAAGGAACGTGAACGCAAAGAACGTATCCAACACCCCCACATGATTAAAAGCAGAAGTCATTGGGACAATGAACAGGCATACTGGGACTTACTTAAAGATTCTGAGGGAGATTCAAATGAAAATTAAAGTTGAGTTAGAGCTAAGTCCCGATGAAGCACAGGACTTGTTTATACCCTCAGATAAACAAAAAGAGTTTGCTTCTACACTCTATACTGCTTACATTGATGCGCTCACAAAAGCAGCCGGGACAGCATTTGAGCAAACAGTGGGCAAAGTGTTACCCAAGCGAAATCGGTCCTAGTTTTTCCGATTGGTAACCCCTGGACATTATCCAAAACAAGATAAATACATGTTATATAACTAACCCTAATAGGAACTTAATAACATGGCAGACATATTCAACTTTGCACAAAAAGGTTTAGGAAAGCTAGTTGGCTTTGGTAAGAAAGGCCCCAGACTAGAAGCCGAACACCAAGACGGTAATTTCCGTGTTGCTACATACAATGGATATACGGAAGTGCAAGTTCATGGTGCTAATGCAACCGTGGCTGACTCCTTAATCACTAAAGCCCAATTGGACTATACATACGGCGAAGGTGTTTTAAACATTGTGACTACTGAAGTATCATATACCGATGGTAACGTAGCATTATTTGAGGCGCCAGCTAACAGTATGATCTATTCCATTACAGTAGACATACCAAGCTCGTGGGTCAATGCAACAAACAGCACCAGCATAAGTATCGGAGACGGATCCGGGAGTGCGAACTCCAATCCAGATATCGGTGCCAATGTAAGTTTAAGTGACTGGACTAACTCCAGTGCTGCCACAGGAAACATCAGTTACTATGGTAGTTACGGTATAACAGAACCAACTACAGGCAAGTTTGTAGTAGGACATGCTAACATAGCCGCTGATTACTTTGGTAACGCAAACGTATACGGTACAATGTTCGATGTCTCTGCAGGAGACATATATGATATTTCAGTAGATATAGATGAGGTTGGCACTGCCAGCACTCATACTGGGCAAGTGGATCCAATACTTCAAATAGTACAACTAAGTGTGCATCCGCAAAACGGTTTAACTCCGACATCAATCAGTTATCCGAACACAGGGTCATATTCAACAAACACTACTATTGCTTCAGGCGCGAGTAAATTAGCACTTGTAATGAGAGTAGGACCGCACGGTACAACAGAATTTTCAAATCTTTCAGTACAAAAACGAAGTAGTAGTTCCGCTTCCACAGACAATCTGTTTGGTGCAAGTGAAGCAGACCTAACTCAGTCGGACAAGTTTTCAAGTGAATACAGAAAGATATATGAAGAAGCATCGAATGTAACTGCGTATGTTAATGCTGATGGAGCAACTTCGGGTACTGCTACAATCACATGTACTGTACTGTTAGAGGCAGCTGCTTCTAAGACATATGTTTCTATGGGCGGTGGCATAACTGGAATAGGTGGCATTGGCACATACGTTGCACCAGATCCTGTTATTAGCGGCACAAGTAATAACACTATTGTATCGTCAAGTAACGGCACAGCAATTACGTCAAGCGGTAGCAGCTATGTAGAACTACAGAACTTACCTAGTTACTTAGACGGCAATCCTATGGTTACTGATATTAACAACGGTACAGTAAGCTGGAATATTCCTGCTACAACTGTATACATGGTCAGAAACGACGAGTGGAACGCAGTTAGCACAACAGGTTGGACATTGAAGGACGGGTCTGCAAACATATTAACTAACCAAACATCAGGTAATGTAGAGGTGTACCAAAAAGACTTTACACCAGGTATCTATAACTTTGATGATGACAGTGCTATATACTTCTTCGACTACAGCACAACATATGCTCCAACCACACAAGAGATTGACGAGACGACAGAAATCAATATCTTCTTTGACAGCAGTGGTAGCATGGACAGCACACTAAGTCCATTAGAAACAATGAGAGATGGTGTGTTGAGAACAGCACTAGAGCCGTTCTATGATAACGACAGCGCAGCATACAATGCAGCGGTAACTATTACATCAATAAGCACAGAAAGAGTGTTTGATCAATTAGCCACAATGGGCAGTGCAAATGCAACTAGAGTTATTAACTTGGTGTTTGCAGATGAGAACTCACCGTATGCGGCTGTTGGCAGTTACCCAGCAACGCCAAACGGTACGTTGTCTGGTGATATTTCAGCATTAAGAAGTGCAGTTTCAACATCAAACAGCGCAGAAGGTACTGACTATTATAGATCAATCTTGTTCCAGATTAACACTGGACCAAACTCCTTCTCAGGCTTTAAGCAAATGACTCAAGCTGTATACAATGGTACTGGTAGCTATTCAGGTACAGCAGGATTGAGTGATTTCAATGAAGCTCAAACATTCTTAATTAACGATGTACAGGCGGCAGGCAATGCAACATTTTATGCAAATCAAATCATTGCAGGCTTAAATTCACTAGGATATGACTTAGACGAACTTAGTTATTAATAGGTAATTAACAATGGAATACAACATATATCATTTTATAATTTTAAGTATGGTAATTGTTGGAGCTGGTTATACTAGTTTTAAAATAGGGGTCAGACATGGAGCATCATCCATGTTTGACTTCCTTTATAAGACCGGTGAACCTCTCTTAGACGAACCCAATTCAGTTACTGTCGTACTAAACAAATAACACCGATAAATACTGTACATGAAGTACAGAGTTTATTTTAGTGCAGACCCCATAGGCGAAACTGACCACACTGGCACAAACACTTTTGTGCAAGAAAGGATCAGCAACACTTATCTAGAATGGGAAATAATCAACAGCGCTGCAGGCAAAGCATTTGTGGAAAGCACACAAATGATTTTTGCTGTGGATGATTGCGACGAAAGTAACACTAGCCCAAAACGCTGGGTCAGCTGGAATCATTATCAGAATGTTTATAAAACTGACGATGCTGCATTAGAATATATACAGCAACTACACAGTGATATGGACTGGTGTGTTGAACACAATTATATTGACTTCGATGACAGTTACAAAGTGAATTATGAACTATCTGCAGAGGAGTTTCTTAATCGACTGAACAGAATACACTTTGCATTTGAGAGTGTGCTAGAAGACAACCATGTCCAACTCACCGCAGAGCCTCAACTGTTCATAGTGTTAGAAAGATTGAACAAGTTGGTGCACGAACTAGAAAAGACTGTGGACAGTAAGCGATGGATGGCTGACTGCTTCACAGTGATACGTCACAGCAGTGATCATGTAAGGCATCTATTCCCTGAATGCACTGACGAAATATATAAATGTTTCTCACAGAACACGCTGAATGGGGACTTGTTCAGTGACTACTTTACTGTTGGCAAAGACATGCAAGCAGCATACTCCACAAAAGATGCTGAGTTGATACGCAAACAGGAAGTAAAAAGCCAAACTGTGATAAGCGGCAGTACTGCATTTGCTTGCAGTGAAATGTTCTTTGGTAAGCCACACGACTTTGACGACATGTGGGACTACACCAGTAAACTAGACAGACCTGATCCACCTATAAGCACGTATGATTTATATAAAGGGTGGGCGAACAGCATAGGCGTTAGCAAGTACGGTTACGATATTAATGAGCCTCAACATAGACTGGGCAGAGCACCAGTAGGAAAACTACTAAACCACACATACCAAAGCCTAAAAGACTTCTTACAACAGTATCCTTTTTGTTCCAAAGTAGAACTTATCGATGAATAGAAACTTAATGTTACATCTGGGCCCTGCAAGAACAGGTACTACGTGGCTTTGGGATACTATTATTGATAATCAACTGTATAATAAAACTGTAAAAGTAAATCACAGTCAAGACTGGTTAGACTTTATATACAAAGTTAGGAACACAATACCCTCCAGCGACCAAGAAAAACAACTGCTCGATGCTATGTTGTTTACATTAAACATAGTGACAAAAGAAGATCCTCCTATGTATTTGGCTGGGCAACGAAGTCTGTTGTCTGCTACAGGCATGCGTGGTGGTGTACTAGACAAAGAAAAATATATCGAATTTGAACAACTTTATAGAAACAGGTTGGCTACCCAAAGCCAATTAGGCACGTGGCCCAAAATGGAACAGTGGATTAACACACTGCCGCCTGTGCAATCTAATATAGTACAGTCATTTGCAAGAATGGCTCCGGTGATGTCGGCCTTTCATCATGTATTGCCGCACACCACTTCTCACCTTTCTGAAGACAAGATACAGTCTCGCAACAACAGTATTTTTCATGCGCTCAAGAGTCCTACTCCTGAAGTAGATGGTGATTGGGAACAAAGAGAACTGTGGGAGTTGAGGTTAATGCCAAGTTGGCGAGGAGTATTGCGTGACTTAGGTGTGAGTTTCGATTTCAGTAACGACGACAGTGTTAAAACAATTGCAACAGGTGATGCTTATTTGTGCAGCACAAGATTTAATGTAGACACACAAAATGGGCAAGCCAGCATTGATGACTATTTAGAAAATTGGCTTCCGGCTGAACAACAGCAACTATTAGATCAAGTACATTGCTTATCCAGTCAATACGACAACGTAAAACTAGTAATCGGCATGCGAGATCCTGAAGCAAGATACACAAGCCAATTAGGTCTGGACAGCAGAGTATTCCACACAAAAATTATAAATCGTATCAAGCAAAGCAAAATCTTAAAAACAAAAGACTTAGAAAAACTTTTAAGAGATATAGAGTACGCTGAACTGAACGACATACGCATAACCAGTCTCATGAACGTGCATAGGAACAAAATAACTGATGCTCTCAGAGACGAAATTAGATACTATTACTTGTGGTGTATGACTCACGCAAGTTATTGCCACTTTGATCGATTACTAGATAAGGGTGCACTGCCATCCAACTGTGAGTTGGTAATATATGATACTGATCGACTACACGACAAACAGTATGTAAAAAGTGTTTTCTCCGAAATTATGCCCGATGATATGAACAGTTTAAATAATTTCGGTAAAAAATCATTAGCCAATGCTGATTGGCCTTTGTTACCTCATCAGCAGCCGCCACTTAATAGAAAACTACTAGCAGAAGTCACAAAAAGTTATAACAACATACGGAAATATGCACAGTGAATATAGGTGTATACGGCGACAGTTGGGCATGGGATTGGACAAGAGGACCTCGAAGCGCAAGCTCACCCAGTGAATTTTGTAAAGCACTGAACAGCCACGGACACACAGTTACCAATTACTGCCAGCCAGCAACCTGCTTGAATGTGAGTAAAACCATCATAACTCAGACCCACGAACAGCATGATTGTGTGGTTGTGTTCGCCACTTGTCCTTACAGAATCTTCTTAAACACTGAGATAGAATGCCTGGATGGTATATGGATAACATCATCTGACCCACACAGTTACCACGAACGACTACACAACAAGTTCAAAGATTACACTCCACAACAGCACACAGAATGGTGTGAGAAAATTCAATCGGAGTGGCAACAGGCATTACCACAAGGAAAAACCATAGTGTTAGGTGGTGCAGGACCCATACGGCAACTGCTACACCCAGGCATAAACCATGTGAAAGCACATCTCTCCACTGAAAACGACTACACGTCAGGTTACCACAGCCAGTGTTACGGTTGGGCAAAATCCACAATTAACACACAGTGGAACCCACACAGTGTGGCTATGATAGCTGATCATTTACAGTCAATTGAGGATGGTTCAGTGGGAGATCAATACCATCTACTGTCAACTGAATTGGTTCAACTGGCTCACAGTGTTAACAGTTTGATAAATAATATTGTACTGGAAAAACCATAAGAACAAATGTTGCAAGTGTAGAAAGGATTCAGATGCAGACCGCTATTCAGCGTCTGCATTTTTTTATGGCATATAAATACAGTTATAATGAAAAAACAGTTGATACTGCATCTAGGCCCCACACGAACCAGCACCACCTATCTGTTCAATCTGTTGTTGCACAACAATCAGTTTGGTGTGAGCACTCAGATGAACATTCCTCGCAGTCAAATACAGCTATTACAGTGGGTACTCAGCAGAAAGTTACCACATAACCATCCACTAACTGGCAGCATTTACATGTTGGCCAACAACATCAAAGAAGATCCTTCAGTGAACAGACTGTATGCACATAGCACCACAGGGCATCCATTACACAGTCAAACAGAAAATCCCCACATTGACAGTGTGATACAGTTATGGTTAAACAGACTGAACAACCACACACTGGATATAAATCCTCAGCATTACAGTGTGACACACAACTGTCAACAACACATACCCTGGCTGAGCACAGAGTTGAACTACCCTCACAGTGTTGAACCAAACACATTATTGTGGGGAGACTGTGATGACACATTAAGTGATTTACCCATAGTGGCGTTTGCACCCACACTCACAAACGGCGGAATGTTCACCAATGAACAGCAGTACACTGTGAAACATCACACCACAACTGCTCAACTGATTCACAGTGTGCCGCACAGACAGCACAAATTAATCACCTTTGTGAATGCACTCAGCAGAAACTTTCACAGTGTGCAGCTGTTAATAGGCTTGCGAAACCCCACAGAACGAATGCACAGTTGGATCAATCATCTCAGTGCTGTGTTGAAACCAAGTGAAGTTGAACAGCTGATTCAGTTAGTAAAGCAACACAGTTATACCAACACACACAGTCAACAGATGCGCAACTGGATTGATCATCAATTCAAACTGTACAGTGACTATCCCATACTGAGCACTCTGACACAACAAACTTTGCCCGATAATGTGCAGTTAACCACATACCATCATCACACACCAACTCAACAACTGTTCCCACATATAAGTACTGAACTGAACACAAGTGTGCCAACACTGAGCAGCAAACCCACTGAAAGAATACAGTTAAACAGTGCATGGTGTGAGCTTAATGATACTGCATACAACCAATTGAGCAACCAGGTGACCCCTTTATGAGCGAAGCGACCCGCGGCGCAAAACGCAAAAAATACCCACTACCCTCACAGTTAAGCTACGGTAATGTGAGCAGAGGCGTGACTGATCACAATGTGTTATTGTACATACGTAGATACAGACTGCTTGAACAATACAAAGGCAATAACATTAATATCACTGTGTGAACAGTTTTAGGTGGATATTATACACAGCACTACACACCACGCAGTACACAGTAACACAATGTGTATACAGCACAGAACCATACTGAGACATACCACAATACTGCTGCACTATGCACCGTGCAGGGTGTAGAAAAGTGTAGAATTGTGCAGAATTGTGTGGTTTTTCGGAGAATATTCGCCCAGTGTGGGTATTTTGTGGGTGTCTCACAGTGCAGAAAACTTAGCGTCTATACCGGAACAAATCAAATTTTGAAAAACTGTAGCAAAATCATGCAGTTACAGTGTGTGCATGGTATCTCCAACTATTTCGCTGCAGCGGAAACTTCTATAATGCCACATTGTGACTGTACAGTGTGTAACACCATGAAATATATGGCTTTTTTCTACCAGAAATAATGGTTGACTTCTGTCTAGATATCAGTATAATAGTATACATAGTTAAGCAAAAGGTTACTACTACATATGATCAAGTTGAACGCAGTGTTACACACAGATGGTAAGGGTTTGTATACTAGTGAGAAACGTGCTGTTCGTGTGACCAGCGTGGAGTTATCACATGTTGACACTAGTAGTGAATATGGTGAGCTGAGAGTATACTTTGATGAGGATACTTGGGATGTGGAAGCCAGCGGATTGATATACACAGATTCGGGGTTTGTGAAGGGTGTTAATAACCTACTGAGTGATCTTGGCATTGTGGGTGAAGCCAGTTACAGTGAGCAGGGCATGCAGGGTTATGACTATGTGAGCTTTGACGTGGACGGTGATGTGATAAACACCTTTGCTGCAGTCAGCTAAAAAGGTTGACTTGTGCCGCAAAATCCAGTATAATATACACATATTAAACAATCAAAGAGCAGAAAAATATGAGTTTACACAGTATCCAAAGTGCAATCCTAGCGGCGAACCTGGACAATGAGCAGCTCAGTTTGCTCACACAGTTCTGCATCAATCAGAAGACTGAGAACAGCAAGCGCAGCATCAGTGTTGGTGACACTGTATGGGTTGTGCAGAAGACCAAGCGTACACCTGGTGTGGTGCAGAAGGTGAACATCAAGAAGGCCATTGTGCGCATGAATGGTGGACAGCGGTACAATGTACCACTCAGCATGTTGGCAGCACAGTAAAAAAGGTTGACTTGTACCACAAAATCCGGTATAATGTAACACATACACTAGCGCAACAAGAGTAGAGCATATGAGCAAGTTGGTTATCCTCACACAGCATCGCGAAAACTACGGCGCCCACGACTGGGATGGCGAGGGTTCATGTCCTCAATATTGGAAGATGAAGGGCGGTGCCACCTACGTTGTGGAGAACCTCAGCCGCCGCAGCATTGATAAGATTGCTGTGGACGGCATCCCCACGCTGAGATGCCTCATCGAAAGCCGCTCGGAAATGTTCGAAGAGTACATCATTGACTGGATGATCCAGGATGATCATACTGATGTGTGTGAGGAATGGGATAGCCCATATGTGTTAACCTTCGACAGTGAATCGTTACTGTGGTGCGCCACTCGTGTTACACTTAACGGTGACATGGGCTACATGCGTTCTGAGATCCAAAGCCAAACTGAAACTTTCACAATGGGCCGCGATGGTGAGCGTAACAGTCACACCAACAGTTATGTCATGGTGACAGGCGAGACACTACAGTACAGTGAACTCAGTGACTACTTTACACAGTGTGATGTATAGATGGAACTGTTAACTGTAGCACTGTTACTGTTGTTTGCTTATGTGATAGTCAAGCTCACATTAAGCCTAGTCAGCTTACTGCCTGCTGTGGTGGGTATTGCATTACTGTTATGGATCATGTTATACTGGCCGCTGAGTTATGTGTTAGGTGTGCTGGTGCTGATCCTGTTAGTGCTGCGTTACTTCAAGTAGATGATCATATGCATATGCAAAGCCGTTACCACCAGTGACTTCACACACTGTAGTGAGAGGATAGCACTGTGTGGTACCCAGTGTGGTAAGTGTATACCATACATACACAGCGACCCCAAGTTGCGCACACTGTGGCAGTGCAGTCAACAGAAAAAACTGAAAAAATAAAAAAAAATAAAAATTCCAATAATTACCATGGGGTACCGGCTAAGTGCTTGAAATGATTGAAGTTTTTGGCTGTAGGTCATCGGTAGCCCCAAATTTTTCTGTCACTGTATACCTCCTCTAGTATACATATAGTTCCAGCCACCACCCTACCCCCATTTGAAAAATTTTTACGCACAATTTTTTTGTAGTTTGTATACACCTTTCACATAAGTAACTGTATGCACTTAACTCAATACAGTATTCCCTCACACCTGCAAGCAGAATGTCAGAGTATATTAGCATGGTGTGAACTGAACTCACCACATCTCAGGTTAAACATGTATCACACTGTGCATTACAACAGCACACTCACTGATGCATTTTGCAGTTATTATGCAGCAGACACTGATGTTAAGGTCACTGTGGAAACTGTTACTAGAGCTGTGTTACCCACGCATAGGGACGTTTTCAATGATGTTGGCGATAGAATGCGTTTAAGCCACTGTGTGTTAAACTGTGAATCAAAGCCTATAACTGTGAGTGTGGATGGTGTAGAACTGGTGTTGCTGCCTCATCATTGGTTCTTATTGAACAGTCAAACTCGTCACGGTGCAGTGTGTGAACCTCCTCACAGACTGATATGTGTTGACACGTATAGGACATATCCTGACTACTGTGGTGCATTACAGTTGATATAAAATTTTTGCGTTTTGCGCCGCGGGTCGCTTCGCTCTGAAGTGGGCCCCCTCCTACCACTGATGCTGATAATGCTTTGCTGTGTCCTGCCAGCTCATTCCAGTGTGCACACACAACCAATTCACACCAGTATCGTTGTGATTCAACACACTGTGTGGGTGTTCACTGCTGAGTATAAAGCTGGTGTAGGGTTGCCACAGTATGGTGTGTTCTGTTATTGTTCTGGGATCTGTGTACTGCACTGTTATTTCTCTGTCGCTGGTGTTTAACCAATACTGACTGTGTTCACTGCTGCACTGTTTGTGACTGCTGTGTTGTGGTGCCAAACTGTACACACTCACTGTGAAGTTGCTTCTCAAACACAGTTTCTGCGGGGCTACTGCGGGCATGGCATACAACAAACTGCTGGGTATATCATAACTGGTACTGTGCCAGTTCATTGGGTGAACGCCAGTACTGGTGTGTCCTGTGCTGGGCAAGTTGGCTGTGACCATGCCCAACTGCTTCACAAAACGTTTGCTCAACACCAACGGAGTCATTGTTATAGTTCTTCGCCGTAATAGCGTTCAGCAATGTGCGTGTCGTTGACTGCTATGGTCCAGGGTTTCCATGCGCCGCCCATTGTGACTGCTGTGAGTCTGTGCCATGGTATGATGTTCTCACTGGTGGTGACTTCTGTGCGTTTGTGTATGGGCAGCGGATTCATAATTCCTGATTTGTTCAGTGGATCATACAGTGGGTTGCCGCTGAAGTGACGCAGTATCAAATTGGGGTAACTGGGCATGTAGCGCACATCAAACTCTCCGTGTTTGACCCAGTCACTGTTGTCTATCAGCCACTTGGCCACAAACAGTTCATCTCCTTTCAAACCCAAGTCCATTTTGTGTTGGATGTTGTGTTGGTACCACAGCCACAAGCTGCTCATTTTATCAGGACAGAATCTAATCACACTGGTGTTGTATATCCAGCTGAGGTAATCCCACTGTTCACCTTCTCGATTAACTCCGGGCAAGAAGTTTTCTCTGCGCATGCCGTCTTTGTGTGGAGCCCTGCGGCACAGCACATCATATTCAGGTGATTCGCTCCACAGGTTGTTGAACAGTTCGCCAGGCATCATGTCTAGGTCAATGTACATCACTGTGCCGTTAAGTCGGAGGTTGGGATTGTACATGTACATCTTGCTCCACCAACCAAGGTATTCATCACCCTCGGGCAGTGGTAGCACTTCAATGCTGGTGTCTATCTTTCGTATGTTGGCATTTGTGATGGCCAGAAATCTGTCGTATTCAGCACCCACGTGATCCAGCATGGCTTTCATTCTGTTTATGTGAGTATGATCATACGTGTCACTCTTGCCTGGTAACACCTTTGCTTTTGTTGAACGAACGTTGGTTGGGCCATGTGCTCCACCGTCATAGATTCGATTCTCTTGTCCTTCTGTGTTTGTTTGGCAAACAACAACTATGGTTTTCATTATTTGTATCCTATCTGCATAAAACGAGTATATGCTGGAGTTGTTATGCTGCCCACATATAAACACTGTGTTAATGGATATTTATGTTGCAGTTCTGCTACGTCTGCACAAATGTTGATATGGCCTTCATACTGTGGATTGTTATTTGACTGCATTATGATCAGTTGGCTGTTGTCAGCAGTGTCAAACCAATTACTGCTCATGTGTTCACAGCTGGTATTGATGATCCAATCTGGCTTCACATCAATAAGTTCTCCGCCTGTTTCAAACTGTAGATCATTTGTCTGTTGGTGATCAATGTCCAACACCACACCCTTATAACGCCAATTATCCTGTACCAACCTCTGATTAAACTGTTCACTGAGTTCAATGCTCTCTGCATCACAGTCTATGCCGTATATGCGTTGTGTGGCAAACTGACTGAGGTGCGGCACAGCACTGCCTATCCAACATCCCACTATGGCTATTACTTGTGCTGGTGGTAATTGCAATGCACTCAGTACGTTCACCATCCATGCTTTGCTGACCATTTGCCCCATTGTGAATGCATCCTTGGGATACAGTCTGCTGTTTATTCTGTCCACATAGCTGGGCGTGAGGCACATCAGTTCATCACACCAATCCGACACACTGTTCCAGTCTTCAAACTGTACATGTGAACTATTCGCTGCCACGGTTATACTTCTCCCATAGCCAATTGAAATCATTTATATTTGCTAACTGTGCACTGTTATTGGCATGCTGTTTGGCATGTGCTACACCTTGTTCTGCACCCAGTTTAGCATAATGTCTAAAGTCAGCATTTGGCACAGGGTGTAGCCATCCTTCTAATCTCTTCTTGCTTTCGTCATCAGTGTTCATTGACAGCTTCACACACTCACGGAATGCACTACGCCATGTGCTGTGTGCATCTGTGTTGAACTGTGTGACACAACTTACTTCTGGCATTGCTTTGAATCGACTGCTAAGTCCTGTGGTAAAGTCAAGCCCCCAGCTGGTAGCGTCTAATACCTGTTGTGTGTTAAACAGTTTAACACCACCATAACCGTATTCCATTCCTGTGATTGGATTCTCACTGGCCCACACATGTACTACTTCGTGATCATATGCATCAGGTATATAGCTGAAGTCGAAGTCATCTTTAATGTGTGCATCAGCATCAACAACCCAAAACATACTGCTGTTTACTTTGCTTGCAGCAGCTTTGTGTGCATTGAATATGCCTTCGATACCACGTACATGTATAACGTCACTACCAGTCTGTTGTTGTATGCGTTGTATGCGCTGTTCCACAAGGTCAATGTCTTCTTGGTAGCTCAACATCACAATACAATACTCTTTAAAACTGCAACCAGGCTGTTTCACGTACTGTAGCTTTCGGCCATCCATTCTGTTCATTTTGATACGATCAGTTGTCAGTTCTTTTAGTGCTAATGTAGGAGGATTGGGCCACTGTCTTATTCCTCCGTAACTGTGTGTGTTACCAGTACGTGGATTTAATCGTTGCCACACATGCGTTTTATCCACACTGTCTAGCTGTGCAGTGTGTGCATAGTCAAAGTCATCGATCACAGTGATATCGTCATCGAGTGTGAAGAATGGCTTGCCTTCTGCAAGCTCAGAAAACAGTTCTAATTGTTGTTTTAAACTCTTAGTACTCGCTGTGTTGATACTACTTTCTATATTAAAGCCGTACACGGGCAATACAGTGGGGCGTGTGGCGTGCCTATATACTACCTTTAGATCATCAAAACTGTTATTAACCATGTGTTTAACTGTTATATTCCCTGACGTTACTGTGCCAGTCGGTATCAGTCTCACACTGCGAGGCTCGTCTGTGCTGTCTAAGAACACGTGAACTACATGTTCTTCCCACTTGGTTGGTATATAATCAAAACTCCAATCGTCTACATACGTGACATTTGGATCAACGCACCAATACATTGTACTGTCGCATTGTTCTTCAAACTGTTTGATCTGTTCTATTACATCAGTACTAGTGTTTAGTTCTAGTATTGGGAATTGTTTTTGTGGTCCTGCTACGCTGTCCAAGATTAATTGGTCTGGTACACTGCTTGTGATCAATTGATCATCTGTTATACTGCTTGTATCGAACCACGTAGGCCACAGTCTAAGTCCGCCATGTCCTACAACAAGCCCTTCGCTATCAGTGCGTTTCCACACGTGAACAACATTTATATTATTCAAGTGAGGAATAATACTTTGATGCACAATCGTTTCGTCTAACTCGATATCAGGATCAACGGTCCATATAAAGTCTGCAGAGTTGTGCTTTTCCAACATACTGCGTAAGTTTTCAACATCCACAGTTTCAAATTTCTCTATAGGCCATACAGGATCGTGCGATGCTATAGTTGCTATTTTTTTCAATTTAGCAAAACTATTATCGTTAATCTGTAAATCAGAATCGTATTGGAGATCTGTTGGCATCAATCTCACTCCTGTTTGTCTACTTGTACTTGCATGTTTCCATACATGAACAACATCTGTATCAAACTGTGAAGGAGCATATGTAAAATCAAAGTCCTCGTTTACGTTTACAAATGCATCTACTACCCAAAACATTCTAGTTTCTGTTTGATCAGATAGACGCTGGTATGTTTCCTTTAAACCGTTTTTAATGTCTTGTGATGTTAAACGGTATACCGGATATAGTTTTTGTGAGCCAGCAGTACTGTCTAGAATAAACTGATCTGGTATACTACATGTGAGTACTTGCTCATCGGAAAGACTGCTTACATTATAATTTGTAGGCCATAGTCGTAATCCGCCATAGCCTTCTGTATCGTTATTTTTCCAAACATGTACATTGTTTCTGTTTGCGAAGTCAGGTATGTAACTGTCGTCGATTACAGATTGATCTAAATCAATGTTAACATCATGCGTCCACACATATGCACTGCTATTGTTCTTAGACAATGCTGACATCACTTCGTCTACATTTAATTTACTAAGTGTAACTATCGGCCACTTATCGTCGTGTGATGCCGTGCTGTTAATTGTTTTTAATTTGTTGTAGTTATTCTCTAATATTTGTTTATCATGTTTGAATTCGATATTAGTTGGAATTAGTTTAACACCTGAAGTGAGTGTGCTACCTGAATGTTCCCAAACATGTACAACATCCATATCAAATTGGGAAGGCATAAAATTAAAATCGAAATCGTCGTTTACTTGTACATTTGGTTCAACTACCCAAAACATTCGTGTGTCTGTATTTTCTGCAAGCTCTTTGTACACAGCAACTAAACTTCTGTCGTAGTCGTTGTTAGTTAAGTAGTACACGGGGAATTGCTTTTGAGAACCAGCTTCACTGTCCAATATAAACTGTCCAGGTATACTACACGTTGCTACCTTCTTGTCTGTCAGGTTGCTTGTGTCAAAATCGCTAGGCCATAAACGCAACCCACCGTAACCGTCCGTGCCTTTGTTTTTCCAAACATGAACCGCATCTTTATGATAGTATTCAGGCACATAACTGCGTTCAACTAATGCACTGTCTAACTCTATCCCTGGTTCAACAGTCCATACATAGTTTGTTTCTGCATGTTTTAATACATGTGTAATTTCTTTTGTTGTTAACTCTTCTAGTTTAACTACGGGCCATACAGGATCTCTTGACGCTACCTGGGGTACTTGTTTTAGTTTTGTGAAGCTGTTGTCGATAATTTGCTTGTTGTTTTTAAACACAGTAGCGGTAGGTAATAATCTTACAGCACTATTTCTCGTCTCACCTGCATGTTGCCAGACATGGACTGTGTCCATATCAAACTGCGAAGGCTTAAACGTAAAGTCAAACGTATCCATGACCGTTGTGTGTGCATCTACTACCCAGAACATTCTACTGCTAGTATCGCTCGCTAGACGCTCGTAAACGTCACGTAAGCCCGTTGATGTGTCTAATGTATCCAAGTAGTATATTGGATATTGCGTTTGTTGTGCGGCTACTGTGTCCACTATAACTTGGTCTGTTATGCTGGAAGTAGACACTTGCTCATCTGTTAAACTACTAGTGTCGTAGTTTGTCGGCCACAGTTTTAAAGAACCGTATCCTCCGTCAGCATCTTTCCAAACGTGTACAAATGGTATATTATCTACATGTGGTATAAAACTTTTATCAATAGTATCTTGATCTACGTTAGTACCTGGATCAACTGTCCATACGTAACCGCTATGTTTATCAAGTACTGAGTTAATTTCGTCTACAGTGTTACTGGTCAGATGTACCACACTCCACACTTGATCTTTTGTTGCTACTTCGGGTAGTAACTTTATTTTTTCAAAACTGTTTTCTACAATCTGTTTGTCGTTAATAATTTCTATATCAACCGGTAGCAATCGTACACCGCTTGATCTATTTGTACTAGCATGTTGCCAAGCATGCACCACGCTAGTATCATATTGCGTAGGATAGTAACTGAAGTCAAACTGCTGATCTATATCTACAAATGCGTCGACTACCCAAAACATATTTGTTTCTGTTTTGCTTGCCAGTTGTTCGTATGCGTACTTTAATCCGTTTGCATAATCGTTTGCTGTTAATACATATATAGGATAGACGTTTTGTGTACATGCATGTTCTCTAACATACTTAGGACGCCCACGTTTTTCGTGCTTGTGCCTTAGCTCAACACCACCATAGTCGTATTGTTTTTTTGTTATAGGGTTTAGCTTTTGCCAGACATGAGCTTTGCCTTCATCAAATACATTAGGTTGGAAGTTCCAATCGAAATCTTCTAGTACACTGACATGAGGACTAACTACCCAAAACCAGTTAAACTTGCTATGCTCTAGTCCTTCTTGGTAACTACTAAATTTTTCGTATGTGATGTCTATTATAACTGGACTAAAATCGTGTTCCCTAATTTCTCCGTTCCAGTCTAGAGGCATCCAGCGTAACAATCCATGAGCAAATACGTGTTGTGTATTCTTTTCAAACACACTGGGTTGCCATGGTATACTACTAATAACATCTTCAAACGCTGTAGGTACTATCCAAGTATCTTCTGTAAGTGATTCATCTGCATCGTCAGTAAATCGGATGGGGTACGTTTTGCCGCCGACTGGGTTTTGGTCGATGAATTTGGATTCGCCATTCCCATTGATAGGAACAAGTTTGATACCTCCTGCTCTGTTGTCGCTGATATTTGTAATGTTTCTTGGGTACTTGTGTTCCAAGTCACCTGGAAACTTGAATACCTGTATGTATTTTTGGTCATATCGTTGTGGTACATATTTAAACTCCTCATTAATTTGATGTTCGCTGTCTATAAGCCAAAACATCTTTGTTCTACTTTTTCTTGCAGGTGTTGCATAATCGTTTAAATCGTCTACATAAAATATATCGTATCTAATTGGAACAATGTCTTCCTGAAACTTATGCTTGGTCATATCAAAATGTTTATTGACTAGTCTAACGCCGCCGCATCTTATATCCCATGAGTCCTTTACGTCAGCTGGATAACGTTCTTCTAAATGTCCAGGCACTTTAAACACATGTATATACTCTTGTTCGTGTTGCGCTGGCACAAATAATAGTTTGCCGTTGAATGTAAAGTCTCTGTCGACGACCCAAAACCAGTCAGTCTTACTCCTTGATGCATACTCGTTATAAGTATCACTAGTGAATTCGTCATCGTCTATATAAAATACATCGTAACTTTCATCCTCTATAGGACACGCAGGATGTATTTTTAACTCAGCATCTTTCCAATTTGTAGGAACTAACTTGATGCCGCCCATGGCCATAGGGTATTTTTCTTTTAGCTGGTAATGCATTTTAAAACAGTGCACGAATTCTTTTTCAAACGGATTGGGAACCCAGTCCACTGTTGTCTGGTTTATACAATGTTCTTTATCAATTAACCAAACGTAATCGTCTTTATGAATATCACGTTGTGCATAGTCGTCGACATCTGCTACATACATAATAGGATAGTCGAGTGTTGTGTCTAAGAACTTATGGTATTTAAATTGTGCTGAAGACCACTCACGTGGGTACAACTTGATTCCCCCTTCAAGTTCTGGATACTTGAATTCAAGTTGCCCACGTAAATGAAAGCTATGAATAAAGTCTGGTTCAAAATTCCCCGGTGCCCAATTTATATCATCGCCTAAAACATATTGAGGATCTACACACCATACGTGGCTGGAGTGTGGGTTGTCCTCAAAGTATTCCCCTGGTGTCTCTTGCAGTAAAATATCAAACTGTTTTTTGCATACAATCTTATTATGGAAAACAGTATCAGCCCCGCCTGTTTTAGGAACGAGAACTACCCCGCCGTAATTCTCATCATTCCATTTCCATTTGTGTTCATATGTTACTGTGTACTGATCAGGCTTGAATTCAAATATTTCCCAATCAGTAATAGACGTATTACTTTCTACTAACCAATACAGTGCTGTATTAGATTTAATACGATCCGCATTATCTATCTGTTTACTAAAAGGGTATTTTTCTTTTAGTTCTGTATTGTTGCCAATATAAAAAATATCATACATTTTTATTTTTCGTTAGTGTGTAATTGCGTGTGTCTAAAGTGTAATTGCCTGCTTTAATAGCTGCAAAACTTAGCTGAGGTGCACTGAAAGCACAATCGTCTCTGTGGTATTTTACTGATATACCACACACATGACATGTGTTTTTTAGTTTCCACATCATACATTCTTCTTTAGTGAGTGCATCATCATACAGCCACGGATTAAGAGATATGTACATTAGATCATCTAGATCATCAGCCGCACTGCGATCAGAATCAGTCATCTCTTATATGCACAGGAACTCCGTAGTGCTTCTGGAATTCCTCTGCGTCTTTCTCTGTGTTTACTATTGGCTGACCTTTAATGTTCAAACTAGTGTTTAATACAATAGGGCAACCTGATTCAGTATGCCAAAGCCTCATTGCATGATAAAGTTCTGGATGGTCGTGTCTGTTAACAGTCTGTACTCGACTAGTGCCGTCGCCATGCACAATAGCAGGAACTTCATCTGGTCTTTTACATTTTGCAACAAACTGCATGTATGGACTTGAAGGTTTGTCCCCAGGCATTTCGAACCAATCGTTTGCATGCTCTTCCAATACGATTGGCGCAAATGGTCTAAACTTTTGTCTACGCTTTATTTCGTTTACTCTATCCTTGATAGTATCGCCACGTGGGTCAGCTAGTAAACTTCTGTTGCCCAGTGCCCGAGGACCATATTCCGCTTTACCATTAGCAATACCGAATATCTCTCCTTTACGCATGCTCTCTAAAAACTTTTCTTTAGGCCAAGATCCTTCGATGTTATAACCTAGGTACGGTCCTTCCCACTTCACTTTTTGTTTTGTAACGGAGTAGTAATACATAGCCGCCGCACCTAAACTACTACCAGCATCGCCTGGATTAGGCATGATGTGTATATCTTCGAACAGCTCATATAGTCTACTGTTCGCTACACAATTTAATGCGCACCCACCCATAAACACTAACCGCTTGCTTAAAGGTGAGTACTCTTTTGCTAGAGTTGCGTATGCTAATATTCGATCTTCGCACACAGCTTGTGCACTAGCTGCAAGATCAAATCTAACTTGCTCTAACTCGTCCTGCATTATATCAACAGGCATAAACTTTTTGGGTAGTCCTTTGCTCATGTCTATAGTTTCTAATGCTCTTCTAGGCGAGCTAAAAGGATCTTCTATAGCAAACAGTTCTTTGTTCATCTTGTCTTTGTATAGAGGTTTACCGTAAGCAGCCATACCCATTAAGATGTATTCATCTTCCATAGGCTTTAGACCGACTTTAGCAGTAACAGCAGAATAAAAAAGCCCCAAACTATTAGGATAAGACACCTCATGCATCAGATCTAATTTAGTATCACCTCCCCGGTGTGTTTCCCATCTGTATATTGTTGCTGTTTGGAATTCTCCAATAGCATCGATTGTCATGACAGTTGCGTCACTCCAATCATCAGGAGTAGTAAATACTCCTGCCGCAGCATGGCTTTCATGGTGTAGACAGTTAGTAACTGGAATTCCCGCAAGTTCAGGGTAAAACTTTTCTATCCATTCTTCAGCGGATGGCTCGCTTAAGGCAGCTTTTATACTGCTCCAATTCATTTGTTTCAGTCTGCGTTTGTTTTTTAGCTTAGTACTTTCATGCAGAACAATAACATCTGGTAAACCGTGTTTAAGTGCATCACGGATAAGGCCTTTATTTAAAAAAGGATCATTCTTGTCTCTGCTGTATCTCTCACTGTGACCGGCAAACATGATATGGCCGTCTTCTATGACGCATGCACTAGCGTCGTGAAACATACAACTTATTCCTAATATTCTCATCTGTATATAAATGGATCCGATTTTCTAATTCGTTCAAGTTTCTTTTTAAGCATCTCTTCTTCTTCATCTGAAAGTTCCAAGTCTGCTTGTGTGATTTTTTGTACTGTGCCAGGCTTTTCTTCTGGTATTGGATTACCGTGTAAGTCACCCATATCAACAACTTTTTCAGCTGGACCTAATTCGCCCATGTCATCTTTATTCATAATTAGTCTCGATAAAATTTATCAATTTCTCTGCATGCTTGTTGTGCAAGTATGCATCTGCATGTAGCCACGGCGTAAAATGTTCAGCTTCCATATCTAAGTACTGATCTATAAAACTATCAGTAGGCTCAAAATATGTGTGGTAAGGAAAATCATGTAATATACACTCATTGTCTTCCCACGTTGAAGGATCTATTTTCCCGCAACTTGCAAGTTGCACATATTGAATATTTCTACTAGAGAGGTACTCGTGCAATGTTATTATATTTAGTAACTTTTTATGTGCTCCGAACATAAAGTCGGTATTGTACAATTGCAGTGCCTTGAACCAATTAGTAAAGTCTGGGCCAATACCACCTTTGTGTATCAGAGAGGAATCTTTGCCGTTTGCCCAATGCCAGTGCTCGCCTTCCCAAGTAAATTCATATCTCTCGTCAGTACTCCATCCCAACACAAAAAATAGCTCCGAGGGGTCTCGTCCTTTGTGTATCCACTCTTGTACAATTTCTATAACAGTCCTGTAAATAAACCCGTTACTGCCCGCAGGCTTTGCTACGTTTATATAGTTAAGGTTAAAATGTTTTGCCAATCTACCCGGTATAGCTTTGTTTAAACTGTTTGCCGTTCGTGTAGACTGCTCTGGCCCGTCAATCTCGCTTCCAGCAAAATGGGAACACCCTACTGCATATAGATATTTTTTATCTTCTAGCGCCATTTGATATGTTTCCATAGTTCGGGCGACACTTGACTGATGTCTTGATCACGCTTGTCATCTAATAAGTCTGTGTATTTTTGGAATATTTCCATTTGCTCTTCTGCATTGTCCTTTACATGTTCATCGTCTAAACTGTTAATCAGTCCTACTACAGTGTTGAGAGCATCAGGGTCACCTTTAATAAACTCGCTCTCGTTCATCCATGACATTAAATATTCCTGTGCGGCTAATCTTGCTGACTTAGGCAAGTTTCTGATGTCTAAGCACTCTGGGTAGTTGTTAACAATGAAACTCAAGTTAACTCGTCTGCCGCTTTCTTTTGTGATTTCCTCAGCGTAGTCTACTAGGTCTGTTATTTGAAACAGGTTGTATATTTGTACTACGGGACTAAACAGTATATTACCTACAACTTCTGACGTTGAGTATTCTCTGATATGCTTGTCCACAACACTCCATGTACTGCCGCCTCTGATGTACTCGTTTGTTTCAGCAAAACCGTCTACGCTTATACACATTAGTACATGTTTAAACTTGCCACAGATCTCTAAGAATTTTGGTTGTATGTTTGTCATGTTACTGTTGAACACTAGCTCGATATCTTTTGCTATGTCTAACTCTACACACTTTTCCATAATCCAATATACACGTTGAATGATTGTAGGTTCACCGCCTGTAAAATAAAGTTTGTTAACATGTGGCAACCATTGTTCAACGGCATCTAGGAACCTAGGACTGTCGTACCAATTAAATGTATAATCACTAAAGTCTCCCCAATGTGTTTGGTCAATAATAAATTGTTTTTCGTCTTCATCGTAGATATCTTCGTCTAGCATCTCTTTATATATTGCGCTACTGTTTTGACTCTGGCACATTCTACAACGTAGGTTACATAATGTTCCTAGTCTAAAATCTAAATACATTGGTGGTTCGTCTACATAGTAATCTTGGTCTATACTTTTTTCAATGCGAGCTTTTACTTCGTCTGCTTTTGGGTGGAAGCCCATCCAGTCCCTAATGTAGTTTTCTCTATAACTTGGTATTCCAACTTTTTCTAAATCGTAACAAGGTTTACAGCCTTCGACCTCTTCGCCTTCTATCATCTGTCTTCTAATCATTCTGTAATGATTATTGTTCCAAACATCTTCAAGTTTATCTACATACTTCATGTAGAATACTCTTCCGTCGTCCCGCTTGATTTGCCCTTGCGCTACACAGCAAAAATTTACTGTACTACTAGGTTGTGTCATCACATGTATCCAGGGGTATGGACAGAATGTTTTACTGTAAGACATTTATTTCTCCTTGTGTGCTACTACTTATTGTTTAGGCTCGAACCAAGGCTTAAGATATTGATAAAGCTCAGGGAACGTTTTTGCTATGCTTTCATCTCTATACTTATCGCTGAATTGCACCTGTCTAACTAGTTCGTCTAAGTACCCATCATAATCTTCTTGATTCATAAAATTTAGTGTGCTTTGTATTCTATGATCTGTGTGATCTTTAAATTTTTCTGTTATAGCTTTTTTTGCAGTTTCGGGTAATGCTTTAGGACTGATATGATGTGGTACGTATACCATATTAAAATGTATCTCTGTTTCTATATCATTTTCTTTTTGGTATTCTAATAATTCATCCATATACATTATGTTAAACAAACTTACAGTATAAAAAATGTTTGTTCGTATCTTAGGCACTGATCTAAACTTATAATAGTTTTCCATTACATCTTCAAATTTGCCTGGGTGGCGTATGTAATTAAATCTTTCGCCTACACCGTCTATACTGAAAAACACTTGCACATCTTTGAACTGTGATAACAGATCTATGTGCTGTTCAGGGAATATAGAACCGTTTGTATTGTAACTTAAACTAATGTCTTTGGCTCTGCCTTTGTCTGCAAGTGTTTGCAATATCTCGAAGTGTCGTTTAATTAAAAACGGCTCGCCTCCGAAAAACTCTAGACTTTCTACTTCTTCGATCTGACTTTCTAGATCATCCCAAAACTGCTCATTGAGTTCTGGCCAACGACCTAGACGTCCCATAAGTTGTGCAAATTGATTTGTTTCTCCGTCACGTTCGATTTCTTCTGGAACCCATTGACTACTTGCAAACCCTGTGCATATTCTGCACTTGGTGTTACATATATTACCTAGTTTTAAATCCATGCTCTTTGGTTTAAGATGATCTAAATCTTCTAAGTGATGTGGGAACTTCCGTAACTCTCGTAAACGCTTACTGTCAATTCCAGCCTTCTCTTCGTTCCAACAGTTGTAACATGCTGAAGGTTTCTCTCCTGCTAAGAAGTCTTCTTTTAAATCTGCTAACCACTTACTATCCCAAGCGTCCTTTAGTGTGGCTCCGTCCGCTAAGTTCATATCGGGTACAGTCTCTTGCATAACACAGCACACACCAATTTCTCCGTTAGTTCGTGCTTCTTGATTGATCCAAGGTAATATGCAAAAATGTTCTGGTAGGTTACTCATCTGCTGCCTCGTAAATAGGACGTAGTTCTTCTAACTCAGGAAAAACGTCAAACAATGTTTCGTCTCTGAATCGATCCATTTCTTTTGCTTCGGCCATACTGTCTGCTAACTTGTCACTATCATCGCCGTCCAGGAACTGATGTAAACTCTTAAATGTATCTGTCACTCGACCTACAGGATCCTGTCCGTCAATCCAGTCGAGGGTTTCTTCTATTCGCCGTTGTGCTTCTTCTCTCATGTGCTTAGGTAACACAGTTGCTCTGTGTATGGATTTACCCAATAAAATGTTTACACCAAAGTCTTTAGGCTCTATAAAGCCTATGTCACACATCTCTCTATAAAAATCACATACGTCTAACACGTTAAACATACTTACTGTACAACTGATATTGAAGTCGTGTTGTTTTAGTTCATCTCTAACACGCCATCTATTGTCAAGAGTCTCGGACCATTTAGTACCCTTGCGCAAGTATTCTGCTTTTTTGCCTGACGCATCTAAACTAGCACCGATACTGAGATTATCAAAATTCTTCCATAATTCTATAGCATCGAAGTCTTTGTATGTTAATTTGCTAAAGTTTGTATTATAAAAAATTCTCAACGGGCTTCCAGCAGTACCTTTGCCTAACTCCACAAGTTTGTTCATTATGTACCAGTGTTCATCCATTATGAGTGGTTCGCCGCCAGCCCAATATATTTTTTCAACAGTATCCAAGTACGGGTCGAACTGCTCCATAAATGCTGTATTACCTTTCCGTATTTGTAGGATTTTTTGCTCTGGGGTTCTATTATACTTACTGTCAACAGCATCTTCGAACCACTGACTGCTTAGGTCTGGTCCGCATGTTCTGCATCGCATATTACATATATTACTAAAACGAATATCTACATATGTGAGGTTAACTTTGTCTACACTGCCGTCTTCGTTTGTTTGCTGTACAACGTCTGCTTTAGACTCATGTAGATTATAGCGTTCCTGTACGAACTCGCCATTGCTTCTTTTTCGCAATGTATCGTGTCCCAGCTCTTCTAACTCGTAACACCTGTTACAATTGGACACCTTCTTATTATTTAACATGTCTAATCTAAACTGCTTCATAGTGTCGCTATTATAACACTCGTCGAGATCCATTTCATTTAGGTTACCAATCGGGGAATCGTGTTCGCTTAAACAACAAGTGAATACTCTACCATCTGGCCACGGATGCATGTGTATCCAAGGTAATATGCAGAACGCTTCTCCTTCGGCTAGCTCCTTAATTTCCTGTAGTGTTATGTTTGTTTCGCTCATGTTATAATCCTAATAATTTTGATAGTTTAGTTGCTGTGGCATTGTTACTGTCTTGATGTGCCGTGAATAACATATCCCTTGGCGTGTTGCCGCCGCAAGTATCAACACAAAACATAGGTTTGCCTTCCTCGGCAGATTCTAAAATTTGTGTATCGAAAAATGTTTTTTTAAATGTATCGCTTTCGATCATCTTGTCTATATCGTTGTTAACTACATCTAACATGTTATATATGCCGGCGACAGTATCTTTCATTTGTTGATGGCCAAAATTATAAGAGTTTGTTGTTGTAACCACATCCATGTGACAACAGGGCAACAAATGTCCGTCACTTTTGACATAAATATCCTGACTAAAAACTGTTCGGTCTGTTCCTCTACTTAAACTCTTACATCGTATTTTCGATTCTTTGCTATAGTTGTTTTCTTTTTCTGTAAGTGTTATACCACTATTCTGCACACGACTCAAATTAGCACCGGGCTTACTGTTTTCTTCTTCTTCAAAGTATACCACATCAGTATCCTTAGAAATACTGTACTCATAGTTTCCATTCGTATCGTATGTGTGCATATGTTGTTCGCTATCTAGTTGTCCTGCTGTTTGATCGAAACCGTGCGGTCTTTTTTTTACAAATGTTATACCCATGCTTTTAGCAATACGTTCAGCTTCATCGACTTGATGTTTGTTATGACCAAACACGAGATAGTCCCAAACTGCTTCGCCGCCTGCATTAACGTATGCATTTAAATTTTCCCACACACGAGACCAGCTGACTCCTTTTCTGTATATATGATTTGTATCTTCTAATCCGTCTATACTGAATACAACGTGTCCGCGGTCGTGCTGTTTATTAAAATGTTTTCCTAATCTATTCCAAAAATCTTTATCACGCAGACCGCCGTTTGTATTAATCTGTTGTCGTCTTTTATTTCCTGCTTCGTACGGCTGATCTTGTATCCATTCAATTATCGGCAATAGGTCTTTAGCAGCAGCCGGGTCACCGTGTGTACCACAGTATAGTATATCGCTTTGTTTTACTAGTTGTGTACCTTGTAGTATTTTTTTGACATCAGGTAATCTTAGTTCTGTTTTCCCCAACCAAGGTAACTCGACCCCGCCTACATTTCTTGCACAGTTAGGACATGCGGCTTGACAAGTGCTAGTTAATTCAAAATGAACTGTAAACTTTCTTTTCAAATTGTATTTCAGTGTTTTATTAATTGTATTACCCGTCCGTTAAAATCCCACTCCCACCACTTTTCACCCTGGTACCAATTGCCTGGTTTCGAATGATGGTTATTGTGCCATCCTTCTCCTAGTGTTATGAGATTAACTAAATGATGATTAACGCTCTTGTCGTTTGTGCTCCATGTTCTATAGCCTAAAAACTTTAAGCCTTTTCCGTGTCCCCATGTATTAAATGCTCCGGTTGCAAACACGCACAGACTTGCCGGAACTAGATATGCATAGATTATTAACAAGGGATCTATTACAGCAAGTATTATAACATAGGTCAATATATAAGCAAAGAAATATTTATGAGTATTCATTACACCGTTGTGCCTGATCCAATCCTTTGCATTTCTTAAGTCCCATCTTCCTGTGTCTGTTAAATCCAAAGTCCAGCTTTGCCACAATGTCATGTGGTGCGGGCTATGCGGGTCTTTGTTTTCATCTGTGTACTTATGGTGTTCCCTATGTGTAACAATGTATCCGAACACACTACTAACGCTGGCTAATGTTGCACTTATTAATAGAATATTTTCCCAAAACTTGCTTGTCGTAAAAGTTTTGTGCGCAAAGTATCTATGTTGCCCTATACTATTTCCTATACTTGCAAACCAAACGTACACAGCGAGACTTACCCACAAATAATTAGTTGGACCAATAACTAATGCCGTAGCTAATCCGATGTGCATCAGACATCTTAATAGTACTAACTTGGGTCTAGTAAATGCTAGTATATCCACTTGCATCTACTACATCTACTAACTTTGTAAATGTACTTCTCCATTCGCTGTTATCGTTATTGTCTAGTAAATCGTTAAAGCGGCAAAACTGTTCCCACTTTAATTCATCCCAGTCTTCGTTATTAAACATACTAAGTAACGTGCTTAATTTATGATCATTGCCTAATGCTTGTCTAAATTCTGTATGTATCAACTCTCTTGCCTTAGGAGGTATAACTCCAGGACTTAGGTAATCGGGATCATACACGAAGTTCATATCAACTTCTACCCCAATGCTATCTGCCCATTTAAAAAACTCAGGCAATGTAGCATAATTATAAGCACTCACTGTTTGTGTAATTCGTAATGTTAATTTATCCTGTAGTGGTAATAATGTATCTATAGTTTTTAATACAGCGTTCCAATTTGTATTCGTTCTTATAAACGCATTCCTATCATCTAAGTCATCAATGCTTAAACATATTCTTGCTTCTTTAAAGTGAGGCCAAAGTTCTAATGCTATAGGAGGAAGCATAGTACAGTTAATGTTATACCATAGTATAATATCCTTGCTTCTGCCACTTGCAACTAATTTTTTTAAATATGTCCAATGCTGTTTTATTAATGTAGGCTCGCCGCCGTTGATATAAATTACTTCTAGATTAGGCGCAGAGTCATATAAGTCGTCATAAAAGTTATCGTCTTCGGCCCACTTAAAATCTCCAGGGAAGTCAAGTCCTAAGTAACCTTTGTTGACAAAGTCAGCTTTCTCCACAATGTCTTTATAGTCTTCAAGCCATTTACTACTGCTTGCAGGATTGCATGTACGGCACCGAACGTTACATACGTTGCCAAGACGAAGCTCAACAAAACGAAGGTCCATAGGTATGCTCCCATCCGCATTAGTAAGTTTGGATGCATAATTGCTGTCGTACGATGGAAATATTGTTTTCTCATGTTGTCTCTTACTCTTTATGCCCTTAGCTTCTTCATCATAACATCTCATGCATGCTTTAGGCTTTTCATTATTTAACATTTGTGTGCGAACTTCTTTATAGTAGTCGCTGTTCATCAAGCTATTAATATCTTGCTTGTTTAAATCTAAAAACTCGTCGTAGTCTTGTTTAAAATTCCTTGCTCTGTTTAAGCCATCTGTATGATCGCTTATACAGCACAGTGTTACTCCACCATGAGGATGTGTTGCCAAATGCTGCCAAGGTAAAGGGCAATATGTGTCTGTCATTATGAAAATTCCCCTGGGCCATAGCTATGGTACCCGTTATTGTTTATACTCGAAAGTATTGCAGAGTAATCGAATTCATGTTGTATTAAGTCCCACAAGTCTGGGAAAACATTTCTAAAATCTTCTCCTCTATACTTATCTGCACTAACAGTCTGATCTTTAAATGTTTGCCATTTTACTTCTACAGTTTCGTGTGGTGCTGTCTCGCCTGTGTATAATTCAGTGTTCATATAATTAATTATCGATTGAATCTCCGATGCATTATTAAAATTAGTTTTTCCTAGACTGTCTGTTATATGTTTTTTAACATAATTAGGTAACACACTAGGTGTTAACCATTTAGGATAGTGTGCAACATTATCCCATATGTGGAACTCAGGGTAATGTGTCTCGAAATAATTATGGAACTCTCCTAGGCTCATTATATTCAGTGCCGTTACAGTATGTGTGATTTGTATAACTACAGGGTAATTTTCGTCTGTGTGTATTTTATAAAAGTAATCTAGATTATCTTTTACTTCACTCCACTTTGCAGGATTACGTAAGTACTCGAACTTGCTATGTATGCCGTCAATGCTAACACTAAACGCAACTTCTTTAAAATTGTTAATTATCTTATTTAAAAATTCTTTGTCAAGTATTGTGCCGTTGGTGCTTAAAGAAAGCTCAATATGCCGAGCCCTATCAGAATCTATTAGCTTGTTTATGAAATTTCTAAATTCTTTTACATAAAAAGGCTCACCGCCCATTATTTCTATTCGGCCTAAGTGTGCAGTCCATTCGTCAAACTCTGTCCAAAATTTAGAATTCTCAGGATCATTCATGTCTATTACATCACGGTCAATGCCAAACTGCTCTGCAAAATTCCTATCAGCAGCTTCCTCAACCCACTTACTACTATAGTTAGGATTACAACTTCTGCATTTTAGATTGCATGTGTTGCCGAATATTAATTGGATATCGATTAGTTTTATATCGTCTTCTTGTATATTGTTTGACCAAACTGTTCCTTGATTCTTATACCACTGATCAAAGAATCCGTTGTACATTTGTCTTTTGGATTCTTTGCCATTTGCTTCGTCGATCCAGCATGTATCGCACTGTGGTGGTTTTCTTCCTGCCAGCAGTTCTTTCCTTAACCATTTAGCTTGTGTAGATTTTAAAACATTCAGTGGATTTGTTGTCGCAAGATTAAAGTTTTTATTGTTGGCATCATGTAACTTTTCTCTTGAGATACAACACGACCTCACTGTGCCGCCTGGTTCGTTACACAACGATCCCCACAGTAAACCGCATAACTTATCGGTGCCTGTTTCGCTCACTGAACAAGGTCTCTGGTGCTGTGTACTTTCCAGCCGTTTTCTTTTACTTCGTTAAGCTCTGCTTCGTAGTCAAACGAATCTTTAACTAAGCCATACAGCTCAGGGAATGTGTCAATAAAGTTCTCATCTCTGTATATATCTCCACTCACAATTTGGTTTTTATGTATTTCCCATTTCTTTTCTATACTGCGTTGATCGAAAAAATCTAATTTATCTTGTGTAAATTTGCTTTTAAGGCTGTCATCTACACTGCTTCCTTCATCGTATAAAGGCGTGTTCATATAGTTCACTACCGCATTTATTTCTTGAGCGTAGGATTTAAAATCATGTTCTGATAATAATTGTGTTATTTGTTTTTTAGCAAATGCAGGAAGAACACTAGCAGTTATCCACTTCGGAAAGTGTGCTATGTTATTCCATATTTTAAATGTGGGATACGTCTTATCGAAAAAATCGTAAAACTCTGGCATGTACATCACATTCAGCGAAGTTACTGTGTGTGTTATTTGTATTGTAACAGGGTAGTCACTATTATGCAATTTATAAAAATAGTCTAAGTTTTCCTTCACTGAATCCCAATTGCCAGGGTGCCTTAAATATTCAAATCTTTTCCCTATGCCATCTATACTAATACTAAACGAAACACGTTTAAAGTTTTGTACGATCTTATCTAAAAATATTTCATCTACAATAGTTCCGTTAGTACTTAAAGATAAATCAATATCACGTGACTTCCCGGACTCTACAAGTTTGTCCACAAAGTTTTTAAACTCTTTTACATAGAAAGGTTCGCCGCCCATGATCTCTAGACGTTGCAAGTCTTTTGTCCATATGTCAAACTCTGTCCAAAACTTAGAGTTTTCCATATCCATCATGTCAATGTCAGACTCAGTCTTCCAGTAAGGAACCTTTCTGTCATTTGCTTCTTCAACCCACTTACTACTGTAGTTTGCATTACAACTTCTACATTTTAAATTGCATGTATTATCAAATATCAATTGCATATCTAACAACTTTACATACTCTGTGCCTTCTTCGGGCCATGCTATGCCGTTGTCACCATACCAATTTTTATAATATTGATTATATTTCTGACGTTTAGATTCTTTACCGTTAGCTTCGTCAATCCAACATGTTTCACAGTTTTTAATTAATTGATTACTGCGTAGTTTGTTTCTCATCTGTGCCATGTTGTTTGATCTTAAAATTTCTACAGGATTAGTTGTACCTAGATTAAAATCTCTATTTAGATCATCCATAACACGATTTGTAGCAATGCAACATGACCGCACAGTGCCACCCGGCTCGTTGCTCATATGAGACCACATTAGCGCACATTCAGGATAGTCTGTAGTAAATAAATCTGTGTACTCGTAATCCCAATAAGTGTAGCCGAACATATTCTGTTGACGCTTTTCGTCATTAGATCCGTTGTTTGTATCGTCAGTCATTCTGTATCCTTGTAATTAAATTGCTTATGCAGAGTCTCGTGGGTTCATGCTCTACACGTTTTATACTGTCATATCTAGGCATAAGACTAGTTGCGAACAACACACTCTTAGACAATGTTGCATCTAATGCGTTTGCTACTGCTTCAGCAGTGCTTGCATATTTGTTATATGTGTAATCAGCTGAAAAATTATTCATAGCATAGACCCCGGCAACACATGCAAAGTTATTAACAATGCCATGTTGATTAGCAAAATAAACAGCATCATCAGTAACAGTCCTCTGAAACCTGATTCCCGGTCTTGCCCCTATCAACGGAAACGTTTTTCCTAAACTGAAAACAACATCTTCTACACAGTTGTAAATAGGATCATTTAAGTCTAACTCAATGTCTGTTGTTGTTCCGAAATATGCTAGGTCTAACAACACTGGGATATTTAGGTTATTACAACAAGTTAATATTTGTTTTGCTGAATACATCGATTCTAGACTGCAGGTGTTACTATAAGGCAAACTTAGTATTACAGCATCGTGTGGAGTAAGCTCACGCATTATTCCTTCCTGCTCTTCAGTTTCCCAAAGGTAAGCCCAATCTAAATTCATGTTATTTGCAGTAATTTTATGCATCATAAACTCTCCCCGCCTCAACTTAAATGTTCGATGATTATGTCTCTGCATAAACATCTGGAAGGATTCGCTTGTACCGTTTGTTATTGTTGCGTGTTTGAACTCCCCTAACAATACATTATTATTTACAGATGATTCTATCCAATTTGTAAAAGTGTTGATGTAAGTTTTTTGCAGTTCGTCTAATCGGCCATCGTTTTTTAAAAATTTTGCCCAATCATAGCCTTGTAAATGCTCGCTCAGTGCTGCTGTTACAGTAGGATCCTGTATGGCAAACCCACCCTTTACTTCATGAGGTTCTACGCCGGGGAGCTTAAAGTCGTTGTCTAACGTCCAGTTAGTTGGTTCTGTCATTATTTTTTTACCTTGCCGTGGCCGTATTCTGTTTCTATATGATAAGGTTGATTCTTATCATTGTCGTACCAATATAAACTTTTGTGCGGAGGATCACGCCAGTCATGCTTACTATCTGCTATATAATAAAATACTCTAAATCCTACTCTAAATTTGTCTTCGGGGCATTCAATTGGGTTAGGGTGTCCATGGAAGCCACGTTTGTGATATTTCCATATTACTGCATTTCCCATCTTAGGTGGATAACTAACAATTTTTCCTTTCTTTTCAAAATCCCAAAATTGTAAATCACCGTGCCAGCTTTCATCCCATTCTGGTGTAAAATAAAGTATTAAACTTAATGCTCTGTGTGTTTGGCACTCCTCGTTCCAGTTAAAGTCTGAGTGTATTTTTAAAGAGTCGCCTTTATAACTTTTCATATACCCAGCTCCAGTTAAATAAGGATCGGGTAGTAAATGCGGAACATCACATACCTTTCTTAACCAAAGTAAAAACTCCTCGCTGTGTAAAGCACTAACTAGTTGCCTAGCTACTGGCGCATTACGTAATGTTTTACACTCTTCCATGTAACTGTTAGCTCTAGTAAACGTAGTCCAGTCTTCATCAGGAATAGTCATACTTTCTTCATACAGTTTTTGAGACACGTCTTTGGGTACAAAATCATTAAGTGCTAATGTAGGGTAAGGAGGTGTATAGCGATACTGATCATTTAGCTCTCGCATTTTTTCATCGCCACCCCAAGTAGCGTTTATATAATCTAATATTTGCTGATCTATATTCATATATTTTCCAGTTTAAATCTCATAGCGCAGTTTTCACTTTTAGATCGCTCTCCTGTCTCTATGTTACTATATGCTTCTAACCTATAACCCAACTTCCCCATACACCATACAATCATATGACATGAAATATGCATATTTAACGGGATAGCCTTTTTACTAGCAATTGCAGTATTGTCTGGGTTCGGATCGTCTAGTGCTTCACTTAAACGCATGCCTGGATTATTAACACGTTCGCCAACCACTGTTCCTATGTGCCCATTATTAAAGTTGCCGGCCTCGTCGAACACATGGGGATAATCCTCTTCTATATTCCCCGTGTGCTCTATTACTATATACTCTGCATTACAGTTAGCTATGTATTCCAAATAATGTAACGGGCTTGCAAGATGATAAATTAGGCCACTGCTGTATATAATATCAACAGGACACGTTTGTTTATAGTCTTCGTATGTACTATTAACAAATTCGTATTCCGTGGCCGCATTAACGTATTCCAATCGTTTCTTTGCAGTCAGAAGCCAGCTGTTATTAGGTTCAACACCTATATATTTTGCAAGCCCGCTGTCTGCAAACAATCGGAAATACGAGCATTCTCCAGGAGCGATCTCTAACAAAACTTTGCCGTTCATGTCTATAGGATCTACTAATTTGGATACAAACTTCACATAGTTAGCCCAGTTATCTGAATGGATTTTATCCATAGTTAACAGCCTCTGGTATTACCATAATGTATAACATGTATCCCCGGAAGGTCGGGTGTTTTACGCCATGGGTCTACTACAACACTGCCTTTAGCGAAACTAAGTTCAGAACCGTTACCAGTTGTTATAAAACTAGCCTCTTCGCCTGTTGTAGTGTGTTCCCCATACCAATTTGGTACTGTGTCTAATTGGTCACCATATGTAATACTAGGATTATGTGCTAACAAATATACAGCTGGCAAATCTAGTACACCGGCCGGAGGTATATCTCCTGTCTGCTCGTCGTAGTAATATAATGCTGTATCGGTATTTTCAATATAGTGACCAACGAGCATACTACTCGATCCTGCTTCATAAGGGACAAGCGGTTTATATGCTTTACCGACAATAATTATAGGCAGTTGATCACTGGCTAACTCCAGCAATCGTTTGGCCATATTCTCGGCTTGCTTTTCCCTACTAAGCATTACAGCATCAAACAAGTCATAACCTAAGTTAAGTTCTTCAGCCATCCAACGTAAGGCAATGTTATCACGTGGGTGACAAGCACCTCCGTCTCCCATACCCGGCTTCATATAACCAGGTCCCATAATGCGTCTATCTGAATTAGCTAACGCATCACAAACAACTTCTGCGTTTATGTTACCTTGTTTTTCTGCAACGTCTTGTATCATGTTTACTAGACTGACTTTGGCACTAATAAACGTATTGTAAAATACTTTAATGCATTCGACTTCATCCCATGTACCTATAATATAATTGGGATTATTTTGCATGATAGTTTGGTAAAACTCACGTAACTGTTTAGCGTCACCAGTTTCACTTCCGTCTTCTGTTCCTATCATAACCATTTCCGGGTTTACCATATCCCACTTCACAGTGCCCATGGCAATGAGATAGGGGTTATAAACAAACCGCGTATTTGTTATTAACGGAACAAATTCTCTTCTTACAGTACCAGGCAGTACTGTTGATATAAGGACTATTAATTGTTCTTGAGTCGCGACAGCATTTACTTTACTAAGAATGTCTTTAACTATTGTATAATCAAAGTCCTTATTTGGTAAATGGCTGGTAGGTGCCTTTCCATCATACTGCGGGTCATGTGGAGTAGGTACTGCAATAAAAACAATGTCTTGTCCTTTTACAGCATCTTCCATTTCATTAACCATTGTAAAGTTTTCAGGCTCTACTGGGTTAACATCATACCCGACAACATCATGGACCTCGGCGACCATTTCAGCGCAGGCTTGTCCTAACTTACCAACGCCAATAAATCCGATTGAGGCCATCATTATCTCCTAATTTTTTGTATGTATTGTAGTGTAATCTACGTTGTATTTATCCTTCTATTTTTCCTTGTATTCAAAATTCAGAATTGAAAACTTCATCCACTTGTGGATTCACGCCTTTCGAATATTTAAATTTTGCCCATTCCCACGAGCGGTTTTCTCTGATCATCCTATACAAGTTGTTTTTATTTCGCTTCAACTTTTGTTGTACAGCATCCGAGTAATATAGTGTGTGTATATCCTTTATGTCTGTATTACAAAATTTTTCTATTTCATCCTGTACCATTTGCATACGTTTGTTGTCGTCATTCTCCGAATCATATGACTCGTCGAAAAATTCAGGAAAGGACTCGAATCCCATACGCTTCCATGTTGTTAGTGTATTAGGAAGTCCTACTACTAACATAGGCAATTCGCAATAAGCAGATTTAAATGATTTTTCCGTTATATAAGCATGATCAAACATAGTATCAGACAACCAGCCTTCTGGAGGATCAATACCTGCTACAGCACCTTCTCCCCACTTAGGGGCGTCTATGTCATACTTATAAAAAAATGTTTCTGTATTTAAAAATGCATAGCAGTTATTAATTATATTACGTGGCGGGGTATCTTGAGTAGACATGGGGAGATAATAGCCGGCTGCATCAATTTCTGCAGATAGTTTCTCTGTCTCTTCTTCTAAAAAGATCCCTGCTGTTATATAGCTGTAATGAAATTTATCCATTAAGGACTGCTCATTAATGTA